TGTCGCTCCTGTCATACTTGCAGTACCAGCTGGTCCTGTAAATCCAGTGGGACCTATTTCACCAGTTGGACCTGTCGCTCCTGTCATACTTGCAGTACCAGCTGGTCCCGTGAATCCGGTTGGTCCTATATTACCTTGAGAACCTGTGTCACCTTGAAGACCTTGAATACCTTGAATACCTTGAATACCTTGAAGACCTTGAATACCTTGAAGACCTTGAATACCTTGAAGACCTTGAGGTCCTGTATGACCGGTTGGACCTGTCGCTCCTGTCATACTTGCAGTACCAGCTGGTCCTGTAAATCCAGTGGGTCCCGTTTCACCTTGAATTCCTTGAGGTCCTGTATCACCTTGGATACCTTGAGGACCTGTATCACCTTGAATACCTTGAGGACCTTGTATTAAACCTACATTTTGCCATCCACTAATATTTTGTGGATTATTTTGAATACAAACCCAGAAATATTGGTCAATAATATATCCATCCCCGACAACAGCATTAGTTGGTAAATCTGTCGTACTGTTAAAAGCCCCTTTAATGACTATAGTTCCTGGATTGACACCTCCGATAGTTGAACCAATCGGTAATAGAACACTCGAACCTTCTGCGGAAATAGTTGCACCACTAGTACCTAAATATATAGTTGATACTGCTGTATAAATTTCATTTACATATATTTCCTTAAAATAACTTGAACTGTTACCTAGAGTCAATGTATTATTCACAATTGGTATTATACTTTCTGTTAAAAAACCTCCAAAATTACCTGTAGGACCAGTATATCCAGTTGGTCCTGTATTACCTTGAATACCTTGTGGACCTGTATCACCAGTTGGACCTATATTACCTTGAATACCTTGAGGACCTTGACTACCTTGAGGTCCTTGAATACCTTGAGGACCTTGACTACCTTGAGGTCCTTGAATACCTTGAGGTCCTTGATTACCTTGAGGACCTTGACTACCTTGAAGACCTTGACTACCTTGAGGACCTTGACTACCTTGAGGACCTTGACTACCTTGAGGTCCTGTATATCCAGTTGGTCCTGTATAGCCATATGAACCGCCAGTTGACCCAGCAGTTAAAACTTTAAGGCCATTTTCATACAATCCACCTTCAACATTAGTTAGATTGAGTAAAGTATTCATTATAATGTTAATATAGAAATTAAATACTTTATATCAATTTAAAAAAAATATATAATATAATTATAGATCAATGTCTTTAGAACCTCAAAAAGAAGATATAGAATTGGAACTTCAATTAGGTGATATAATTCAAATTACTAATCCAGTTAATGAAAATTTAAATAAACAAACATTTATAATTGATTATATTGATAAGTCAAAAACTTACTTAATTAATACAGATACATTAGATAGAATTAAAATTAACATATCTGAAGACGGTATTTTAGGTGACGGTAATATAACAAAGATTGAAATACTTAGTAGAACAGATACACCAAGTTATGCTAGACAAAACAGACTCTTACCAGGTAAATGGGTAAATATTTATTTCGGTGGAGATATTCCTGTTATAATTACTGGAGAAATAACAAATTTAGAAGAAGATATGATTGAAGTTACAACATCCGATAAAGATATAATATACATAAATTTCGACTATAAAGGAATACCGGAAAATTTACCGATTGAAAATATAGAAATTAGAGAAAAACCTGTCCTGGAAAAATCTATCCTTCCAGAAGAAAGTCCTAAGGAAATTGAACAGGAAGTAGGTGAATTAACTATTCCTGATCTGGAAGAAGAAAAGAAAATGATTGGTATAGAACATATACAAGTTTCTGTTCCAATAAAAGATGTCAAAGAACAACTGAGAGAAATTATTATTAAAGCTGACCAAATTGTTTTCGGTGACGAAGAATTGGGGCCAATTGTTCGTTTTGTCGATGTAGCATTAAAATCACAAAGATATAGTATTGAACAACAAGTAAGTGATTTATTAGACGACCTTCTCTCTACAGTTCCAAATTCGCAAAGAACCCCAAGAGTTTTAAATAATATACATACCATGATAGAGAGATTTAAGCAGTTAAGAACATCTTTCTCTGAATTTGATAAATACGGTAATGTAGAATCAATGATCAGATATGGTGCTGCTCATAAACCACTTAAAAATTGGTTAGAAAGCTTTAACACTAACTTATATTGGATTTTACCAGTTGTTAAAAATATAAAGAAAGTATATGATGTAAATAATATTGATGACGAAAATAATGACATAATAAATTTAGATTTAACAAAAGATATTAAAGATATAAAAGAAATAATTGGGAATTATAATTCTAATACTTTATCATTTGAAAGTAATAATTATGCAGCATTATATTCTGAATTAGCGCCATATTTTACTCCTTTTAAATTAGTCGATGACGAAAACACTTCTAGTATACTTATTGAAAAACAGGTTAACACAAACATTAATGTGGCTATTGACAATTTGGAAGAGCTATATTCATCTGTATTCGCGAATAATATGATAAGAACCCGTCGTTTTGTTATATCAAAATACAATCTTGGAGAGACAAAACTAGATATAACGGATTCTACTTCTGCTAAAATGAATACAATAAGAGTCAAACTTACAGATAATGATACAATGAGTTTAAAATCCATCATGACTCTTCCAGAACCAACCATCAGATTTTCAAAGATTAATTTACCTGGAACAGACATTTTAACTAAAGCGAATTTAAATGAGACATTTTTGAATTATTGGGAGCTACTAAAGAAAAAAACGAATGTAAATTATATTTTTGTGGAATCGTTAAATAATGAATTTGAATTTGATGAAAATGAATTTGCAAATGGAATTAGAAATTATGTTATTAATATTCCAGAAGAAGAAACTAGAGGATTGACTAAATATGAATTGTATAAACATTATGTTTCATCTATAGTTCCAAAGACGAAAATGTTATTTAACTTAATGAAAAAATATATTAAAGGAAAATTATCCATTGTAGAAGTTATTGGATATTTAGAGCCATTTTTAATATATACAGATGATTTAACATATTATCAATATGAAGAAATTGTTGAATTTATTGATAGTAAAATTTCAGAATACAATAAAAACATGATTGAATATTCTAGAGTTTTCAAAATATTAGCAACTATTCGACAAAATCCAATTTTCCCCGCAAAAGCATTTACTATTATTGACATAATAGATCGAAATTTAAGATCAGAAGTATTTGAAACTGGTTATGGTTTTGAACAACCAGAAAGAACATTTACGAATTCCGAGATTTTACGCAAGATAGTATTAAAAGATTATTCAAGATTATATACATCTACACTAGCTTTACAGAATTTAAAGTTAATGTTTCCAAAAGACGTAAGTGAAATATTTGATGTTGAAAAGAAAAATAATGAGGAGAACTTGAAAGATGAGGAGAAAAAAGACAAATGTGATACAATGATAATAGCCAAAATGTATACTTCATTAGAAGAATTAACAAATGATAATGATAAACCTATTTATTTTGATAAAAAATATGATAAAACTAATTATGGATTAATGGAAGAAACAGAAAAAAAAGGTGGCTACGCAGAACAAGTAATTAATATGGCACCTGAACAGTTGAAAGACTACATCACTCAAGATCAAATGAAAAAAAATAATTTATCTCAATCAGACGCAATTTATCTTGCTGAAACATTAATTGATGGTATTAAAAAGGTAATTGATGGTCATTATGCTATTTTGTATAAGGGATATTCAGAAAATATTCAAGACGAATCAGACTATTATGTCAGGAAAAATAATAAATGGGTGCTTGATAATGAACTATCTAAAAAATCAGGAATAAGTGACGAGTCATCTATAATTTGTGATTTACAAGAAAAATGCATTAGTATACCAACAAATCTAGGAGATAAATGTGAAAGCATGGAAACAAGTGAATTAAGTTTACAGAATAAACTTCTTAAAAATATAATTAGTGAATTCGATACAAAATATAAAATGTCGAAAGAACAATTTGAAAAGGATATTAGAGAGAAGTTTGATTATTTTATGTCTATTATGCCAGTACTAAATAAAATCGAGACAAATACATTATTGAAATATAACAATCAAAAATATAACATGGGGCTTAAAATTGAAGACGATAGTAAGGGTCAAATTGTGTCCCCTTATGCTGAATTACTTAATGTTATTTTAGGTCAGCGAGATTTTGTAAAGAAACAGGGCGATATTATCCAATTTGCTAACAAATTTACAAGACCAGGATTGCCTGGATTATCACTAACTGGAAAACCTGAAACTGTTCATTGGTTATATTGTATTAAGACCAATGTACCTTTGCTTCCAACATTTAAAAAACAATTGGCTGATGCATTTAATAGTTCGGAAATTTTGTATCAAAAAGTATTAGATATAATTAAGTCGACGAATGGTGCTCTTAGTGATGACGGTGATTGGTGGACAGATAAATATACAGGTTGGCCAATTTGTCCTGGTGATTTTGATACTCAAGAGGGTTATGAAGAAGGGTTTAAAGTATCATCAAGGGCTGTTATGGAAGAAGATGCTGGAAGTAAAATTATGGCGGCTTCTTCAGAAAAAACCATCAAACATATAACTCCTGAAATTATTATGATTAATAATATTGTGAATGCACTCTCAATCGCAATGGGTATTAATATTGAAATACAAAAAGAATTTATTATCAATTGTGTTATTGAGACTATTAAAACTACGATTGAAAGCGAACATGATTATAAAGAAAAGCTTAAACTTGCAGCACAAAAAGGTAAGAATATACCATCTTATACAGATTATTTTAATAATTCTCTCCTTTTTTTTACATTAGGAATGTATTTAATCGCGATACAAACAATTGTTCCACCAGTTAAAACAAGAAAAACTCATCCTGGTTGTGTGCGTTCATTTACTGGTTATCCATATGATGGTCAGGGTGATTTAAGCAGTTTAGCTTATTTGGCATGTATTACTTATGATATTAGAGAATCAGGGGAACCATGGAATGTATTGAAGAAAACTAATACTGAAAAGATACAAAATAAAATAAAAATGGCTATAGATGACTTTCTTATTCAGTTACCAGAAGTTCAACGAAAATTCTCAGAGAAAACACAATATCTATTGACAAATCCTTCAACAGCGATACCAGAAGATCATGATATTGCACAATGGTCTGATTTCCTTCCACCATTAGTTCCATTTAGAATTAAACACTTAGAAAATATTTCCGGAGAATTCAAGAAGGCTTTAACAAATGAACTAAGAAACGGAATATTACACCAGAGAGAAAAGATACTTGTCATTGAATCTAAAATTATTCAATTCTCTCTAGCTATTCAAGAGAAAATTCGTGAAATTGTTAAAAACCATAAACTTCTTCTTCATACAGCTAATAATGAACCTTATCTTGAGAATTCGTGTTGTGACAGTAGAGAAAATGAAACTACCATTGATTATTTCAGTAGTCGTAGCCCAGATATCATCGTATTTAATGATATTGTCAAAAATCTATCTAATATGTTAGATGATATTACGTCATATTCCAAAGCATCAATCTTATATAGTAATGTAAATACTAAAAATGTCTATCCACCAATATCAAATACATTCAACGAAAAATCCATCTATTTGGCGTTCATTTTCTATTGTAAATTCAAATCATTAATTCCAATACCAACTGATTTAATTCCTTTATGCACAGATAAACCTGACCAAGGTTTGTTAGACCCATCAGATACAATTGATAGAATGATACAAAAACTCAAAGAAGATGGAAGAAATTATACAAATGAACAATTCTTAAGACTTATACAATTAGTTAGTAGAGAGAATATAGTTAATATCGAATTAGATAACCCAGTTATATCATGTATAGCTAAATTATCTAGTTTGTTAGATGCAATTTATGATGAAAATAATGAAGATGAAATAATTGAACAATCTTTACGAGACTTGATTAAAAATGCAATTGACACATTTGATATTGCAACAGAAACAAACCCAAAATCAGTTAAAGATTTGAATGATTTTTTAATTCGCACCAATGAAGAAATGACAAATGAACTAGTTGATTTTGTTCAAAAGAATAGTGGTTCTAATATTACTCGCAGTTCAATTAAGAAATTTACTGAAACAATTACTAATTTATCTACATGGGTATGTGATACATCAAGCAGAAATAAAAATATTAAGATTTCAGATGATGCCATGTATAACGTAACTAATTTTTACAAAACATATATAGACAACTTTGTTAATATATTTCCAAATATTATATTGAATAAAGTTAATTTTGATAATACACACATTCCAAACTATTATGGATTTTCAAAGAATCATGCAAATAAACTTAAAAAAAGTATTTCGGAATATTTTGAACAGCTAAAACCATTTTACGGTATACCAACTTTATTAAATATTCTAACGACTATTAAAAAGATTGGTAAAAACATGATTCGATTGGCGAATTCGACTCCTTGTTTTACAAGCATTAAAAATAATGATAAAATTTTAAGAGGTGTCATTGATGAAAGAACTAGTAGATTTTTATTCGAATATTACCTGTTGCGTATATTAATTACTTATGTAGAATTAGCTGATGAAAAAGATATGATTGTTACTGAAGTTAAAAAGACGGTTGAAGTTAGTGACATATTTTCGGTTGATTATATTGAAGAAACTGAAACAAGAATTGATTTAGGAGTGTCATCAAGGAATGAAACTGATACTAGAATTATGACTGGAAATAAAAAAGTATTAAAACAAAAAACAGCCGAACTATTAATTTCTTATATGCATATATTTAGAAATGAAAAGGAAACCATTGATACAACATATGAAGAAATACAAGACAGAGTATTTAAATTGAGAGAAAGAGAAAAAGATATGGTAACTGATAAATTAAAAGCAATGAGTGATGAAAAAAGAGATATCGATACTATACTTAAAATATGTAAGCTTGCTGGTACAGAAAATGATTATAGTAAAGGTCTCAAGAAAGGATTAACCATGTATGAGAAGGATTTCTATGAAGAAGAACAAGTTTTAAGAGATGAAATGGTAAAAGCAGAACGAAAAATTAAACGAAAAAACAAAGATGTTACTGATGAAAATATTGATATTTTAGTAGATGAATATTTAGAGGAGAAACAAATGGCTGCTGATATTGATACAGATGCTTATGATTTAGAATATTTAGGACAAGATTTTGATGATGGTAATTATACTGGAATTGATGCTCCTGAATATGAAACATATGGAGATGAAGAATAAAAATTAAGAACAACGAATAATTCTTTAGACAAATATAATTATAAAAAATAGTTTATAATTATATATTAGATGTATAAAACATATATTAGACAAAATATCACATTAGTAGCTGTTATCTTATTTGTTATAATTTTTGGAATAATTCAAATGATTAAACCTGCATGCTTTTATAATAGCAATGGAAGTATTCGAGAATTTGGAGTAGGTTATAAAAATAAAACTATTCTACCTATCTGGTTGTTTTCACTTTTATTAGGTATTATTTGTTATTTAGCTGTATTATACTGCGTAAATATGCCAAAAATATTTTGATAGTGAAACGATATATAGATAATATCAATAATATAAATAAACTAATAAAACATCTCTTCATACTGTGCATATTCATTTTCGGTTGCTTCACCAAATAATTCTCTTTCTCTCTCCTTTTTTGATTTTTGTTCTTTTGTTAATTTTGCAAGCTCTTTTAATTTTTGTTCATTTTCTTTTTGTTTACTAATTAGATTCTTTTTAGATTCTTTTTTTTCAGCAACAATACTTTTATTTTTGTATTTATTAACTTCTTCATCATTACCGAATAAATTTTTAGTTAATGCATTATCCGATTCTTCCACTAATTTTCTCTCTTCCAACACTTTTACACCTTTTTACATTTCAAACGCCGATTTTTACAGCATTAAAAAAAATAAAAAAATGTAAAATCAATATTGATGGTCTTACTTTTTCTTCTTCTCTTTGGTTGGTGAAGAAGTGAAAGACGAAATATGATTTTGAAATTCTGTTGGTCTTGTTTGTTTCTCTATCCAACATTTCGTTAATTTCAAAATATTTATTGAGGAATTTGCGTCCCTTGTTCTAAATACGATATTTTTGTTTTCGCAACTCACGCAGTTAGAACAAACTAATAGACGAAATACCTTTTTGTTTTCTTTATCTTTGTAATACTCTAAATCTTTATGACAATCACAACATTTCTTACTTGTATTACATTCATTAATAGTTATTGTATCATATTTTTTATGGATTAATTTTCTTAATCCTTTATTCATCGTAGGCATAAAAAATTTCATTTGAGTGTCTCTACTCCAATTTCCATAACCAATTAATAGATTTGAACCAAATGTTTCTTTTATTTTATTCAAGAATGTATCAATACTTTTCTTACCATAACTATATTGTCTAAATTTCATTTTTCTCCAAGTGTCTCTTTTGTAAAATTGTATGGTTTCTTTGTTTAATTTATTTTTTCAACAAGATACATTTTAAATTTTTCATAATCAACTGATTTACTATTTTGAAACGATAATTGAGTTTCCTTTTCAATAATTCCATTTTTCTTTCTTTCATATAATAAAATTCGTTGATTACATTTTGTTTTACTTTCTCTTTTTCTTTGTGGTGCTGTGTATTGTAATTTATTTCCTTTATTATCCATCATATAAACTAATGAACGCTTACCAGGGTCACAACCAATAATGGTTCTGTCTTTTAGTGTATATAATTGTTCTTTGGATAAATCTTCAATATTATAAAAATCTTGTTCTTCCAATACAGGAACTTTTGCACCCCATTTTTTATCTTTCAAATCTTTTCTAATAAATAATAAACAACAACTAATTCCGTCAGTTTGAATTTGGTTATGAAACTGGTAATGTTTATTTTTGAATATTCTGTGATTTAAATTTAACAAATTACTCCATACTTCATTTTGATTATCTTTCACATTACTTAATAATTCTCCTTTCTTAATTTTATTACCTTCTTTATCCTTTTCAGGACAAAATAAATTAATAATACAAGCAGTATCTAAAATAATATGCTTTGGTATAATATTATTTCGTAATGGTAATGGCTGAAATAATTTATTTTCTTGTTTTTCCAATACAGAATTCATATACAACATTCCTTTCAAATACTCAAATGGTCTAACCTTAATATCATAATAAATTGATTTTTTAACATTTTCAGGAATAATATTTTGTAAATGTGTTTCTTTCCATAAATTAAATAATTCATTTGTTTCTGTTAATTCCATAAGGTTCTTTTTGAATTGAAATAATGTTGCTTTATCTTCTGTAATATCAGTTGTAGTTTTATTTATAAATCGTAAAAAGTGTTGGATAAAATGTTCTTGAATATTATTAGATAAAGAAGTATGAATTTGTGTTGCTAAATAAGGTAATAAAAATGTAGTATTCTTCAAATTAGTTTTTTCGTGATTGAATAAGGGTTGATATTCGGTTTTGTAAAATTCTTCTAATATTTCTAAAAGTTCTGTATCTCTACATTTCTTCCCTCTATTATCACGAGTTCCTAATGTCTTAATACAATATGAAATAAATGTATCATTTAATTCAGGTAAAGGGTTATTGTTGGTATAACAATAAAGAATATATAATCTTATAAATTGATAAGTATGTATTACTAAATCATTCATTTCAAAAACCAAATTATTAATAAGTGGTTGTATTGTATTACGATTTAGCAAAATAGTTTTCAAAGGATTTTTTAGGGTTTTATAGGCAGATTTTTCAGTATTCCTAAAATCTTGGAACTCTTGCTTCTTCTTTTTTCCCATTTATAAATATACTAAAGAAAATAATCTTAAGTAATTTTTTATATAATTAATTTATTAAATTCCTAAATATTTTGAATTTCACTTTTTTCTTTTTCCATTTTTTCTTTTTCCATTTTTTCTTTTCGTTTTTGATATGCTATTTTATTATATTCTTTCCTTTTTTCCTTATCTATAGTCGGTTTATAATTATTTTTTTCTTTGTATTCTTTTACTTTTTTTATAATTTCTTCTTTATGATTTTGGTAATATTTTTTCATATTAGAAGGAGCAGTATATTTTTTCAAATGTTCTTTGGTTTCAGTTAATTCGATTTTAGTTTTTTCTAATTCTGCTTTTAGCATATTTATTTCCTTAATAAGTTCTTCGTCATTCATTAAGGTATTATAATAATTTATTTTTATATAATTTTCACTATATAAAAATCGGCGTTTGAAATGTAAAAAGGTGTAATTGTTCTTCATTTGGAAGACAATAATTATCCTCATGTTCCCAGTCTTCCCAATTCTCCATAATTATATAATATGTATATACTAATTATGTAATTACTTTTTTAAGTGTATTTTTATAATTTATTCTTTGTTTTTCTTTATTTTTTCTTTTTGATCTAAAAATTTTTTATCCATGGGTTTTGGTTTGGGACTACATCCGCGTTTAGTTATCTTAAATTGAACTATTAAACTAACTAATAACCCTGTATAGATATACCACATTGCCTCCCCAATATTATCCTTTGTCATAACTAATTGAAATAACTCATTTTGCAACTTCTCCGTTTCAGGATTAGCGGTCTGATATTTTTTCTTCATCAATGGTTTAAGAATATCCCAATATTGGGCAAAATTACTAGGAGCCATTTGATTAATTAATATGCAGGAGTTTTCACATATTTTATTTATAAAGTCAGATGCATTTCTGAGTGCCTTATTTTTCTCAGGTGTCTCTATCATTAATTTATCTATAATATCTTTATTCATAAATAATTCAGTGAATACTTTATTAGCAGAACTAGATACATAATAATAACCAATAATATCAGAAAATGCGCTTTTAAAACCAGGATAAATCATTAATATTAATACAAGAACACCAAAAATAAATATCCAAGGTAAAAATGTTATCATACTTGCTTTCCCTATATTTTCAACAATATCACCTCCGCAGTTACTCGTAATAATATACGTATTAACTATAAACTGTATTAAAATAGTAAGAAAGACATATATAGCTAAATAGGTGTAACTACTTGTAATATACCAGTTATATTCTTCCGTATTTTTATATAGCGTGTAAGGTAATGCAGGTTTCAAAGCAAAATAATAAAAAAGTGTAGTTAATAAAAATGTTATAATATTTAAGTAAGAAATTTCCATATAGATAATATGTATAATTTAATTTAAAATTTTAACATTATTTATTATGAATTTCGGTGAACCCTCGACTAAACCAACACTAACAGAGCCAGGTGTGAAATATTTTTTAAACCAAGCCCTTAAACAATCGCATATCATTAGAGAGAAGTTTCACAATACAATTTTTAATATTGGAATGTTCTTATTATTTTTGATTATTTTAGGGGGAATACTAGTTTACAAATATAAAGGAAAATTAACTCCAGTTGAAATAGCTCAAAAAAATAAGGAAAAACAACAATATATATTAGAAAAAATCAAAACTTTCCAAATTGCAAAGCAAAGGGCTCATCAAGAACTAATAACTGGATTGCCTCATTGGGAAAATGAATATTTATCTGGTTAATCATTATAGAGTATAGATTATAGATAAGTTTCCGATATAAATTTAAATTATTAACCTATAATATATATAATGTCAAGAGAAGAAATAATTAGTGTAAAAGATGCTTTGAATGAATACTTTAGATTGAAAGAAAAATTCGAAAATGAAATGAAGATGAATAAACGAAAAATAATCAATAATCCAACACTTAGTAAGAGAGAGAAGCGAACTGAATATTTAAAATTAATGCCCAAATGTGTAAATTGTAGACGTCCGTCTAAAAAAGGCACTATATTTTCAATTACTTTCCACGCATCAGATGAAAAAACAGACGCTTATAGAACTTTTAAATCAATGTGTGGTAATTTAGCTGATCCTTGTAATCTTAATATTGACATAAATTTAGGTAATGTTGAGCACTTGAATAAAATGATTGAAAATATTAGAAAAGACATAAATGAAACAAAAAAAGTTATTATCAACGATAAAAATAAATTATTATTTGGTTTACTTACAACTGAAACCGCTGTTGAAAATTTTGATATAAATAAAACGTATATAAGCGAATTGACATCTATTTATGAAAGTTATTTGGATCAATGGAATAAAAAAATTGATAATCCAGATAAGAAAGTTGAGTTAGATGATTCTCTTGTATTATTATATCAAAATATCGATAAAATCAAAGAATGTATTACAAAAATGAATGATAATAATGATACGCAATTTGCTTTAGATGCTGCGAATATATATTACACCACTGTAGAACCTTTAATGAAAAAAATTAGACAACTTAAATATGGTGAAAATATGGTTTTTAACGATGACTCAAATGATACATGTAGATTAATTCAAAACAAAATTTCCATTCAAGATATGGCAGTTAGTGGTTATAGCGATAAAGTAGTTGCATTTGATTTTGGAATGACTACTAAGAAGGCACCAAAGAAAAAAGGGGAATTAGTTATTGAGCCAGATAGTATATCACCAGAAGAAGTGAAAGAATTAACAATTAAAATAGAAGAACCAGGCCAACCTAAACCATCTAAAACGATTGAACAAGATGAACCGATTATTGGTCAAGGTAAAGATGGAATAGCATGGAATATTGCGGAGTATCAACAACTTTGGGATAAACTACCTGAAAAATTAAAGACAGAATTCAAATTAAATATCGATTGGATGAAAGAATTTATGTATAAATGTGTTAATGAAAGAATAAATCACGGACCTTCTTGGAATGGTTGCAAATTAACTACTCCGCCAAATATTGTTATTCCGCCAAGAAAAATGGAAAATGGACAATATGATTTTGGAATATCTATTTATAATAAAACATTTTCTAAATTACCTCAAACAAGTCAAGAACTTTATTTAACCTTTTACAAGGAAGACCCTGTGACAAAAGAAAAAAATTATAACATGTTAGAAGAAGCTATAAATAATTTGGTTCAAAAGGAAGTTGATTTTGGTAGAGGTTTTTTCTAATCTAATTATATATGGTATTAAATTATGTTTCGATTCCAATTTTTCTTATAAGTTTTGCTATTGGATTATTTTTTATATATATACTCGGGCCAGAAATGAAAACTGTTTATATTTATCCTAGCCCAGAAAATGTAAATAAAGTATTATTTAAGGATAAAGCTGAAAACTGTTTTTTGTTTCAACAAGAAGTTGTTGACTGTCCTAAAGATGAAAATTTAATATCAAAAATTCCAATACAAGTTTAGAATATTTATTATTTAGAATATTTATAATACAATAATATAAATGGGAATGAATCTTGGAAAATTTGTTCATACTGAAACCGGCAGAATAATTATGTCCATATTGCTCGGTTTGGGATTAGCATCTTTATTTAGAACCGTGTGTAAGGATCAAAATTGTTTGATTTTTCATGCTCCTCCTTTAGATGAATTTAAGGATAAAGTTTATAAGAGTGATGGAAAATGTGTTAAATATACTCCGGTACCCACTAAATGCTCATTACATGCAAAAACTATTACATTTGAATAAATTATCCACTTTAAGAAAAGTGGAGCAAACTATTTTGGTTATACCTTTTAAAATTCATATTTTTGGCTCCACCTTTCTTAAAGGTGGATATATATTTTTTATTATTTTTTGGCTCCACCTTTCTTAAAGGTGGATATATATTTTTTATTATTTTTTGGCTCCACATTTCTTAAAGGTGGATAAATGTGGATTTGCGTAATTATTGTAATCAATCCTTCTTTACAATAATTATGAGTGATTCAACAAGTATTTTAGATTTACCAACTGATCCGGTGGGAGGAGGAAGTGTTGGTGGTAATATAGCTTTAACAGCTCAAGAGCCTATTCGTCAATCTAATCAACAACCTCAATCAGGAATGGCTTTAGATCAAACAACTATTAATCAAATTGTCAATAGTTTACAACAAGCCACTTTAGCAGGTGCCACTCAATTACCTTCAAGAGATATTCCAATGACTACAAATAATATTAGTGTAGACCCTCAAGTTATGCCTAATTATGTCCCATCTCCGCCAATGCAAGATTATATTAAAAATCATGAACAAACTTCAGAGATGATTCACAATTATAATAAAGAAAAACAAATGAATAATTCATTAGATGATATATATAATGAAATTCAAACACCTCTTCTACTAGCTGTATTATATTTTTTATTTCAATTACCATTTTTCAAGAGATTTTTATACACATATATTCCATTTTTGTTTTCCAATGATGGTAATTATAATATAAACGGGTTTCTTTTTACTAGTATTTTGTTCGGTATGTTATTTCATTTACTGATGAAAACTACATCTTATTTTGGCGCATTTTAGTTCAAGTTTTATATGTAAACTTTATTATAATGTATTTTGTTACATAATTTGTGATATTTGTCTTCTTGGAACTCATTTTCAATTGCAAGCATGGGATATATTAACGCCCGATTTCCATCTTTAATAATTGTTTTATCTACCATAAATACATAATCATTTAATCCATTAAAGCTATTATAATAATATTTATTTAATAAAAATTCGGCAAAACTCCTAGTAATCATGTACATATGAGACCCTGCTAAATAATCAGGGTACTCATGATATTTAAATGGCGCATCTAAATTCATTGGGCGTTTAAGAGCATAATTTGAGCATATATTATCATATTCTATTTTGTAAGGCAAAATATAGCCTAATAATAATATATCTAAATTTAGGATATTAAAATCGGAAATAACTTTTTTAAATATTTCTTTAAAATTTTCGTAAATTAATATATCATCTTCACAAATTACTGCGTATTTATTTTTATTATTAGAATAAAAATCATATATAATATCCAAATGACTATATGTCATTGCCCACTGTCTCTTATTAATTCTATTACCAGCATATTTCAGGCGGTTATCTGTGTTTTCAATTCCAGAATAGAACTTACATTCAATACCTAGTTTTTTAAATCTATTTTCCATACTTTTTTTTTTAATGTCATCATTGAAGGATAAACAATAAAATTGACAATTAGAAATACCCGACATTTTAATATTCTATTATATATATTTTATTATATCTTTACTCTATTTATTTTATTTATTTTTATGATTTACTATATAAAAAATTAAAAGCTAACATAATTTTTTATATATAAAATTTATATATTTAGTATTATTTTACAAAATTATTATTTATGAGTTTAAAATCATATTTATTTGTAAGACAACAATATAATATGGATGGTATTGATATTACTGATTCCGCATTTGCTTTAGATGTCCCCAATGTTGACAGTATACTCACTGCAGGCGGAGATGGTTCAACAGATTATACTATGTTTATGTATATTGGATTTGCTATATTAGTTCTTATTGGGTTGTTTATATACAAATTTTACCAAAATAAGAACAGTGAACAACAAGAAGATTGTCCTGGAGGATTTTGTACAATGGATGAACAACATAGCACACCAATTTAATAAAGCCCCTTTTTATTTTTACGAGTTTTTGAACCGTAAATATTAAAAAAATTAGATTTATTGGTTGTTCTCTTCTTTCTTTTCTTTACAGTTTTATTTTTAGATTTAGTTTTATTTTTAGATTTAGTTTTATTTTTAGATTTAGTTTTATTTTCTTCTTTTTGGGTTTTTATATCATCTGGTCTATAATTTAAAAACCACTCTTCAAATGCTTTCTTATCATTACTTTTTTTTAACTCTTTATATTTAGCTGCTTTTTCTGCTTTCATTTCTTCGACAGATTGTTGATGACCATAACATGTAATACTAAATCGTTTTAATAAACCTTTTTGTGCCAATCTGTTTTTTTGTTGGACATCAAATAAAAATTTTGACATACAAAGAATTCTATCAATAAAATCATTATAATAATCTTTGTTAGCGTATGAAAACGCTAAATAAAAACTTAACATTGTATCTATTGTAGCTACTTTTAGTTTTTTACCCTTCATGATTAATATATTATAACTATGACATCCAATTGGTTTATAAATAAATAAAATAGAGTCTTTTCCAACCTTCACTTCATAATGTTCAGGAACGATATCTCCAATCGCTGTTTGCTTAATTATCTTCACATTTTTAATTCCATTATCACCTAATCTTTCTTTGATAACTGTTGCGGTTTGTTCTGGATTATTGGATAAAACATCGAAATCCGCAACATTTTCTATCTTCTTTCTTAAATTAATAGGCATATATTGAGAATAAAGAACATTTGCAAATCCACCGAAAAATACCACACCTTGATTGATTAATGTGTTTTTAACAGTTTCATAAATCTTATCTTCATTCTCTCTATTTTCCATTTCACGTTGAAAATCAATATCATTACAATTTATATCAGTTATAGGATAGTTTTTATTTAATAATGCCAATCGTTTTAACACCTTTTCCCATCTACTAATATCACCAGCTGGTCTAGATAATTCAAGGTACATAGACATTCTTAAAAAATTTGGGGGGGCATACAGTATTCCGTCTACACTTTTAACATCCTTTTTAATCGCCATATAAATTTGCTTCGGTAAATATGTTATATCAGCGACTGCTATATAATTAACGAAAACCTTATATGTTCCGTGATGTTGTCCTGATTTTGCTTCGACATCAATAAACCCTTTATTATAATAAATATCAGCTAATTCTTTGGCATCCTCTAATGCATTTTGAGAGAAAAAATCATAATCAGGAACTTCAACTTCCCTATTATAGAATCTATCTTCTTCAGGTAAAATATTATTAATTGCTGTTCCACCATAACAAATTAAATTCTTTCGTTTAATAAACTCTTCAACTATGTCAATAATTTTTTGCACATCATCAGAATTTACAATGCGTCTTCCCATTTTTTCTTCCGCTTTATCTACTGCCATACGCAAAATTGCTAATTCACAATCGGCAAACGACAATTCTTTACATACATTTTTCTCTTTTGGCATTCCTATATTATTGAGTTAAAAAAATTTAGAGAATAATAAATATATTAAATCAGAATGAAAAATAACAATGAACTAGATATTATAAATCCAGCTAGTTTAAGACGACGAATTAAACGCGAATTAGAGCTTTTACAAGAAGATGATTATTATACAAATATTTTATGTGTAATTCAAGAAGATAATGATAGATTGTATAATATAACTACTTATAAAATAAGTATTCATAATAATGTTGATAATAGAACTTATGAATTTATAGTTCCAATCGATTATCCATTTAGACCTCCTAAATTATCGATAAATTATCGTTTTTATTCGGTTTATCAAAAATCTGGGTCACAATATTTTACTGACGCATTGATAAAATATAAAGGTATAAGCTGTTTATGTTGTGAATCTATATTATGTAGTAATAACTGGAGCCCAAACTTAGGATTTACACATATTTTTGCAGAAGTTAGTAAATTCAAAGATTATTGTAGAGAAATCGCATATCGTGTTATGATTGATGTTATTAAACGAAAATATTTGATAGATGATATAAATATTGTTGAGTGGTTATATTAGATTCCAGATCTTTAGTTTTATAAACATTATATTATTATAAGTTATTAGATTTGTTCTAGTGATATTTGAATTTGCTGATGTTATTTATTTTGTTGGTGTTTGCGATGTTTCTGGTGCACTACCAAACGATGTTAACCCACTACCAAAATATGATCATGAAGAAGTTGAATCTGATGGTGTTTTTGCAGATTCGTTCGATGTTTCTACAGTACTATCAAACATTGTTAATCCAGCACCAAAAGAGAATGGAGATGTCTCGCTTGTAGATGATATATTGTTAGTTGATTGAGGTTTTGATTGAGGCATTACATCCATATTTTCGTCGGTTTCACTTATTAATTCAATAGGTTTAAGAACAAAAGCATACTGAGCTCTGTCGAAAAATAAAATATTTTCTTTAAGATTTGTATCTGATAATTGGTATCTCATAGCCACCATTTGACATCCGCTTTCTCTAGATATCTCTCCATCTGGATTAGATGGATTTGAATCATTTTTAGGAACAACAATAGTCATACCATGTTTATTAAATTCCTTCAACTCATTTATATCAGAATTGTTTTTAATGCTATTGTAATCATATTGCCTCATAAATATAGAATTACTAGTTAAATTTATATATTCAAGCAATTCCTGATTTTCTAAAAATGCGGTGTTTGTTCTATCTACAATCAATATAACTTTATTTTGAAGCGATAACAAAGGAACTTTTCCTAAATTTTTACCATCAGAATCATAACTATAAGATGGACCTAACATAATATCAGTATTACTTCTAAAAATCTCAGCTAATTTTGAATACATTTTTTCATTATTACTCTTAATTCTTAAGTGAATTAAAATAGGGTCAGTTGGGTTTGGGCATGTACCCCCTGAAAAAGCGTAGTTACGTATAGTATCCATTACATTGACAAATTTGACTGAATTAAATGTTTCTTTAACATGGTAATTATCTGTCGTACTTGTTGCAACAACTGGTTGGTCATCAATGGAATATACTTCAAAATCAAGACATCTAACTCCTTGCTTGATAATTGCTTTGAGAACACAAATATCTACATAATCGTCCTTATATGACCCTCCACTACAAGCATTATAAGCAGTTTTAATATAATAATCAAATAACCTACCCTTGCAATCCGGGTCTGAATTATTTATCGGTCTTAAATTTCCATCTATACTCGGGTATAATGAATTCATGTAATTACATTCGGACTTTTGAAGTCCATTAATATAAACTATATGCCAAATATAAAAAATAATAGTAATAATGGTGAATCCTGTTATTATGAGTGAAATAGTATTTTCATCCATATTTTGAATAATGCTTAAATAAGAACTCGCGGTTTGATTTGATGACACATTAGTATAAACTATATAACAAATTAAAATAATTAAAATAATAAATATAATTCCTATTAACACGTATATTTTAGTTGTATCATCCATGTTTTGAATACTGCTTAAATAACCATTTTTACGCTTTGATGACATTGTTAATATATATTACTATTTTAAAATTTTTGTTTAACACATTTATAACTTTTACACCTAATTTTAAAAATCATAACTTATACAATACATAAGTATATAATATTATTTTTATTATTTAGTCTCTAGTTGATTTAATTACAATAATGTAGTTTTATTATACTAAATAAATTAATTTTTATATATTTAATATTAAAATAATATAATTATAAAGATATATTATATACTAATTATGGCAGGAGGATTGATGCAACTAGTGTCTCAAGGACAACAAAATATAATTCTTAATTCAAATCCATCAAAAACATTCTTTAAATGTACATATAAAAAATACACCAATTATGGGAAGCAGAATTTTCGAATAGATTATGAAGGGACTCCTCAATTGAGTTTAACAGCTGAGAGCACTTTTACGTTTCGCATCAAACGCTACGCAGACCTTCTTATGGATTGCTATATATGCGTGACATTGCCTAATATTTGGTCTCCAGTTATGCCACCGAAATCTTACACAAATCCAGATGGTACAACTGGATACACAAATTGGGTTCCATATGAATTTCAATGGATAAAAAATTTAGGTGCACAAATCATCAGCAAAATTACTATAAATTGTGGTAATCAACAACTCCAACAATATTCCGGACAATATATTTTAGCTTCGGCACAGAGGGATTTTCCAGGTACAAAGCTAGCATTATTTAACGAGATGATAGGCAATGTCACAGAACTAAACGACCCTGCAAATGCTGAACCTCGTGTTAATGCATATCCTAATGCGTTTTATACAACCAGTCCTGCTGGTGCTCAGCCGTCAATTATTGGACGAACATTATGGATTCCACTTGGTTCGTGGTTCAATCTTTTATCGACTCAAGCATTTCCACTAGTAGCGCTTCAATACAATGAATTGTGGATAAATGTATCGTTTAGACCTATTAATGAATGGTTTACGATAAGAGATGTAATGGATTATACAAATAACTATCCAATTGTTGCTCCTAATTTTAATCAATTTTATATGCAGTTTTATAGATTTTTACAAACACCTCCTGATGAAGAATTAGGTGCTACATCTTATGTAGACACAAGAACAAATTGGTTTGCCGATATTAATCTAAATTGTACTTATTGTTTTCTCTCGGATGATGAAGCAACCATATTTGCTAAGAACGAACAAAAATATTTAATCAAACAAATATATGAAAAGCCTTTTTATAATATAACTGGAGCAAATAAAATCGACCTAGATTCGATGGGTATGGTAATCAGTTGGATGTTTTATTTTCAAAGAAGTGATGCCAATTTGAGAAACCAATGGTCTAATTACACAAACTGGCCTTATGAATATATGCCACAAGATATAACTCCAGCATCAACCGCAGGCAATTATCCCAATCCAGAAGAAACAACTATTTACCCGCTTTTAGGTCCTGGTTTAAATCCAAATGGAACATTGTCTGGTTTGTATATAACAGGAGTTTATAATCCTCAAAATATAAAATCAATTTTGGTTGCTATGGGTATATTATTAGATGGTCAATATAGAGAGAATATTTTGCCGGCTGGCGTCTATAATTTTGTAGAGAAATATGTACGAACTGCTGGATTTGCACCACCTGGTCTATATTGTTATAATTTTTGCTTAAACACTGACCCTTTAACTTATCAGCCTTCAGGTGCGATGAATATGAGTAGATTTACTAATATACAGCTCGAATTTACAACTATAACTCCACCAGCAGATCCTTATGCACAGGTATTGACAATTTGTGACCCAAATACTGGCGACATAATTGGTATCAATAAACCGACATGGAGAATTTATGATTATAACTTTAATATGTATTTAATGGAAGAAAGAGTGAATATGGTTATATTTGTCGGTGGAAATGCTGGGTTATTATATGCTACTTAAATTATAGCATATATGTATCGATTTTATATAGTTATTACTTATAAAAATTATATAAAATACTTAACAAATAAGGAAAAATAAATAAAAATTATTATGTTAAAAATCCATTTGTATATGGTGTTCCTTGAATATCTACAAAAACATTTATCGTCTGTTCTCTTCCTAAATTATATAAATATTTGGATTTAACATATGTATTAAGATTAAAATATGCCGCTGTCGGGTATACTATTTTTGTGATAAAATTCACAGTAGTAATACCTGCTTTAGTGAACGAACCTCCAGCATACAAATTATTGTTTGAGTCAGTTACCAAAGCGTTTACAATGCTATTAAATCCGCTTCCTAATGCAGACCATGATAAACCATTCCATCTTGCGATACGATTGGCAGAATTTCCACCAGCTGTAGTGAACTCACCTCCAGCATATAAATTACTGCTTGAGTCAAATACTAAAGCCCTTACATTACTACTTACACCATTTCCTAATGCAGACCATGATATGCCAGTCCATCTTGCGATACGAAGTGCAGTATTACCACCTGCTTGAGTAAACGTACCTCCAGCATACAAACTACCATTACTATCAAATGCTAGTGTATTTACTGTATTATTTAAACCACTTCCTAAAGCAGACCATGATAACCCATTCCATACTGCGACACGATTCGCACTAAGGTCATTAGCTGTAGTGAATAAACCACCAGCGTATAAATTGTTATTTGAGCCAATTGCTAAAGCGTTTACGGTATTATTTACACCATTTCCTAAAGCAGTCCATAACGTGCCATTCCATCTTGCAACACGATTTACTACATCCCCAGCATTAGCCGTAGTGAATGAACCTCCAGCATATAGAATATTACTTCCATCAATTGCTAAAGCATTTACAGGACCGCTCACACCAGCTCCTAAAGTAGACCATGCGGTTCCATTCCATCTTGCAATAAAAGATGCATTACTACCACCAGCCGTAGTGAAGGTGCCACCAGCATATAAATTACCATTACTATCTAATGCTAGTGCGTTGACAGAATTACTTAAACCACTTCCTAAAGGCGACCATGATGAACCGTCCCATTTTGCGATATAATTTGCAGTAATACCATTAACTATAGTAAAGTTACCACCAGCATATAAATTACCATTTCCATCTACTACTACAGCATTCACGTTAGAATCCATACCGTTTAATAAAGGAATATAACCCCCGAACATAGATAAATTATTATTTAAAATACTTGTAGTATTGTTAGAAATGTCTATATTTATACTACTTGTTACTGGGTTAAATAAGGAAGAATAATCATCTAAATAGATTGTTGTTATTGCATTACCAATACCGGTTGGTCCAATTGGTCCAGTTGGTCCACTCGGTCCAGTTGGTCCAGTTGGTCCAGTCTGTCCAGTCGGTCCAGTTGGTCCAATTCGTCCAGTTGGTCCAGTATTACCTAGTGGTCCAGTTGGTCCTATTTGACCAGGAATACCTTGAATACCCTGAAGTCCAGCTGGGCCAGTATCACCTTGTGAACCAGCTGGTCCTATTTCACCCTGAGGTCCTTGACCACCCACATTACCTTGATTACCCTGAGGTCCAGTTGGACCAATATCACCTTGTGGTCCAGTGGCTCCTGTCATAGTTGCATCACCAGCTGGTCCAGTTACTCCAGTCGGTCCGGTGAATCCAGTAGGTCCAATTGGTCCAGTACTACCGGTTTGTCCAGTATCACCAATTAATCCTATTTCACCCATTGGTCCTCTAATACCAGTTGGACCTATAATACCTGTTGGACCTGTATTACCTGTTGGACCTATATTACCTTGAATACCTTCTGGTCCAGTTACTCCAATTGGTCCAGTCATACCAATATGTCCAGTATCACCTTGTGGACCAGGTGGTCCAGTTGCTCCTGTATTAGTAGCCTCACCTGGTATTCCGGTTGGTCCAGTTACTCCAGTTGGTCCAGTTACTCCAGTTGGTCCAGTAGCTCCTGTATTGGTAGCATCACCAGCTGGTCCAGTCATTCCAGTAGGTCCAGTCATTCCAGTAGGTCCAATTGGTCCAGTTTGTCCACCAAAAGAATCCACATACGATTTATTAACAAGTTGGGCGTTTTGTGTAGGTACTTCACTGCATACAGGAAGTTTGGTAAAATCAACTGCATTCAACTTCAAAGTTCCACTTAAATTTGTTAAATTAACAAATGATGACATTATATATAAATAAAAGAAAAATAATATTTAATATTTATCTAATATTTATATATTAAATTTAACTCTATAAAACAAATATTTAACTAAAAGATATTTAACTATAAATTTTTTTCTAAAATAACACCATTATATATACTATTTTGTCTAATAATTTATTAAACTGATTTAAACAAATTCCAATTATTATATTATAAATGTTATTACGATTTAATCCGTTAAGATATAGAAAAATAATTAAAAGAAATGTTTTCAATTATAAAGATGCTTTTTTATTTGAAAATCAATTAAATTCAGATGAAAAATACATAAAAGAATTAGCGTATAATTTTTCACATGATGTTTTACTACCTAATATAGTTTCTTCGTTTAGACACGAAAAGTTCAATAAAAATATAATAAAAGAAATTGGAAAAATAGGGTTACTTGGACCAACTATTAATGGATATGGTTGCGCAGGCGTGAATTATGTGTCATACGGTCTAATTATGCGTGAAATTGAACGTGTTGATAGTGGTTATAGAAGTTGTGCTAGTGTACAGTCTTCATTGGTAATGTATCCAATATATAAATTCGGATCACAAGAACAGAAAGATAAGTTTTTGCCAGAATTAGCCAAAGGTAATCTAATTGGTTGCTTTGGATTAACTGAACCTGACCATGGAAGTGACCCGTCCGGAATGAAAACAAAAGCAGTTTTAAATGGAGATCATTATATTATAAATGGAAGTAAAAATTGGATTACAAATTCTCCTATTGCTGATTTATTTGTTATTTGGGCTAAAGATGATGCAGGTATTATTCGTGGATTTTTATTGGAAAAAAATATGCCAGGATTATCAGCTCCTAAAATCGATGGTAAATTCTCATTGAGAGCATCTGTTACTGGTATGGTTTTTATGGATAACGTAAAAGTTCCCAAAGAAAATTTATTGCCACTAACACAAGGTCTTAAAAGTCCATTCATGTGTTTAAATAATGCACGTTATGGTATAGCGTGGGGTGTTCTTGGAGCAGCCGAAGATTGTTATTTGCGGGCAAGAGAATATGCATTAGACAGAAAACAATTTAATAAATCACTGGCATCGAATCAATTGGTTCAAATGAAATTAACAGATATGTTAACTGAAACAACATTAGGTCTACAATCTGTTTTACGAGTTGGAAGACTAATGGACGAAAATACATTGATACCTGAAACCATTTCAATTATTAAACGTAATAATTGCATAAAATCATTAAATATAGCTAGAACCGCTAGAGATATATTGGGTGGAAATGGTATATCGGATGAATATCATATAATAAGACATATGTTAAATCTAGAGGCTGTTAATACATATGAAGGAACACAAGATATTCATGGCTTGATAATTGGAAGAGGTATAACTAACCTAAATTCATTTTAATTATAACAAATTGACTTAAATAATTATTACTATATAAGATAATGAAAAACGTTATTTTATATATTTTACGTAGACTTAAAATAAAGCAATATAAGCCTCCATTAGGAAGATGGAATATTGAGATTTGTAATGAAAAACTAAATAATAAAATAGATTTAGCAAATGAAGACCATTGTGGAACATGTGGTAAATATTTGAAAAACATATTAAGAAAAAATGTTAAAAAAATTAGTTAGTAGATATAAATAATTTATAAAGTTTTTGATTATTGCAACACATTAACAAAACGAATAAAATACTCATCATATTCATTATTATCCAATATAAATGGTCTCTCTAATTGTGAAATAAAATCAATAAATTCTATTTCACGATTAAAATAAATATCATAACCATTCAAATCGATATAAAATGTTGAACATTCTGTTTCTTTGGAAATACGTATTTCCCTGATACTTTTGTTGGAATATTTTTGTGTAAAATCATTCGAAATATTAATTTTGTCTTTTTTGCAAGCGGTTTCATATATTAATTTGCTGTTTCGGCATCCCATTCTGACATATATAAATATTGTATATTCTTCTTTAAGTACTTTGAATTTAATATTTAATTTACCTATTTAAAGGGTGATTACACTACATAATGTAGGAGATTTCTTTAAAATATTGAAATTCTTCCATAAATTTGGTCCCTACATATGAAGGGAAATGAACAGAAATCGAAAATTGAAAAGTGTTTTAACTTTTGAAAAATGGACAAAAAAAATGTCCAAATTTTAAAAGCCAAAACACTCCTTACTGACAAAAAAAATCAACATGATGTTGAAAAATTATCGTCACAAATTAGACGAAAATATTTTAAATTGTGATGATAAAATTTTTGTTTTAAAAAACTTAAAGATATTTTCTTTGGATACATTAAGGATACAATGGATACGAGCATTGAGCAAAAAACGAGCAAAATTTATTCGTGTAATTTTTGTCATTATAAATCGTCTAAAAAAAGTAATTATGATAGACACATTTTATCCGATAAACATGCAAGGATACATTTAGAGGCGAGCGGGATGGAGCTTTTGGAGCCAAACGAGCCAAAAATGGATAAAAAATGTTTTAAATGTGTTTGTGGTAATATTTATAAGTTTAGTCAAGGATTATCAAAGCATAAGAAACAATGTAGTTACCTAACCGAACAAAATATCAATTACAATAATAAAAATGACTTTACAACTCTAACTAACTTAGTTTTAGAAGTTGTAAAACAAAATAAAGAATTGATAACATTAAATACCGAATCACAAAAATTACATAATGAATCACAAAAACATAATCAAGAGCTTACTAATAAGATTGTTGAAATATGTGGTACTACAAATAATAATACATTAATCAACAATCATTCCAATAATAATAATAAAACTTTTAACTTAAATGTATTCTTGAATGAGACGTGTAAAGATGCCATGAATATAAACGATTTTGTAGATTCATTACAGCTTCAATTGTCAGACTTAGAAGAAGTAGGTAAACTAGGTTTTGTAGACGGTATTTCGAATATAATAGTCAAAAATTTAAAAGCATTGGACCTTCATAAAAGACCAGTTCATTGTGCCGATAAAAAGAGGGAAGTTATTTATATTAAAGACGAAGATAAATGGGAAAAAGAAAATGAACAAAAACAAAAACTTCGTAAAGCTATTAAACGTGTAGCATTTAAAAATGAAAAATTATTACCTAAATATAAAGAGCTCCATCCAGGGTGTAATTATAGTGATTCGAAATATGCGGATCATTATAGTAAATTAGTTATCGAAGCATTTGGCGGTTCAGGTGATAATGATATTGAAAAACAAGACAAAATTATCAGAAATATAGCTAAAGAAATTGTAATTGATAAGACAATATAGAAAACTAATAATTAGATGGTAATGGACCATCACTTATAAATTCACCAGTTAAACTATACATCGACGGATAATTGGGCATCAACGGCAATTGGTCACTTTTATATCTTCTATTAAAGAGTGTTTGATCATCATTAAAAGATTTTCCCCAAGTATCCACACCGAAATTTGGCTGCGATGGTTGTTCGTAGATGTCATCCGTGACTATTTTCTCTGTAGTTCCATATCCACTTGTTAACGGAGAATAATTTGGAGAAACACCTACTGTTAATTTGCCTGCATCATTTGCAGAAGGAATACAGTCTGCCGTTTTAGGCAATGGTGGTGAATAAGGTTGGCAACCAGGACAATCTATATCAGTAAAACATTGCTGTCCAGTTATAGAACATCGAGAGGTTGGACCACAAAAATTCTTGCAACTGTATCTAGTAGTTAATGGTAAATCTACAGTATGACTAGTTTTATTGCTAATATTTTCGCTAATATTTTCATTTGTAGTAAAACATTCTATAATGTATTTTTCAGCAGCTAAATAGTCAATCATATTAAAAATAATGAAAAATAATACTAATGCAGCTAGAGGAAAAATTAATTTGTTAAAGGATAATTTCATATAATAAATTGATATTAAATTTTTTATATTAATTTAATATAAGTGATGTCTGATAAAAGTAACGATACAAGTGCTATAGATAAAAAAAAGGAAGGAGGAAGTTTATTAAGCAATTTTACATCTAATATAAAGGATTCATTAACAGACTTTACATCTAATATAAAAGGCTTTATAACTTATGTAATAATGACAATTATTGTAATATTATTGTACTTTTCAAGTAGTGCATTAATTTTATTTGTATGTAAATTAGCGCAAACAAATATACTACCGACAGATGAAAAATGTAGTCCTTATACAAATAATAAAGTAAATATACAAAAAATACAAACAAATATTTTTACGCCATATTCTGATCCTAAAATGTCTATGAAACTAGAAATCCCAAATGAAGATAAAAACGCAAAATATAAAATTATAAATATGTTAAAGAATTATAAAGAAAAACCCAATTCAAACTTTTTAGCAAATTATTTTATATCTATTATTGAACCTTTAATACAATTTGATTATTCATTTATAAATTTTACTATGAACTATGTTAATAACTTACCTGAATATTTGATTGTATTTCTAGGTCCAATGATAACAATGTTTTTATTTCTTATATGTTTCTTATTAAGTGGAATTTATTTTGCTTATTTATGGTTTGCTAATTTAGGTTGGGTATTTAAAACAAACTTGAATATGTTGGGTGTAGGTAAACCGTTGTGGCAGAGTATGACAATATTGTTAAGTCCTTTCATGTTGTTATTATCATTTTTATTGATGATTGGATTTATATTATTGTTCTTTTTTGGATTTCGATTTTTGGCAGCAATTCCTGCCATAATATTAGGGTATTGCATGCTTTCATGTTTATTATACAAGGGAGTATTAAATGGAAAAGCGGTATCGTCATTAGCCATTATTACAGAATTATTTAAATACTATAAGGTATCAATAGTGTCGACAATTTGTTTTTTTGTTATTTTATCAGCATTTTTAAAATTAGGTATAATTCCTGGTATATTTTTAATAATAGCTTTTTTAATGATTTATTGTGGTGTAAAAGATCTGGATATTTTTAAACCAATACCAGAAACAAATTTATCTCCTGTTGTAAGCTATGAACAAGCAACTAGGACGTGTGAAAAACGTGGTATTTTATATACTTTATTAGATCAAACTGGATTATTAAGTCAAAAAGGTGGTAACATCACAAAAGAATTAAAAAATATAAGCAAAAATTTAACTTGTAACTAATACTTTTCCTAGAACTAATTTCTAATTTACCTAGAAAGTAATTTTATACAAATATTACTTAAATAATATTTATATAAACAATATATCAATGGGTAAAAATAAAACAAAACTACCAAAACAACCTTTTGTTAGCATATGTACTCCGACATTTAACCGCAGGCCTTTTATTCCTATAATTATCAAATGTTTCGAAAATCAAACTTATCCAAGAGATAAAATGGAATGGATTATTGTTGATGATGGAACTGATAAAATCGAAGATTTAGTTGCACATCTTCCTTATGTACGATATTTTAAATATGATGAAAAAATGACATTAGGTAAAAAAAGAAATATTTCAAATGAGAAAGCCAAAGGTGACATTATTGTCTATATGGACGATGATGATTATTATCCTCCTGATAGAGTAAAACACGCTGTAGAACGTTTGTTAGAGAGCAAAGCATTATGTGCAGGTTCGAGTGCTATGTTTATTTATTTTAAGCACATCGATAAAATGTATCAATTTGGTCCCTATGGACCGAACCACGCAACAGCTGCAACATTTGCGTTTAAAAAAGAATTGTTGCAAAAAACAAAATTTAACGAAAATTCATGTGTTGCGGAAGAGAAAAAATTTTTAAAAGACTATACAATTCCATTTGTTCAGTTAGATTCACAAAAATCTATTTTGGTATTTTCACATAATCATAACTCGTTTGATAAAAAAGAGTTACTTAAACAAATGCCAAATCCAACTATTCATGAAACACCAGTATTACCGAAAGATTTAGTGAAGGAACCTGAAATTTTGAAATTTTTTATGGAAGATATAGATAACTTACTTGAAAATTATGAACCAGGTAAAGTAGATTATAAACCGGATGTAAAAAAACAATTAGCAGAAATGAAAGTAGAGAGAGAACAAAAAATGCAAGAAATGATGAAGCAACAAGCAGATTATAAAAATACAATTAATCAGTTAAATATGTTTGCAAATCCACAGATAGCACAGCAGAAAATAAATGAGCAAGCAACAATAATACAAGAATTAACGGATGAAAATAAAAAATTGAAGGAACAAATACAATATTTAAATGATAAAATTAAACAGCTTATCGCGATGCAAATAGAAAAACGAAAGGATGAAAAACGCGCTGAATTACCAGTGGATGACACTACAATAAATATTGTCTAAAACAATTTAAAGATAAATATATTCTATATAGTAGAAAATAAAAATGTATCAGGATGATTATTATAACTTTGAAGAACAGAATGATTTTGAGAGTGAACATGATGTAGAAAAAATGTTAGAGAAGGAAAAAATGAAAGATAGAGGATATAATGTGATTTATAGAAAAGCTGTACGACGTGATGGCAAAAGATATAATAAGAAAATAAAAGTGTATACATCTAATGGTACAGGAAGTTATATTAGGGATGTTGAGACTGGCCAATATTCTTCAAATATGGTAGGTTCCAGAGATGAGAATTTATTTTTTAAGGTTATTTTGGCAACAAGTGAGTGTCAAAGTTCTAATGGTTTTAGCACATTATTTTTCATTTCACCACAACATTATGCAAATTATTTACAATGTGAAGTTGACCCAGAGGTTGTCCGTAATTGGGAAAAAAAACGAGATGCAAGATTGCTTGAATTGAGTAAATTGAAGAAATCAAATCGTAAATAAGAAATCAAGTGATAAATGTTAAAAAGGTGTAAAATAAATTAGGTATTATTTTATCTATAAATGCAAATAAAGATAGATAAAATAAAAGTAAATATAGATAAAATAAAAGTAAAACTAAAACTAAATCTAAAATATGTTTTATTGTATATAAATATAGTAAAATACTAATCTTTTAATTCTTCTTCACAATCGTCTTCGTCTTCGATTTCTTTGTCGTCTAAAGTTCCAGTTGCGTTTTCTTTTATATATTTTTCAATATAACGATAAATACGATTAATGTCAAGTTTACTTATTTCATAATTATCAAGTAAATTTACAATTTCGGAATTTTCATAATTATTACTTAATTCAGTAAAAAATCCAAATAAATCTTTTTTATCCATTCCTAACTTCTGACATAGCTTTTGTATAAAAAGCGAATTATTATATTCAGTTGAATATTTTGTCAGAACTTTTGTAAATCTAATCTCAGAAGGAGTAAACTTATTTTTGCATGCAAATGTTTCATGATATAACTTGTTGTTTTTAAATGTTTTAATTAGTGAGCTCATTTCATTAAATTGCCAAATTTGTTTTTGAAATGTAATGCGGTCAATATAATCGGCAAAACATATATTATCTAACTGTGCAATATAAAATGGTATGGATTTTTTCTTGTCCATTTTTTCAATTACGTCTATAATATTTTCATGCCATAATAAGCCAACACTTGTTCTATCGGTTTCGTTCATAATATTATTGTGTTCATTTAGAGGAAAATATTCATTCATTAATTTATTTGTTATTTTTTTTGTATCGTCGTTATAAGATTTAATTTGTAGAATATTGTCAATTAACTCACAAGTAAAAATATTTGGTTTATTTTTGTATAAATTGTACATATTATTTAATTTTCTTAAATCACCTTGAATATATGAAATCAATTTAGTGTTCAAATTACTATCGATAGTTGGAAATAATACACCAGTTATATTTAATATTTGTAATTGATTTGGTGTTTTTAATTCGATTGTGTTACATACCTTCATTAATTCTTTGATTTTTTTATCAACTCTATAATTACCGATACAAATAATAGGATTCATAGTAACTTCTTCTAATTTTTGCTTTTTAGTTTTCTTTGGTCGAATAAGTTTAATTAATGAATTAATTCCTCCTTTGTCTCCATTATTCATGCCATCAATTTCATCCATTATAATAGCAATTTTTTTAACTTTCCTATTAAAAAGACTCATAATATTTTTATCGGACATATTATGTTTAGTAATGTCTTCAATAACAGATGTATTTCTAATATCGCCAGCATCATATTTAATAATATCATAATTGAGTTCCTTTAAAATTTCAACAACAAAAGATGTTTTACCTGTCCCTGGGTCTCCGTATACATAAATACCCTTTTTAAATAAAAGATTAGTTTTATTCGCTTCGAACTCTTTTAAGATATTTTTAATCTCTTTTTCTTGTTCCTCTCTATTGAGTATTCTATTTAGATTTAATTGTTCCATTTTATATATTTAATAACATTCTTTTTATGTAGATTTCTACACAAATCACGATTTTTTAAATAATCATGTGTTATTTCTCTGCAACGTTCGGCATTATTTTCAATACAATAATAAACGATAAAATAAATATGATTATTAAAAGACATATTTTTATATTTATATTTTTTATTTTTTAGCCATGAATCGATATTCTCTTCAATTATTTTTTCAAATACTAAATAGTTGTCTCGTCTAATCATATCACGAATATAATTTTCATATGATGATATATTGCTTCTTATAGTATGATGATATAAATTGTAAAATGATTTATTAACAAAGACTAGATTTTTTCTAGGTATAAATTCTTTAATTAAATCAATAATATCATCAGGTAAAACTGAAAGATTCATTATACATATAATTATAAAAATATATCTATAATGTTTTATATATCTATATTGAGTTATTTTTATACAGATTGACAAGGGTTATTCACACCGTAAGTTATTCCATCCCATGAAATTCCACACCTCTTAGCCCATTTATATTTAGCACACATTCCATTAGCACCCATGAATGCAGGACTATTAAAGTCCATTCTTAAATGTCCATCTCCGGCTTTAGGCGGACATCTTCCTAAATCTTTCATATTAATACATGTAGTATTATTTCCAGAACCGTCAACTACCCAATAATCAGGGCATTCAGGAGTCATAGGTGGCCATTTTTGGTCATTTGAATAAGTAAGAGCAAGACCAATAAATACAAGAGCAATAATTAATATAATTATGGCAGCAAAAAGAACAAATTTTTGAAAACTTTCCATATAAATTAAATAAATATATTTTTTTCTATTTGCTTATTTTATATAAATGAACAAAGTAAATAATGGACGTGTAAATATTAAATCACCTAATACTTCAGCATTATTTCAAATGTATGATAAAATACCTGCTAATCAATGTGTAACATTTAGAAACGCGACGGAAGGTTTATGGACAGATAGTCCTTTATCCCAAGCATTTTTCTCTCGAGAGAATATTCAGATAATTCAAAATGGAATAAGAGCAGGTGTATGTCAACGTTCAAACGGACAATACATAGTAGGACCTCAAGATTGTGATTCAATTAAAATTATAATGAGAAGTGTTTTTTTACAACATTCAGCTAATCAACCCTTTAATATTCCACAACAAATTGAAGAACTAAATAAAATAGTATTAAATTACTGTATACAACAAGTATATAGTGAAGCTCAAGGTTATATGAAATATATAGATGATGCAAGCACTTTAGTAGTTCCAATTGCTCATCCTGTTCAAGTAAGCAATACGGATAGACAACTTGAATTCAAGAGTTGGTTCTAAATTATCATTTTAAACCAGTGAAGATTTAAAATTTAACCCAGTTAATCTTCAATTGTGTAAATAGTTATTAATATTTATATATAATAAATATTAAATATATATATATAATAAATAATGGATGATAAGATTGTTTTACACCTTTGGACATTTAAAACGCCGATTTATAATTATATTTTCTTAATATAATATATTATGAGTAAAAGTGAACACAAGATAATCAATGGAAATAAGATATTAATAGTTTGTTTCGGCGGAATGGCATTACAATTTGGAGGAATAATTCCTTTTGAATTTTTAAATTATTTATCTTCTGTATATTTAAATAGCTGTGATTTATATTTTTTTATAGATGAATACCAATGTTGGTATCATAAAGGAATAAAAGATATTACAAATAATATTGATGAAACTGTTTTATATATAAATGATATTATAAAAAATGGTAATTATGAAAAAGTTTTATTTATGGGTGTATCTGCTGGTGGTTATGCTGCTATTTTATTTGGTTCATTATGTAATAATGTAAATAATGTTATTAGTTTTATTCCACAAACAATAATACACAATGATGACTCCAATTATTCAAACCTAAAAAATATGATAAATAAAAATACTAATTACCTGTTATATGGTGATAAATGTGTTAAGGATAATAAAGATAACCATCATATTTCACATTGTGAAAATTTAGAACATTTTTCAAATGTAAAAATAATAAAGGGCGAACATTGTATATTAAAAGAATTAAGAGACAATGGATATATAAAAACTCTTATAGATTCTATAATTTCATAATTTTAAAGTATATTATAAATCGGCGTTTTAAATGCCCAAAGGTGTAATATGTGCAACAGGTCGTTCAGGTTCAACTACTATGCAGCGATTAATTAATACAATTCCAAACTCCAATATTTGCGGAGAGAACTATGGTGCTATAAATTCACTCCTTGAGTTTTATAAAAGAATAAAAACTACAACAAAAGATAATATTCCAGGTAATTTAAAACCATATACATTTGAATATACAGTAGGTAAAAATATAAAACCATCGTGGTATAATTCATATGATTTTAATCAAATTGTTCATATGATAAAAATAATGATTATTAATATGTTTAAGAATTCAGAAAAAACAGATTTGTGGGGATTTAAAGAAATAAGATATTATTCAGGTGATATAGAATATATAAAGGAATTTAAAGAATTATTCCCCCAAACTAGAGTAATAATACAAATTAGAGAGAATTTATCAATACAAAGTAAAAGTGGTTGGCATAAAGAAAATCCAAATTCATTTAATTGTTTAAAAAAAAACACTGAAGAGCTTGTTAATTTTGCTTTGACAAATAAAGAATGGTGTTATTTAACAACTTTTGAACGCATGTTTGATAGAAATAATCTTAAAAATATATTTTTATTTATATCTTGTGAAGAAAAATATGATGAAAACAAAATAACAGAAGTATTGAATAACAATATTGAATAATAATATTAAGTAATGATTAAATATATTATTTTTCTCTCTAGGTCAATAATTAAAGACAAGGAAATATCATTGACAAGTTTTTTTTAGAGAAGACTCTTATAAACCAAAAATATATTTAGACTTAAAGTTTTGAAAATGGGGCAGCATTTCAAATCTTCAAGGGTATAAACGCTAATTTATATACTAATTTTATATTTCTAATCATCTTCGACTGTTAAGCTTTGTTTCTTTACAACTTTTTTTACAGCGGTTTTTGACACAACTTTTTTCTTTGATTCGCAACCGTTCATTAGTCTCGTTCTCTCTTCTTTATACTCGGCATATTGTTCCTTTAAAGTTTCCAATTCATTTAACCACATTTTATTAATAGTAGTAGACTTAACATTTTCTAATTCAGCCTTTTTATCACCGTGTTCTTTATTTAGTCGTTCTACATTTTCTTCAGTCACTGAATCCATAGGCATCTTAGTTAAATATTGATAGTTTAAATCATCGTCAATAATATCATAACCTTTAGTTTGCAGCATTTCTACAACTTGTTCCTTCTTCTTCTTACGCAAATCAATGGTTCCATCAAGATTTTCTTTAATATATTTAGCCTTATTAGTAAGTAACATTAATTCACGCTCTAAACTTTCAATCATATAATCTTTTCTAGTTTGATATAATTTTAATCGCACATCATAATATGAGTCAATAATATCAGTAACTTTTTCAAATTTCTGCAAAGTATCGTTTGAATCAAATAAGTGCATATTAGTTGTAGTATTCGTTGTATAAAGTTTTAATAATTTCTCAAGTCCATTACAACCATGGTCACCTTTGGAGTTCTCTAATTCTTCTAATTTTCCCTTCATGAATGTAATAGTAAAATCCACATTTGTATCTTTACTCATATCTTCATAATCCTTAATAATAGCTGGAATCTTATTTTTATCTTTGTCTTCACCAGGACTAATCCAGTGTTCAAGTAATTCCTTAAAATCTTCTGTCCAATATCCAACTGGTAATTCAGTAACTCTAATTTTATCAACAGCAAGTTTTTCATACATTCCTTTAATCAAGAATTTTTCATCAGAAATCTTTGTTATTTGGCCTTTAAACCCTTCATAATAAGGAATAAAGTCTATATTATGCTCGATATATTTTAATTTATTTTGTAAATATTGAATAATTTGCAATGGATTATAAGACATAATATCAGTACTAAAACCAGTTCCAATACCTTTAGAACCATTGACAAGAATCATTGGGATAATAGGAGCATAATAAATCGGTTCAACGGATAAACCGTCATCATTCAAATATTCAAGAACATTATCATCTGTTTGTTGAAAGATTGTTCTGGTGATTTTATTCAATAATGTAAATATATATCTTTCGGATGCACTATCTTTACCACCTTGTAATCTTGTGCCAAATTGACCATTAGGCACAAATAAATTAATATTATTTGAACCGACAAAGTTTTGAGCCATTCCAACAATGGCTGCATTCAAACTTGCTTCACCATGATGATAACCAGAATGCTCTGAAACATAACCTGAAAATTGTGCTACCTTAATTTCTGTCTTCAAATTACGTTTAAATGCAGCAAATACAATCTTTCTCTGTGAAATTTTAAGACCATCCATCAAGTTAGGAATGCTTCTATCGCAATCATATTTAGAGAAGTGAATTAATTCGCGATTTATAAATTCTTCATAAGAAACGTTTTTCTTGCTAGTATCAAGGTAAGCATCTCTGTCATAGAATTTCAACCAATCTTTTCTATCATCAGCTCTTTTCTTATTGAATACCATATCGATCGCATCATCAGATTTTTTACCATTGAATTCAAATTCAACAATTTTTCTATTTTCAAAATATTCCCTAAATTCTTTGCCAGTACTAGTACCCAATCCTTTATAATATTTGATAGTCCAACCCTTGATATCATTTTTTTCTTTCCATTCTTCAAATTCACCATCATTATAGAAATTTAATTCATTGGACCCTTTTTTTGCCTTTAAGATTGGAGTATTCATAAATCCAATAAATCCAGGAATTTCAGCTAATGTAGGCCATTCACAAGAGAACAGATTAATACCGAGACCTTTGATATGACTTCCATCTAGATCCTGGTCAGTCATGAATATTACTTTACCATATCTTAAGTTCTTATGGACTGCTTCTAGATTAAGATATTTACTGCCAGTAACAAGACCAAGGATCTGCTTGATCTCAGCAATTTCTTTATTATCAGCTATCTTCTTGACAGGTTCGCCGCGGACATTTAAGAGTTTACCTTTTAAAGGATAAACACCAACAATATTACGATCTTCAGAAGATAATCCTGAAAGAATACCTGCCTTTGCTGAGTCTCCTTCACATAGAATTAGCATACAGTCTTTAGACTTTTCTGTTCCAGCCCAATTAGCATCGGTTAGCTTAGGAATACCTCTAACTGATTTGGACTTAGTTCCATCACTCTTTTTAGCTGCTTTAGTTTCTTTAACTTCAGTTAATTGTAGTGCTGCATCCATGACACCCATTTTTGCCACTTTCTCAATAAACTTCTCACTGACTTCACATTTTGAACCAAATTTGGATGAAGGTGTATTCATATAATCCTTAGTTTGACTATCAAATGCAGGATTTTCAATATCACATCTCAAAAACAAAATCAATTGTTCTTTAATAGTATTAGGGTTCACTTTTGTTTTCTTTTTCTTTTCGATAAAATCGACTAATTTTCTAACAATTTGATTCAAAATATATTCTACATGTTTACCACCTTTAGAAGTATGAATACCGTTAACAAATGATACTTGAACAAATTCAGCAGTTGGTGTTAGTGCAACTGCATATTCCCATCTTCCTCCTGGTTCATCATCTTCATAAACTCTTGGAGAAACAGATTTGTCCCCGATATACATACTGATATATTGCTCAAAGCACTTTATAGGAATTAACTCATTATTATATTTAACCTTGATATTTTTATCCGTAACAGCACCGATATCATAAACGCGTTTTTTAAGAAGTGCAATAGTATCAGGTGTTAAACCAGAAATACCTAATCTCGCAAAATCTGGTTTAAATGTTATTTTGGTATATGGTTTTGTCTTACACTTGGTAATAGAAGGTTTGCAAATTAAATCTAAGTTATTTTTATATTCTTGAATATATTTAAATCCGCGAATATGATCAACTGTTTCAATGCGACCATAACTAGACCAAATTAAAACAAGCTTGAATCCAAATCCATTTTTTCCACCAACAATTTTCTTTTCATCTTTATTATAATTTGTTGAAGTTCTTAGATGACCAAACACGAGTTCAGGAATCCAGACACCATCTTTTTGTGCGACATCAATACCATTACCATCATTAGTCATAGTAATCGTTCCATCTGTTTCAATACTAATATCAATATGAGAAACGGGTAAAGCATTTTCAACATTAGCGTCAACTTTGGTCTTCATTCTGACAACATGGTCACGACAATTCACAATGCCTTCATCGAATAATTTAAACAATCCAGGAATATAATTTATATTTTTTTCAACAATTTTCTCACCATCTTCGCTCATAATCCACATATCAGCATCTATACTTTCAACCGAACCAATATAGGTATCTGGATTATCCAATATATGTTGCTTATCGGTCTTCTGTTGAACATCAAAGAATAAATCGGTATTCACGTCGTTAGCACTCATTTTATTATAATATTTACTTTATTTTTAACTTGATTTTTAAAATCAATTTTATTAAAAATAAAATAAAATAAAATAAAATAAAATCAATATAGATATTATTATTATGCATTCACAAAGAAATTTTATACCAGGTTCAAGGAGGGACACATCTCGTATTATAAATTATATTGCAGCATACAATGCACTGTATCCAGACCAATCTGTTTTACCCAATTGTTACTGTATACCTAACAAATTCGATAAAAATACACCTGGTTCAGATTCACCATCAGCAAAAGTCTCATATGCTACAAGAATTGCTCAAGTTATCCAATCTAAAAAAGGTGGAAATATTCAATATGGTAATTTCTATTTAGGAGAACCATTAAACATAAATTATTTAGGGAGAATACAAGGAATGCCAGGTGGAAGTGGAATGCCTCCTGTAAATAGATTTTAATTGCGTAAAATTTATTTTCTCAATTTAATTTATAATGCAAACTACAGGAAGTCGCGCTCAAGTATGGCATGGAACTGCCAAAAAAACATCCGGTGGATTAACCAAAAGTAATTTGATGAAGAATAAGCATGGACGCATTGTCTCAAGAAGAAAGCATGCTTCTGGAAAAAAAACTATTAAGAATCTTAGAAAGCTAGGATATGTTGCAAAGAAGGGTCAATTCAAATTATTCCATAAAGGACGTAAGAGTAGAAAGATGAAGGGTGGAATGGCTCACGGAGGTCCATTGTCTCCACATTCATTTGATGGTCAAGGTGTAGGTACTTCTGGCGTAGGTCTTCAATTTGTCGCAGGGAATGCCGCTTAAATTAAAATTATAATGTAATAAATTATTTCACATTATAATTAGCAATCAATACATTCAGTTCGAATAAATTTTTCATATACAATAAAATCAGCAAATTTATAATATAAATATTTTTCAAAATATCTCTTACTTACGACAAGTTTATTTGAATTATTAATACAATATTTATTATAAAAATTATATAGATCATCAAAACTTATAAGTGAAAGCTTATGATTCTCTTTAATTTGTTGCTTTATAAATTCGGTTGAATTTTGGATATCATTAAATTTATCCCAAAGGGACGATGTAATGTTTAAAACATATTTATCATCAATAATTTCAGTAGAAAAGAAGTGCTTCAATACGCGAATAATATTCTCTTCGGATAAAACATTTTTATTTTTAGACCATTGCTTAAATAATGAACTAATTTCGTCAATCTCAAGTTCATTTTCAAAATCAGTTGATGATGAATTATTTATTGTTGTCTCCCAAAATTGAATAAAATCTTTGTAAATAGGCAAATATTTACTGGTTACTCCAATAAATGAATCAGTTTCTTCATTATATGGAATATATAATTTCAGGATATTTTTAAAGGAATTAGAAAAAATTACAATCGGTAAATTATTACTAGAGAGAAATTGTTTCCAAATAAAATGTATATTTTTCCATTCAATTCTAAAATCAACAGACGTTTTTTCTATATATTCACCAATGAACTTTTCAACTAATCCATTTTCTGTAGTATTTTTTAAAGTATATACATAATTAATAACTTCATCATCCGCTGTTATATTAAGAAAATTATCGGAATTAATATATCTTGTAGAATAGTGAGCTGCAACACATAATAAATTTAAACCTATTTTTTTAAGAGATTCTCTCCAATATTCATTAGAATAATTCTCATTCATTTTAATTAGTCTGCAATTATTAAAGGTATGGGTTTCGTGATATTTTGTTACAAATTTAAATGAAATATTATTGTTACCAATGGAACACGCTGCTACATTTTCCAGTTCATCTAATAATTGTCTCATCTGTTGGCTAACTATAAATGTAAGGTCTGTGTTTTTTTTTAAGATATTGTCACCTATTATCGTAAGAAAATATTTCGCTGTACTTTTAGATGAAAAAATAGAAGGATAAATATAATTTAATACATTCTGTATGGTATCGGTTTCAGGGATTGAAGTGAATAAATTTCTATCCTTAATTTGCTTAATAATTGCGGCCTTGGTTTTATGTTTCCATTGCAGAAGAGTTCTTTCTTTAGATATGGTGGATAGAAGTTTGTGAAGAATTTCGTCTTCTTTAACAATCAAATAATCTTTACCATTATATTGGTAATAAAAGTTGTTACTTGGCAAGTAATAGTAGTTATTTTTACTCAAAAAAACTTGCATAAATATCTGTTGTTCTTCAAAGAGATAACTGTTTAGATTTTGCCTTTTCTCATGATTTTTAGCTTCATGTGCGAGCGTATTTGGTAAATAAACATGAACATGATTATATATTCTATGTAACATATATTCATTATCTTTATATCTTTCATATAGTTTTTCAACAGTTGATAAACAATCTGTTCGTTTAGGTTCTGTCATTACAATAAGTAATTAAAATGTTTTTAAATATATTTAAGTGAAAACATATAAAATTATCAAAATGATATAATATTGGTTTCTATGATCTAAATAAATATAACTATATAGGTTTATAAATGTATCTATATAGTTAAAATATCCATATAATATATGAAAATAAATTTACGGTATTTACCTAAAAGACTTACACGAAAAGATAGAAAAAAACAATCTAAAGAGCTTATGAAATCTCGGCGCCTTTATAGAAAAGGAATTTATCATTCAAGAGAAAAGGTTGCATCATTTAACTCTAAAAAATCTGAACACATTATAAAAGCAGAAAAAACATATCATGTAGATAAAATTGGTGCTACAGATGAGCTAGCAAAAGCTACTGGATGTTCCAAATCGGCTTTAGCAAAAATAATTAACAAAGGAGCAGGAGCGTATTATTCATCAGGTTCAAGACCAAATCAAACTGCACAATCATGGGGTGTAGCACGTTTAGCAAGCGCAATAACATCAGGGAAGGCAGCTGCAGTTGATTATAATATTTTAGAAGAAGGTTGCAAACCAAAATCAAAAGCATTAACTTTAGCAAAAAGAGCAAAATCAAAATATGGTCATGGTACAAGGCGTGTTCCCAAAGTCAAAATTAATTTGAAAGGTGGAAATGTTGAAATATTTTCAGCAAATAGATTTAGTGAAATTGTACAATATATTAAACATATAACAATTGACAGTAATATAAATTATGAAAAATGTGGAACTATTAGCAGACAAAATGAGAGATACATTATTAATCTTCATGAAAAAGAAAGTAATATAGATGAATTAAGGCATAATTGTAATTTAGAATATTATGATAAAATTATATGGCATAGCCATCCAAAAATAGCAAAATTCTATCCAAGTTTAGAAGATATTTTAAAATCGATTAAATTTAAAAATTCACAAATAATTTACAGTTATATTTTTACACAATTTGGTTTTTGGACATTATATACTACAAATCATATAGATGTCAGCGATGAATTGAAAAATAAAATAAATGACTTATTGAATAAATTATATTTTATGACTGAGAAAGGTCGAACATATAATCGTGAATCAGTAGATAAGTTTATAAATGAAATGAATACATTATTAACTGGTACACTTCAAATCTCATTTTATCCTTATTAGTATCATTTTATCCTTATTAGTAGATTATATTGATATATATAAAATAAATGCGTTAAATATTTTTTATTATAAGTATTTAAAGATTTTAAGTTAAAAATAACTATAATGTCCACATTTTCAAATAAGAACCAAGTTATGTCATCAACTGAAGGAAATGTTCTTACTATAAAAACAGTTCAGATTGCACCATTTAGAACACTAATGACTGCACTTAAAGATATTTTGTTGGAAACAAATATTACTTTTGAACCGGACGGTATGAGAATTATCAATATGGATAAATCACATACTATTTTAGTACACTTATTTTTATCTGCTCAAAATTTCGAGTTTTACGAATGTAAAAAAGACAAAATCATTATTGGAGTCAATATGTTTCATCTTTTTAAATTAATTAATACTATTGAGAACGACGAAACTTTAACTATTTATATTGAAAATTCCGATTATGTAGATGGTATAGTATCTTATTTATCTCTAAAGTATGAAAATGGAGAGATTAAGCAATGTAAAACACAGAAGTTACGTTTGATTGAGCCTGACCCAGAGGAGTTACAATATCCAGATGTTGCTTTTTCTTCTATTATTAATTTGCCTTCTGCCGATTTCCAAAAAATTATTCGAGATTTGTCATGTATTTCAGAGAAACTTGAGATAAAATCAGTCGGCAATGAATTGATATTTAAGTGTTCTGGACAATTTGCATCCGCAGAAATTCATCGTGCAGAATCAGATGGTAGTATGGGTTTCATTTCAAAGCAAGATTCGTCTAAAATTATTCAAGGCGAATTTTCGCTTAAAAATCTAGGATATTTCATAAAATGCACAAATTTATGCCAACAAATTGAAGTTTACTTGGAAAATGATTTGCCGTTAGTTGTGAAGTATAATGTTGCCAGTCTCGGTGTCATACGCATGTGCTTAGCACCCCTCCCCTCGGCATAGTTGGATATACCCTACAATGTAAATTATATATTTATATAAAACAATATAAAGATATAATGTATAATAATCATATAAACAAATCTATGCCTGTAAGATATACATACCAACAAGTTCAAGATATATTTTCTCAAAGGAGTTGTATCTTAATCAGCCAAAGCTATACTAATCAATTAGAAAAATTAGAATATATTGCCACTTGTGGTCATATAAATCATATTCCTGTGAAAGAAATTTTGATTGGTCATGGAATAAAATGCAGAAACTGTGCTTTAGAAATACCTACATATGAAACAATATCATTTTATTTTGAAAGTAAAAACTGTAAATTATGTTACACAAAAGAAGAATTTGAAAATTACTATATTAACAATAAACAGAAAATAACTTATATTGCTTCTTGTGGTCACGAAAATAATGTTTCTTGGAAAAATTTTAAATCTATAAATCAAGGAATAAATTGCCCTAAATGTGTTAATAAAAACGCAAGCAATCAATTGAAAAAATTATATTCAAATGGGAATAATTTATCATCATTAAATCAGGAGTTAAGATGTATTAATTATTTCAAAAATTTAATTATAGAATATTATACAGCAGAAAAATTATTTGATGGTTGCAAGGCCGATATAGTTTTTAAACCCAAAAATCAAGAACAAGATTTATGGCTGGGAATTCAGGTAAAAACAACTAATAAAAAAACTGAACGAAACCAATATTATTTTAGATTAAATAATGGAAAATATGATAATTGTATTTTATTATGTATTTGTGAAGAAGATAAAAAAATGTGGTTGATACCATATGACGAACTTGACGATTTAAAAACAATTGGTATTGCGCAAAAATCAAAATATAATAAATATGAAGTTACCGTTGAAAATTTAATTGAGAAACTAAGAATTTATTATGATGTATCAAATAAATTTGATTTTGATACATTGAATATACCAACAAATAAGTCTCAGCAACAGGAACTTGAATATAGAAAATTAAGAGAAACAAAGATAGATTTTATTGAATTTAAAAACAATGATATTGAAGGATTAGTTTATGATTTTAAAATTGGAGAGAAAAAAGTTCAAGAAAAAGTGGGATCAATTGTACATAATAATCCTAATTCGTTTTCATTTAATTTAACTAAATATAAATGTAGAATTGATGGAAAATGTAAACATCAAAATTATGAAGAAGGAGATAATGATTTATATTGGCTAAATTGTAAAAACGGTAAATTTTATGTTATACCAGAAAAAGAACTTATATGTCATGGATATATTGGTAATAATTGTAAACAGACTTTATACGTTTCACCCACAAATATAAATACTGAATGGTGTAATAAGTATTTATTTGAATATGATAATGTAGACAAAGAACGATTATTGAAAATAGTTAATTTATAAATAATTTATTATAATTATATATAAATGTCAAGATACTATGGAAATTATCCTCAATATTTAGGTGCACAGAAATGTTGTGATTTAAGAAGTCAAGGACCACAAGGGCCTCCAGGACCAACTGGTCCATCTGCTATCGGTCAAATAGGACCAGCTGGAAAAGTAGGTGATACTGGACCAACTGGACCAACTGGTAGGAGCTGTAAAGGTGACACTGGACCTGCTGGACCAGGAATTAAATTTGGAGGTGCTTCTGGTAATGAATCAACAACCAATGGTGTATGGTATGATTTAAGTTCAAATATATTTTATTATGCTTCGGCAAAATCTTTCATAATTGAACACCCTATTCAACAAGATAAATATTTAGTTCATGCTTGTTTAGAAGGTCCTGAAGCAGGTGTTTATTACAGAGGAACCGGAGAAATTTTAGATAATAATTCGACTATTATTGAACTACCATATTATGTAGGAGCTTTAGCCAAAGATTTTACTGTTCAAATTACGCCTATATATAATGGCAAAATAAACGTATTAAATTCAAGCGAAGTAATAAATAATAAATTTACTGTTTATGGTGAAAATTGTAAATTTTATTGGCAAGTAACCGGAAAACGTTCTGAAATTATTACGGAACCTCTAAAGACGGATGTTGAAGTCAAAGGTGAAGGACCCTATTTATATATAGATATTTAGATATTTGGTATATCGACGATTGAATCATTATGTTCAGCATAATACCATGTAGGATTTATTAACCCTTTACTTTCTAACCATGCCCAGTAATTTACTTCCCAAACAATTGTTTTTGTTTGATTTAAAAAAGTTAAAAAACAATTGTGACTTGCAGTATAGAACGTTTTGAGTGATTCTTTATCACCAATTAGAAATCCACCACAAAAACGCCAGACAATATTATTTTTAATATAATCCATAGCGTCAACCTTGAAATTCCAGCAACCAGGCATATAAATAAAGCGTTCATTGAATGTTGTGTTTGAAATTTTTTTAATTTTTAATAATGTGTTATCCATATCTTTAAAAATGTATGCTATACTAAAATCAAACCAAGCAAAATTTATACTTCCAAATGGATTTATATATATTGTTTTCTTAAGAAATTCTAATTTTGCCAACATTAAAAACATGTATTTTTCTGTATCTTTTAAATTATTACGATTGATAGGTAGATTACATAATTCAGGATGACTATTTCCCAATTTATATAATTCAAGGTCCTCAATCTTCATTGAACCTATAATCTTTAAATTTTTATATTTTTCTTCTAATTCGTTAAATTTGTAAATTAATTCAGTGTCAACAAAAATACAAATATTAATGCCTAACTCTAGAATAGATATAAAATGTTTTAAACGATTTTCAAATGTTCTTGTACTATCATATTCTTCATCATACACCTTTAAATAAGCAGTAACAAAAGTTGTAGACATTTATAAATAATATAAACAAATATTTATATTATTAAATTAAAATATTATTAAACTGGATTAAATAGTAACAGTGAATCAATATATTTTTTATCATAAATACTTATTCGTGTTGTTCTATCCCAAGTACTATAATTAATTAAGACTCTTTCATCTTCAACTACAATACTCAAACAATATTCAATTGGTTCTCCTTCAAATTTAAATGGTGCGGAATAACGTAGCAAATTCATATTAGAATCAAATACTGTAATTATGTGATAATAATGTCTTGGTGTTTCATATGAAACAATATGATTAATAAACCATATTTCAGTATCGAAAATATCAATCGAAATATTACCATTATTATTCTGTCCGATTTTTTTGTTATAAATATATCCACAAGTAGAACCTCTTACTCGAGAGAATAATTTTGGCATAGACTTCGTTTCAACTATATTTAATTCATTATTCTCTAATTTACATATTTTTAAAGGATTCCACTCATAAATGACGTGTAATTCGTTATTATATTCGACAAATACCCAATTTTTTTCACATTGAGTATCTTTAAAATTTTGTTTTAATTCATTTCCATCCAATTTTTTATTTTCTACATCATATAACCCTGAAACAATCCCGATTTTATTATTTGAATGATAACCTGTTCCAATAAATAATAATCGTTCTTTATCATGATAAATTTTTATATCCTCAACACCAATATATAATCTACCATCATATGGTAATTCCATCCATTTATCGTTAATAATATTTAAATTTTTATCAAATTCGACATATCTGTTAACAGATATAATATGCTTATCACAATTTTTATAACAACCATTTGGTTCAATAAAATAATTGACATATCTTATATTACATAAATAACCATCTATATCCGGAACTTTAATTAGACAACTTGAAGAAGATAAAAATTTCGTATTCTCCTCATTAATATTTAAATCAATTGAATTATCTGCATTATATAATGATTGTTTTTGTAAAATATGCTTATAAAATTTCATATTAGATAAGAGATTAGTTATTTCTGCTTCATTGTTTGATTTGTTAAACATTGTTATAACTTGTTTATCAATATTTTTAACACCACAATAGGCTGAAAATATAGTATATTCATAATCTATTTGATGTGTATATATATCATTATGTAAAAACAAATAACCATCTCTATTTTCGTTTTTATCAAGTATTTCTTTGGCCATATTATAAAAATTCATACACAATTTGTGTTTCGAATTAAGTCTATAATATTTAATTATTTCATATATCGATTCTAGACGATTAGGATAATAATCGTAACCTTCTAACCAATAATACAATGCATCAGCAAATTTATTTAAATTTTGATAACATTTCCCGATTCTATAATAGCTATACCATACTTCCTGTTGCCATCCTCCAAATTCAATACGTTTTTTATATGCTGGAATAGCTTCTTCATATTTTCCTGAATCATGATAGCTATTTGCTAAATAAAAATAATAACGTGCAGAATTATGTGGCTCATCTTTTATACCGTCTAACAACAATTTAACATCCCTCTCATATTTGTCACTTTTACAACCTCCATCACCAATATCACGAATAAATAAATCTTTTTTACTTAGATTAATTACAGTATTTGTTTGTGGAGTGTCAATATATTCATGTGTGACACCGACATATTTATACAATCCATTATTTTTAATAATTCTTAAATTTTGATAATAAAAAGAATCGTTACCTTGAAGAATATAAAAACTTTGTGCAGTATTTAAAAGTCTCTTATCAAAATTATTTATTTCAAGTATCATATCAGCATCAACTAATAATACATAATCAGATAGACCAATACATGATTGTAAAGCAAAATTTCTATTGTGGCAAAAATTTTTAAACGGTTCTTGGACAACTTTTCCTGGTTTACCTTTTTCTCTAAAATAATCTTCTATTATTTGAATAGTATTGTCTGTTGAACCCGTATCACAAATACAATAAGAATCTATGATAGATATGACTGAATCAAATAATCTTGTAATGATTCGACTTTCATTTTTGACAATCATATTCAAACACAGAGTAGGTGGATTTTCAACTAGTTCCATATAATAAAAAATTAATAAGTATTTAAATTAATATTTATTAAATAATTAATTATATTATATAATTATAATATGGCCTTCACAAGATTTAAATATGATGATTGTAGAACAAAAAAATCATTGCAACAAGCAACTGACCCCGGAAGATGGATTTTAAATGTTCCAGGAAACGGTGATAAACCTTGTTATATGGAAGACCCGCAAATTATTCCACAAAAATGGGGAGCTAATTTAAGAACAAATGTTATTAATTTAGAAAGTGATTTGAGAGGTGTCAACAGACATTTAAGTAGAGATTGTTTAGGAAAAGATGAATATCAAAAATATAACGTTCCAAATCAAGCTATCCAGTATCCAAGTTGTTCTGCATTGACAACTGAACAATCAAGAGCTACAAATCCTGCATGGTGGTATAGAGATTTAGCTCAAACCGACTGGTCGTATCCTCCATTAAATCCACAGGCGAATGTCGCTATTCCTTTTCAAAATAATTTAAGCACAAGAATTTTAGAAAAAGATTACTTCACTCCAAAGCGGGATTGTGTTTTAGATGAGAATAAAAATATGTTGCCTAGTAGTTATAGTTTAATTAGAGGAAGTTATATTGGCTAACCGATTATATATATAAAATATTTAACAAATATAAAATAAATATTTTTGATATCCTTTCAAAAGTCGATTTAGATTATTATATATGAATTAAAATATAATACTCTATATATATAAATATGGAAATAGCAGTCCCATTAATAGCATTAGGTGGTATGTATGTAATATCAAATCAAAAAAACGAAGATTGTACTAAAAAAGAAATAAGAAAACTCACACAAGAAAATTTTGTAAATATGGGAACCAGAACAAATTTAGCCACAAGACAAAGTGAAGTTCATGGTAATTATTTACCAAATACAAATATTCCTCCACAAAATTTTCCTGTATCAAACATAAATCAATTAGTTGATACTGTTCAAAATTATCCGAATCCAAATACAGCGACAGATAAATATTTTAATCAAAATTTATATCAACAAAAAGAAAGACAAGGTGTTGCAGTTGGCCAAAATCCACAAGATATATTTTCTTTAAGTGGTAATTATCTAAATTCCCAACAGTTTAAACATAACAATATGATTCCTTTTAATGGTGGTAAAGTTAAAGGTAGAGCATATGATATTAATATTGCTGAAACTGTTTTAGATAATATGAATGGTTATGGTTCTCAAACCATAAAGAAAATTGAACAAGCTCCCTTGTTTAAACCTGAAGAGAATATGCAATGGGCGTATGGTATGCCAAATCAAAGTGATTTTTATCAATCGCGTGTTAATCCTGGAATGAAAAATAATAATGTCAAACCGTTTGACAGCGTAATGGTGGGTCCTGGTTTAGACAAAGGATATAGTATTAATGGTTCTAATGGTTATAATGCTGGTATGGAAGCAAGAGATAAATGGTTGCCAAAAACAGTAGATGAATTAAGAGTTGACACAAATCCAAAATTGGAATATCAGTTATTAGGGCATGAAGGTCCAGCTGATTCATTTATTAAAACCGCAGCAACTACACAGATGTTAGGACGTGTTGAAAAACAAAGACCAGATACGTTTTTCATTAATAGTCAAGACCGTTGGTTAACAACTACTGGTGCATCTAAAGGGGAAACTTTAAGACCAATTCAAGAAACCGGTATCATTAGACGAAATGATATTCCTATCGACTATATGGGTCCTGCAGGCGCTATAGATGTAAAAGCTGCAACAGCTCCGCAAAATTATGAACCATCAAAACGTCATGAGGTATTGGCGGGTGGAGTGAATCATTCTAGAGCAGCTGGTAGAGGAGATCATACAGATAAAGAATCGTGTTTACGCAGTCATACCAATTATGAAAATCATCGTTCAACTGTTAAACAACCTGACACAATCAGAAGTGGATTTAGTGCTGCAATTGGTGCTGTTGTTGCTCCATTGATGGATATTTTAAGACCAACAAGAAAGGACGAGACTATGAACAATGTAAGAGTTTATGGTGACGCTGGATCAGTTTCAAAAGGTCCTGTTTATAATCCTCAAGATACTACTCCAACAACTGTTAAGGAAACAACCCTTTACTCACCTACATTTAACATTAATAATCAAAAAGATGGTATTTATGTAAACAATTATACATCTCCAGATTTAACACAAAGAGATACTACAAGTTGTGAATATTATACCGCAGCTGGAGGATATGCAACTGGTTATGGTGACATGAATTATGATGCCGCATATAGACAACATAATAATGACATTAAATCGCAAACAATTTATAATAGACCAAATCAGGGTGGAACTCAGATATTTAATCAGCAGATGAATATTCACTGCAAAGATGATTGTGATAGATTTTCTGGAAGAGTTAATCCTGCTTATTCAAAATTATCATCCCTCCCACCAAGTGTACAAACCTACGGGGCTATCCATGTGCCACAATATAATAATGAATGTATTGGTTGTGAGCGAATAGATGGGAATATTTTAAGTGCTTTTAAATCAAATCCTTATACACATTCGTTAACTTCTGCTGTATAATTTAATTCACTGTATAATTTAATTCACTGTATAATTTAATTCATAAAATGTTTGTCCATAATTATTTATTACTTATAGACAAATATGTAAAATATGAAACAATAAATAATATCATAAATTTCTTCAAATAAAGTAAATTAATAAATACGTTATATTTAAATATAAAAACACGTTATAAAATATAGTAGTAACTATATGTCATTAAATATCCATCAAAATATAAAAGAAAAATTAAATTACTTTCATGAAATTCATAAAATACCAAATATCATATTTCACGGACCAACTGGTAGTGGAAAGCGTTCAATTGTTAATGAATTCATACATAAAATTTATAACAATGATAGAGAGAAAATTAAATTGTTTGTTATGTATGTTAATTGTTCACATGGTAAAGGGATTAAATTTATCAGAGAAGAATTGAAATTTTTTGCAAAAACACACATAAATTGTAATGGAGGAAACAACTTTAAAAGTATTGTATTATTAAATGCAGACAAATTAACGATGGATGCCCAATCAGCACTACGCAGATGTATAGAATTATTTAGCCATAATACACGTTTTTTTATTGTTGCCGAAGATAAATACAGTTTAATGAAACCAATTATATCCCGATTTTGCGAAATTTATGTACCAGAACCAGTTGTAAATGGTGAAACTGTAAACTTATATAAATATAATTTGAATGAAGTATTTAAAATGAAGGACATAAATATTCAAAAATACAATGCTTTATCAAAAGAATTAATTAAAATTAATAAGAAAATAACAATAGATGAATTAATGATATTATGTACAAAATTTTACGAGAAAGGATATAGTGCTTTAGACATTATAACTTTATTAGAGAATCAAAAATTTCTTGAAAATATAATTACAACCGAAAAACGATATGAATTATTGGTTTGTTTTAATCGTGTAAGGAGAGAATTTAGGAACGAAAAGTTATTGATTTTATTTATACTGAATTTTATTTTTTTAAGTTCAGAATTGTCTTTAGAAAATATAAGTTTTATGTAAATGGACGACTTTAATGTTAGCGCGCTTCACGAATCGAAAAATGAATGGGGGGCTAGATTGGTTACACTATTGACACCTTTAATCATTGACGGGTATAAATCAATTCTTGAAGAATCGATAAAATTATGCAAGGACAATAATGAAATGGAAAAATATTTAATGACATTTCAAAACTTAATTTCAAGAATTCCAAAATGGAATCAACAAATAGTCGAAAACGAGAGAAAAAGAATTTGTGAAAAATCTGGTTGCAATTATTTAGAAGATTTGGTTACATGTGTTCATATTATTCAACTTAAAGTTCTCACTGCTATGAGAGTTGGGCAAAAGCAAAAAAAAATTGACATTAATATACCAAAATTAGACGACTTTATACATAAAGTTTATATTAATGTAGCTAGAAAGGTATATAAAAATGTTTATCTATTTCAAGTTGGCATCGAGCCATTGCAAATTCAAAAGAATTATAGAGAATTAGAGATTATTGTTCAAGAATGTATATTGAATACATTGAGAGAAAGTATTCCGGTTGAAGCTATTTTAAAGGCTTATATGGATGAATCTGTTGAAGAAGATGTTATTGAAGAGGTTAAAGAAGAGATTACTCATGAACCCATTATAGAACCTGTATCACAACAACCTATATCAGAAACAAATCAAAAGAGTAATGGTGTAAGTTTCAATGACATAGACTATATTAAAACAGATGATGGTTTAACTCAAATTAATGCACCAAAAAATATTGACAGACTGGAAGAAATAAGTATTATGAGAAATGAACAAAGAAAAAGAGAAGCAGAAGATGATAATGACAATCTTAAATTAAATATTTCCGACCAAGATTTTACTTTAGATAGTTTAGATATTAATAACATTGAAGAACCTAAATTGGATTTATTACCTGACTTATTAATAGACGAAATTGAAGTTTTAGAATAAATTGCGTTAAATTAAAAATAAGATTGTTCTTGAATAAAATAATACATGGCAACTAGCATATTTATAATTGCAGCAATAATAGCAATTACATTTTTAGTAATTAAATTTCTAGAAATGCGGTATATTGAAAAGGAAAGCAAACCATTAAAACTTTTAATGAGAGATACACTTTTGGTTTATTTTAGTGTAGTAATAGCACATTTTGTAATTGACCAAATCAATCCAATTATGACAGCTGGTTCAAGTAAAACAGTAACACCAGTTTTTACTGATAATCCTGCGTTTTAAATACACCTTTTGCAACGCAAGTACCTTTTGGAAAAGGTGAAGCCAAATTATATAATACATAAATTATATAATTTGATAATTTTACAACCAGCGTTTCAAAAGGTTGAACTAACGACCTGTCCATACTTTTACCACATGCTTCGGGATAGTGCCTTTTTTTAAGTCAGTCATATATTGGTCAAATGAATATCCCCATTGTTGATATGTCATGATGTTTCCAAATAATGATTTTTTTTGAAATAATTTAGGTGAGTCTGTGAAAAATATAACACCAAATATTCTCTCTAAACAACACCTATCAGCTCTACACTTTACAGCATGTATTAAATTCATTATATTATATTTTTCTTGAATTCCTTCTAGAAATCGTAAATTTATATATGATTGAACACCAAAACAACCGAACCATTCATTACTTTTCATACCTAATAAAGTAAATTGTTTTGTAACCTTATTATTAATAATGTAACTGTTTTTCAAATAGCTTACTATTCGCTGCGTATTTTCAACATTTTCTGTATCTGAATAAAAAAACCATAATGGTATAACATTTGTTCCATTTAATTTTTCGAAATTTATTCTTTTATGTAAAAACACACTGTCATGAATTATTATTGCATTTGAAAAAAATTTATGCTTTAAATAATAATAATATGGTAACAGTTCACCTCTTCCCTGGAATTCAGATTGTATTATCTCTATATTTTTATACTCAAAATCAGCTTTAACAAAATCATAATTACTGTTATCATCAATAATCACAATTTTTATCAAAGGATATAACGTTCTTAATAATTTTACATTATGATTCCAGTATTTATTAGTTTTTTCAGAATTAACATGTCTTATTATTATAAATCCAAAACTTTCCATAATATATATATATAAAATCTATTATGGTATTATAACAAAATGAACTAACAATAATTTTATATTTTTATATATTTATATATACGAAGGAATTTTATCTATATTAATAACTTCGTCCATATTCTTAATCACTCCATTAAATTTCGAAAATTTATCGAATTCTTCACGTTCTAATTGAGCTTGAGGCGTGTGATTATGAACACATCTTGCTATCATTTTATACAATTTAAAATCTGGATATCTCTCTACTCCATTATTTTTATAAAGCATATTAATACTATTGTCATCTAAACACCATTCAAAAATTAAATGTTTAATTGGGTCCTTAATTTTACTTAAATCTTTCATTTCTTCAAAATCATCAATAACATAATCAAAAATAGAGCATGCTAATCTACATAAATCAAAACTATAATTTGCTTCTAATCTAGGTTTCTTTTCATTAAAATAAGGTTCCGTATTATATTGAGTAGCAGCATCTCCACCAGTTTGAAAACTATCGCTACAAAATACTTTTCCGTCAAATTTAAAAATACTTCGACCGAAATCTATTATTTTAAATATTCTTCCAAATGTTGGAACCTTATAATATTTTTTCTTATAGCAATAATATAAATATTTCTTTTCAGTCTCATTATACATTACATTATTTGTATGCAAATCATTATGTGTAAAATTAAACGCTTTTTGATAAGTAATAAGAATCATAATTATCTGCATAAATGCGGACAACCATTCATCTTCTGTTAATTCATTATTTAATATTAAATCATCAAAAGTATTTTCACAATATTCCATCCCAATAACTTGAACTGGAAATTTAGGGAGTATAACATTAATTCGCTCCTCTTCATCATTCCAATCATCATCTTCCTCTTCTTCTGATTTACCTTCAATATTATCACTTTTTTCACCACTACCATCGCTATTCTTACCTTCATATTTTTCAGAACAGGAATCAAATACTTCAGTATTTTCGTCACAATTTTCACAATTATCTAAATCATCATCATTTGTATGTGATGACCTAGATGAACACGTCGAATTAGATTTTAATGTTACTTGATGTTCAATTTGCATATTTGCATTTGTCATATCAATCAAATCAATCGACATATCTTTGAGGTCATTTAAATCTATTGTATTTCCTTCTTCAAATATATTTTCAAAAATTCCATTATCAACCGAAGCAACCGATTTCAAACTTATATTATTTCCTATTGTTAATGGTTTTAATTTTGTTTGTTCTTGTTGAAATAAATGGTCATATTCATCTATTTTAAATAGAACATTCTTGTTTTTATTAAAAAAATCAGAATTATTAAGGTAATCAATATCATCAAAAACATTTATTTTAAAATCGTTTTTAATTGCCAAGAAAGAGTCATAATAGTCTACACCATGAATAAATTTAAAAGTGTGTCTCAATTGACTAGATAAAAATAAAAATAAACCATCGACATAAGCAGCATTATTTACATCCATAAATTTAGGATTACAATCCTCTATACTTGAATTTAATTTTGGTAAATTAAATAGTTTTGGGTTTGTTATATCATATTTACCAATCATATATTTATATGGGTCCAATAAAGGCGCCAACTTAAAAAATACTTCTCTCTCTTTAACTTTATTATTTTCAACATTTTTAATTTTGCACATAAAAAGATTATCATTATTTTCTATTTTCCCTTCGGGATTAATACTTGAAATAAACCATTTATTATTGAGGTTAATACTGTTGTAATTTGTATCATTCAAATTGAAAAATCGGGAATAAATAGGTATATAATTCTGTGTTTTGGAGAGAAAAAGTGATGTAGGTTCTTCCAAACTTTTAAATAGTTCAGCATTTTTCCTTTTCTGATAATTAATCATTGACATCTTTAGTGAATTAAAATATAAATTAAGCGTGTTTTTAACTAATTATTTAGTTAAATATTTTATTATTTCTAAAATATTCTAAAGAAGACGTTAGAATATTTTTCGTTAAAGGTTATATCATATTTTGAATATATTTTAACACAATAAATATTATATATATTAAAAACAATTACAAATATAAAGCTATCAAAATAAAATAAAGATAAATGGATTTTAACAAAATATTGGATATGGAATTAGTTAACAAAATCGAGTTAAAAACACATTTTAGTCAAATTAGTTTATGTGATGATTTTTACAAAACTCCAGGAGATCAACATTATAGGTTATTAGCATATTTATCTTCATTATTTGATAATAAACATATAATTGAAATAGGAACACATGTTGGCGAATCTGCTATCGCTTTGTCGTATAATAAAAATAATACTATATACACATTTGATATTATTGATAAGGTATCTCAAGATAAAAAACAAGTTGACAATATTAAATTTATTATAGCTGATATAATGTCTGATCGTGAAACTAGAGAGAAATGGAAAGATATTATATTATCTAGCGTATTTATATTTCTAGATGTTGATCCTCATAATGGATTTATGGAATATGATTTCTATTTATTTTTAAAAGAAAATAATTATGATGGTTTTGTTATTTGTGATGATATTTGGTATTTTAAACAAATGCGTGACAATTTCTGGTACAAAATTCCATATGAATATAGATATGATATATCGCATTTAGGACATTGGTCTGGAACAGGTATACTTACATTTAATCCAAAGTATAAGTTTCATAAAAATGACAACTCTGATTGGACACTAGTAACAGCATATTTTAATTTAACTAAATGTTCTGATGCGTCAGAAGAAATATGTAAACGAGATAAATCATACTATTTTTCACATGCGTTATCGACATTAAATTTACCATATAATTTATTAATTTATTGTGACAGTGAAAGTTACGAACAGATCCTCCAGATAAGACCAGAATATTTGAGAGAAAAAACTGTGTATAAAATTATTGAGTTCGATGATATTATGATAAATGAAAAATCATTTAATAATTATAGAGATATTATCAATGAAAATAGAAAAAAAAATCCTTATTATTTTGATAACAGAAATACAGCTAGTTATTATTTGTTTTGTATGTCAAGGTATATAATGTTACGAGAAACAATTGAAACCAATCCATTTAGTAGTACCCATTTTTGTTGGATTAATTTTTGTATAGAGAGAATGGGATACAATAATTTAAAATATCTTGATGAAGTATTAGCTGTTAAACGAGACAAGTTTTCAACATGTTACATTGATTATATACCATATGAACTTATAAAAGATACTAAGGACTATTATAAATGGGGTAGATGTAGTATGTGCAGTGGGTTTTTCACAGGAAATAAAGATTATATGTATAAAGTTTGCGGTTTAATAATAGATAAATTTTTATATTATTTGTCATTAGGTTATGGTCATGCCGACGAACAATTATATAGTCCAGTTTATTTTGAAAATCTTGATTTATTTGAACATTATTATGGTGATTATCAACAAATGATTACAAATTATAAATATATTTATGAATGCCCTCAGACCCCTGTAAGATGTTTTATAAATAATAGTTTTAGATATAATAATTTTAATAAATGTATAGAATGTTGTGAATTTATATTAAATTCATTACAATTAAATAAATGTCATTTAAACAATGATTATATGAATTTATTAATGGAAAAATATGTTGTATCAAAATTAAATACGCAATTTTATTTAAATAATAATTACATTTCTATAGATAATGAATTTAAATATGTATATGAAACTATAAAAAAGGCATTAGACAAATGTGATAATCCAACGTGTTTTCAATATTGTGAAACAATATTGAATTATATTGATATGAATAACATTAATTGTCCTGGTGATATTTTATTTAGAATATATTTTTGTTATTATATTAGCTCATTTTATTATAAGAGGGATAAATCTAAAGAGATTGTTGATAAAATATTTTATTTATGTAAGACAAATAATAATTTTAATAACACATATTTAAATAGTAAGGATTTTTACGACCAACAATTTAAGTTTGTGATGATTTAATAAATAAAATGAATTAGTAAGTTAAAATATGTTATTTAGTGTATAATATTTAGCGTTTAAAAATAAATAATATTATTTAATAAAATAATATTATAATGACTCTGGAACTAAGAAAATTTGATATGAAAAGTATCCAATTCAAACCAAATGAAAATAAAGGTCCAGTCGTAGTTTTAATTGGTAAGCGTGATACTGGTAAATCGTTTTTAGTCAGAGATTTATTATGGTATCAGCAAGATATTCCGATTGGAACAGTCATATCAGGAACCGAAGAAGGAAACGGTTTTTACGGCAAAATGGTACCGCGGTTGTTCATTCACAATGAATATAACTCGGCAATTATTGAGAATATCTTAAAGCGTCAGAGAACTGTCTTAAAACAAGTTAAAAAGGAGATGGAAACATATAAACGCTCGACAATTGATCCAAGAGCATTTGTTATATTAGATGATTGTTTATATGACAATACATGGTCTCGCGATAAACTAATGCGATTACTTTTCATGAATGGTAAAATGTTTGCCAAAGTCATTTCAAAAGAATGGCTAGTATATTGTTAAATCAATATGCGACACGTCCAAATTGCGGAAAAATCTTGATTTAGAACTTAGTGTTCTATGAAGGTTTATACTACTAAACTATTATAGAAATATAATAGTGGCTTATGCTAATCACATAAGGTATAGTAAAAAGGTATAAAATAGAGACAACCCGCAGCAAGTCATCTAACTCCGTTATGGTAAGGATATGATGATTGTTCAACGACTAAATGCCCGTGGGATTGAGAAACTTAGCCCGTTTCGATGATATCTTAAGATATAGTCTAACCCCATTCGAGAGAATGCTATACCCATTTAAAAAGTATAGGTTTTGTGATTTTAGAAGGAAATGTCTAAATGAAAACGGTATTATTGAGACACTGGAAAGTAATGTTAGTTATCACAATGCAATATCCATTAGGTATTCCTCCAACACTAAGAACCAATATAGATTATGTTTTCATTCTTCGAGAGAATTATATTGCGAATAGAAAGCGAATATATGAGAATTATGCTGGTATGTTTCCAACATTCGAGGCATTTTGTCAGGTAATGGATCAATGTACTGAAAATTATGAATGCCTAGTAATTAATAATAATTCTAAATCTAATAAGTTAAACGACCAAGTATTTTATTACAAGGCAGATAATCATAACGATTTCCGTCTTGGCTCAAAAGAATTCTGGGAATTATCTAAAGGATTACCTGATGAAGATCAAGAAGAGCAATATGACCCTGCTAAGAATAAAAAACGAGGAGCAGGACCAAGAATTAATGTTAAAAAAACTTCTAATTGGTAAAATATTAAACATATAACACTATAATAATTAATAATTATAGTGTTATTTAGTAAAATTATAGTGTATTCGCACCAGTAGGATAGGATGAATCATATAAAATTCCACAAGTTCCACATACTTTAACTGGCTGATTATCCCCAGCACAAGCAGTTCCATCTTGAGGAGTTATATCCATTCCACATGTTTCATCATCGTGAGTATTAGCAGTTTTTTGGCGCAATAATCTTATATAACCGGATTCACCCCAAGAGGCAGACCAAGAATTTCTTATTAACCAATAATCATGACCCGACGAATAATCTGTGCCATATCCAACAAGAACTACGGCATGATTAATATCAGGATTGGTTTGATTACATCCGTTAAAAATTCCTGAAGAATAAGAATGCCAAGAGCTTGCATCCACTGAAACAGCAATTGGACCAACAGTAGCTACAGCATACATCAATTGTTCGTAATTATTTTCTTCCAATTTAACATATCCTGAAATTGTAGCTCTAGGTGTATCCAAAGGTAAAGCACAAATTGTTTCAATACCATAATACTCAGTATATGGAACTTGGAATTCATCATATAATCCTGCGGAATTTGCAACATAATCAAATGCTAGTTCTGCTGTTGCTCCTTGACAATTTCCTTTACCTCCACATTCTAGTGGATTAGGAGTACAAGTAGCAATTTGTTGTGGTGATAAATCATATAATTTATTCGTATTTATAGCGACATGTGATTCAATTACCGCAGTAGAAGCAAAAGCCCAACAACTACCACAGCTACCTTGTGATTTTACAGCAGTTACAACACCTCTAGTTCTCCAATCAACATTTTTAGGCAATAAATTTAAATTAATTGAATCTGTTTTAATGTTTTTCATTTGTTTCATAGGAGTATGATATTGTTTAACGCCTTTTGAATATCCATAAAATTGTTTTCTTTCATCCGCAGTTAAAATTGTCATCGGGTTCATTGTTTCATTCCAACCTTTATTAGCATTATTATGTGCTAGAATTCTTCTTTGCTCTTGTCTATATAACTCTTTTCTAAATTGATAATGTATTGGTTCAATTTTTACTCCATAATAGGATATAAATTTTTCAAAAGAATTAGTTGGGTCAAAATTAGTTCCTGAAACTAACCCGACAACTAATGACAATTTTAATAAGGATACAATTAAATTCATTGTGTAAATATACGTCATATATATAATATTATATAATATTATATTTATATCATTATATTTTATATAATATTATTATTTAAAGATTAAAGCGTAAATAAAAGTAAAACCATGAGTAATTTTATTTTTAATAAATCAAACTGCTTTTGTATATCTCTATTAAGTAATAATGAACGTTGGTTAAAAATGGAGAAAAAATTTGAAATTATTGGTCTTGATGTTAATAGAGTTCCTGCTGCTATTGGTGGCACAGATGATATTATTGACAGTTTTAACAATAACTTAAATAATGGACAAATAGGTTGTGCTCAGTCACACGTAAATTTGTGGAAATATATATATAATAACAAGTTACCATATGCACTAATATTAGAAGATGATGCTTGTTTCGATAAAGATTGGAAATCCAAATTAGATAATTTTTTTAAAGACATTAATGATCCTCATTGGGATTTGATATTATTAAATTCATCTGAGCCGTGTCATCCAATACATGAATGGAATTTATGCAGAGAACAATATTTAGCTGGAGGTTATATTATTTCTTTTAGAGGAGTAAAAAATATTTTAAATTTATTTAATAATTATTATTATTCTTCTGATTGGATGACATCAAGACTTCAATTATACAATCATTCATATTGTTATTTTCCATGGTTAATAATTCAAGAAGGAAATGAAAGCACTATTGGAAGTTGTTTTGAAGAAGACCATAATAAAGTTATAAGATGTTTAAATGAAATTAATTATGGATTGGATAATTATATAATTTATTAAATTTATGATAAATGCATATTTATAAAATATTATACTAATATTATAATATAAATATTATACTAATATTATAATATAAATGTCAAATTATATTGATAAAATTATTTATATTAATCTAAGTAAAAGAACTGATAGACGAGAACAAATTGAAAATGAATTAAATAATTTTAATTTAAATTATGAAAGATTTGAAGCAATTCCAACTCCTGATTGTGGAATTTATGGTTGTGGTTTATCACATTTGTCAGTTTTAAAATTAGCAAAAGAGAGAAATTATAAAAATATTTTAATTTTTGAAGATGATTTTGAATTTCTTGTAACGAAAGAAGTATTTGAAGATAATTTGAAAACATTTTTTGAGGGTAATATTGATTTTAATGTATGTATGTTATCATATAATTTACACGAATATTTGCCTATTGAAGAAGGAAATATCAATAAAGTATTATTTGCTCAAACAGCATCCGGATATATAGTTAATTGTAACTATTATGATAAATTAATAGAGTTATATGAATGGTGTTTGCCTTTATTAATATCAACAAGACAACATTGGTTATATGCAAATGATATAGTTTGGAAGGATTACCAGAAAAAAGATTTATGGTATTGTTTTAAAACTAGAATTGGTAAACAACGAGCTAGTTTTAGTGACAATACATTATGTTTTCATGATTATGGAATTTAAATTATTATTATTTATTTAATGAATAATAATATTTTTGCTTATTTATTATTTGCAAATGGTCCTGACTTCAATTGACTTTGTCCGTAATCAGTCTTTCCTACAACAATATTTTCACCTTCAAATAATTCCTTGCAAATATCAGCTGTTGAAATATTCTCTTGTTCGCCTAGAGCAACCTCTTGAGTGCTTGCATTATTGACACCAATTAAATTACCATTTTCATCAATCGTTTGTGATAAAGTGTTGCCATATTTTTCAGCCTTCTTAATATTCTCCTCAATTGCCTGTTGTTTAGTTTCTTTCACACGTTGTTCAAAAGCACCCTTTGCATTTGCCTCATTCTTTTGTTTCTCATGCATCAATTGGTTAAGTTCTTCTTCCATATATTCAACACGACCAGTCTTATAAGCCTCCGGATCCCATGGCATCCACAAACCAACAGGACCAATCATAATATCATGGTGAGGGTCGACCTCTCTTAACATCTTACATCTTAACTCGGCTTCTTGTTCAGTGGGATAAACACCTCTAACCTTTAAACCTCTTGTACTTGTTTGGAAATTATGTTCAACATCAAATTTCTTCTGTAATTCTTCTTCATGATTGTCAAGATAAGTTTTATAGTCATCGGATAGATTGGATTTAGATAAATTATTCTTTTCTTCCTGAACAAAATCCTTAAAATCTTTATTCAAATCTTCAAATGACAAATTGTATTTGTATGAAACAAAATTAATAAATTGCAAAAATTTTTCCATAGATTTATTAAATTCCCAGTTCTTTAGGAATTCCTCAAAATAAAAAATTTCCTTTTCCTTAAGGATTTTTTCAGGTGAAACAAAAGACATACAAACAAATTTTTGTCCAGCGATTGGCTTGTCCTCTTCCAATAAATCAACATATTTAGGATTTGCATTACCATTATTCATTTTTCTCTCAAAACCAGATTTTTTAGATTGCTTACTTTTAGAACGATCCATTTTAATTAATTCAATTATTTATTTTTAAGTTATTTAGCGCATAAATTATTTTTTCTTAACATTTAATATAATGGACGGTTTAATCAATGTCGGCGAACTTGTTAAAAGAATTATCAAGTACCTTGTTGAAGGTTTAATGGTTGCTATTGCTGCTTATGCTATTCCTAAACGTTCCTTGAATATTGAGGAAATTGTTTTGATTGCTTTGACGGCTGCTGCTACATTTAGCATTCTTGACACTTATGTACCATCTATGGGTGCCAGTGCACGCTCTGGTTCTGGGCTAGGTATCGGTTTGAATTTAGTTCGCTTTCCTGGGGGATTTTAGACCATAATGGTACGATGATTTAATTGATTTTATAAAAATATAACATTTATGCTTTTATGAAAATAAAAAATGAAATAACACATATATCGTTGTTATAAATATGAAATTTGGATTTTCAATAATTCAGGTGAACTTTTAGACAAATATATTTAAAATCTAATAATATATTATGGTGAAAAAACATACTGTAGATAAAAGAGATAAAAGACGTAACATGAAGGGAGGTGCTCTCTCTCAAGGTGATATACAACAATTGAGAGAACGCGGTTTTACAGCCAATCAAGTAGAAAGCCTTCAAGATTTAGGGGTTTCTTTGAATGAGATTATGCAAAAGGTAAATATAATCATGAACCAAGGGTCTCAAATTGACCCTGATTATATGACTGAACAAGTTATGGTTGAATTATTAAATGAACATATTTTTGGGAATGGAACTAATCAAATTGATGCTATTCCTCATGCGGAAGATGATATCCATGATATAAATATTATGAACGACTCATTTAATTCTCAAGGAACGATGAATTTAAATGAACTAAGTAGAAATAGTGATTCCGGTTATACAACTAGCGAAGATAGGTCATTATTTGATGAATTTGGTGGAAAAAGACGTAGAAGAATTTCTAGAAAAAACAAGACAAAAAAAACAAGAACAACTCGCAGAAACAGTAGACGTAATCTAACACTCAAGGGTGGTATGTGTTTTGGCAGGGGAGTAGGTGCAAATAACTATGACCCAAATTACTCTATTTATAATACTAGTATGTTAAAACTTTTTCCATATAAATCTTAAATCCCGTATAAATCTTAATTTTTCATACAATAATGTTTTATTTTATTGTATGAAATGTATTTTATTATGTGAAAATTAAACAGTCGGTATAAATTCCCAATTTAATTCAATACAAATTTTTTTCCATATTACATCTTGTTCCATACGCTTTTCAGGATCTTTTAACATTGGAAAATGTTCCAAATATTGATTTTCACCTAAAAGCTCACATAGCTTATATGCAGTATAATAATAATTTAAAAAATTAACACGATCATCCGGACAAAATTTAGAATAAGGTGCTTGTAGTTCGACAAATAAATTACAAAGGGTTTCTTCAAGTTCTTGTGACATAATCGGCGGTTTAATTCCTAATTTATCTTTAATAAATGGTATATGTTCGTAATACTTATTATATCCTAATTTTTTAAGAATTTCTTTAGTTTTTATATTTGTAATTTGATGTATGGAAATTCTCTCTTTTTTGATTTGCAACTTAATATTTTCAATAACATCAGGAGGAATTTGTGTTGTTTCTTTACCTTGAAATTGTGCTAGAATTTCCTTAAAATGATTGATACGTTTATAAGCATAGAAACAAACTTCCTTTGGAGGTTCTTTATAAGACGGTTTTTCATTTTCAATAAGATAAGGTATACTCCTTGAACACATATTACAAATCATTATTCCATCTTCTTCAAGTGGTATTAATTCTCCTTTATGACAAACCTGACATATATCGGTTTGATATACAAAATTATTAATGTCTAAAAAATCATCGCTTACATTACTCAGGTATTTTAATACAATATTATTATTATCCTTTTGAATTAAATTAACTTCATTATCTGTATCATCCTTAATTTTAAAAAAATTATTAACTAATTTTGATTTATTTGTTACCGTTTCTGTTTTTACACCAGTTGAAATATTTTTTTTATTTTCAAAATATTCAAATATGTATTTCGAATTATCCAGCAAATAATCCTTTTTTTTATGTTTCGTTTCTTTGATATTTCCCTTTAATTCAATTATACGATCATTTATTTCCAATTTTTCTTCAATAGTTAAATCATTTGTATTTTCCTGAAGTTTTTTATTTAACTCAGCTATTTCAAATTTATGTTCTAATATTATATTTTCATCCTTTGAAAATTCATTTAAAAACTCTTTATGCTTTGTGTCAAGAGTAATCGCTGACTTTTTGTTGAATTTAATCTTTTTACTTGATTTTGGTTTGAAAGATGGCATACCTCTTTTAATATTAGAATTGATATTTATTTAATTTATAATATAGAGAAATTATTTATTTAAATTTATGGTATTAATATTAATTTAATTCATTTAGATATATATTTTTCTTTACTCCACTTATATTTATTATTTCATTACCTATTTCATTACTTGTTATAAGTGTAATAATTGTAATAAGTTTAAACATAATTTAAGTTTTATAGAAATACTTTAATGGAATTTAAAATCAATCTAGACTCCTTAAAAGATTTAGAAAATGAAAATTTAAAAATGGACGCAATAAAATTCCAAAAAATGATTCTACTTTATAATTCTATAGAGCAAGGATGGTCTGTTAAAAAAAGGGGAGAATCATATGTATTTTCAAAAAATCATGAAGGTAAAAAGGAAGTACTAGAAGACGCATATTTATTACAATTTATGAATAGCAATTTAGATTTGAATAAATTTTTTCATAGATAAAAAAATAAAGAAAATTAGAAAATTAATTAATTAAAATAATTAAAATTAATTAATTTAATTTCCAAAAATTTTTTTTCTTTAGCCATATTATAAAATGGGAGGTGGATTAATGCAACTCGTCGCTTATGGTGCTCAAGATGTTTACCTTAAAAACCTGTAGGGTAGAAAAACGTCAGGGAATATCGAAAAAATAAGATATTCGAAACCCCTTTTGTGGATTTTTTTAACCACGGACGTTAATTAGGGAATTCAAAATTATATTTTGAATAGAATACCCCTAGTGAGAAAATCAAACTGCTTGAAACCCCTAAAACTTATTCTACTAAGCACATTTTGAGAGAAATGTGTGGCCAAGAGAAAAAACTTGGGTATAGTAATAATGAATAAGGTGATATTAGATATTAAACCTAATTGAAATGGGCAATGAGCATCCAAGCTTCATTAAATAAATTCTAGTTTTTAAAACAATATAAATATAAAACACATTATTAATAATGGAACCAGAAATATTACCAAAAAAATGTGTAAAATGTGAAAATATTAAACAGATCAGTGACTTCAGAAAATACAATGAAAATAATAGATATTCCAATGTATGTAAAAAATGTTTAAATGATATGGATAAAATACGAAAACAAAATTTAAGAAAAAAAAAGGCAGAAACTTTTATTATTGAATGTGAAAAATGTAATGAAAAAAAGCCCTTAAAGAATTTTGCAAAACTCAAAAAGTTCTATAAAAAAAAAATTTGTTTATCATGCTATCCATCATTCTTAACAGAACAAAAGACAGAGTGGTGTAGAAATCAACATAATACAAATATGAACTATAGAATTAAAAAATCGCTGGCCGCTCGTTTAAGATGTGTTTTAACAAAAAATACATCCACTATGAATTACATAGGTTGTAATATTCAGTATTTTAGAGAATGGTTAGAGTATAATTTTACTGAAGATATGAATTGGGATAACTATGGAACATACTGGTCTATAGATCATATTATACCGGTATGTAAATATGATTTGACAAATGAAGATGAAAAATTAAAGTGTTGGAATTGGTCTAATATGATGCCAGTTACGATAAATTACAATTCATCGAAAAAAAATATTGACACTAATCAAATAAATTATATTGTTGGAAAATTAGAAAAATTTAAAGAAGAAGGTTCAACGACTAAATGGTTTTCGGAAGAATTTTTGTTAACTTCGCAAATAGATAAACTAAATTTGAATTCTTCATAAGATATAGTCTAATCCTTATCGAAAGGTAAGGTAGAGGAAATGTACAGGTAATCCTCAAATTACTTTCTGGAAAGTTACTTATCGCAGATATACTAACTTTGCCATCGAATCAATCGAACAAACATTCAACGGTCAAGCCGATTTCGGACGTCGTGTCCAATGCGTGATCTCCAGAAACGGAGATCTTGCTTACCGCACTTATTTACAAGTTACTCTTCCTGAGATCAACCAACTTATGGGTCTCGGAAACTACTCCTCTGGACAAAACACTGGTGTCTATGCTCGTTGGTTAGATTTCCCTGGTGAGCAATTGATCGCTCAAGTTGAAGTCGAAATTGGTGGTCAAAGAATCGACCGTCAATATGGTGACTGGATGCACATCTGGAATCAATTGACTATGACCTCTGAGCAACAACGTGGTTATTTCAAGATGATTGGTAACACCACTCAACTTACTTTCATCACTGATCCTTCTTTCTCTGATGTCGAATCTCCTTGTGACTCCTTGGCTCCTCGTCAAGTTTGTGCCCCAAGAAACGCTCTTCCTGAAACCACTTTGTACGTTCCTCTTCAATTCTGGTTCTGCTGCAACCCTGGTCTTGCCCTTCCTTTGATTGCTCTTCAATACCACGAAGTCAAGATTAACCTTGATATTCGTCCAATTGATGAGTGCTTGTGGGCTGTTACCACATTGAACTGCCAAAACCAACCTTGGCAAAACAGTTCTGCCGCTCAATATACAGTTGGTCGTCCAGTTCCTGCTACCATTGCCTACAACCAATCTTTGGTTGCTGCCTCTTTGTACGTTGACTACGTCTTCTTGGACACTGATGAGCGCAGAAGAATGGCCCAAAATCCTCACGAGTACTTGATCACACAACTTCAATTCACTGGTGACGAGTCTGTTGGTTCTTCTTCCAACAAGATCAAGCTCAACTTCAACCACCCTGTTAAGGAATTGATCTGGGTTGTTCAACCTGACCAAAACGTCGATTACTGCTCATCTTTGACATGTGATGCTCTTTTGTTCAAGGTTCTTGGTGCTCAACCTTTCAACTACACCGATGCTATTGATGCTCTTCCTAACGCTATCCATGCCTTCGGTGGTCCAGGTGCTATTGCTGGTGACTCTCGTGCCTACATTGATGCTCGTGGTTTGTTCCAAGATGCTGGTGCTCTTGACTACCAACCTGCTGCTGAATTCCCTGGATTTACTGGATACTGGCACGGACCTTCCAACCCTTACAATGAAGCCAATCTTGGTGGACAACAAGTTCCTTTGAACACAACTGGACTTTCTGCTGCAGAAATTGCTGCTCTTTCGGCCGGAACTAACTCACCTAGTCTTGAGAACTCTGGAGTTTCTGATGCTGGCACCTTCGTCTTGGCTGAAACCTCTTTGGATATGCACTGTTGGGGTATGAATCCTGTCGTCACTGCTAAGCTTCAATTGAACGGCCAAGATCGCTTCTCTGAGCGTGAAGGAACTTACTTCTCTTGGGTTCAACCATACCAAGCTCACACTCGCAACCCTGATGAAGGTATTAACGTTTACTCTTTCGCTCTTCGCCCAGAGGAACATCAACCAAGCGGCACGTGCAATTTCTCCAGAATTGATAACGCCACACTTCAATTGGTCTTGTCTAACGCAACTGTTGAGGGAACCAAGACTGCTAAGGTTCGTGTCTATGCTACCAACTATAACGTGTTGAGAATTATGAGTGGTATGGGTGGTTTGGCTTACTCCAATTAAACACCTTATATCGTGTGGTTTTTATTTATATATTTTAATATTAAACGGTGTCCATAATATGGACGCCCTTATTGATTTTTAATATTAAAAGCAAACAACAATATAAAGATTATAATTTTTTGGTCACCCAACCGGGTGAGCAAAACTTTGCTTTCCTGACAAGTAAAGCAAGTTTTTACTTAAATAAGTAAAAGTGTCAATAGTATTTATATCCTTTTGCTCATGAAGTTTCGGGAGCAAATAATTGCTTCGCAAGTTGGCGGACCAAAAATATATTTTTCTAATAAAATAACTTAAAGACTTGTAAATAGTGAATATACAAGTCTAATGGAAATAGTTAAAGCTTTTAACGAAAATAATTTACATACTGAAATTGTAATAAAAGGAACATATGAAGAACCATTATTTAAAGCTAGTGACATTGGTGAAATTTTAGAAATGTCTAATATTAGAGCACATATAGTAAATTTTGATGATACAGAAAGACATGTCAATACTATTGACACGTCTACTGGACCTAAACAAGTAACATTTCTTACTGAAAAAGGTTTATATAAAATTTTATTTAAATCTAGAAAACCAATAGCTGAAACATTTCAAAATTGGGTTTGCGAAGTTATTAAAGAAATTAGATTGAATGGAGTTTATGATTTACAAAAACAATTAGAAAAACAAAAGTTTGAAATGCAGTTATTAGAAGAAAATAAAAATAAAGAAACAGAAGAAAAAATTATTAAACAAAATGAAAAAACATTATTAGAAAAATTTTCACATAAATGTTCTTTAATTTATATTATAAAAGTTAAAACTTTTGAAAATGGAGAATATATTATAAAAATTGGTTATAGTAATAAAGGAATTACATATAGATATAATGAACATAAAACTAGTTATGATGAATGTATATTATTAAATTGTTTTTTAGTTGATAAAAGTAAGGATTTTGAGGGATTTTTACATAATCATAATCTAGTTTATCCAAATAAATGCAAGACATTAGAAAAACATGAAAAAGAAAATGAGTTATTTTTGATTGGTAAAAATTTAACATATCAAATGTTATTAAAAATTATTGAGGACAACATTAATAATTATAATTATAGAGTTAGTGAGTTATTATTAGAAAATGAATTATTAAAGAGCAAAGTAGAAACAAACCAAAATAATATTAATAATGATTTAATTATGGAACTTATTCAAACCAATAAACTTCTAACAAATAAAGTAAGTTCTCTCGAAACCTCTATGCAACAAATTCTAAACAAACTGAACGCACAAGAAACCAAAGTTGTAACTGGGTTTAATCAACAAATGCCTCATTTGGGACCAAGATTACAAAAAATTAATCCAGAAACATTAAACTTAGTAAAAGTATATGAATCGGTCACCGAAGCAATGAATGAAGACAAAAACCTCAAACGACCCAGTATAACAAAGGCTGTTGAAGAAAATACTATTTACTGTGGATTTCGGTGGTTATTAGTTGAGAGAAATTTAGACCCAAATATAATTCATTCAATCCAACCAACAAAACAAACCAAAGTCCAAAATTTAGGATACATCGCCAAATTAAACACCGATAAATCAGAAATATTAAATGTATATTTAGACAGAAAAACAGCAGCCGAATTAAATGGCTATCAAAACTCGTCAGCCTTAGATAATCCAGTAAAAAACAACACAATAACAAATGGAAATTACTATACACTATATGATAAGTGCGAACAAAATTTAATTCAAAATTTTGAAGAAAAATATGGTGAGCCAAAATTATATAAAAATGGCGTAGGTCAGTATGATTTAAATAATAATTTAGTTAAAGAATTTGGATGTAAATATGATTGTATCAGAGAACTAAAAATGAGCGATAAAACATTACATAAATCGTTACAAAATAATATTCCATATAATAATTATTATTATAAGGAAATAGGAGCAAAATTATCCGTTCAATAAAAAAAGTATAATTTCTAATTTTGTTATTACACTTTTTGTAAAGCTTATCATAACTAAATAAACGCATAAGACGCAGCCAAATACGCAAATAAATGAAAACACATATGATAATTTGTATGATTTTTAGAACACCAATTTTTAGAAGACTCTTTATCACCACATAAAAACATGAATATTCCTATAAAAAATAAAATTAAAAAAGACATCTTACATAAAATACTAATTTTTTTCAAAAAAACAATATATAATATAAAACAAATAAGGGAAATTCTTGCAAAAAACGCATCTATTTTATGTATCAAACTTTTTTTAATTGGATTATACCAAAATAGTAATGATAAAATCATATTGATTATTAATAAATTAGCCAAAATATATTCATAATTATTTTTATTCGTTTTTAAGTAAAAAAATGATAATGGTAATAATACAAGTAAACTACTTAATAAAAGATATATATTTGTCATATAAATATTAGATATATAATTTTTAATATTTTTATTTTATTTTATTTAAGCATCATCTTCTTCATCTCTTTCTACCGTTCAATAAAAAAATAAAGTATAATCCTTGATTTTATGTTTTAAAATATAATTTTAAATATTATTAAATATCATAAATGTCTATTACTGATTTTTTGAATAGCAGAGGTTTTCATGATTTTGAGGGATATAGTCAACAAGTTCCACAACAAGTAGATGATTTAATAAAATTAACGGATAAACCAAATATAAGTGTCATGGAAATCGGATTTAATGCCGGACATTCTGCCGAAATATTTTTAAAAAATAATAAAGATTTAACTTTAACATCTTTTGATTTGGGAACACATAATTATGTAACAACAGCGAAAGAGTATATAGATGCTACTTATCCAAATAGACATAAATTAATTTTGGGCGACAGCAGAACAACTATTCCTAGTTATTTAGAAAATAACAAAGATACTAAGTTTGATATTATATTTATTGATGGAGGTCATGAATATAAAATAGCAAAAGCAGATTTGGAAAATTGTTTTCATTTTGCACACGAAGATACTATTGTTATTCTTGATGATACTATATTCACAGAAGGTTGGGAACAAGGTTGGACAATTGGACCTACAAGAACTTGGACGGAGCATTTACAGGAAAACAAAATTATTGAATTAAATAGAAAAGATTATTCTCATGGAAGAGGTATGTCTTGGGGTAAATATATATTTAAATAATTTTATATAATATAGATTCAAATATAAAACCTGTAAAATATTTATTTAAGCATCATCTTCTTCATCTCTTTCAACCGTCGGCTGTTCTTCATTCCCATCATAAGGTTCAAACTCTTCATCAGCATATTCGTCTAATTCTTTGTCATTGTCTTCATCTGGGACTTCTGTGTATTCGCCGTTTTCATAAATTACCTTGCGACTATTAAATAACTTATTCATATTCCTCACTTCGGGTTTTTCCGTTTCAGATGTAAATAACTTAGCAATTTGCGTATCATCTCTAAATCTCACAGTATATGTTTGCTGAATATTATTTCTACCAATACGCCCCATTGCTTGAATCACTTTTTCTTGCGTTAAATCTAAATCTTTACTCAAGAAACCATGACAAAACTGATAATTTGTTCCATAAATATAATCACTTGATGCAATAATCATATAAAGCTTCTGTTCATCCGCAAGTTTCTTCATAATCTCCGTGTAAGCAATATTTTCATGATTTATAAAGACACCAATTCCCATCATAAGAAGAACCTTCCACAAATTATCAACTTTATTTAGCGCCATAATATCACAAACAACTTGTTCATCAATTGAACTTGTAAACGCGTTTGAAATATTTGCGTCATGAGCCCATTTCTCCAAATGGTTTTTCTTATTCGGAACAAATGTATCGTTTAAAGAAGCTCGTTTAATCATTGCTCTTAAAGCATTCATTTTTTCAGTCATCTTACTAATAGCACCTTTATTTTGTAATTCTTCTGGAACATCTTTACTTAATTTTTTAGGATCTTTATTTGACTTATTTCTACCAAGAACACGCTGACCGCTATGAAAACTATTAACTGAATTTTTAACCTTTGCTTCAATACCTTCTTTAATTGCGTCCAATTCAACTTCAATTTCATCAAGCTGATTATTGATAATATTATTATATTCAATCTTCTTCATCAAATCCTCCATAACAGAGTTTGGAATATTTGCTTGTTGAACACAAAATTTCGCAATTTTTTCAATATCATTCGAAATAAATATAGTAGGACCATCTGTTAGTGTATAAGCATCTTTAGTTGTCACATAAACACCAGACGTTCCTTGTACTACAGGTTCAGCAACTCTAGAACTAGTACTAGTGATCTGCTCGGAAGCTAATCTCGAAATAGGGGCACCCAATAAACTATTCGACGGTTTTGAATTTATACCAGGACCTACGCTGCGAATTTTTTGTATTTTATTACCCTTTGTATCAACAGCATTATTTTCCAGAATTCTGGGTGTACGATGTTTTTCAAAATAGCAGTGAATTACGGGCCAATTTGCAGCAGTAATATTTCTCAACATTTCTACATAATAAATTTTTATATTTTTCATATTAATTGAATCCAGGTCTTCAAAATGTCTATCAATATGCATTCTATTGTTTGCATAATTATTTCTATTTACAAAAGTGACAAATTCAACGACTTCTTTTAAATCAAAATATCGTAATAAAGTCAAATAATTTTTGCAATGATTCGCAATTTTTAACATTTCATCATAGTTATTACTCAAATAATGTGGTAATACTACATAACCATCTTTATTAACAATAGGTATCGATTTTTTACAATCATGACTTACGATATTACATATTTCAGCTCCCGGAAATTTATTTAAGAAATCTGGAATAGTCTCAGTAAGTTCTGTTTCTTTCGGCAAAGTAGCAGACGATAGAACAACTGTTGGAATAACATTTTCCTTCCAATTCTTTCTAATTGTCTTATGAAATTCATGTTCATCGTAATCCATTGTAATTGTTGGCTCATCCCAATATGTAACAATGTCTTTTGCTTGAAAGAATGCTAACATATAATACATAGCAGGCAAATATGACCTAATATCACAAATAATAATCTCTACATTATCTCCAACCGAGTTGTCGACTTTTCCAATTCCACCGGTTCGCTTATTTCTCGTAAATTCTTTAGCTGCGAAATAATGTAATCTAATATCGTCAGAGCTTGAACAACCAAATGCGAATGCAATCTTTTTATTAACTGAAATAGATGCTCTTGCTAAAGCTAGACCAACATGTCTTGCGGCACAAACGAATATTATCTTTTTTTGTTCTGAAAGCGCAATTGGAGTCATTGTTTTTCCTGTTCCAGTAGGTGCCATATATAACACCAATTTAGGTCTTGGAGTTCTGATTGTCGCAAATATTTCTTTCTGATGCTCATATAATACCAAATCATTGTATTTCAATAAACTTTCATTTTTTTCAATAAATTCAACAGCATTTTCAATAACAATTAGTTTATCTATTTTGTCTGCAAATTTATCTAAAATAATATTTGTCAAATTTTTAATATGTCTATTTAAACGCATGATATTATTTCTAATAAGTTTATAAAGTGTGTAATAATAATAATGGAATAATATATTATTATTAGTTTTTTTACTGTTAATTAATTTTTCCAAGTAAGTCAATAACACGTGTTCATAAATATCATTATTTTTAATAGTTTCTTCATCGAATCGATCTAATCTAACTCTATCGCTTGAATTTGGTTTAATATTTATATCAATTTTCATAGGTTTATAGCTAATATCTATTTCAATTAATTTTTTCTCTACTTCATCAGCCCTCTTACGCAAATAACGATTATAAATACAATCTTCCATTTTTTCGGAAAATTCTATCTTTAAAAATGTAAAGATAGAATTATTATTATTTATTCTAATATTCACATCATGATAACCTCTAGTAATAAGATTCAAAACAGCAAGTTCTGATTCAGAAACCGGTCTTTCAATAGATTCCCATTCAGACTTGTTAAGTTTGCGTTGTTTTAAATCCATTTTGAATGATTGATTACTTAATTATATGCTATACTCTTTATATTCATTTATTATATAGTTTTTAAATTCAATCAATTTTTTAATTTATAAAATTGAAAAAAAAATAAATATAAATATAATACATTAATAATATATAATGAATCAACAAATTCAAATCGTTTCTATTGAAGGTAATATTGGTTCCGGCAAGTCTACTTTACTAGCCAATCTTAGAAAGCATTTTGATAAAAATACTACGGTCATATTTTTAAAAGAACCAGTTGACGAATGGAGTAAAATAAAAGATGAAAACGGAACCACGATATTAGAAAAGTTTTATGCGGACCAATATAAATATTCATTTTCGTTTCAAATGATGGCATATATATCCAGATTAAAATTATTAAAAGATGTAATAAATAAGATAAAAGAATCACAAGACAAATTAATTAAAGAACGCACTCATCAAAATAATTATTTTAAATTACCAAGATATATTATTATTACAGAGAGAAGTTTATTTACGGACAAAATGGTTTTTGCAAAAATGTTATATGATACAGGTAAAATTGAGAATGTTAATTATCAGATTTATTTAAATTGGTTTAATACATTTGCAGATGAATTTCCAATACATAAGGTTATTTATGTAAAAACTGACCCTAAAATTTGTCATCAAAGAATCGCAACCAGACATAGAGACGGCGAAGAAAATATACCTATCGACTATTTAAAATCTTGCAGTGATTATCACGATAATATGTTAGATAAATCATCTTCCGAATGCGTATGTAAAGAACAGATTGTTTTAGATGGAAATAACGATATTTATCAAAACGAGAATATACTTAAAGAATGGGTTGATTCAATTGAGAAATTTATATATAATTATATATAAATAAAAAGTTATAGCTATTATAGTAATTATTATAATAATCCTTATATGTTATAATTGAGATTTTTCTTCTTCCTTGTACAAATCAATTTCTTTCAGTAAAAAAACACCAATAATTATTTTAATTATAACTAAACATACCACAATAATTAATTGTTTGTATGATTGTATACGAAATAATTTAAGCATTTCAACCCCTAATAAAAATGATAATGATAAAGCAATTGATTGAGCTAAATCCATTCTTGCGTGTTGAAAAGCAATTAAATGACCTATACTTGGGTTAATATGTTCAATAATATATCTGTAAATGGACCTAATAATACTAAAGGAAATTAATACAAACGAAATTGTATAAGAAATTATTTGAAGAACATCGATTCCGGTATCATATTTTTTTTTAAAAATTTCAATAAATTCCATATAATATTATATAGAAAATAATATTATAATATTATAATATTCATGATATTGACATTATTTATAATGCAAAATCTATAACAACTGGATAATGATCAGAATTATATTTACCACAATATTCATCATATCCATGATAAATAAAAACATCTGCAATATTTTTACGTACACCATCAGTAACTAAAACATGGTCAATCATGGATAAATCTTTTTGAGATGAAGTCTTACAGTTACTATCAGAGTCCCACCAATCACTATATCTTTCATTTTGTACAATTTCTTCTGCTAGATTATGCAATTCATAAAGACCACTTAAATCACCTTGATAACCTTTTAGTATATCCAATACTCTTGATGTTGGTTTATTACTGTTTAAATCTAATACTTCAGCATCATAATCATTAAAATCTCCAATCATAATCACCTCATATCCCTTATTTACATAGCCAAAAATAACATTCTGTAAAACAGATGCTTGGGCCTCTCTCTCGGCACATCTTGTAGGGTCAGTGGGTATAGCTAATAAATGTGCGGCTATAAATGCTATATTATAACCATTGAATTTAAATTCAGTGATGTAATGTTTACTTACACCAGATGAGCCAACAGATCCAGTATATCCACATTTAGAACCTGGTAATGGATAATTATATTTTAATTCAGTTCTATATAAATTAACAACTGGATCTATGCGTGTGAGCATGCCTACATTTTGACCCGTGCTTGTGTCAGTGCCTTTTTTTAAGTACGGGGTATATGAATCGTCTAATTTATCTTTTAACATATTAAGTTCATCACATCCTTCAACTTCACAGAAATTAATTATATCAGGATTTAACTCCTTAATAACATTTGCAACATAGTTCATATGAGTTTCGGCTTCACTTTGATTAACCCAAGTGCATCCATTTCCTGGACAATCCATTGGACTATAATAATCAATAAATAACCACTCGACATTATATTGAACAAGTCTGAGTTTGTTTTTATCACTTCGTCTATCTCCTATAGAAGAAACAACTGGACATTCAGTATCCGCAAAAACCATTGTTGCAAACAATGACAAAAATAACAAGAATTGTAACATTTCTTTATACTTACTTAATATAAATATATTTAAGTAAATTTTAAATATAAAATTCAAAATATAAAATTGAAAAATAATATAAAATATTAATCTTATACTATTTAACGAACCAAAAATGCTACCAAAAATTACCACATACTTTCAAAAATCTCAAGACTCAAACAAACTTTTTAAAATATATCCAGAATATGATTACAAAATGAATTTTGATGGATGTAGTAAAGGAAATCCTGGACTATCTGGTGCAGGAGCAGTCATATATCATTTTAATAAAGAAATTTGGTCAGAGAGTTTCTTTGTTGGAGAGAATTTTACAAATAATAGGGCTGAATATGCTGGTCTAATATTAGGATTACAACAAGCTAAAGCGTTTAATATAAAAAATTTAAAAGTGGAAGGGGATAGTTTACTTGTTATTAATCAAATGAAAGGTGTTTATCAGTGTCGTGCAGAAAATTTAATTCTATTATACGAGAAGGCAAAAGAATTAGAGAAATCTTTTGATAATATTGAATATTGTCATGTTTTAAGAAATTTTAATAAACGAGCGGATGAATTATCTAATATAGCTATTGAAAATTATTTGCTTAATGAAGATACAGAGAATGATATTCATTAATAATAGTACTAGTACTTTATTCATTTTTCTTTATACAAGTAGCCTTAGAAATATTTTTAATAATTTTTTCTTTCTTATCATCGTCAGTTTGCATAACTTCTATAACAAGTTTATCGTGTACATCTGATATTTTTGAGGAAGAATTTTTATATTCCGGATAATTCTCTCGAAATTGTGGTAACAATCTTATATTTTTATTGGCCACTCTATTAATTGCTCTTTTCAGTTTACTTTTGTTATCATCCTCTTTTTCCCATTGTCCTTCATCTTTTACGTACATTGTTTCCCTTTTTTTGTCCGTACAATGAACCGGTCTAACAGTTTCATCTAAGTTATTTAAGTTTTTCACAATTATTTTCGAAATACCCTCTACATATCCAAGTTCACCAACTTCCATCAGGTCGGTAAGCTGTAGCTTAATAGAATCTACAAAATCATTTATATTCATTGCATTTTTACATGTCTCGTTTAAAAAGAAATTAAGATTGAATGCTTTATTATGTGAGTTAGTATTATTGTGACTATGATTTGTTATACCATTTTCGGTTAATTTAATCATCATATCTTGTTGACCTTTCATCATATCTTGTTGACCCTTAATAAGTTCGGCATTTTGTTTAAGAAGAGTGATTATGAGTTCGTCTTTATCAAGTTCACTGAGTTTTTTATTATCAATTATATGTTCTTCATTATATAAACAAACTTTTTTGTGTCTCCATAATCCTTGTCTATGTTTATATTGTTTACCACAATGACATGTAAATATGTCATTTTCATAATTGGGCTGAATTTCGGCTGAAATATGTCCCTTATTGTAACCATTTGTAACCTTTTGATGTTTATCGCTTAAAATATGTGTGTCATAATTACTTTTTTTAGACGTTCCATAGTCACAAAATTTACAATAATAAATAAAGGCTGAATTTTGGCTGAATTTTGTCCCATTTTTGTCCCTTAATGTCCCCATAAATAAGCTATAGAATTTATTTTTAAGTTTTTTCAAAAAAAAATACAATAACAAAAATATTTTGGTTGGTTTAGATTAACACGATAATTTTTTAGTATCGTAATAGAAAAAATCGGTCAGTAAGGACTTTTTCGGCAAGTCATTTTTGGACATTTTTTTTGTCCATTTTTGAAAAATCAAAATACTTTTCATTTTTCGAAAGTCATTTAATTCCCTTCATATGGAGGGACCTTTTTTGGAACAAATTTTCGAAATTCAAAGAAAATCCCTACATAATGTAGTGAAGCCGTCTTTAAGTAGCAAATTTAAATATATATTTTACTGTCATATATGGCGCTATATTAATATTCTAGAAGTGGTACATTTAAGACCTTATTTGGTTTGAATTTTAAAATGTCTAATTCTTTTTTTGTTGTTGGGAATTCTTTCTCTCCATAAATGTCTTGAAGCATTAGCCATTCAAATAAACCACCTGGATAAATATATACATTATAGAAACCGAGAGAAGACAACTGATTATATTTGTTGTATAATTTTTCGTCATTACTATTTTTCCCGTATATTATTATTTTTATATCTTTTGCTCCTTTTTTAATGCAGTTATTTATAATATTCTCTTCATTATTTATATTCATCGTATTTACTATTAAACAATTTTGCTCTGAAGGGGAGAGAGTATTTATCAATAAATGACCTTCTGGATTTTTTATTATAAACTGTACATCTTCATAATTTATTTTTATGGATGATGTTTGTGAATTTCCCATTAATAAATATAATATATTTTATTACATATTTTTAAACCATTCTTAATATGTAATAATTTAATCAAATAATAATTTATCTATTGTTGTTCTTACACAAAATATTCTATGACTAATAATACCTAAAATAAACATAAATAGCAGAGTATAAATAAACTTATATCCTGTAAAAATGGAGAGAAGATACGCAGCTAATATTGTTAGAACTAAATCTACAATTGCGATATTGAATATTCTATAAGAATGAGCACCTTCTTTCGGCTTTCCAAATATATCTTTATATTTGCATAAGTTTAACATATAATATATAAAAGTATTTAATTTTGTCGAAATATACGTTGTAAAATCTTCAAGGATGTAAATGTCCAAATGTGTAATAAATAAAATTTGAATTTATATAAAATACAAAAAATGCGTTAATTTATATTTATATTTATATTTATAAAATATACATATGAATGATCTAGAATTATTACAAGTTTATCATTTTAATAAGAAAGTTAGATGTGGTTTAAATAGAGATGGTGGATATGTTTTAGCAGAATTGGATGGTGAATATGATTGTTATATTTCTGCTGGGATATCCGACGAAGAAAGTTTTTCAAGAGACTTTATAAATAAATATAATTTAAATGAATATAATTGTTTTGGATTTGATGGAACTATAAATAATTATCCGTATCAGTATACAAATAAAATTTCATTTATAAAAAAAAATATAAATAGTTTTAATGATGATAATAATTCTAATTTATCATTTTTGACTAACAAATACAACAATATTTTTTTAAAAATGGATGTTGAAGGTGGAGAATATCCATGGTTATTACAAATAGATGAAACTCAATTAGATAAATTTAAACAAATTGTAATAGAATTTCATGGAATAACTAATGACGGTTGGAATTGTAGCTATGCTGATAAGGTTAGATGTTTAAAAAAATTATCAAAAACGCATTATATCGTACACGCACATGGTAATAATTATGGACCAGTAGTTAATAATATTCCAGATGTAATTGAATTAACTTATGTTAATAAAAAATATTTTGATTCAGTTCCAGAATTAAATACTATATCTTTACCTATTGCTAATTTAGATTTTTCGAATTATACCCCCAAAAATGATATTAATTTAAATTTTTATCCATTTGTTAAATCGCCACTGTAAACCTCAAAATTTGTAAAAATAATTGTATTACATTGACCTACAAATGAGATTAAACAGTATGAGTTATTTATTTTATAACTATACTTTGAGCAAATTTTAGATATTCTTTTGTATTTTTTCTAATATAAGTATTTTATTTTAACTTGGTTAAGAGATAAAATAAAAATCGTGAATTCAATTATAATGAGAAGCTGTTTTATCAAACACCCAGTGATTATTATTTACATGTACATCTGTTAGTATTCTACGTCTTAAAGCTGGAGCAGATACATTAGCATCTTTTGCAGCATCGGCTATATTTTTGAAGAAACATTTCTCTCCATTTTTACAACAAATCTTTATTACAGGTTGGTCGGCGAATTGCTCTTCTTTTGATACACCTGAATAACGCCATAAAAAACCTTGACAAACACGATTTTCTCGTACTGCGTAACCGATTGCAGTCCCTGTTGTAAGATTTATTGACCTTCCTGCAGCTTCTATGCTCTCATATGTTGCTATAACTTCGCCGGTGTCTTTATTTATTTTATCAATTGATCGTTTGGCTTTTCTTACAACAGGCACTTCTGGATCACATGTGTTATCATTTGAGTTTATTTTATTATTTGATAAAAAATCAAATAAAGTATCTATATCTTTAGATTGTTCAATCAACAACTCTTCTAATTTAACAGAAACATCTAATATTTTTTTGATATTTTCTGATGAAGTCTCAAATTTATTTTGACCAAGTGAAACGCAATTTTGCTTTAAAATAAACATCATATTTTTTTCAGTTAATGGATATGAACATTTTAATTGACAAACCATTTCTCCAGATGGATATAAGTCTTTTAGGTTTTTAAGGATTGTATCATAATCTTTTTGCCTTGTAATAGAACATACAAACCTCATATTTTCATATTGATAAGCGTATATAAAATAACCATATTTACATATTGCGTAATTACTTGCTATTTTAGATTTAATTTCATCTGTAACATCGTGTTCTAATTTTTGGATTTTTTTATTATTATTTTCCAATAACTTATTTTGTTCCTTTATTTCATCTTTCAATTTATAAATTTCATTTTGTAATTCATCATTCTTCTTTATAAGTAAATTGTAATTTTCAATATTATATTCGTTCTCTCTGATAATATCTTTTATCAATTGCTCTACTTTATCAAGTGTAAATTCTTCGTCGTCTAACGCAATTAATTCTCTGTGTGCTATATCATCTATAGTTACAATTCTTAAACGATTTTTTAATGTGGAGTGTTTTTTTATACAATTTTCGATCTCAATCTTATTTTTCACTTTAAACGCATTATACAACCTAAAATTTTCATATGTTTTTTTATGTGTTTTAACTCTTTCACTTAAGTTATTACTTTGACCGAATTTAATGACTGTTTCTCGATACATTTTGCTGTTAGGTTTTCCAAGAGTTTTATTATCAATTAATCCGATATAAATGCATTGTGTATTGATTGGAAATTGTTCTAATAATGTATTCTCTTTTAATTCTTCTTTTTCTTTTTCGGATTTATTTGATAGTATTGTTAATTTATTTTTTAATTCATTACATTCCTCCTTAATTATTTCTTGAATTAAACCCTCTAGTTTTATATAATATTCATGAATTTCATCAGCTTTTTTTGTTCCTGCTTTAAGACAATATTTTTTAAATGTATCAACTGATAAAAGATATATTTCTCTATTATGTCCTCCTTTAGAATGTTCTGTTTGCTTTTGTTGCAACAAAAGCGATGACTTTATGTAGTCCTTATCATGAATAAATTGTTTTTCCAAAAGAGTTTTAGCATTAACTTTTTGACTAAATCCAAGCCATTTCCATATTTTATCTAAATCGATAACAAAATCTGTTTTATTATTATAATTTAAATAACAATAAAAACTTGATAAAAATAATTGCTGTTCAAAATTTGTAAATTGTTGTTTAATTTTTTCCAGAAGCTTTAAATTATAATCCTTAGATAAATTAGCTATCGGATTATCTTCAATTAATTTAACAATATCAAGTTGTTCCATATTATATATTTATAATATGGAATGTCTTTAAGTAGTTATTATAGCTATTTATTATAAAAAGCAATAGCTTTCACTTTCAAAAGCAAAAGCAAACACATTAATGGAACTTGACAATAATTTCCACCTCTTCTTTCTTGATGCTTTTTGTAGCGGAAATTGATAACTCTTCTCTCTTCTTTCGTGTCTTCGCATTATCGGTCAAACCTTCCTTCCTCTTTGATGTACTATTTCGGCTGTTCATATCCTTTTCAATCACATCATAATTTTGGTCGATATAATCTATGACCTTATTTTCGAGTGCCCATTTGAAAAAGTTCAATTGTCCGATAGTTGTTTCAATACATGTACCATTCTTGTACGGAATGCTTATCCTTTCCCATCGGCAAAATGGGTCAAAACGTTTCTTACTATATGCTTTGAGCCTGAGCTTATAATCGAAATAAACTTTGAAGCGAATATTTTCGCCGGAAGAATTCACCATTTCATATAATGTATAATTTTTCTTAGCATAATTGGTAGCAAACCAATCCACAATTCTTAAAGATATTTTAGATTCACCTGTAATAATCTTTAGCATTTTAGTTAAATTATCATCTTGGTTATAAAATTCCAATAAATTATTTAGCAATAATTCATTTTGCGTAGTATAATTAACAGCTGTACTCATTAATTAAAATACTTAAAAATTTTTTAAGTTGTTTATAATGAATATTATTTTTTTTATTGAAAAAAAAACTTTATATATAATATAATGGCTGATTTTATGTCAAACTATTTTGGACCTTTAGATAAAAGCGCATGTTTATACTTTTTGATTGTCTCTGTTATTTTTTTCGTTGGGTTAGTCTTTTTATTTATTAGTCAATTACTATTTGTAGTGAAAAATTATAACAGATTAGATCTTAGAATTATTACAGCCGGAGTATTAATATTATTTAATATTTTCCTTGCTTATTTTGTCAATAGAATATTTTACAATATGTGTACAGGATCATTAGCTTAAAGTAGACACTCAGTTCCCTTTAAACAGTCGGTTCCCTTTAAACAGTCGGTTCCCTTTACACCATTGAAGATTTAAAATAGCACTATAATGTATATTATGGTTAAAACTAAATCTCATAAAAGAAAACATAATAAAACTAAAAAAAATAAATATATTAAGGGTGGTATGAAAAAACACGCAATAATATCGCAAGATGAAAAATATAGATATCAATTATCTCGTATATGGGACGAAGAAAAACCCAAAATATTATTTATAATGTTAAATCCATCTACTGCTGATGCTGATGTGGATGACCCAACAATTCGTAGAGTTGTTAATTTTGCTAAATCTTGGGGTTATGGTGGTGTTTTTGTAGGTAATTTATATGCTTTTCGTAGCACAGACCCAAAGGGATTACGACATATAGATAATCCAATAGGTGAAGATAATATACAACATATACAGAGTTTATTAGGATTAGTAGAAAAAGTTATATATGCTTGGGGTAATAATCAAAGAGAACCGGACTGGTTATGTGATTTAGTTGATAGTCCTTATTGTATAGATGTTTCAAAAAAAGGAATTCCAAAACATCCGTTATATTTAAAAAGTGAGTTACAACCTAAATTATATCTAAGAGATTTATAAAAGGTGCGGTTTTAAATCTTCAAGGGTGTAAACAGTCGGTTCCCTTTAAACAGTCGGTTCCCTTTAAACAGTCGGTTCCCTTTAAACAGTCGGTTCCCTTTAAACAGTCGGTTCCCTTTAAACAGTCGGTTCCCTTTAAACAGTCGGTTCCCTTTAAACAGTCGGTTCCCTTTAAACAGACTTTTCACCTTGAGTTGTATTAACTGGTTTTAAAAATTGGTCTCTTATAGAAATGTCATCTATATAATTAGACTGACCCAAAAATGGATTGAAACCAATTTGTTGCACCATTTCTCTGTTGGCCAATTTATCACCTAATTCTTCTCTCTTATTAGATACTTTAAATCCAGCTCCAGAAAGTGTTTGGTTTAAAATATCCCATGTATGTTCATCATGATGTAAAGATGACGAATATGCAGAAGTCTCCATATTTTTACTAAATTCTTCATTTTCCATTTGGATTTGGTGTTTCATTCTTCGAGATCTCTCGTAAGGTTTACCATCTGTCCATTTTAAACTACTGTTATTAAGAGATTCATTGTAAACAGGTAGATTATAATTTTCATTATTATGTTGATAGTCAGCTTCTTTACCTACATGGTAACCTTTAGTTGCCTTTAATAATTCATTCTCTTCTAAAGATTTTTTATAATCCATATCCAATAATATTATATAATTATTATATTATTATTATACTAACGAAGTAGTGTCATCAGGAACTTTAACCAGTTTCATTTGTTTCGTGAAGAAAAACTTATCGTCGCTTCTACGCCTTCTTTTTAAATTGCACTCTAAACAAGCTATATAAAAATTGTCTACATTATGACCTAAATCATTGTCTATTCTGTCAACGGTCCATTGTTTCATTTCTCTCGAAATATCATATAGAACATTCATTTCACATTGACAATAATAACATTTCAATTCGCAATCAATCATTTTATCTATCACTGATTCTAACTTAATAAATTTATCATTATTGAAAAGTTTTTTGATAATATCTTGTTGCTTATAACCATAAATTTTTTTATTTATTTGCTGCAAAAGTATTTTTGATTTTTCATCAGTATAATTATATACGTTTAATTTTATATTTTTAACGGTTTCTATTTGATTTGTATATGTATAATCGTCTACTGTAAATGTCCATTTTTCACAAACCACCCGTTTTCTTTCTTTATTTTTTTTATGGTCTTCTAATAATTGTTTCTTGACTGATTTTGTAAACATAACGCTTTTAGTCTCCATATATAAAATACTTATAATATATTTAGATATATATTTTTAAATTATATTTACGAAATTGATATAAATATTCATTCATAAATATATATTTTACGAAACTGAGTTAAAATTAATACAACATATTAAAATATACTACAATGGAAGATTCATCTATAATCAACGAATGCCAAGAACTCAAGAATATTAAATATAAAACAATGCTATTAAATGGTGTCCAGTTACCAGAAACTAAATCATCGAATGATATGTCAAATTTAGATAAATTTCTTGAAAATGAGAAAAATAATAATGTAAATGAGCCGTGGTGTAAACTTAATAAAACGATTAAAATGAAAAAATTACAAGACTATGTTGCAGCTTATAAGGAAGACAATAATTTATCTGACGATGAAGGAGATTTATTAATTGCATTTTTAAAGGATTGTATAGACCGTAAAAAATTACAGCGTGTCAAGGATGTAATTTATGATAAAGAAAATGGAAAAATTAAAGAAATACCTGCTTTGCATTATATGAAATCAAATAAACATTTTACTTTGAAAAATCTAGACAAACGTGTATCAACACTTAAATCTTTAGCACCCAAAAAAACAACTCAGGGAACCATCCGAAAAAAAGATGTAGTTAAAACAAATGATTCTGATTCAGAAGAAGATGATGAAAATTAAATATTATATCAAATTATTTTTTTACATGGTAAATATTTGATTACTACAATATAATAAAATAATATATAAAAACATATTGATAAAATATATAGTATGACAACATTTTTATCAGATTTACCTCCATTAGATGATATAATGGATACATTAGTATTTGAAGACGAACCATCTATATTTACAGAGGACCACGCAGTTGAACTTGTTGAGACGGCTCTACATCTTATGGAAGAATTTATGAGTGAAAATCCCACAGTAATTTCGGAACCGAATTTTCACGACATTTTATTAGAAGAAATTAAAGAAATGTTTTACATTCAAATGGAAGACCATATTTTAGATAGCGAATATATTGAACATGATATGAATGACCTTCTTGAAGACGCTTTTAATATTTATATTACTACTTTTCATCCAGAAAGATCTATTAAAAATAATGATTACAAAAATGACGGTAATGATGATGAAGACGAAGATGAAGATGACGAAGAAGAAATAAATATTATCGAACAGAAAATTCAACGTTTGAGAACAGCTCCACAACCTGTTCAAAGAACACCAGAATGGTATCAATTTAGATGGAATTTAATTACAGCAAGTAATGCCTGGAAAGCTTTTGAGACACAAAATACTATCAATCAATTAATATATGAAAAATGTCAACCCTTAAAGGATATAAGTTTAGAGCCGACTGACGAAGAAGTTAAAATGGTAAATACAAATTCACCTTTACACTGGGGACAAAAATATGAACCATTATCTGTTATGATGTATGAACACAATTATAATTCAAAAGTAGAGGATTTTGGATGCATTCAACATTCGATTTATAAATTTATTGGTGCATCACCTGACGGGATTATTGTGAAATCTGATACAGGACGTTATGGTAGAATGCTCGAAATTAAAAACATTGTCAATCGTGAAATAAATGGTATTCCAAAGAAGGAATATTGGGTTCAAATGCAATTACAAATGGAAGTTTGCGACCTTGATGAGTGTGATTTTTTAGAGACTAAATTTACCGAATATCCCGACTACCAAAGTTACCGAAATGATTCGATTATATCTCTATTCAATGGAGAAGATTTTAATAGTTACGTTACTGCAAAAGATGGCAGCTATAAAGGTATTATTGTACATTTTCATACTAGTAATGGAAGTCCACATTATGAATATATGCCGCTAAATTTATGGAGTCCAGATGATATATCAAAATGGGAAGATTCTATTGTTCAAAAGTATGAAGCTGAACCTTATAAATATACATTTTTAAAGTTTATTTATTGGAAACTTGAAAAACTAAGTTGCGTTCTTGTGTTGAGAAATAAAGAATGGTTCAAAAATAATATTGGACAATTAGAAAAGGTTTGGAAGATTATTGAAGAAGAACGAATAACAGGTTACGAGCATAGAGCACCAACAAAGCGAACAAAGAAAGAACAAATACCATTTAAACCTTATGTTAATGAAGAAACCTGTTTTTTAAAAGTAGTAAAAATTGATTAAAAATATAATTTAGAAAAATATAAAATATCAATATATTTATATGCCGCGTAGTTCTAAAAAGAATATGAAAGGTGGTGATAAAATCGATGATATTGTATTTCGATTAGATAGTATTAAAGAAGAAATTAGAGGTCTTAAAGGTTTAGATTCTGCTGTAAGATTAGAAGAATCTATTTTAGCAGCACCTGAAGTTATGCCTTCAGTTGTGAGTCCAGTTGTGAATCCAGTTGTGAATCCAGTTATGCCAGGTGCACCAATGTTAAAACCTTGGGTTGATGACAAAAATATGAAATTTAGAGATGGTGCAGGAGGTCGTGTTACATTAGGATTTGGTAGATTAATATCATTACTTGACAATAATATAAATAGAGGAAATGTCAACAAAGATTGGTCATCTATTAAAAGAGATTTGCTTGCTGCTAATAGTGTCGGAGAAGTTCAAAATGTTATTGATAGATATCAGGTGAGTTTTTCATCAAATTATGTTGCTGGAACAAGAAGAAATAAAAGAGGTGGTAAGAGAAGAACTCGTAGAAGACATTAAAGATTTATAAGTAATTATGTAATTATTACATATAAATTAGTATAGAATATTAGGTAGATTGCTTCTAAATGGTAAACTGTCAACTAGTTGTTCATCTGTCGTGAAATAACCGACACGTGTTCCAGATTCAGGATTAACTGGTGGTAATGGTTTAAAATGATTATCACCTGTTTTCTTGTCATGATATAATGCTCCGCACATTGAAGCAGGCATACATGTTCCTTCATCAGGATTATCTGGATATCTCATATTATTCGTTATTTGATCGTAAGAACCCAATTGAAAAATCGGATAGTGCTGCCAAATATCACTTGCATTATCGTTAGAAATTTCATTTTTACCGATTGGTGGATAAGTATCTTGAACTAATACTTGAGTTTGAGCATAAGGAATGTTACCCATTGCTTGATCTAAAGAATAATTGGAATATCCTTCAAGCATATTTTTAAAATTAAATATTACCGGTAGACCAATAGCTAATATAATTAATAAAAGTAAAAAAACTATTTGGTTCATATTCATATATATATATATTTTTAATTTTATTTATGATTATTGAATTATAAAATTTAATGAATATTTGAAAAATTTACTCTAAACATTATTACATCTTTTCTTATTCCTATTATAGAAACTAAAATATTTTTATATTAAAATGTAAATTCAATTATCGTCTTCTTCTTTTAGTTTGTTTTTTATTTCTTTTTGTTAGTTTTCTTTGTGTTTTTCTTAAATTTTTATATTTTCGTCTTAAAGTACTAGTACCTCTAAGTTTTCTACCTCCATATGTAAAATCATCGTGTTCAAACCCAATTGACATTTCAAATTCTGCAATTTTACTGTTAATTAAATCTCTAGCCTCGTTTGTTGGAAATTTTGAAAGTAAATATTCACGTAAATTTTCTTTTTTATCTTCAATAGACATTGTACTTGGAAATTCTCCTTGACTTCCTTGTCTATGTTCTCTATACCAATCTAAAATTGCTTCTTGTATCAGTTTATTAATATCATTGTTTAAAACTGCAATTATATTTTCACAATGTTTTGCATTTTCTGGATTACTAGATATAATAGATGTACATGCAACTTCCAATGATTTAATTATTCTCTCTAATGCTCCTCCAGCACAAGTCATCCCAGCCGAACCTTCATATGCGTTGACACAGTCTTTAACAAATGCTTCAATATACTCTTGTTGTGCTTCAGGAGGAAGTGTTTTGACATAATTCAAAGAATGATAAATTGCTTTTCTTAAAAGTGATGGAAAATCACTAAAACTTAATCGGTTTATTCGTTGTCTTAAAATATTATTAACTCCATTTGTAATACGTGCTTTAACTTCAACATCTGTTATAGATTGATTAATAATATCTGTAAGGGATTCTTTAATAAATTTCGCAAAAGTATTTGTCTCCGGATATTCTATTGTTATTCTTTCAGGAGCTAAAATACTAATTAAATTTTCCAAATCAATTTTACGAAATTCTTTGTGAACTTGATGCGGATCAACATAATTTCGCTGAGGTTGTATGATTTGTTGTTGAGGTTGTATGATTTGTTGTTGTGGTTGAATTACATTATTTCTTATATTACGCATTCCTGGTCTTTGTGGTTTAAATTCTTCTGGCATAGATTGAGCATTTTCAAACATAGAATACATCTCTATATTTTGTCTTATTTCCCACATTGATAAATCTTGGTTAAAAGTTGTCGCTCCATTAAACATATTAGACATATCTCTAACATTTGATACATCCCAGTTACTTAAGGGCTGATTAAAACTAACAGCATCCTCAAACATATTTGACATTTCTCTTACATTTGATACAATCCAAAGATCTAAAGGCTGATTAAAATTACGAGCACCATTGAACATAGATTTCATATTTGTTACATTTGATACATCCCAATTATTTAAAGGCTGATTAAAATTACGAGCACCATTGAACATATTTGACATATTTGTAACATTTGATACATTCCAATTACTAATGTCTTCATTGAAATTGAGATTACTAAATAATCTTGACATATTAGTTATTTGTGAAGTATCCCATTGATTGATTGGTGGCAAATTATTTACTTCAACAGAAAGATATCTTTCTATTGCTGCACGAATATTATCATCTGTTGGAATAAATACCCCTTCTTCATTTATTGTAAAATTATGTTGGACTATTCGTGTACGCTGATCTGTTCGTCTCCTTTGATTTCGTCTCGACATTTATATATATATATATATATATATAAATATTGAATATATTATACTTAATATAATAAAAAATCGGTTTAAAAATATTAGTTGATAATATATTATACAATGAATAACACAATGGAGATGCGCGTAATTAAACGAAATGGACAGCTTGAAGACATATCATTTGACAAGATTTTAAATAGAATTAGAAAATTAGGTCAGGAAGCAGGAATTCATATAAATTATCAATCACTCGTTATGAAAGTTATTGACCAGTTATTCGATAAAATTCCTACATCAAAGATTGATGAATTAGCAGCTGAACAATGTGCTGTAATGTCGACAAATCATCCGGATTATGCAATTTTAGCAAGTAGAATTGTTGTATCAAACCATCAAAAAAATACGGACCCAATTTTCTCAAATGTCATGAAAGAATTATATGAGTTTAAGGATGTTCATGGAAAAAAATATTCTTTAGTATCAGATTCGCTCTGGGAATTTACACAACAAAATAAAGATGCATTAAATGATATGATAGTTCATGAACGGGATTATCTAATTGATTATTTTGGTTTTAAAACATTAGAGAGAGCATATTTATTTAGAATAGGAGATAACATTATTGAGAGACCACAACATATGTGGTTACGTGTTGCTATTGGTATTCATGGATATAAGGAAAATCCAACCGCATTAAATCTTGTTAAAGAGACATACAATTTAATGTCGCAAAAATATTTTACACATGCGACGCCAACATTATTTAATGCTGGAACTCCTCGTTCACAATTATCGAGTTGTTATTTGATTGCAATGGAAGATGATAGCATTGAGGGCATATATAATACATTGAAGGATACAGCTCTTATTTCAAAATATTCAGGTGGTATTGGACTACACATTCATAATATTCGAGCAAAAAATTCACATATTAGAGGAACTAACGGGAAAACTGAAGGATTAGTTCCAATGTTACGGGTATTCAATAATACAGCACGGTACGTTAATCAATCTGGGAAACGTAACGGTTCATTTGCTATCTACCTGGAACCATGGCATGCAGATGTTGAAGATTTTTTGGAAATGAAAAAGAATCATGGAGATGAAGAGATAAAAGCGCGTGATTTATTCTATGCCTTATGGATTTCTGATTTATTTATGGAGCGAGTTAAAAATAATGCAAAGTGGTCTCTAATGTGCCCACATGAATGTCCTGGATTAAGTGATGTTTATGGCGATAAATTTGTTGAACTCTATGAAAAATATGAGTCAGAAGGCAAAGTAAGAAAGTCTGTAAATGCAAGGGATTTATGGTTTAAGATTTTAGATGCTCAAATGGAAACAGGCACACCATATTTATTATATAAAGATGCTGCTAATTATAAATCGAATCAGAAAAATATTGGAACCATTAAATCGTCTAACCTTTGCTCAGAAATTATTCAGTACTCAGACGATAAAGAAACCGCTGTTTGTAATCTGGCTTCCATTGGTCTACCAACATTTGTCAACCAAGATACAAAGCAGTTTGATTATGATAAGCTTCATTATGTTACAAAAATAATAACAAATAATCTTAATAGAGTGATTGATGTTAATTTTTATCCAACAGAAAAAACTAAAATAAGTAATATGAAACATAGACCAATTGGCATTGGTGTCCAAGGATTAGCTGATACTTTTATTCTCATGGATATACCATTTCATTCAGAAGAAGCAAAAGAAGTGAATAAACTCATATTTGAAACCATTTATCACGCAGCTTTAGAGAAAAGCAATGAAATAGCAATTGAGAGAGAAAATTATATAAAAAATACATGTGTTACAAGATATGATATTTTAAATGAACTCAATGAATACGAAACAAAATCTGTATTAAGTAAGGACAAATCTCAAATAGGAGATTTAAAATATGCCGGAGCATATAGTTCATTTAAGGGGTCACCTGCATCTGAAGGTATTCTTCAATTTGATATGTGGTCTACTACTCCAACACCTGGAAGATATGATTGGACTGTACTCAAAGAAAAAATTAAAACACACGGACTTAGGAACTCTTTATTAATAGCACCTATGCCGACAGCATCTACATCACAAATTCTTGGGTTCAATGAATGCTTTGAACCATTTACAAGTAATTTGTACAGTCGTCGCACTTTAGCGGGTGAATTTGTCGTGGTGAATAAATATTTAATGAGGGAGCTTATCAATTTAGGACATTGGAACGAACAAATTAAAAATAATATTATTGCGAATAAAGGGTCAATTCAGCAGTTATCCATGTTGCCGGAACATATTAGAAATAAATACAAAATCGTTTGGGAAATTCCAATGAAACATGTGATTGATATGGCAGCAGATAGAGGTGCGTTCATTTGTCAAAGTCAAAGTTTGAATTTATGGGTTGAAGATCCTACATATAACACATTGACTTCAATGCATTTTTATTCATGGAAAAAAGGACTGAAAACAGGAATTTATTATCTAAGAAGAAAAGCAAAGCATCAAGCTCAGCAATTTACGATTGAACCAGAACAAAAACTACTCGAAGAAGAAAAAGATGAAATTTGTGAAATGTGTTCAGCATAAAATATTTAGGAAAATAACCGAAATTTTGTTATTTTAATAAAATAACTTTTTTTCGGTTAAATAACTTAAAAATAATCTTTATATATATTATAAAATGGAAGGTTCCAACAAGATGCATTTTTGTGGTATCTGCAAAACTAAACCTGATCAGCTTTCACATCATAAAGCACATTTACAAACGCAAAAGCATTTATTTAAAAAAAAGTGTTTTGAACAATGTATTAAAATGTCTGTTTTACATATTCATACTTCTACTAGTGAAGAATTGATTTCAATGTTTGAAAATGAGACTGGATTAAATTATTCTGAAAATAAAGTAAATGATTTTCGTTCATGGAGAATTCACTTGATGTCTAAGCTTAATGATTTATTAGACCAAGAATTTCCGAATACGATAATACCTGCTGATGATGTTCCAACAGAAAATTTTAATACTAAAGAAGAATTTATAAAAAATAGGCTAGATAAAATTATACAAGCAAATGAGACTATAACTATCAATGCAGCCAAAGTTAAAGTACATGAAATTATTAAAAATATTGAAAGCGATGAGTATAAAACCCTAAAAGAAAAAATACAAAATACAGATATTGATGAATTGATACTTAAAGCTATAATAACACAAAATGAATTTGATATAGCTGTTATATTATATAAAATTAATATTGACAAATATTCATATAAAGATTTTAAAAGTAATTTATGGATAAATAAAAAAGATACAACTATACCGACTAGTAAAGTTTCAGATGAAATTAGAAAACAACTTAGTACAATCATTATAGATATTTTTACTGATCATATGAATTCTTTAAGTGAAGATAGAATAGAAGAAAAAAAGAGTTGTGTTGAAATTAATACTATGCTAAAACGAACAGCATTTAAAAATAACATTATGAGAGAAGCGAAAGAATTATTTTATAACAACTAATATAACTCAATTTTTGCATAAATTATTATTTTTATTATTCAATAAATAATAATTTATATTATATTTTTTATTTTATGCTAAAATAAATTAAGCTAATCCAATTTGGTTAGAATATTTTTTAAATGAATTACAATCGTCTATTAAGTCAATATTGTGTTTTAATTTCATAAAACATCTTAGAGTTACTAATATATCATTAAATGAGTTATGTAAGTTACTAGGTGTTGTGTTAAATAACTTTTCGTGAAGTTCAACCAATTTTGGATATTTCAAAAAACTCTTACCATACTTGTCAATTAACTGGATATTACAAAATTGTATTGACTCTTTTAATGTACAATAAATATTTTTAAAATTTGTTAAGAAATGTAATTCATATTTGTAGAATTTAATTTGTTCTTGTGTTAAAGAATTATTATTAATAATTCGTAATAATTCAATCTTTATCATATTAATATCAAATTCCACATTATGACCAATTAACATATCAACTCCTCTCAAGAAATAAAAGAATTCACTTAAAACATCATTAATATGAACACCTGACTTTGCAGATATTTCATTTGAAATACCATGAATTTTAGACGACTCTTCAGAAATTGATATATTTTCTGGAAGTTTTATTACATAATCTTTTGACTGAATAATATCGTTTAATGATGTGTCATAAATTACGTAGCTAAATTGAACAATATGTGGCCATTCGTGTAGCGTAGTTGGGCTAATAAATTTACTTTTAGGTAACCCAGTAGTTTCAGTATCAAATACTAGAATTCTCATTATTTATTAATTTGTTAAAAGTTTAAGTTGTTTGTTTATAAGTAATTTATTTAAATCTAATAAATATTGTTCAATTTTTTAATTTATGAATATTGTAAATTATAATAAATATCCATTATATATCACGAATAATATGCTTACCATTTTTATAGAAATTATATGATGCTATATATCCTAATTCTGTTTTATGAAATATTTCGACTCTAGAATCAGGATATTTTATGGAAGCATTAATAGCATCTTCTTCCGTTAAAAAAAGTATTATATCTTCCCATTCACTTCCATGTAGTAACGCATAAATATATTTTTCTTCTTTTTCATTTTCCATTATTTTTATATAATTATATAATTATTCATTTCTAAATAGTTTATTTCAATACAATATTATATTTCAATACTTTTACACATAATTTTTACAAGGTGCAAAGGTTCTTCGATGCCAAATTGTAATACCGTGTTGCTTAATACCATCAATATGTCGTTTAGCACCATACCCTTTATTAGAATCAATACCATAATGTTCTATTAACTCTGGATATTCTTCGCACAATTGTTCTATATATTTGTCACGTTCAACCTTTGCTAATATAGAAGCTGCTGCAATCGAAGCATATTTGTTATCACCACCTTCTACAGTCATATATGAAATCATTTCTATTTTATTTGTCTCTTTATTGAGATATGTGATTGGATTGAAATAATTACCATCAATTAATAAACTATAATCAAAATTAACCTTTTCTTTTTTATCTAATGTATTCATTACTGTATTATATTTTTTTCTTACTTCATCAATAGAATTATGCATTGACAATTGTGTAGCTTGTAAAATATTAATTTCATCAATTTTCTTCTCATCTTCAAAACTTACATGCCATGCTAGAGCATTTTGTTTAATATATTCGGCTGCTTCTTCAATCTTCTTCTTTGAATGAAATTTTTTACTATCTTTAACTTTTGTAAAATCAAATGTGTCATCTTTAGGTAAAATAACTGCTGCCGTATACACTCTTCCGAATAAAGGACCTCTTCCTGCTTCGTCAACCCCAATTTCAACGACTCTTTCATTTTCATTATGATAACCTTTTAATACATTTTTGGGTTTTCCCTTGATAACTTTTAATTTTTTTGATTTCTTTAAAATGTATTCTTCGTCTTCAGAAGAATCATCAATTATTTCAGCTGGTTGGTAATCAGTTTTCATTATGATTATATAATATATTCTTTATAAATAATGTTTACAAAGAATTTCAATTTTAAAAATTTATAAAATTAAATTTTTTCACTATATAAATTATACAATGAATACTGAAGCATTATTTCTATTCCTAATTTTATTGTTAGGTCTTCTATTATGTTCTTTTTTAGGAGGCAACTGTGGTAGAGAAGGTTTTTCAGGACAATTTTCAGGAAAATTTAAATTAGATGATAACAGTATGCAATCGTCATCTGGAGTATCGACTGCTTCACGAAATCAATATGACAATTATAATCATTATACCGGTTCATCGACTCAACTATCTCCTGGTGCAACATTTTATGGTGAAAATGGACGAACTGCGACTGTTGTATCTGATAGTGATGGGACTCAATCATTACAAATAATCTTACCTGGTTCAACTACACCAGTCACATTCATGCAACAAAAAACTAAAAGTAATACATCATCATGTAATGTAGAAGGTTACAATAATTATTATGGGGAAGCTATATCATATCGTGGTCCTGAAGGTGCAACTGCTGATATAATTACTACTGATAATGGTCAGCAAGCAGTTAAAGTAACTGATTCATCAGGTACCTACTATTATAATACTTCTGGTGCACAAATCACACCTGACACTTCAACAAAATATTATGGAAGTACTGGATACACAATTCAAATAGCACCGTATACAATGTCATATGAAGGCCCTTATGATAACTCTGTAAAAAGAGCAACTTCAAATGAAGAAGACTATTCAAAAAGTCAATATTACGGACCTTATAGCGGAAAAACATCCTGTGATTATTATAATACTTTACCAGTAGGAATTCCAAAAAGTCAAATACCTCCTGGACAAGAGGATTTATATATATTAAAATCTCAAATTGTTCCTCCTGTATGCCCAGCTTGTCCATCAAGTTCTGCATGTCCAAGACAAGAACCTTGCCCCCCTTGTCCGGCGTGTGCTAGATGCCCTGAACAAGCATTTGAATGTAAAAAAGTACCTAATTATCGTGCTACCGATAGCGGTACAAACGATGATAGTAATGTCAAGAGTGACACTAATTATAGTGCTAATAGTGGTGGATATAGCAATTTAAACAGCTATGATAACTATAGTTCTACAAATATTGGTTCTAACTATAGTAATAGTAATTCTAACTATAGTAATAGTAATTCTAACTATAGTAATAGTAATTCTAACTATAGTAATAGTAATAATAATTATCCTACCTATGGTGATTCCAACAATCAATATTTACCTGCTCCAGTATTAAACGATTTCTCTACTTTCGGTATGTAAATTAAATTATATTTATTTAATAATTTAGCAAATATAATTTTATAAGCTTTATAAGTTTACTTTATTCTTTTGTCTTAATACATTTTTCATCCATTTGGAACGTAGCAGTCTTATCTTCTTGTGGAACAATATTAATAACACATTTTGCTTTTTTACCATACAATGGTTCGGTACAACCTTTTTCTTTTTTCTTTCGAGTTTGTGCCTGTTTGAATGTAAATACCTTGGGTTTTTCTTCTGTACATCTCGACCTAAAATGTTCATATCTCTCTCTAACATCACAATATGATAAATGAGATTTCTTTCCTAACATCTTATTAACTAATTCATGTAATTCATATATGTATCTAGAGAATGTTGCTCTGCTTGCCATATGACACATTAATAAAGGTTTTTTCTTAAGGTTATTTGTTAAATTTATCCTACAATACTTACATGGTAATACATTTCTTAAATTATAAATAAAATCACGATATTGTTTTTTATTTTCAGCGGTCGGATTAACTGGATAATTGAAACTTATGGTGTGAATGAAATGCCAGGCGGCAGGTCCCCAGACTTGTACTAACATACCATCACCTGATGCATAATCTTTTTTGCTGAATGTATAGTGTTTTTTTGTTTTATTATGTGTATTTCTGTTTTTACGTGTTTTATTCATTATATATATATTTAAATAAAAAAATATATAATGAAATATATATTATGAATTCAAACCAACATTTCAGTTTAACAACTTTTACAGAAACAACAAAAAAAGTATGTACTTTCTCTGCTATATCCATTTTTTTAATCGTATTATTTATTATCACTCCATTAAGTAGTTTCTTCTTAACGTCGGTGTTAATGAGAATAATTACAATAGTAATACTTGTATATACATTATATTTAAATAATGAACAAACCAATTATTTAAGAAACGCAAGTCAATTAAACTTGTCAAAAGAAGTAAGTTCTCAATTAACTATAAATATTATATGTAGTTACGTGTTTACTTTATTTATTGGTTTACTAATTATATTTGTTATTAAAAGTTTTTTCTAATTTAGGAAGAGGTTTATTTAATTCAAGTAATTTTTCATAATATAATTTATCATTATTAAACGAAATTTTCTTTATTTCAATTAATTTCCCCTTATTCGTCCTGAACAACATTAATTTATTTATATAATTGTCTTTATATAGTATTCGTTCAAAGACAATCTTAATTTCTTTTACAATATATATAAATGGCTAAGTATATTAATTTTAACGCAAATTCATTACCACCTTTAAGTACTGATACTGGTAGTATTTTCTCTCGAGTTATGAGTGCAGGAAGTAGTATAAGCACTACTACGATTCTCTTAATTAGTAGTGTTATATTTTTAATAGTAATAGCTGTTGTTTATTATTTTTATTATGTCGCTCCATCTATGAAGCCAAAATACCAACCAAATAGCGAACAAATTTCATCAGATAGTTCAAGTGAAAAATCAGCCGAATTAATATTCTTTTATGCGGATTGGTGTCCACACTGTAAAGCGGCAAAACCGATTTGGAACGACTTGAAATCTGAATATGAAAATAAGACTATAAATGGGTATAAAGTTGTATTTACTGAAGTCGATTGCTCAGAAGAAACTTCGGAAGTTGAAAAATTAATGAATCAATATAGCGTTGAAGGATATCCCACAATTAAGTTGTTAAAAGATGGTCAAGTTATTGAATATGATGCTAAACCATCAAAAGAAACATTGATTAAATTTTTAAATACTGTCTTGTAAACTCTCTTGTATAGTGTCCAAAAATTTATTTGCGGATTGTTTGCCTTTTTCAAATAATTCACGACGAACTTCAATATTGCTTAATGTGGATTTAAAATGTTCAAATGTTAAATAGCTCGTGTCACAAATAACTTCGTTTTTAATAATTGGTTGAACATAATTATTATGAACATTAAAGATTGCTTTAAATAAGAAACTTAAAATATAATCTAATAACGTAGATTCACTATTTATATTTGATTTTTCATCCGAATATTTATTTTTGAAACCAAGAATTTCGTCAGGTTCTTTCCCTGCATTTATACAAAAACTTAAGGGATAGTTGCAACCAACCCCGCCATCCATAAAGCATTTATCGTCTATACAAACGGGAGTAATTAATACAGGTAAAGCACACGTCATTAGAATCGCTTCTAAAACTTTAAGCTTTGGATATGATTTGTATGAAATATCTACAACTTTATATTCATTCACCTCAAAAGAAAATATATGTAATTCTATTTTAGTTAATTCATAAAAATCTTCCATAGTTATATCGAGTGAAATATCTTTTGCATCAAATAGTGGTTTAAAGCATTTTTCAACGGTTTTTATATCAAATATTCCTTTTTTAGTATAAGCATCTAAAATATTCTGTACTTTAATGGGGAAAACGTCTTGCCAAGGGCGTTTAATTATATAATCGTTTAAGGTTTCCCAATCAAATTTCAATGAAATCATTATTCCTATGATAGCACCAGCAGATGTTCCATAAATAGATTCTATATTTTGCATGTTTAAAAATTCTTTTCTCTCTAACTCTTGAATTGCTGACATTATTTGAATCATAATCGGTCCTCCTCCCGAGATAACCAAATGTTTTATTGTCATTACAAATATATATTTTAATTTTTTAAATGTTTATAAATTTAGTTTATCATTATATATTATGACAAAACGTAAAATAAAAAAACATTTGACAAAAAGAAAAAATGTTATCAACGGTACAAGAGTTATCAACGGTACAAGAGTTATCAACGGTACAAGAGTTATCAACGGTACAAGAGTTATCAACAGTACACAAAAAAATAAGAAAATAAGATTAACTAGGAAAAGTAAATACGGAAGGCAATATAAACGTGGTGGTGGTGATATATCAGAGGAATATAAACAAAAGAATATATTTAGACGTGCATTTAATAATTTTGTTATTCAAATAAGCAATAAAAGAAATATTAAACAAGCAGTAAATTCCATCATTAACACGTTTGAAAAAAATAAGTTAATTAATACACTAATTCCAATAACAATTGAAGGAAAACCAGTTGATAAAGAGACATATAGTTTAGCGAAAAGACCTGTAGCTATTTATGATTTCGTATCACCTATAACTGTGATATTTGATAACTTAACAGGTATTCTGTCAGATGAAGATATAATTAGAATATTGAATGTATACTATTTAAATGGTGGAAATTTCAATAATCTAAGTAGCAGATTTAAAGAATCACCCTTTAAACATGAAGTTAAAAAAAATCGAGTAAATAATATTAAAATGTTATTGAATAAGTCAAATCCATTTCATATTATAGAAGATGGTTTAGACGAAGAAACAAAAATAAGATTAGCTGAATTAATACCAAATGAACAGCAAATCACATCTCATGAGCCCGTTATACATGAGCCCGTTACACAAGAACCCGTTACACAAGAAATAGTTGTTGAAGAACCTGTTTTAAAAACAAAGCCGATAACTGAAGAAAAACTTATAAAACTTATATTACCATCCCCTTTACCTCAAGATAATACTATTGGGTATGATAGAACAGTAGTTCCTGAATTTTGGAAACCAATTTTTCAAAATGGAGAAGAATTATTACAAATTAGAGAGAAATTTATGAGTATTTATGAAATTGATAGATATACAAGTGATATACAGAAGCGGATTAAAATTTGTGATTTATTAGAAACCATTATTCCAGGTTATTTAACAAAATACAGTTTGGGTTTTAGAGAAACCGCAAAGACATTAGTAAATGTCAATATATTAAATTGTTTCATAACTTTATTTTATGGTATGATTTTATATAAGTTATACGAGACTAAGCAAGATTATTTATTCATATTTAAAGGTGGACGCGCTCTCCAATTAAGTTTAGTAGATATTGCCGATATTGGAAAATATTTTAGCGAAGATACTGATATATTAATTATACCAAATAGACTTCAAGGGATTGTTTATGATTTAGAAAAAATGCAAAATTTATCCGAACATATTGCTTATTTAATAAAATGGATGATTCCTGAGGAAATAAATGTATTTGTAAGCTTACCATCTAATCCAAAGAATACGAATAAAGACATTACAAAGATTTTATATAATGATAATAAATTATTTAAGGCATTATCAGATATTGGATTTGGAGACATTAATGAAGACATAAGAAAATTTTTCGACAATTTATCTTATTCACCATTCTATTTAGATGAATTCCAAACAACCGCTTTATTTATTACACCAACATTAGATGATATGTTGGCAGAAAAATTATTTTATTACGCAAAATATTTAAAGTATAGAGGAATTATAAATAGGAGGGAACCGATAATGGAACAAGAATATTCTAATTTGACGATGGAAGAATGCGATCGAATATTATTTAAATTTAAGCGTGCTATTGTAAAATTAGTCGAAGCAATATTAAAACGAGATTACAGCGATGTAACAGATTTAAATTCAAATGACTCTGCAAAACTAATTTTGAGAGAATTTATAAGTGATTATAAGGATTACACGAATCAAGAAAAAGAAGATATAGTGATAAGTATTTTTCAGTAACTTTATTTTATTGAGTTAATTTTATATTTTTTTATATTATATAACATTAAAAAATGTCAAGTATATTTACAATCGATAATATTGAAGATTTTTCGGAAAAAATAAATATTGATGAACTGTATGAAAAAAAGAGACAACAAGATTTGAATAAGTTAGCATTATTCAATAAAATACTAAACCGTGTGCATGTAAGAATACGAACAGTATCGAGACAAAAAGTAGACGAACAATTTTGTTGGTTTCTAGTTCCTGAAACAATTTTAGGTGTACCCAAATATGATCAAGGGGCATGTATTGCGTATTTAATGGATAAATTGAAAACAAGTGGATTCAACGTACGTTATATTCATCCAAATTTACTATTTATATCATGGATGCATTGGATTCCTTCATATGTAAGAACAGAAATTAAAAAGAAAACAGGTATTAAAATTAATGAATACGGACAAAGAATAGAGGAAGAAGAGGATCAAGATGGTCAAAAAACAATAACAAATGGCTCAACAGATCCAAATGATTACTTATTAAAACAAAATGATAATCAAATAGGTAAACCACAAAAGAAGGAATATACACCAATTAAATCATATAAACCATCTGGCAATCTAGTATATGACAATGATTTATTAAATAAAATAGAAGATAAGTTTTTGTAAATAATATATTATAATATTGTATATGAATAAAACATTAAAAAAAATAAATAATATTAGAAACAAAACAAAAAAAAGGCAAGAAACAATATTTCAAAATATGAATGAATTATCTAATAAACAGAGAGAACTTATATGTAAAAAATCAGCAAATATATATACATCATTTGAACATAAAATAGATGAATTATTTAAAAAAAATAATGTAAATATCTTATCTGCAACTTACAATTTAGAAAAAGAAGTGGTTAAAGAACTTAAAAAAGCGGTTAGTCCATCGAATATCATACCACAAAATGACTATTACTCGTATATTAATGAAAGATGGTTAAAGGATTTGGATATAGAGGCTTATCAAGAATATCTTAGTCAAATAGACAACTTTCGATTAGTTCAAGACAATGTTTATAGAGAGTTGATACAAATTATTGAAAATTATATTAGCAATGATGATACTAAAAATACAAAATTAGGCAAATGTATTAAAACCGCATATGAATCATTTAAAATTTTTAATACAAATGAGCAGGCTAGATGTTTAGCACAAGTAGTTGTTAAACACGTCGATGAACAGCTTTCCAACCCTGATAATTTATGGTATACATTAGCACAACCAAATAAGAATGAACTTATGTCTCGGGGCGCACCGTTTGTATGGTCTATAAATCCTGATGATAAAAACCCAAAAATATATAAATGTTATCTAGAACCACCTCAGGTATCATTGATGGACATAGATTTATATTTTGATGACCCAGACGACAACGGAGAAGATAAAAAATATAAAAATAAATATAGAAAGGTTTTTTTTGAATATTTAAATAGAATATTTACAGTGGCTTTTGGTGAGAATCATGGATTCAATGTTAAAGATATTTTTGATTGTGAATTTGAAATGTTAAATACAATGGCTTGTGATTTAATTAAAAGTGAACATCAAGATCCGGATGGTTATAATTTAATTACAAAAAAAGAAGCTTTAGAATTGTTTGGTTTTAATTGGGAAGAATTTTGTAAAGAATTAGGGTTTACAAAAATTCCGGATGATTTTGTCACTTCAAACGTAAATTATTTATTATGTGGAACAAAATTATTGAAAGAAAAATGGAATACACCAAAATGGAGAACATATTGGATTTACATTTATATAAGACAAATGCTTAGATCAAATGAAGATGGATGGGATGCATTCTACGAATTTGAAGGTTATTTTTTGAGAGGCCAAAAAAAAGATATTTATATGTATATTAGACCAATCTTCCCAATGGGATTTGCATTTAATACATTTTTAACTAATCAATATATTTCATATTATAAAAATCAACAAGCTGTCAATTATGTAAAATCAATGGCTGAAGATTTAAAAGTTGTATTCAAGAGAATCGTTAGTAGATGTAATTGGATGGAACCAAAAACAAAAGAAATAGCTATAGATAAAGTAGAAAACATTAAATTGATTGTCGGTTCTCCACCTATTTTGAGAGAAGACCCTTTATTAGATTATGAACCAGATGATCCTTGGGGTAATTTAGTTAAAATCGCAAATTGGAGACACAAACAAGCAATAGAATTAGTTGGTAAACCAGTAATTGATATACCTGTAATGGATTGGGCTGATATTCCTCCAAAATTTATTAGTACACAGGCTTACCTAGTAAATGCAATGTATACTCCAACTGAAAATACGATTTATATTCCTTTAGGATATATTCAAAAACCATTTGTTGATTTAGATGAACGAGGAATTGAATACAATTTAGCTCATATTGGATTTACTATAGCTCATGAAATGTCGCATGCTTTAGACGATTTTGGAAGTAAATATAACAAATATGGTCAATTAGAAAACTGGTGGACTGAAAAAGATAAAAAACATTTTGAAAAAATTCAGGAAAATATTGTAAAACAGTATGAATTGTTTGCTAGTTATGATGGAATTAAACTTGACGCATGGCCAACTATAGGTGAAAATTTAGCAGATATAAGTGGGTTTGCAATATGTCAAGAATATTTAAGAGATTTTCAATTGAAAAATCAGGATATTTTACCGGTACAATCATTATCATTTACATCTTTTTTCGTATATTTTGCTATACAATCAAGACAGAAAATATCTAAGAAGGCAATTTTAGCACAATTAAAAACGAATCCACATCCTTTAGATAAATATCGTTGCAATGTCCCATTGTCAAGATCCAGAATATTTAGAGCGATTTATGATATTAAAAAAGGGGATAAAATGTGGTGGAATTCAACAAGTAATGTTTGGGCGGATTAAATTATTTATTTAGAAAAAATAATTAACCATCGTTTATAATTTTTTTCTTTATAATGTATATAATGGCAAGTTCACGTAGACGCAGTCGCACAATGAGACGTGCCCGCACAATGGGGCGCAAAATGGCACTTACTCGTAAAATGGGAGCTAAAATGGGTCGCCAAATGGGACTCCAAATGGGTCGTCAAATGGGACTCCAAATGGGTCGCCAAATGGGAGTCAAAATGGGTCGCCAAATGGGTCGCACAATGGGTCGCACAATGGGCCGCACAAGAGGACGCAAATAAACATAATGTGTGATACATAAATATCTTGTGAAATTAATTAAATATTTAGTAAAATAAATTAAATATTTAGTAAAAGATTTAAATACTTTATATATATATATGAAAACAAGACGTAATAGGAGTTTAAAAAAAAAAGGAGGTAAAAGAACGAGATATATACGTAGAGGTGCTGGAAAATGGGTTACTGCTATTGAAGCTGCAAACAGAACATTAGGTAAAACGGGTTCAGTCGAAGCAGCAAGGGAAACTCTTAGAAAACAGGCTCTGACAAACGCAAGAAGACTTTTTGGCTCTATAGGTGCTGTGTAAGAATATTAATTGAAACCATTTAAAGTCATAATATGAATTTATATAGTTTAATGATGGAAATAAGTTCGCCTGTGATATTGCTACTAGTATCATCATTTATATTATTATTACCAACAATCCACTTAATTTTGATATTTTTTATAAGGTATATTGTTGGTATTTTGAATGAATAATTATTTCAACAACCTTTATAAATTGACTAGTAATAATTATAACATATATAATTAGTAATTAAGTTTGATAGTATTCAATGGTTGTCTATCTTGCATAGGTTGTATAGGTTGTTGCATAGGTTGTCTATCTTGCATAGGTTGTATAGGTTGTTGCATAGGTTGCATAGGTTGTCTATCTTGTATAGGTTGCATAGGTTGTTGCATAGGTTGTATAGGTTGTTGCATAGGTTGTCTATCTTGTATAGGTTGCATAGGTTGCATAGGTTGTATAGGTTGCATAGGTTGCATAGGTTGTCTATCTTGCATAGGTTGTTGCATAGGTTGTTGCATAGGTTGTCTATCTTGCATAGCTGGCTTGTTTTGTGCGAGTATATTACTAGATAAATCTGAAACTAGTTCTGTCTGAGAAATAACTGGTTTAATTGGCTGAGATACCTTTTTGGTTTCTTCAATTATTTTTGTTGCTTCTTTCTTAAGATTTTCAATTTGTTTTTGAGTAGTTTGAAAAATTTTAGACTCAACAATTGCTTCGAATATTTGAACACCATTCACATAATCCGTTTCACATTTAACATATAAATTTACAATGAGTTTTCTTGTTTTTTCGACTGCTTTTTGCAATAATTCATCTGTTAATTTAGGATTTATTCTAATAACACGTTTACCTGTATAAGGGTCATTAACATAACTAAATAAATCATTAATAACTTCAAGTAATTTATATTGGTTGTCAGCAGCACTTTGAATCATTGATTTTATGTTTTCCGCATATTTTATAAATAACTCATCTTTCTTATTTAGAGTATATGTACCTTTTAAAACAGAATTAGGCGATTGACATCCAGGTTTTTTACTATAATCACGAAGTTTAATATCGCTAAATTTTTTGATTGTATCCGGCATATTTTCATTGCCAGTAAAAGCAGTGTAAAATATGTTTAAATCTTTACGAAACTGTTTTTCAGTTTCTTCTGTCATACCTAAAAAACTACCATTTGAATAATCGTATTTATCATCCAAATAAAGACGTAGTAGTTCAGGTATTCCTGGTTCATTCTCGAGTGTTTTAGGTAATCCATCTTGGCCAATATTAATATCACAAACTTGTGGTTGAATAGTTACATTGCCAGTTTGTTCGTCAATATATTCACCCCTTTTAAGTGCTCTAATTCTATTGTCACAAATATTTAGCCTAAATAATTTTCGATTCACATTTTTAGGAATTTTATCTTTTTCAAGAAGTGTTGTTTTCACCGTTTGTCCATTACTATCTTTATATGTATAAACGGGATTAATTGTCATAACTATAGCAGCAAAAATATGTGCAATCTTGACATAAAACTTAGCTATTCCAATACATACACGCTTTTTTCGGATACTTTTTTGGACATCATTTGAAATATCTAAACTTTCAAGATTATCTTTATTTATATATCTTACATTTTCTTTCTTTAGGTCATTTACTTCTAGACCACCTTTAATTCTTTGTTCTAAGAATGTAACTTCCATATCATTAAAATATCTATCAACAATATCCGATGTTAAAATAACCAATTTATCACAATAAGCTTTTTCAGAAAGTTTGCTTAAGCTTTGGAAATCCATTGTCAGAATATAGTAGGTAGCAATGTAATCTATTATATCATAAAAGTTTTCAAATTCATTTTCTGCTTTTTTGGTGGTTGATGTGCTATTTCCCATATATTATACAATCTTAAAAAAATATATCTAAAAAAAAATATAAATAAAATTGAATTAAAATTATTTTATCTAATGAATGATAATATAAATGATGAACAAAGATAAAAGTCAAAAACGAAAAAATACAAATATAAACAAATCTGAGCTATGGAATGTATTTGATTCCGTGATTGAAAATCCGGAAAAAGTTAATGTCCCATTGGAATGTATTTATGGTTCAGGTAATAGAGAATTTTGTGAGCGTTGTGAAAGTAATTTAGCATTTTCAGAAGAAGGATTTTTGACATGTATGAATAATAAATGTGGAATTATTTATAAGGATTTAGTGGATCAAAGTGCAGAATGGAGATATTATGGAGCAGACGATAATCAGAACTCAGACCCAACAAGATGTGGAATGCCGATTAATCCACTTTTAGAAGAATCATCTTATGGATGTAAAGTATTATGTTGTGGACCGATGAGTTATGAAATGAGAAAGATAAGACGTTATACAGAATGGCAATCGATGCCATATAAAGAAAAATCTCAATATGACGAATTTCAAATTATTACGACAATGGCCCAGAACGCGGGTATTCCAAAATTAATTATTGATGACGCTATTGTTTATCATAAAAAAATATCTGAATCTGATTCAAGATTTAGAGGTGAAAATCGTGACGGTATTATTGCTGCTTCTATTTACATTGCGTGTAGAATAAATAATTATCCAAGAGCTGCAAAAGAAATCGCACAAATATTTCATTTAGATGCTACTAGTGCAACAAAGGGTTGTAAAAACGCATTATCAATTATTAATGATTTAGAGAAGGACATGGATAATAAGGAGAAAACAAATTTTGGAAAAACAAAACCAGAAGCATTTATTGAGAGATATTGTAGTAAATTAAATATAAATAATGAGTTGACAAAATTATGTCAATTTATTTCCATGAAAATAGAAAAAATGGATGTGATGCCGGAAAATACTCCACCTTCTATTGCTGCAGGTGTTGTTTATTTCATTGCTCAATTATGTAAATTAAATATAAGTAAGAAAGACGTAAAAAATGTGAGTGAAACAAGTGAGGTGACAATTAATAAATGTTATAAAAAGTTGGAAAAAATTGCAAAAGAAGCCAATTTGGTCCCAGTAGCCATATTAAAAAAATATAATTTAGAGATTTGTAAGTAGATTTTATTTGTGTGGTTTATTTTGCAAAAATAAAAACTTTAGACTTTATATTATGACCGACTTTATAGAAAAAGTAAAAGTTCCAAAACGTATTTTTATTGTTCCTTACAGAAACCGTGTTCAGCATAAATTTTTTTTCTGTAAGTACATGAGTTTTATATTGGAAGATAAAGATGATTATGAGATATTTTTCTCTCATCAATGTGACGCAAGAACATTTAATAGAGGTGCAGTTAAAAATATCGGCTTCATTGCGGCAAAAAATAAATATCCAGAGCATTATAAGGATATTACCTTTATATTTAACGATGTAGATACTATTCCATTTAATAAGATATTTGATTATGAAACAACACCTGGTATTGTAAAGCATTATTATGGATTTAAATACGCGTTGGGTGGAATAGTTGTAATGAAAGGAAGTGATTTTGAAAAGACCAATGGATTTCCTTGTTTCTGGGGATGGGGTATGGAAGATAATGTTTTACAAAAAAGATGTGATAGATTTGGATTAAAAGTTGACAGAAGTGTATTTTATAATATTGGTAGTCCAGAAATTTTACAGCTTTTTGATGGAATATCAAGAATTATATCAAGGAAGGATCCTTGGAGGGGTGAATATGATGATGGCCAAGATGGACTAAGGACAATAACACAATTAAAATATACAATTGATGATAAATCAGATAATCCAAATGATAATATATTTGTAGTGCATAATCCAAATATAAAAACAATAAATATAAAAACGTTTTTAACACATATTCCATTTGGTTCAGAAGAATACTATAATTATGATTTGAGAGAACCAAAAAGAAAAATAATAAATCCAGATAAGATAAAAGAAACAAAAAAGACAGTGATAAACACTACAGATTGGACAAACATTCCTCATTATCCAACAAATAGAGAGAAACGTGAAAATGTGGCAAAATATTTGATTAAAATGGGTAAAGCAGTCCCCAAAGAGCTTTTAATGAAAATTCAAGAAGATAAGAGAAAAGAAATAGATGAAGATTCGTATAATAATTTTAGTAAACCAAATGGAGATGAAGAAGAAATACATCAAGACCAAACACATAGACAAAATATGTTAAGACCTCCTCAACCACCAATTTATCAACAGCATATTCAAAATGGTCATATATCGAAGATACCAATTCATATGCAAAATCCACGTCATCCACCAAATAAATTTTCTCCGCAATATGCAGCTTATGTTGGTGCAAAACCAAGAGCGCAGGCAAGTGCAAGAGTTGGACTAGGTGGAGTGTTTTAATCCACCTTTAAGCAAAGCGACAGTGTTAACAAAGGTCAAACTGACGCCATGCTTTGCGGAGTCTAAATAAATCAATTTACACTCTTGAAGATTAACCGGATTAAAAATGAATAAAACCAATGCGGTGATGCTATTTTAATTATTCAAGGGTGTAAAAATATCAAATTATTTAAGTTATATATATATATATATATATATATATATATATATGGAACATAATAACAATTTCAAAAAATATTTCGATAAAAAATCATATATAGGTGGTGAAATAATTACTATGTATGTTAATGATTTAATTAACAGTAATAAGTATAATAATATACTTTTTATAAGAACACCAACAACGGGACATTGGTTAGATTATATTCTACCTAACAACCTTAATATAACCAGGGTATATTATCATACATCCAGTGTACAGTTTAAAAAAGATAATTGTCATAAATTATCAATTATTGTTGAATTAACTAATTTAGAAAAAAAATTAAAAGAATTAAATAATACATACGATTTAATAGTTATAGACCCATATCATGAATATAAAGTTAGTTATGATAATTTTAATTTATTATTATCATTTTTAAAAAATGATGGATGTATTATTTCTCACGATTGTTGTCCGAGTGATGTAAAATTATCAACACCCACTCCTAAATATATATATTTTGATTGGTCTGGTCAGACATATTTAGCATTTGTAAAATTAGCTTATAATAATCCAGAATTATTTTATAGTATTTTAAATATAGATACAGGAATAGGAATTATTAGCAAAACAAAACAAGATGGTTTAAAAACCAATTTAGATAAATATAAACAATCCCAATTATTAAAGATAGATTTTTTAAATGATTATGATAAAGCATATGCATATTTTATAAATAATTCAAATAATATCATTAATTTAATAAAGTTTTAATTACATTAGTTAGATAATAGTGATAATTATTTTTATATAATTTTTAATTTTTAACCCAAACATAAACCATTTCCGTATGATTATTTTGTCGTTTTGATTTTTTAAGAGGGAAAACAGTCTGAGCTTCGCCAAATAAATTTTTAAGGATGTTATCATATACTTCCTTACAAATATTAATTATAAAATGACCGCCTTTTTTCAAATGTAAATAGCTTTTAGTAAAAACTGGTTTGTAAAATTTCTCATCCATATCTGTCTTCGATTTATAGTCTACATTGTTAGCGTATTTCTCAATAAAATAATATGGTGGTGACGCAAATACCGTATCATAATCACATTTTGAATAATCAAAATCCACTGCATCACCAAAACAAACACTGAATTCTGTATTAGATTTTGTTCGCAAGTATGTTACCATTCTATCATATGGTTCTTTCAAATCTGAATTAATTTCGATACCATAAAAAGCTTCTAAATTTAACGCAGCTGCTGCTACTGTTGAACCACCCCACCCTGCACAGAAATTTAATACCCTTTTAGCATTAAAACGTGTATAAATCTCCATACAATTCAAGGGTCTCATTATATTTATAGCACTTATGCATATATTATATACTTCTTTCAAAACTTTATACTCATGTTTCGTTTTATTTTTATTTTTAACATCGTCGTAATATTTTAACATTGTCTGAATAAACTTTTTCTCTCGAAATGTATCTAGATTTGCTAAAAATTCGAAATAATTTACATTATATTTGCCTTTTGTTTCAAGCCGTTGAACAAATGTAAAATAGTCGACAACATCATTTCCTATTTTTGATCTCTCGGATATCATATATGCATCTTTTCCAATTTTTATCAACTTATTTATTTCTTCTTCTACATCCTCCATTTTAATATCTTTTATTTTTTGTGCTATATTCACTTTCTCTTCAACTGTATAATTTTCTTTCAACATTATTATTTGTTGAGAGAAAATTTATTTTATTTATCTTTTAATGGCTTTATTAAAATCCAACATATAATTTCTAAAATTAGTTACTTTTTTTTCAATATCACTATAATCTTCTTTTTGTACAATGGTGGGAGGTATTATCATATACCAATTGTCTTTATTCTGTAAAAGTTTCCAATATTTGTCTATTTTATAAGATGAGTTACTTTGTTCTTTCATTAGTTTCGTAACACCTTCCTTATAATTATTTAATAGGGTTGAAAAATATTTATTTTTCACTATATAACCAGTAGTAGTTAAACAATTATATATTTTAATACAATAATCTGTAACAAAATTGTATGGAATCATATTATTTCCTGCAATTAATACTACATCCCATTCAATTTGTGAGTTTAAAAATTTATTTATATTTTGTAAAAAAAGTGATGGATTCAAAATTTCTATATCATCTTCACAAATCATAATATAATCATAATTTCGTTTTATTGCAATTTCTATACATTTTATATGACTCAAACTGCAACCAATAGCACCATTCTTCATCTCAATCGCGTTAAACCTTTCAGGGATATCTATTCCAATTTTTGATAATTCTTTTAACACGGATTCGTTTCTATCTTTTCTGTGTTCCAAATTAATATAAATTGTTGGAATATCAGTAACTAACATTTATTTATTTATTAATTACTATTTAAATACATAATTATAAAAATAATATATTATGAAATATATTATCTTATGCGGAGGAATTGGAAAACGTAATAATGATTACTCTTTACCTAAACCGTTGAATTATATAAATGGAAGGCATATGATTGAATATATTATTGAAAATATTAATTCTAATGAAATATTTATAGTATACAATACTTTTTTAAATGAATTTAATTTTTGTGAAATTTTGATTCAAAAATTTAAAGATAAAATATTTTATTTTTCGTGCATTGATTTTTTAACAAGAGGTGCTGTTGAAACAGCTTTTATTGGTATACGTGAATTTAAGTTTTCAAATAATGATAATTTATTATTTATAGATAATGATAATTTACATACATTTAATGAAATAAATAATTGTAATAATAATTTTATTTGTTACAGTACAGATTATGAGAAAACAAATTTTTCTTTTATACAGATTGAGAACAATCTTGTAGTTAATATTGAAGAAAAAAACAAAATATCAGATTATTATTGTTGTGGTTTATATGGTTTTAAAAGTGTCGACAGTTTTAATTTTTATGCAAATAAAATGATAATGAATAATTTAAAAACAAAGAATGAGTTTTATTTTTCAAAATTGTATAAAATAATGATTGAAAATAATGAAGAAATAATACCTATTTTAATCAATAAAACAATTCATGTAGGAACATATTCAGAAATAATAAGTAACAAGGATAATTTAAATAAAAAAAAATTACGAATTTGTTTTGATTTAGACAACACACTTGTAACTAATCCTACAAAACCAGGAGATTATTCAACAGTAAAACCAATTCATAAAAATATAGAACTTTTAAATACTATGAAAAATGAAGGACACGAAATTATTATTTATACAGCAAGACGAATGAAAAGTTATAATGGTAATGTCGGAAAAGTTATCAAAGACATAGCTTACATAACTATAGAAACTCTTAATCATTTAAATATACACTATGATGAGTTGATATTTGGAAAACCTATTGCTGATATATACATAGATGACAAATCAATAAATCCATATAAAAATAGTGTTAATTATTTTGGATTATTTTATGGAGAAAACAATGATTTTATTCCAAATAAAATTAAAAATAATAAGTACAATAAAATAACAAAAATAAATAATCAAATAATAAAAACAGGACCTTATGAACTTTTAAAAGGAGAACTATATTATTACCAAAATATCCCAAGTGAATTTAAAAGATTTTTTCCAGATATGTTAGATTTTAATAAAATGGATAAAACTCTTGAATTAAAACTAAATTATATTTCTGGTATACCTATATATTATTTATACAAAAATAAATTATTAACTACAAAATTTATTGATGATTTATTTGAAATTTTGAATGGATTTCATTCATATACTGATAATAAAATAACAATAAAAGAAGAAAATATAAAAAACAACTATATATCAAAAATTAAAAATAGATTTAATAATTTAGATTACAATTTTTCAGATTCAAAAGAAATTTTAGATGATATTACTCATGGTATAAATGAATGGTTTGATGCAAAAATTGTAAATATGATACACGGTGATTTTTGGTTTTCTAATATAATTTATACGTATGATGAAAAATATGTTTTAATTGATATGAGAGGACAAGTTGATGATATTCTTACTATAAACGGTGATATATATTATGATTATGGAAAAATGTTTCAAAGTATATTAGGTTATGATATTATTTTGTATAATGAATCAATTGATAATAGTTATATTCTTTCAATGAAAAATTATTTTATCAAAAAATGTACTGATATAGGACTGAATATAAATTTTTTAAGATATGTAACAAAGGGATTAATATTTGGTACTTTTTATTTTATGGAAAATGTTAATCAAAAAACAAAAAATAATATTTGGGAACTAATTAAGCAAATTTAACGCATATTTGGTTATGAAAAAAATATTTATTTGATTTGGTGATTGCGAACAAAAACAGTAAATGAAATATATTTTAAAATAATTTATTAATATATATTTAAAGATTTTATTGTATATATAAAAATGAGTATTCCAAAAATAATACATCAGTTATGGATAGGAACAAAACCTGCTCCTATTACTTTAATGAATACTTGGAAAGAAAAACATCCTGATTTTGAATACATCTTTTGGAATGAAAAAGAATTTGAAAAACGTGGATTGAATTTTAAGTGTCAGGATAAAATTGACGATATAGAAGAAATTAATGGTAAAGCTGATATTATAAGATGGGAAATTCTTTATAAATATGGTGGAATATTTATTGATGCGGATTCTATTTGTATTGAACCGTTTGACGATGAAATTATTTCTAAAAAAAGTTTTGCGGGTTGGGAACAAGAAGAAGTAAGACCTGGATTAATAGCTACAGGAACTATGGGGTTTCCTGAAAAACATCCTCTTGTTAAACAAGCCATTAAATGGATAAAGAATAATGAAGTAAGTCAAGCAAAGGCTAAATTAATGGCATGGCAATCAGTAGGACCTGGACTTTTAACTAGAATGTATAATACTAAAAATTTTAATGACCTACATATTTTTCCCAGTTATACATTTCTACCAATTCATTTAACCGGTTTAGAATATAAAGCTCATGGTAAAATATATGCTTACCAGGCTTGGGGGTCAACAAAGCAAAGTTATGACACCATGAATTCACTACAACTCCCTAAACAATTTAATAAACCATCAAATAGTGTAAGTATATTGGTATCTAGTTTTAACACTAAAACAGTTTATGTACAAGATTGTTTAAATTCTATTAAACAACAAATCGGTCTTTTTAATATAGAATTAGTTTGGGTTAACGATGGTTCTGATAAATTGAATACATTATTGTTAAAAAAGTGTTTAGATAATTTTGAGAAAACTACACGGTTTACTAAAGTCGTTTATTATGAAAATGATACTAATAAAGGAATTGGTTATTCATTAAATTTAGGTATTAATTTATGTTCTAATGAAATTATCATTAAAATGGACAGTGATGATATAATGTTTCCTGATAGAATTCAAAAACAACTTAGTTTCATGGAAAAAAATCCAGATGTACAAGTTTGTGGAGCACAAGTCACTTTCTTTAAAAATACAATTGAAAATACAACCTATTCAACAAAACATCCTAGTATAACATGGGATGAATATAAAATTACAAAGTCGCATTGGATAACTAACCATCCTACATTGTGTTATAGAAAATCCGCAATATTAAATATTGGAAATTATGATAAAACTAAATCAAAAATGACAGAAGATTTTGAAATAGCTTTAAAATTGTTAAAATGTTATAAGTATATATATAATTTTCCAGAACCATTATTGTACTATAGAATACACGAAAATCAAGTTACTAACAATGGTGGAACAGAAGGCCGTGATTATTGGAATTCTAAAAGAATCGAACTGATTAATAATATGATTGCTTAATTCGTTATCTAAAGAATTTATTTGTATATTTCTATAATATGATTAATTGTGCGAATGATATTACTAATATATATTATATAAATTTAGACAAGCGTGTAGATAGAAAATATCACGTTGAAAATCAACTTAAATTGTTAAACTGGACTGGTATAAGATTTCCAGCTATTCAACATTCTTTTGGTACATTAGGATGCGCTTTAAGTCATTTAGCTTTATTAAAATATGCAAGGGCAAATAATTTAAGTCATATATTAATTATGGAAGATGATGTCACCTTTTTAGAACCAACCGTATTTTTGAATAGTCTCAATAAATTTTTAGAAACACATAAAGAGTTTGATGTTTTATTATTAGCAGGAAATAACATGGGAGATTATAAGAGGATTGATGAATACTGTGTTAAAGTAACACATTGTCAAACAACCACTGCTTATTTAGTTAAGAGGCATTATTATGATACATTGATCACTAATTATGAGAATGGAATCAATTTATTACAATTATACCGAAATAAACAAATTTTATATTCAATTGACCAATATTGGTGTTCCCTACAATTGATTCATAATTGGTTTTTATGAACACCTTTAACAGTGATACAAATACCTAACATGAGTGATATAGAAAAACGTATAACTGATTATAGAGAACAAATGCTTGATTTAGATAAAATCGAATTTGTTAAAAGACAACAAGAATTAGTCGCTTTAGGAGTATTAAATATACCACAACATTATCACAATAATAAATCATAGTATTGTAAAATTTATTTTTTATATTATATATATTTGATATATATATATAATATTAAATTTCTCCTGCTTTTAATTGTAATAGTTTAGAATGTTCGCTTAATTCTATATCGATAAAAAATTTATTTGTATCTAAGTTAATCATATTTAACTTATAATATTGGTCTAGGTTAAATCCAATAGCATAATCTTCAAAATATTCTTTTTCAATGAAGTGTTTTTTACTAACAACGTTTGCCACTGCTTCCTTTGAGAGAAAATAAAACCGTCCACTGCAATATTTTGTTTTGAATATGGGTAAATTTTCCGGCAATTCTGGGTGAATTCTATGATATTGTGATAAATGATTCTGTTTAACGTCTACAATATAACCACCATAGTGTATCCTTTTAGTATTATTTGTTATTCTATTATTTGTTATTCCTCTTACTACATCCAAAAAATTTCCATTAACTAAAATTTGGTCGTCATCAGTTTTATACAAATATTTAAAATTAAATACTTCATTAATAGCCGCATAAGCTCTTATAACTTTTTTTGGTAATGAGTTATAATCATCTTCTACTTTAATCCATAAAATTCTATTTTTATTATCAAATTTATAGGGTGTATCTAAATCAGGTTCACCAATAACGTGATAGAAAGATAAATAATTAGGTATTCTTGGTAGCCAAGTGTTTTTTTGGATTTCAGCTTTTTTTACATATTTTTTACAATTCATAATTAACATAATGTAATCTTGGTCTATCATAATATTAGTATTTATATTAGTATTTATATTAGTATTTATATTTAGTATTTATATTTAGTATTTATATATTTAATAAAATATAAATATAAATACTAAATATAAATATAAATATAAAATGAGAGAAATAGATATTTATATTGCTCATCGTAACTCTACTAAATTCATTGAACAACAAATTTTACTTATTAAACAATTTTTTAAATGCAATGAAGGTAGTGTAATCAATATATTTTGTTACATTGATGGCGACAATGAAAATATAAAGGTACTAATGCGGGATATATGTGAAAAATATAATGTTACTCCTATTGAAGTTCCAAATATAATTGATAACATAAATAGAAGTTATGTGTCAGCAAGTGAATCATATGGTTTGGCATTTACATATGTATATCAAAATTTTATTTTAAAAAATAAAAATATAAGTGTTTGTATGGAAAATGATGTATTTCCTTTTATAGATATTAATATTGAAGAATATATAAACGGTTATGAAATTTGTGGCGAAGTTAGATTTAATGCTGCACAATTACCTGATAGAAATGTTATGTTCTGGCTTGGTTTTATCATTTTTAATGGTGAAAAAATGAATGATATGGAAATGTTTTCAGGACTATGTAAACCAATTGTAAATATTGAAAGTGGAAAAACTCATTGGATTGATTGTGGTGGACAAAGTTATTATTGGATTAAAAAAAGTAATAGAAACATAAGACAAATGGTTACAAATGGGAATGAAAATTATGACGGATTTAAGAGTATGAGATGCAGACCTCATAACATAACAAATGATATTCATTTATTACCTGAAATTTTTCGTGAAGGATATCAATCAAATTTTAGAGTTCTTGTGTATGATAATTGTTTAATACATTTGGAAAGAATGGGTAAAGAAAACGATAATATAAAACAAAATTGGTGGAATAACTGCTTTAATAAGTTGTATAAACAATAAATACTACTCAATTTAATCCTGATTATATAAAATTAAGCAATTTATTTTTATATGTTTTGTGTGATTTTTCTTTCCTGTAGATGTAATATACTATAATAATCGAAAATTAAAATTTGCGGTAATATTATATATATATATATATAATGATTAAAATAAAACATAATTCTGGGTTTTTCTCTTGTTGTTCTGTAAAACTAAGTTTAATTGTAAAATTTATTAATTCAAATAAAATATTACCTGAGAATATAGATAGTTCCGAACAATTTATCTGGTATAAGAATAACAGTGATAAAAATAAAGATATTACACTTCATTATTTTAAAAATTATAATAATATAACAGATGTTAATATAATAGATCCTATAGATTATCACCATTCATATCAATTCAAAAATTATTCTGATTTAGATTATAAACGTATAACACCGTTAATCAAAAAATATTTTTCTCCATCATTTCAAATAAATGAAATCGTCAATAATTTAGAAAAAAAATACAATTTACTTTATGAAAATATTTGTGTACTATTTTATAGAGGAAATGATAAAAATACCGAAACAAGCAAATGTAGTTATGATGAATATTTAAAATATGCTAATCAATTACTAAAAAAGGATTCAAAAATAGGTTTTTTAATCCAAAGTGATGAAACGGAATTTATAGAATTTATGACAAATAAATTTCCAGATAATTCTTTTTATTTTAGAGATGAAATAAGACATATGAAAAAGTGTTATGACACAGTTGATAAAAGAATGAACTCTCAAAATCACGAATTTTCAAAAAAATACTTAGCTATAACAATTATAATGTCAAAATGTAAATATATAATTTGCGGGAGTGGTAATTGTGACATATGGATAATGTTTTATAGAGGAAATAATGAAAATGTAATCCAAAATCTAAATGGAAAGTGGTATACCTTGCCATCTTCTAGCGCTTTTTCGATTCTATAGTAAGAAAAAGTTTGGTGTTTTAACTGTTCAAATGTGTAATAATTTAACTGACAATTAAAATTAAATATTGAAAATTAACATTTAAACATTATTGTAATTTAAACCCTTGAAGATTTAAAATGGGACAAAATAATATAATTTTACACAAAAATATATAAAATTATATTTAGTAATATTTATAAAATGGATAATAATTTAGTTGTTGATGATTGGTCTCAATGCTCAGAAAATTATCTACTCAAAAATTTAGATGAAAAAATTAACCAACTAAATTGTTTTCACAATAAATATCCTAATTTTTTGACAAATGTTGAAACTATAAAAAAAATTTTTATCGATTTATAACCCAATTATATTTTATTCCATTCTGGAGGACATAAGTCATTTGTGTTCTTTTTTGCTATCTCACCAAACCATACTGACGGATAACATACTATTTTATCTGACGAAGAATTAAAATATGCACCCCACCAGCTAAATGAACTATTTGCTATAATATTATGATGACAACAACTCATAAACAACATTTGTTCCCAATCTGCTAATCTATTATCCCCTCTTATAAATTTATATTCTGGAAATTCATTTTCAAGACTATTAATTTTTAAAATTACGTCATCTATGTCAGCGTCCTCACAAAAATACAAAATATTATATGGTTCTATGCTTTTCTTTTTAATAAAATTTAAAGCATTTTTATAATATTCATATGTTGCTAATGGATGGTAATCCTGAAGTTTTTTGTAATCACCTAATCTAAAATGCATACTAACACATTTGTTTAAATATTCATGTTCTAAATTTAACTTTTTAATAAGTTCGGCCTTCATTTTTTCTAGTCCAATAATTCGACAAATCATTTCATAATTTTCGTGAAAGTATTTGTAACTTTGAAAATAACCACAAATTATACAATTCATTCCAATCATTTCATTAATTGGTAACTGTTTAAAACTAAAACCTTTCTCTCTAATTACATGAATCGGTTGTGGGATACTATTAATCAAAAATGGTTTAAGTCTGTTAAAAAAAGAGTTCCAAAAAGTATTCCTTATAGTTTCTGAACCACTTCCAAGAGTTGATAGATTAAGAAATTTAAATTGATTTTTACTCTTAATAGCATAAGATATTGTAGCGAAAATTTGAAATATTTGATTACCTAAACCACCCATTAAATTGCATGTTATCATTATTATAAATATTTACAGTTTTTATATTTAAATATTTAATGAATTTAATTTATTTTGTAATTTAATTTTTTATAAAATAAAAATGAATGAAAATGATTGAAAATCATATACATAACAAAATATTATATTCAACTAAATATAACAATGTTCACAACTATTTATAGACCAAAAAAACTAGATGATTTTGTAGGAAATAAACATCTTATTCAGCCATTTATAAGATGGTTATTGGAATGGAATGCACACGATAAGAAAAATAAATGTGCATTGATATCTGGATTAACTGGAATCGGCAAGACACTTTTAGTAGATTTAATTTTGAAAAAACATGATTATAACATCATAAATTTAGCTTTAAATGATGAACGTGATAAAGAGTATATGAATACTATAATTAAACCTCTTTTAAAAACTAAAAAAACTTTTGAAGGACAAGAAAATGTATTAGTAGTAAGTGAAATAGATGCAGGCGGTGATTATGGATTTATATCGAGTTTGACCGAATGTATAAAAGAAACAAAGATTCCCATTATTTGTATTTGTAATAATAGATACGACCAATCAATAAAGCCAATTTTAAATTATTGTTTCGATATTAAAATGACAAAACCTAGTTATCAAGAAGTCTATAGATTGCTCTATAATATTGTAGTAGCCGAAAAAATAAAAGTAAAAGAACCAGAATTAAAGGAGTTATATGACCAATCAAACGGTGACATTCGATTTATTATGAATACACTTCAATTTGGAATGCGTAAAGGTAAGAAAAATATTCAGAGTTCAAATATTTTCGATACAACAGGTAAATTATTGTCAATGGACGACACAATAGAAAGCAAATATGAAAGTTATTGGTTAGCGAATGATTTGCATCCGTTAATGATTCAAGAGAACTATGTGAATAATATTATGGGTATAAATGACCAAGTGAAAAGTTTGGACAATCTAGCTTATTCCGCAAACGCATTATCGGATACGGATTTATTTGAGACGTATGTAAATATGACTAATTGGGATTTTGAACCTTATGTTGGTTTAAGTGTGATAAATGCTACTTCAAAATGTAATAAGAAAACAATGATAAAATTTCCACAATTTTTAGGCAGAGTGTCCACCATGAATAAAAACAAAAGAGATAAAATAAATTACGATGATGTTACATTTTTTGAAAAGGTATTAGCTCCCTCTGAAAAATTACCAGTTAAAAAATCTACAGCAGAAAAGATTACAGAACAGAAGAAGCCAAAAGGACGTCCAAAAAAGGCTAAATAATAAATTTGAAAAAGGACTTAAAGACGGAATACTACATTATGAAGGGATTTTGGCGATTTTTGGAAAAACACGTCATTTTTTCTTCCCTACACATGAAGGGAATCGATTGGTTTTCGAAAATTGAAAAGTATTTTGGTTTCTCAAAAATGGACAAAAAAAATGTCCAAAAATGGAAATTCCAAAACGTTCTTACTGACCGAAAATTTCTACTTTGAAGGGGGTCCTTTATCGTGTCAATGTAAACCATAAATTTTTATTTGTGATTGTAAAAAAAATATATTTTTTTGTGGAAAAGTATTTAGGAATATTTTCTACTATCATTATATGATAGAAAATGATAGTGATTTGTCGCCAAAAGTCGCCAAAAAATTTTATTGTGAAATATGTAACTACTCAACGTGTAAGAGTAGTGATTATGGAAAACATTTAGCAACTGATAAACATAAAAAGCGAGAAAATGGTAGTAAAATGGTAGCAAATGATAGCGATTTGTCGTCAAAAGTCGCAAATCATTATGAGTGTAAATGTGGTAAAATATATAAATATGATAGTGGTTATTATCGTCATAAAAAAATGTGTAATGGTTCAAATAGTTCTACAAATATAATAACTGCTGAATTGGTAATGGAATTGATTAAAGACAATAAAGAATTGAAACAAATTATTCTAGAACAAAATAGCACAATTAATAATCTAGTCAAAAATGGCACACATAACACGACTAATAATACGACTAATAATACGAACTCGCACAATAAAGCATTTAACCTAAATTTCTTTTTAAATGAAACATGTAAAAATGCAATGAATCTTATGGATTTTGTAGATTCAATTAAGTTACAACTCTCGGATTTAGAGAGAATGGGTGAATTAGGATATGTAAATGGTATTTCAAATATTATTACTACAAACTTGAAGGCATTAGATGTTTCGTTAAGACCAGTTCATTGTATGGATAAAAAAAGAGAAACAATATATGTTAAAGATGATAATAAATGGGAAAAAGAAGATGACAATAAAACAAAGCTACGAAAGGCAATAAAAAGAGTAGCAAATAAAAATATACGATTATTACCGCAATTTCGAGAGAAGAATCCTGAATATAAAAACTCAGCTTCGAAAGTTTCTGATAAATACGATAAAATGGTAATAGAAATAATGGGTGGAACAGGCAATAATGATATTGAGAAGGAAGATAAAATCATTCACAATATATCAAAAAATATTGTTGTTGAAAAATATGAATAACTACGCGGTCTTTAAGTAAATAAAGTATCTAACAATTAATCTTATAATTATCGCACTCTGACTTATGATTTTTATAACCATACCAAGCTGTATAGCCTTGTTGTTTCCATACTGTATATGCACAGTTAGTATTTGTTTGACAATTAAATAAACTTGAACAACTAGTACCACAACTATTATATTTAGATTTTGGATCACCAGAACACCAATAATAACTGTTAATCTGCATTAAACCATAATCTGTTGAACCATCTGTGTTTTTATTTGTTGCGTCACAGTTATAAGAACTTTCATATTTACTAGTGCAAACCATGGTTGGAACGGAATATTCTGGAAATCCAGATTTTCTTAAATAACTCGCAACTTGGCATTCTGTCTGGTAATTGCTTCTAAGTCTATTATTGGTATCCGAATGGTCTAGAACTACATTCGGTTGACAGTCTGTTTGCTCTATTGTAGTATATTTAAATTTATATTCATTTAAAAAAGTTTCAACTTCCTCAGCATATAATTCATTAAATTTTTCTACATCACGAGTTAATACCCATAATGATATGCCAGATGGAGTAGTTATAATGCTATATTGATATTGATTATCAACGATTTCTCCCAATTTAACTACCCAATATGGAGAATCTACAGGAACACCATCAAGATGAACGGTGAGTTGTCCGGGCTCGGAAATATTTTTATAGTAAGCGTATCCGTTTATTTTTTCAATTTGTTTATTTTCATCTAATTGTGAATTTAAAACACTTACTTGTCCGTTGTCTAATAATCCATAATCAGCTGTTATACAAGTTCCATATCCTTGAAAAATAGTATTTGTTGGTGCTCCGTAAACTTGAAACCAATGTCCTAAATAACTATCTAGTATTAATTCGTCCACAGTAGCTGGTACAGCTTTACTAGTTGCTATGTAGAATAGCGATAAAAGTAAAAAGTTTATTAACATTATATAGTATATCAATATTATAATAAATCTTTATATATTTTACAATATTTATTATAATATCTTAATAATTTTGTTTCAATTTTAAACTAAAAATTTTCATTTAAATCAAATGCTACATCAGAGTTAGATTTATTTGCTAACGCATAAGCGTCATTTCTACGCTCGAAGAAGGATGTTTTACTCTCTAAACTAATCAATTCCATGAAGTCAAAAGGGTTACCAACATCATAAATCTTTTTATAGCCTAATTGGACTACTAATCTGTCAGCAACAAATTTAATATATTGTATCATCATTTCAGAATTCATTCCGATTAATTTACATGGTAATGCATCACATATAAATTCAGTTTCAATTTCAACTGCCTCTTTAATAATTTCATGAATGCGATTCTTGTCAATCTTCTTTTGTAACTTTGAATACAAAAGAATAGCAAATTCACAATGAAGAGCTTCATCTCTCGATATCAATTCATTGCTAAATGTCAGACCTGGCATAAGACCACGTTTCTTCAACCAAAAAATGCTGCAAAATGCGCCACTAAAGAAAATCCCCTCTACACAAGCGAAAGCAACTAATCTTGTAGCAAAACTACTTCTGTTATCATGTATCCATTTTTGAGCCCAATCAGCTTTCTTTTTAATACAAGGATAATTTGTAATAGCATTAAAGAGTTTCATTTTCTCTTCTTTATCTTTTATATAAGTCTCAATCAACAATGAATAACATTCACTATGCACATTTTCTATCATTATTTGAAAACCATAAAACGCTCTAGCCTCAGCAAGTTGCACGTCATTCATAAAACGCGACGCTAAGTTCTCCAAAACAATTCCATCACTCGCTGCAAAAAAAGCCAAAATCATCGAGATAAAATATTTTTCATCAGCTGTTAAGGTTTCCCAATGTGTTAAATCTTTTGACAAATCGAGTTCTTCTGCTCTCCAAAAACAATCCATTTGCTTTTTATACATTTTCCATATGTCATCGCATTTAATCGGAAACATTACGAAACGATTATCGTCAGGTGTAAGGAGAAATTCTTGTGAAGTTTTAGACATTCTAAATAATATATTACAAAGATTTTAAATTTATTTGAATAATAATAAAATAATTGTTTATTTTAAGGATGAACAATCTAATACCTTATGACGTGCGCATAATTGTTCCTATTAAAGAAAGAGACGACCAATTTATTCAATTGCAACAAGTTATTGATGCAAAAAGACAAATGTTAATTGAAAAACAGAAAAAACTTCGTTTTATAACACAGCAAAATAGATTTTTAGAAGCAATTAAAAATGATTATCAAAAATATTACGGTTTTGTTGAACAACAAAAAAGAGACCAAATAAGGGCACTTGAAGTTTTAGACGAATATATTAAGGATTTAACTCTTTCTGGTAGATTAACCAAACATAATATTGAAGATGCAAAGGCTGAGCAGTTAAAAATATTACAAGAAGTAAAATCTATTAAAAGTGGTTTAGATAATATTATTAATGATACTGAAGAACTTTCTGGTAAAAGGAATGATTTTATGAATTAATTGTTGGATATGTAAATTTTATATACATTTAATATATACATATGTCACAACAAGATTTTTTGACTAAATTTCAAGACAGTATGACCAGATTAAATACGGTAAGAGGTAATATTGAAAATAGCATACAATCAAAACAACAATTTACTGATGATTTAAAAGCCCGTCTTCAAGATATTAATAGCCAACTTCAAAAATTAGCTGGCCAAATTAATGATTTAAAAAATAAGGCAACTAATTTAGAAACACAAATAACCACAAATACAGCGTCTATAAGTAATAAAGATATTGAGCTACAAAAATTAAAAGAACAAGTGACAGCTTTAATTGCCGAGAGAGATGGTCTTATCGCAAAGGCGAGTCAACAAGATAATGCTGCTAAAACTCAGATGCAGCAATTACAAGCTAAAATTGATCAATACGAAGTTCAATTAAGAGACCTTAAACAATTATCTGAAACTAAAACAGCTGAAGTAAATGCTTTACGTCAAGAAATGGCTACACGCGGTGATGCAGCTGCAACTCATGCTCAGCAAATTGCACAATTAACAGAACAATCTAAACAACAATTGGAACAACAAGAAGCTCAATTGTTGCAGAAAATTAATGATTGTGAAGTAAAAATATCGGGTTTTGAACAACAAATAAGACAGGGACAAACGGCGCTTGCTGACAAACAAAGACAGATAGACGAACAAATACAACAAGCACAAAATTCTGGAACTGCTGTACAAGCTGAAATCGCTGCTCTTAAAAAACAAAACGAAGGACTTATTGAACGATTGATTGCAGCTACTACTGCTATTTATCAATCTGCTGATGATTTGCAAAAGCTTATGGAAAGTGTTCCTAATGTTCAAACTAAACAAGAAATAGATGTCTTATTAAATAATATTAATAAGCAAATAGAAGATTCGCTTCAAAATATTTCACGTGCGGCACAAGGACAACCAATGCCAGTACAACCAATGCCAGGACAACCAATGCCAGGACAACAAATGGGAATTGACCCGAATGCTATAATACTAATTAAAGGAAATCAAATGAGTATAAATGCTTTACGTCAAGAGTTAACAAGAAAAGCAAAACAAATTCGTGATCCGAATAATAAATATAATATAGCTCTTAATAGAATAAATAATGAGATAAAGAATCCTAGTGATATTCGAAAAATAGACAGTATTTTGTCTGGAATAACTATTTCAGGCGGTGTCGTTTCTGGTGGTAAAGGTAAAACAAGAAAAAACAGAAAACAAAAAGGAGGATTTACATATAAAAGAAATACTAAACGACGAAGTATAAAGTCTAAATCAATTAATAGTAAGAATTAGGAGTTGTTCTAGATAAATTTGATAACATACCTTTTAAGGTTGGATAATTTTTACAATTATTAGGCCATATTCCACAAATTTCTCTATATTTTAATGAATTCGGGTGTGAGCGCATTAAAAGTATTTGTTTCCTGTATTTATAAATTTTCTTCCATGTACGTTGTATCAATTTCAGCCAATGCGTTTTTAAAATAGAAACACAATGACAGGATGGTAAATATAAACATTCTGCTATTTCTAATCTAAATCTTGTAGGATTCTGTCTTCGTAAATCGTTTATATAATTATAATCATATTTTGTAAATCTCATAAACGATAGATAGTGGTTATTAATATCTCCATCAACGTATCCGTGATATTCTCTATTATATAGTTCACACAAAACTATATTATATTTTGTCAAGCTAGGTTCTTCTGGTTCATATACCATTTCATCAAATTCAGTTTCATCATCTGTTTCATCCCATGACCCCAGACTTTCATCATCTGTTTCATCGTGAGAATTAAGAGTAGACATAATACGTTAGTAATAATTTAGTAATATATAATTCAGTAATATAGTATCAAATCAATTTTTTTTAAAATATTATATATATAATGAACCTTAACTCATCGATATCAAAATTTTTAAATAACAAATGGGTTTTAAATATAGTTGCGTTTTTGGCAATATTTAATATAATAGGGTATACTGTTAAAGGAAATTTAAATACAGTATTATATTTCATTCTGTTCGCTGGTTTGGTTAGGTACTTTAGTAAAAATATGACAATCGTTTTAGGTATTCCATTAATTATTGTTAATTTATTATTTAAAGGAAATATGGTTGAAGGGATGGAAAATAAAGATAGCTCAACAACCGATGCTTCTAATAAAGATAGCTTAAAGGAAAAAAAAGAAACAGAAACAAAATCGAATGCTCCTGATGCGGTTTCTGAACAAGGATTATCAATGACATCTATTGATGATGAAAAACCAAAAGAAGATAATATCGCACAGAGTACAGGTGGAGACCAAACAGGATTTGAAAGCGGACGTCGTAAAAACAGAGGATATAATATTGATTATGCTACAACAGTCGAAGATGCTTACGATGAATTGAATAATATATTAGGAAGTGAAGGCATGCAACGTTTGACAGCGGATACTCAAAATTTAATAAAGCAACAAGCCCAATTGGCTAAGACTATGGAAGGTATGAGTAAACTTGTTGAAAATATTAAACCCATGGTTGGACAATTAGAAAAAATGATAACTTCATCAAAAGAAGGAAGTGATTGAATTCTGAATTTAGAAAAATAAATACCTAATCTTCTTCAGATAAATAAAATTATTTAATATTATATTCATATTTATATAATATGAAAACATGTCCACCAGGAGTTATATGTATTGAAAATTATTCAATGTTTTTTATTATAGTTTGTTTATCGATTCTTGTTTATTTAATTTACACCACAGTAATCAAACAAAACATTGTTGTTAATAATTCTCCATCTGAAAAAATAGTCATTAAGGATACGAGTAGAGAGAATGATGGATTATGGAATTCATGGTTACCAAGTTGGCCTTATACCAATTTATCTAGCGACCCTTTAATAAATCCTTATGCTCCACCATTAAGAGACGAAAGATATTTTGTTCCTGGATTTCCTCCATACGGGAGAGCTGTTCCACCAGGGGCAGTTCCAATTAATATTTCTACTAATATCGGTGCGGTTGATACACAATACAGACAACTTGGTATAATGACCGCTACAAATACTAAAGGAAAAATTATACCGCTAATGGGAAGACCAGTTTTTACTAATAGAGATAAATGGCAATACTATACAATAAGCTCTGAAGGGAATAATAATATAAAATTACCGGTCTCTCGAAATGGTAGAAGTTGTACTAATGAATATGGTTGCGATAAGTTATTTAATGGTGATACAGTTTATATTGAAGGTATAAATGAACCTTATAAGGTTACTGTGTATGATAATGACACAATTAAGTATTTACCATTTATTTGATTACACTTCGATATCGAATAGAACAAATAAACCATATAAAATTAATAAATCTATAATAAGAATTATTAGAAACTTAATGCTTTTACGTTTATGAAAATGGTTTAAAGTATTTTCTGGATTCGCTTTATTCCATAATTTTTCTAAATCAACTAATATTTCATAAATTAGAAAACCAGCAATAAATAATATTGCACTTCTTATAGCATGGAAAAATATTCGAGTATGATTTATCTTTTTCATAACATATAATTATATTATTATATTATGAAAATCTAACGATGTTGTCTAGTTTTATTATGAGTTAATCTAAAACGTTTCGTTTTTTTATTTTTTTTACCTCCTGATGCAGCCATTGTTTCAACTGCTTTATTAACTGAGTTAAAACCATCTTGTAGTTTATCTCCATTATTAATTGAAGATATATTTTGAGTAACTTTGTCTGCAATTACGTCAGCGAAATAATTAGTAACAGTTGATAAAGAATTTACTACTTCACTACTTGGAATATTTTTGACAGTTTCTGTTGATGTTGATTTAATAGTTTGTGTTGTATCTTCTTTAGCAATAGGTTCTTCCGTAACACTACTAACAGCAGGTTCTTCTGTAGTAGTAATAACAGGTTCTTCTGTAGTAGTAATAACAGGTTCTTCTGTAGTAGTAATAACAGGTTCTTCCGTAACACTTGTAACAACAGGTTCTTCAACAGTAGTAACAATAGGTTCTTCAACAGTAGTAACAATAGGTTCTTCAACAGTAGTAACAACAGGTTCTTCAACAGTAGTAACAACAGGTTCTTCCGTAACACTTGTAACAGCAGGTTCTTCAGCAGTAGTAATAACAGGTTCTTCTGTAGTAGTAATAACAGGTTCTTCTGTAGTAGTAATAACAGGTTCTTCTGTAGTAGTAATAACAGGTTCTTCTTTAACACTTGTAACAACCGGTTCTTCCATAGTAGTAATAACAGGTTCTTCAGCACTAGTAACAATATCTGCGACTGGTTTGTTAATATCTTCTATTACTTGAGTTGAACTATTTTCTATTGGTTTAACAACTTCTTCTTTATTTTCTAAAGTAGTAGATTTTTTAGCATCAGGTTGTTCAATTTGTTTGTCCTTGCGACCTATTTTCGGTAAAAAATTGAAAATCCCTTTTGACTTATCTTTAGGTTTATCTTCTGTAGCTCCTCCTATAGGTTTTTTATATGCAAATCTTTTTAAGGTCTTTCTAGCTAAATTGACATATTTATTATTTCTAAAGCTCTTTCTTCCATATGATGCCTTTTTATTTTTATATTTTTTTAAAGATTGATTCTTCTTATTGTACAATTTTCTTATTTTGCCTTTAGTTAATTTCATTCTATATAAATAAATTAATATTTTAATTTATATACTTATATTAATGAGTAACGAAATTACAGATACTACAGGAGAAACAATACAACAAAAATTAGATATATCAGCTAAAAATGTAGCAGGAAAATGTGATTTTAAGTGTTCATATAATTTCAAATATTCAGAAAGTGCTTATGTTGCAAAAAATGATGGAATAATGATAAATTTAACATATGATTCAGCAAATGAAGCACCAGTGGTATTTAATCAACAAAAGTATAATGTAGGAAATATAAAAGTCGTTTCACCATCTATACATATGTTTAATGGTAAATCATTGTCAGGTGAATTAATAATTACACATAATCCAGTAAATGGTGGTAACTCATTAGACGTTTGTATACCATTTAAATCTTCTATTGAAACTTCAACAGCATCACAAATAATAACAGATATAATAATAAAAGTAGCAGCAACAGCTCCAAGTTCAGGAGATTCAACTAATTTAAATATGACTTTTAATCTTCAAAGTATTGTTCCAAGAAAACCTTTTTTCTATTATACACAAGGAACAAGAGACACAATTGTTTTCGGTGAATTAGAAGCTATACCTTTAAAATCAAGTACAATAGATATATTACAAAAAATTATAGAACCTTACCCTATTAATATGCCACCAGCACAATTATTTTATAATGCCATTGGTCCAACTTCTGGAATACAATTAGACAGCGGAATATATATTTCATGTAGACCAACAGGTTCTTCAAAAGAAGACATTCCTGTAGAATACGACAAAATGAGTTCATCAAGTACAACCAATTTTACGGATATTTTAGAAAATCCAATAGTCGAGACACTTATTTACATTATAATCGGCTGTCTATTATTGGTAATAGTTTTTTATGCAATAAGAGTTTTTTATGATTACTCAGAAACAGGTAGTATAAAATTACCTTTTATATCGAATAATACTTAAATAATTTTATTTCGGGAAATAATGAAATTATTTAATGACGTTAGGCACTAAATTTTGATAAGTATTTAATTTGAACCAGTTAATGGAGAAGCATCATGCAAATTATCAAGCAATGGTTTATAAGAAGCAGGTGTGATTGATGTTCCTGAACGAACAATGGGTGCCATCTTAGCAACAACTTCTTGTTCTAAAGTATACGGGAATTGATTGAAGGCTGTAAATTGAGACATTTTCTTTTGTTCAGATGGAGCATATGCCGCAAGAGCACCTAGACCAGTAGCATCGCTTGAACGACGCATTAAATCGAACGCAACAAGAGCAGCAACTACGGCTAAAATTGGGTTAGCATTCATAAATAAATAAATCACTATTGAAATAATCACAAGTTTTCCAATCATGTTATCAACCATATTAGCGATAAAATCAGGGGTTTTAAGTCCCATTACTAAATAAAGTATCATTAAAACAACTAAAACTAATTCACCCATATGCTTTTTTTTAAAAAGTTCTGTGAAGTTATCCATATATCATATTAATAGATTTTATTTTTCAACCTTTGATAAAGGTGGGTCCAAATATTATAGAGACAATATTAGATTACATTCCCTAAAGTTGGTAATCCTTTGGTAAAAAGGTGGAAAAACAACATAAAAACATTGTTCTAAATTATATAAGTATAAATATGAATACCTATCTTGGACAAAAAGGATATACAATATCCAAAAATGAATTAAGTATTGAAAAACAAGTGAAAATAAGAAATGATTTAACTATTAAACCTTTTACATTAGGTTCTCCATTAAATGATGCAAAAACATTTCCTGCTTATAGAGAATCACCTAGTAAATTTTATGTTCCACATTATTATGGAATCGAACATTTTGGACCTCCTAAACAATATAAGATTACAGAAGGTCTTGATATTAATTTAGAATTTAATGGGAAACTTAGAGAGAATCAAGAAATAGTTGTAAACACATATTTAAATCACGTTAATACAGTTAATTTTGGTGGAGGGTTACTCGAGCTACCTTGTGCGTATGGTAAGACGGTTCTTTCATTGAATATAATCTCTCGGCTTAAAAAGAAAACTTTTATTATTGTTCACAAAGAATTTTTGATGAACCAATGGATAGAGAGAATTCAACAATTTTTACCTGCCGCTAGAATTGGAAAAATCCAAGGTCCAATTATTGAAATTGATAACAAAGATATTGTTATAGGAATGTTACAAAGTTTATCAATGAAAGAATATCCTGCGTCTGTGTTTGAGAGTTTTGGACTAACTATTATAGATGAAGTTCATCATATTTCCAGTGAAGTATTTTCAAATTCACTCTTTAAACTTGTAACAAAATATATGTTAGGGTTATCTGCAACTATGAATCGCAAAGATGGTACCACTTCTGTATTTAAAATGTTTTTAGGTGATATCATTTTTAAGGGTAAGAGGGATGAAGAAAGAGCAGTTACAGTTAGAGCAATTGAATATTATGTAGATGATGATGATTTTAACGAAGTAAAATTGGATTACAGAGGAAAACCACAGTATAGTACTATGATATCAAAGTTATGTGAATATAATCGCAGAAGTGAATTTATTTTAAAAGTTCTCTCGGATATGTTAAAAGAAAATCCAAATCAACAAGTTATGATTCTTGCACACAATAAGAATTTGCTAAAATATTTACACGATTCTATTGCTCATAGAAATATTGCTACTGTTGGTTATTATATTGGTGGTATGAAAGAAACTGCTCTTAAAGAAACAGAATCAAAAAAAGTTGTCATAGCTACTTATGCAATGGCTGCCGAGGCGCTCGATATAAAAACTCTGACGACATTAATTATGGCAACACCAAAGACAGATATAGAACAAAGTGTTGGCCGTATTCTTAGAGAGAAACATAGTAGTCCAATTGTTGTGGATATAGTAGACAGTCATGATTTATTTAAAAATCAATGGCGAAAACGTAAAACATTTTATAAAAAAGAGAATTATAAAATTATTTATACAATTAGCACAGATTATACAACTGATTTTTCTAAATGGACTTCTATTTATCAGCCTAATTCAAAAGGGTCGAGAGAATGTAAACCAATTAAAAAGAAAAATATTTCAATTCAGAGTAATGATTCTTCGGGAAAAAGTATTACAAACGATTCCGAAACTGAAGATGAAAATGATGAGCCAGAACCTGTTTCTAAAAAAACTAGCAAAATTGCGGATGATATATGCTTTCTTAAATTAAAATAATACTCTATTTACTATACAATATTCCATTTTTATAGTAATTATGTGTAGACAAGTACCCATTAAAATCTCCATTCAGATCAAAAGTTTTCTCAAATACTTCTACTCTATTATTTGGATTTCGAATAGATGCTTGTATTGCTTCATCTTCTTTTAAATATATAACAATAATATCTTCCGGATCATTACCTATATTTACATAAAGATATTCCATTACTATATTTATTTAATATAATTTAATTAAATAAACGTTTCAACTTTATTACCTTTATTGTCATACACCCAAATTTCATAATTATAACCCAACTCTTTTGCTGCGTTTTGTTTCATAAATATATTATCTTTCTTTTTTCTTAATGTCCATGTTGATTTGACTTCAATGCATTTATTTTGACTAGGGATAAAAATATCAACATAGTGTCTGTGTTTTTTGCCAGAATTATCATTATACCATATAGTTGGTACATTTTTACAACCAGTGATAATATTATCTTCTTCTTGTAATTTAACTAGTTCATCAAGAGCGAATGGTTCATAACCTTGACACTTAATTTGTTTTCCAGATGAAAAGGTATATGTTTTTATTTTATACGCCGTTTTAGAAGCTTTTTCCATAAATTCTTCGTTTTGTGTTGGATGTTCTACTCCATATTTTTTTAAAGAAGTTTGTTTGCATTTTTCTTTAAATTCATCAGTTTGTGAATAATGTTCAACTCCATATTTTATTTTAATAGTTTCTTTCATTTTTTCTTTAATTTCTTTACATCGAGCCGGATATTCAACTCCATAATTATTTAAAATAGTTTGTTTAACTTTATTTCTTATTTGCTGAGATTGTTGAGGATATTCAACATTATACTTTTGTAAACAAGTAGCTTTAACTCTATTTTTAAAGTCTTCATTTTGTGAAGCAAATTCAACTCCATAATTTTTTAAATTTGTTTCTTTAATTTGTTGTTTAATTTCTTTAGATTGGGATGGATGTTCTACTCCATAATTATTTAAACAAGTTTGTTTACTTTTATTTCTTATTTGCTCCGATTGTTGAGGGTATTCAACATTGTACTTTTGTAAACAAGTAGCTTTAACTTTATTTTTAATAATATCACTTTGTGAAGGAAATTCAACTCCATAATTTTTCAAGGTTGTTTCCTTTTTCTTATTTTTAATTTCCTCTAATTGAGATATATTCTCTACTCCGTATCTAGTCTTCATTGTTTTTCTTGCTTTATTGCCTTTATCAATGCAACTACAATTATGACACGTTGGATTATATTTAAGTATAAACTCAAATTTTTTTGATGTAGCTTCATTACATTTTATACATTTAAATTCAATAAATTTTTGAGAGTTTAATTCATTTTCATCATAATTGCGTAATAAAGTAATGCTTTGTTCATTACATAATTTATATAAAAATTCTTTGGTAAATTTTTTATATGGCATTTTATAATATAGATAAAGAATATATTTTTAATATCTTTTTCAAAATATTATTAATTTCTTTTTCAAAATATTCCTAAATATTTTCTTCCATTTTATCTTTCATTTTTTCTCTTCTTTTTAAATATGCTCTTCTATTAATTTCTTTTAATTTATCAGGATTTTCTTCTGAAAGTTTTTTTAATCTATCTTTTGCTTTTTGATTTACAATTTCTTTATTTTTTTCATAATAAGCCTTTCTAGAATTGTTATAAGTTTCTAATTGTTTTTTTAATTTCACATTTTCGTCCTCTAAAACTTTAATTTTAGTTAATAATTCTTGCTCCATTATTAGATATATATATTTAAATTATTTTTATATAATTTTCACAATTTATATAAAATTATCGTTTCAAGAATATTTAATTACCTTTACTTGGGAAACCAGTCATAGAATTTTTTGAAAAATTATCTATGCAATTGACACAATTACTTAAAGTTGTAATCGGTGGTGGATTCGCAAGTCCTAATTGACTAGCAGGCAAATTAACTCCAGCTACCTGATAAGTAGGTGTCATAGGCATATTATTCTGATACTGAGCATAGCCACCGCGTTGTCTGCGATGTCTTCTACTGTGTCTACGAGTGCGTTTTCCTCCAAGAAATTTTCTAAATCTTCTTGATGCAAGTCTGCTTGTAAGTCTCTTCTTAATACTTTGAACTTTTTTACTTCCTGCTTTCATTCTCTTATAATGTTTAGTGATATTTTTTATTTTTCTTTTAAGTATTTTAGAACCTCCCTTTGTATATCCTCCCTTCATACAAATACCAGGAACTCTTCCTGCCGCAGCATCAACATTTGATTTCGCACCTGCTAAACCTGGAAGGGGTCCAGGCGGTGTTCCAGGAATTTCATTACTACTAAAACTGCCTGAATAATTTGAACTAGTTCCATTTACATAAGAACTGGTATTATAAGGATTAATATTACCATAACCTAAATTAGAAGCTCCTGAACCGGCTGACATATATATTATTCACTTATTTTAATTGGAACCCATTTCTTAAATTTATTATTAAAATTGCAAATCATTTTATATGATTTATCAAGATAAACAAATTTGTCTATATTTATGTTTTCAAATTCATCTTCATCATCACTTTCTTCTAACGCATCTAAATCATTATTTTCTTTAATAATTCTAAATAATTTATTCATCATTATGCTAGTTTTATAATCTGGTATGGCGGCTAAACCAGCATATTCATTATCTAGTGTGTATAAATGATATATGTCATTTTGTATATCTGGTTTGCATATGAATATTTTTCCGTATACTTGTTTTTCATATTTTTTTTCTACATTCCTATCTACATTTCTCTCTAAAATACTCGGTATATTTTTCACTTGAAAAACTCTTTCTTCTACATATTCTTCAAATGGTAACAAATAATAAGAATTAGATTTGTTTGAAGTATAATATTTAATTCCACTTAATTTATATTTAATTGTTTTCAGTGAATTTTCTAATTCTTCATTTGATTTTGCTATTAGAGGTAATCCAAAAACAACAAAATGATTATTATATGCTATTTGTTTAATATCGTTTTTAAGAATATAACAAAGTTTATTGATTTTGTCACCAATATCTAAATTAGAAATATTCTTACCTTTATATGTAAAAATATCTTCAATTGAAAAAAACGGGGAATTCATATGATAGAATAAAGTTCCATAAAATATAGTACCATAACATAAAGATCTCGAAAAACAGCTATTGATTATTTTTATGTTTTTAATCTCTTTTTTATTTTTATTATCGAGTTCTAAAATAAAACATAACATTTTATCCTTATATGATGTAAACCAAGCAAAACTTTTTTTACCTTCTGGAACAGCTAATAATAAATTATATTTATAAACCTTCTTATGTGTAATGGTTTCATAAGAAAGTTTTACATGTGGAAATTCTTGTAAAATATCTAGTTTTTCTTCTTGAGTCAACATTTATATATATAAATGTGTAATCTTTATATAGTTTAGTTTAATAATTGGAATAAGAATTATTTGATTGTTCTAAAGCCATGATACCGGATTCTTGTGAATTATGAAGCTGCGATTTCAAAAAATTTTTAAGTTCGCTTTTCATATTTGGTTCATCTTTTTTAGGTAATAAATCTATTAATGTATATTCATTATTTACTTCTGAATTATTGTTTACTGATTTATGTTGATTAATAATATTATACATATTTTCATATTTTTGAGTAGGTGTATTTACTAAATCTTTTATTTTTGGAACAGTAAGAGTTGATTTAAAAAAATTAATCAAATGATGCACTAAAAATATTAAAACGATTGATATTATTGTAATTTGAATTATCCAGGATAACATAATATATTATTATATTAGTTTAACACCGATAAAAACTCATTTATTTCTTTCTTAATAAAAGGTTCGTTAATATCAATATAATTTTCAGTTTCAAAATATATATCATTTGGAATAAAGTTATCCTCGTTCAAAATATATTTAATTACCATTTGTATTTCAGAGGATGGATTGATTTTATAATATTTTTCAGTCGTTTTTATCGCTAAATGAGTATCGCCATGAATACTAGAACAAGTTTGTTTCTGGAAAAAAGATGGGTCAGCAATAAGTGTAAAATTATTATAGTATTTGTCAACTATTTTAATATCCTTATCACAAGTATCTAGAAAATATATTTTTTTATCTCCAATATGATAAATACCTTGATTTGTGTATAATTCAATATATGTTTCGGTTTTAATCATATGTTCTTTAAATAGGTCGGATATATCATTTAAAATATCCAAATTAAAGTTATTAATGTAAATACGCATTTATTTTATATTACAGAAACTATTTAAACCTATTTATTATAATATAATAAGAAATGGCACAACCATTAGATATTATAATTGTAGAGCGATTGGGTACGTTAAAAATGTTATCCATAAAAGATTTTAAGCAAGAAGAACTTTACAAAAAATGTGGATTTAAAAAAGCAGAAGATTTTACTAAACAAACAGAATGGAGTGTTAAAATAAATGGTAGTAAATATATAGTACATCTTTACGCAAAGACGGATGGAAGAGCTAATTCAGAGAACAAATATGATTTTCCGCCACCAGTTGATACAAAATTATTTTATGGAAGCTGTGCCTTAGTTGGTCATATTAAGAATGAGAGTGGTACAAAGGTACTTACCAATTTGAGCTTGGCACTTTGGAATAAAATTTATGAAAAATTATTTGGAGGGTTCGAAGACTTAGTTACTACTGCAAAAGAAGACGAAGAAGAGGAAGATGAGTTAGAAAAAATACCAAAAGAAAAGAAAACAAAGAATGGTTATTTGAAGGACGGTTTTGTTGTCGATAGTAGCGATACTGATGATGAGGTTTCTGAACCTGATTCTGAGAGTGATGATATAGAAGATGAAGATGATAATGATGATGATGAAAATGAAAATAATTCTGGAAAAGATGAAGATGACCTCGAAATAGAAGATGTGGGTTCCGAATTATCGGAAGAGTCATATGATTATGATGATGATAATGTGGGTAAATAATTTTTATCTTTTAATATTACCATTTCTATCAATAGGTCTAATTCTTGCATTGAATCCTGCAAAAGAATCATCGTTATTTGCTGTTGATGCACACATTGTTTCTCTATGGTCGTTATTATAATTCATTACAGTAGACATTGCTTCTTCATGTCTACGATTTATTTCTTCATATCTGCGATTTTCTTCATATAATCTTTTGATTTCAGAAATTAGACTTTCCCTTGTCTCTTCTAATTTGTTATTATTTTCTTCTAAATAATTTTGAAGTCCAACATTTTTTTCTTTATAAAATTCTAACGTGATATTTAATTCTTCTATTTCTTTTTTTGAATCACATAAATCCCGAGTTAAAAGTAAAATAAGTTTATTTTTTTCTTCTAACTTATCTTGTAATTTATTATACAAATAGTAAACACCAGTTAGTTGTTTATTAAATTCTTCAATAATATCCATCTCTTCCTTTAAAGACTGATTATGATTATTATTCATTATTATATAATAATAATATTTAAAATTATCTTTTGTATTAAAATTATTATGCAGAATACTTTTAAAAAAAATGAAGAAACTAAAGATGAGCAAGAAACTAAAGATGAGCAAGAAACAAAGGATTCTGGAGAAAATAAAGATACAGAAGAAAATAACGATGATGACCTAGAATCGCAAAATAAAAATAAGTTTGATATTTTATTTGATAATTTTTATAGTAATATTGACAATAATACAAATAATAGTAGCAATACAAATAATACTATTAATAATAATTTAAGAGTTAACTACACTAATATAGATAACTATTTTTCAGAAAATTATACAACTAACAATAATAACAACTCAAATATTTTAGATGTAATAGCAATTTATATTAAAGGTCAAAAAATTTTGTATACTGAGGCAAAAACAACATGTGAACAAAGGCTGACTTTTCTAATGTTACCTTCTATCCTCTTTACTATATTATCAAGTATTATAAATTTATTAATGGATGATATTAATGGTAAAATAACTACTACAGTTTTAAATGGATTAATAACATTTATACTAGCAGTGATCAATTATTTAAAATTAGATGCTAGGTCTGAAGCTCATAGAAGTAGTGCATACAAATATGACAAATTATTATCCTATATAGAATTTCAATCTTGTAAACAGTTATTTTTAGAATATGAAGCTATAAAAATGGCAGAAATATTTTCAAAAATAGAAAATGATGTAAAAGATATTAAAGAGACAAACCAATTTGTTTTACCAGAATCCATAAGATATAATTTTCCTATTTTGTCCAATATAAATATATTTTCCGAAGTAAAAAAAATATTTAACGACGAAACTATATTAATGAACAAATTGTCTTATGTATTAAATGATATTAGGCGATTAGAATATGATTTGTATAAAAATAATTCACCTGATATTAATAAAGAGGAAATAAAAATTAGATTAGAAATGTATATAAATGCTAAAAAAGAATTAACCGAAAAAATTTTACAGCTGCAAAGTATATATATTAGTTTAGATAAGAAATTTAAAGATGAAATGCATATATATAGCAAGCGTAATAGGTATAGATTGAAATTGTTTGAGTGGTTAAAGGTTTAAATTGTAAAGGGTTTTTAAATAAAATTGATATTGATTTAAATATAAAATGAATATATAAATCAATAAATATGTCGCTACGAACAATTGAAAACCCTGATAATTTTAGAGCTAATATTAGAAAGAAAATTGATCAAAAACTAAATAACGAGAAGGCCAGTTTGAATTTAGAAAAAGGTATTTTCAATTATACATTGAAGGAAGCTGATAATCGCAAAATTGTTAAAAAATGGGACAACAAATTCTTCGTCCAAATTTATTTGAGCCATTTAAAAAGTATATTAATAAATTTAAACGATAAATGGATTAACGCCATTAATAGCGGTGAAATTCAGTCTCATAAATTGGCGTTTATGAATCATCAAGAGTTAGATTATGATAGATGGGCTGAAATGATTGACATGAAATCCAAGCGAGATAAAAATAAATTTGAAGTTAATATGGCGGCTGCTACGGACACTTTTACTTGTCGTAAATGTAAAGGTAAAAAATGTACGTACTACTCTCAGCAAGTAAGAAGTTCGGACGAACCGATGACAATTTTTGTGACGTGTATAGATTGTGGAAATAGATGGAAAACTTCATAATTTGTTACAATAATTATTGAAAATATAAAAATATACTTACTAAATAAATTTTAATACACTAATTAAAAGTGTATTCATAACCGTCATAAAATAAATATACTATTTCTAATAATTGATTATTTTCTTCATTATTTATTCGTTGAACTTGTTTATTAATCTCTGCTTGTAAATATTCCATTCTTCTTTTCATATATGGATTCTTTTTTGTGCCTAATTTATTAACAAATGTATCAGGATTAAAACGAATAAATATAAACTTTCCACCGTGTATCATAAATAAGTCATCGTATCTTATTTCTTCATCTTTACTGCTATATCTTTTATGTTGGTTCTCATCTACTTCAATACATAATAATGTATTTCCTATTAATTTTCTAAAATCAATACGTCTCCTATGTGAACAATCACAATTACCAGTCCACAAACAAACATCATGAATAAAATCGTTATCAGTGTCCTTCAAAAAATCTCTAACATAATTTTCTTTTGTTTTTTTGTGAATATTTTTAGTTGCTTCATCATCTGGAAATAAATGCTGATAACAAAATGTACAATAATATTTATATTTAATACTACCACTTCTAATACAGCCATTGTTTTTACATTTGTCCATAACATTTATCATTTCATTTGTTTTACATGAATTGCAAAACTCAGCCTTCAAACCTTCTAAATTATATGTAGCTTGTTTCTCATTACATTTAATACATTTTCTTTTTCTTACCAGAATCATACCGTCTTCTTTACAATCTTTACAAAATTGAGGTGCAAAACCTTCAAAGTTAAATGATGGTTGAACTTTTCCACATTTACATCTACTATGTGTTATATCTATCATTTCAGGTTCTTTACATCTGCTACAATACTCTGGCTTCACTCCACTATAATTAAAATTAGGTCTTGTGCTTTTCCCACACTTACAAGGATCATCTTTAACATTAATCATGGTGTCTTTTTTACATAAAACACAAAATCTTGCTTTTTCACCACCATAATTAAATGTTGGTCGTGCTTTTCCACATTCACAATTTTTATCATTAACATTTATCATTCCTGGTTGTTTACATTCTTTACAAAAATTAGCAGAGACACCTTCAAAATTGTATGTAGGTCGTGCTTTTCCACAATGACATAGTTTACATAATAAATTTATCATTCCTTCATTTTTATGTTTAGAACAAAACTGTGTTCCAGTTCCATCTTTGAAACCAAAGGATGCTATTAAATTACAACCTTCTGAAAATTTACACTTTTTATGTTTTCCTCCCATTCTATACTATTACTAAAGAATATATTTTTAAATAGTTATTTCTAAATATTCAATTATCACCAATTTTATTATCTAATTCTTTTTGTTGTTTTTTAGCTTTCTGTTTTAGATAAGCATTTCTTCTATACTCTTTTAATTTTTCAGGGTTTTCTTGTGCTAATTTCTTAAGTCCTTCTTTAGCTTTTTCCTTAACATAATCCTTATTTTTTTCATAATACGATTTTCTTGAATTATTATAATTTTCCAATTGCTTTTTCAACTTCTCGTTTTCTTCTCTCAACATTTTAATCTCCAAAAGCAATTCTTCGGTGCTCATTAAGATAATATAGTAAAAAATATTTATATTATTTTACAACAACAATTGGAATATTTAGGAAAACAACTAATTTAAGTTTTTCAGTTTTAAAGTAACTAAAAAATAAACTTAGTTTTTAAAAAAAAAGTTATTTTAGCAAAAATAAACTAAATTAATCATCTACAACTTTTCTAGTTGTTTTAGTTATTTTTTTTGTAAAATAATTTATATTAGTATAATTCATAAATATGGACTCTACTCACACTAGCAGACCAGCAAGCCCTGTTGACAACAGTGATACAACTTCAACTGATACATCTGCAAACGATGTGTCAATCACTTCTTCAAACAATGTTACAGATACAAGCATGAATTCTATTATCATTGAACCTGGATTGGAAATTCGTAATACAATGTCCTTAAATGATCCAGACAAATTTATTAATACAACATTTACATCTACAGAGCCAGCGAAATATGACCCAAATATCACACAGAATTTATTAGTGGAAATTACTTCTATAGAAGATGTTACAAATGAAAACCAAATGTTACTGAACCAAATAAAACAATATGCTACAAATATTAATTGCAGTGACTTTCATGGAAAAGGAACGATTGAAGATTACTCTGAATTATTTAGAGCAGCATCAAAAATAGCAAACGAGTCAAAACAGATTCAACTAGATGTAGATGTGGAAGGGTTTAATGAATTTTCTCAGGCTGCGGAAGATTTAAGTAACCTATTTGAAAATTTTACTTTAAGATTACAGAATATTAATATAATCAACGACAAAGATTTTCTTACTTCAATAGTGCATGCTCTTGAAAAAATATGGAAATTATCTGAAACATTTGGTAGATTTAAAAGCACAATATTGAGCACAACAACCATTCAATTTCCAAAAACAGCACACGAAACAGCATTAGTTTTAAGTGATGTAATGGGCGAAATAAATTGTGCTATGAATTATATTACTCATTTTGTAAGCCCAACTGATGATGATTCGTTGCCTCTCTCGGAATTGTCAGCTGAAGAAAAGAATATTATAGAAAAAGCAGTAGATACTATTGAGAGTTGGAATACTGTATGTGAACATGGTATTTCAGTTGCTATGAATAATAATGAAGATGTGAAAGCTATTCAAAGTTATAATCAAAGTATAAAAATTTCCGCGAATATTTTGCGAAGAGCAACCACTAATTTAAGAAGCAAATTGAATACCTTTATGTCTACATAAATGCATTAATTAGTGTATTATATATTTTTTATTTCAACAAAAGTTATAAAATAAAAAATACAATAAAAACCAAGTAAATTATTTAGGGAAAAATTTGTAAAAAATATTAAAATGTTAAAAATGTAATATCAAATTTTTTAGTTTATTTAGGAAATTTATACTACAAAATTGTAAATTAGTTATTTTAGTTATTTCAGTTATTTTTTTTGTAAAAAAAAACTTATTTATAGATATTATAATATGAGCAGCGAAAGTAGTTCATATCCTGTTGACGTTCGTTCGAGAACGGTGCCTTCTCATGAGATGCCTCATGACTACGATTATGACTCTTCATATTGTGATCATCATCCTAATCACGATAATTGCAAGTGTCGCAAGTGTTGCAAAGGAGATCGCGGAGATCCTGGACCGCGTGGTGATAGAGGTGAAAAAGGAGATCGTGGAGACCCTGGACCACGTGGTGATAGAGGTTGTGATGGTGAAAAAGGTTGCAGAGGTCATACCGGTCCTACTGGTCCTCAAGGTGAAATAGGCCCTACTGGTGAAATGGGACCAACGGGTCCTCAAGGTGAAATGGGACCAACGGGTCCTCAAGGTGAAATGGGTCCTACGGGTCCTCAAGGTGAAAAAGGAGACCAAGGTGAAGTTGGTCCAACTGGTGAAAAAGGAGATAAAGGTGACCAAGGTGAAGTTGGTCCTACTGGTCCTCAAGGTGAAATGGGTCCTACAGGTGAAAAAGGAGATAAAGGAGACCAAGGTGAAGTTGGTCCTACTGGTCCTCAAGGTGAAATTGGTCCTACAGGTCCTCAAGGTGAAAAAGGAGACCAAGGTGCCACTGGAGCAACTGGTTCAATGTCGCAAACATTTATAAACGTGTATAGTAGTACACAACAAACTATTCCGTTAGAAACACCTATAATATATGATGCGAATAGAAATGTTTATGGTAACATAGGACACAATCCTTTTACATCTCAAATATATGTATGGCAACCTGGTTATTATTATGTGCATACTATATTACATATTATAGAGGCTTGTCAATTTGCTATATTTTTAAATGGAAATATGTATGGTAATCCATTTTCAAGCTCAACTGGAGCAGCTCAGTTAGGTCATGAAATGATAATGTATATTTCACCTAATGATATGATAATTCCAACTTCATTATCACCAAGTGGTTTTGCTGCTGCTATAGAAACCTTAAACCATACTTCTTATAATCCAACAGCCACTATTAATAATCCATCTGGTTCAGTACCAAATGATGAAACTGCTTCGATGGTTATATTCTTATTGGCTTAAAAATGAAATTATAAATTTATAGTTATACAGTAAAAGGATTTTTTTTTGAAACGATAATGTCCTCTGAACTTTTATAACTACTAATAAAATTATTGACAACCGTTATTTTATTTTTTAAATCAGTATTTTCCTTACTTAAAGTTTCTAAATGTTTTTTTAAAATAACTAAAGCATTTTCAAGTTTATTTTTCTCTTCTAAAATTTTTTTATGATTACTTACAAATTCTAATAAATTTGTAACAGATAAATTATCGACTGAACTATTAACTTTACTATTAATTGGACTACCATCCGTTATAATAGAACAATTTGATGAAATATTATTATTACCAATAATTCCACCTTCGTCATCGCTTGTTTCACCCGAACTATGATTACTATTTAATACACCAGATTCCAATTTATTACTGTCATTCTTACTTTCTGAAATAGGTTTAGATTGAATAGAACACATATTTTCTGTGAAAGGTTTGCATTTGTGTTTTCTATTTTTATGTTGATTTAGATGTTGGATAGTTTTAAATGTTTTATAACAGTTGGTGCATATATGTATCATAGTATAATATATAAATATTTTTTAAGTTTAAAAAAAACTAAATAATTTTTATTTTATGAAATAATTTTACTACCTCCCATGTAATAAAAAATTTCGTTTTTTATAAAATAAAAATATAAAGTAATATTTCCTTATATTTAACTAAAAACTATATTTACACCTTTAATTATAAATTTTTCTTTTTAAATTTCTCTAAAAAATTTATGTATCATATAACATAGAAACATAAAACTCCCACATTATGTATAAAAAATATGAAGCAATAATAACTGGTAAAAAATAAAGATATTTTTTTACTGTAACTAAATATCTATTATAAACCATTTCTCTCGGTTCTATTAAAATTAAATCGTTATCATCTTTAAAAATATAATGTCTTAATATTTCATCAGGAAATTCCGTTGATATTTTCCTTATAAACATAGCATATTTATTTCTCTCCAACTCTTTGTCTATAAATTGAATGTCTTTTTCGTCTGCTGATTTAAATAAATGAGGACTTGTTGTGCTACTTTGTCTATTCCAATCAGCTAAATGGCTTGACTCACAAATTATATGAGAATTCATTGAATAATCGTCTAATTCTTTATAAAATTTAAATATAATAGCAAATAGTGACTCGTTTGCTAAACCTCCTTCACAAATAGTTTTCGTTATTATTGGTTGAGTTCTCACAAAATGAAATATTTGTTTAATATTCTCTTTAGTCAGGATGAACCAAGGGTCATTCGCTAACCACAATTCTTTAGGTAGTTTAGCTAAATTAGCTCTCTTATGAAACTCAGGATTCCACCATGCTTGTTTCCATGAAAAAATACTGAAATTATAATACTGATAAAACAAATATCTAAATCGTCTTGGAGAGATAATGGGACAACACGAATCAGTTAATAAACAAAACCATTTGTTATGTTCATCGTGTTTACATGCGAAATTTAAAACTGATAAATATGCGGGGATTACATGATAATAACTTGTATCTACAATACAATCTGGTGATATAGTATGTTCTCTTATCCATTGTGATTTAATTTTTCTGTAATCTTTATAAAAGAAATAGATGTTTATTATATCTTTATTTGGTTCAATCCATTCTCTCCAAATATGTTCCTTATTTAAAATATGTTCATAATTAATTATAAAACATAAAGCAATCTTCATTTTATAATTAATATAATAATTTTTTATATAATAATTTTTTATATAATAATTTAACCATATTATAATCACCATATTTTATAATCTTTCCATTTCAGGTTCATTCACTGGTACAAAATTATATTCGTATACTGTATGACCACTCTCATCATCATAAAATGGCTCGAAACCATGTGGTTTTTGTTTAAAAGATAATTTTTCAAAAATTGATTGAAAAAATCTGTATATACTATGTAACCATTCCATAATAATATATATATATTTATTTTTATATTCTTAAATTAACCAACCTTTTGTATTTTTCTTCAAATTATTAAGAGGAATTGAATCATAACATTCGTTTAATAATTCATCATCTTCCATTTCTTTGACATCTTCTTGCTTAATAATATGTTCTTTCCAAGCGTCAATAGAATCAATCGATTTAAATGGAGAAAAAGCTGACATAGACGTACTCTCTGATACCAAATCTTTTTTTGAATTTTGCAATAACAATTTCAAGTCCATTATTTTTTCAATAATTTTTTTTTCTGCGTTAGTCGAAATAGCTGTTCCATCCTTAATATTTTTAATAATTCTATGATTACATAATGAATTTTGAAGGCGATTAATTTCGATGTTATGTTTTAATACATTTTCGCATCCTTCTATTTTGTCTTCAATACTTTTTATTCTATCCATATTACAATAATGCATATAAATATTGGTTAAACTAATAATAGTCGAAACAAGAATAAATGAGCTTATATAGACTTCTATTTTCCCAATTTTTTCAAATACTTTTGTCTTTTTAAACGCATTTGTTATTGTTTCTGATATTTTTTCCGTTAGATTATGATTCGATTCAGCCATTATAATTATTTATAAGATATATATTGATATGTTTAATATATTTAATTATATTATTTTACATTTATTTTTTATAAAATTGAGTAAAATTTATTCATTATATGTAATATAAATTTGAAAATGAAGACAGAAGTTGTATTTCTTGAAGGTCTCGACAGAGATATTACATTTTATATTGGTCAAAATAAAAATGAAAATTTTGATGTAATTAATAAAGGATGCTCAGAAGACTTATGGTTTCATGCTCAAAATATTTCATCATGTCATGTTGTTGCAATTATTCCAAATGATATATCAAAAACAGATAGAAGATATATCATAAAAGCAGGTGCATTATTGTGTAAAAAAAATACAAATAAATTAGCATGTATGAATGGTGTTGAAATAGTCTACACAGAAATTAAAAATCTGGAAAAAACTAAAACCCCAGGTTGTGTTAAAATTTTTAAACAAAAAACAATTACAATATAGATTTATAAATTTGATAAACTAAATACTAACTAATAATTTATATTTTTTAATACAATAATTTCATCTAAATATTAATTTCATCTAAACAACAAGTTCTAAACAATTTAAACGTTGCTTGATATGGGTCAATATTTGCGGCGGGTCTTCTGTCTTCAAAATAACCACGTTTATTATTAAATACCTGATTAGGAATTCGGATAGATGTATTACGAGTGCCTACACCCCAACTAAATTTATCAATACTAGATGTTTCATGAAAACCAGTCAACCTTAAATGATTATTTTCACCATAAACCTTAATATGTTCATCGTGTTTTTTACCCAATTTTTCAATATATTTATGAATATATTCAATTCCATTTTCAGAACGACTATTACAAGTACTGAAATTAATATGACATCCTGAACCATTTTTATTAGTCTCAGGTTTTGGCTGATAATCAATAGTTGCTCCAATTTGTTCAGCTAGTCTCTCTAATATATAACGAGCAACAATCATATGGTCACCTGAATCAATTCCTTCACAAGGTCCAATTTGAAACTCCCATTGGCTTTTTTCTACTTCTGCATTTATTCCAGAAATTGTAATTCCTGCTTCAATACACATTTGTAAAAGTTTTTCCATAATAATTCTCTCATCATGTTTTTGTGTAACACCACAATAATGATAACCTCGAGGAATTATCTCATTATTTATATTTCCAGTTACGTCATTTTTGTAATGAACAAAGAAAAATTCTTGTTCCAAACCAAACCACGGTTCTTCTTTAGTATTTTCAAAAAAATTAGCAGCATTATGTCTATGATTTGTTTCGGTCGGTTCTCCAGTCGGTTTAAAAGTTTCACATAAAACAAGATAACATGTAACATCTTGAATAACCCTAAATGGGTCTTTAAATACAGCACATGGTTTTAATATAATTTCAGTATCTCCATTACTATCTGCTTGCCAAGTAGAGGACCCATCATAATTCCATTCTAGTGAATAAATATTATCACGTGATAAAAAATGTGGAATAATAAATTTTGTTTTTGACCTGATTTCACTTTTTCCTCCAATCCAAATATATTCTAAAATAATTTTTTCAACCATTATATAAATTCATTCATTTAATGATTTTAAATTGTTTTGTTTAAAAATTTATATTTTCTAAATCTCTAAGATGCCAATATTCAAAGGCACCTCCTGGAATGGGTCGTTTAATAATAAAGGGGATTTTCTTTTCTCTGAGCTCTAATTCCGCAATTACATAACCATCAATAATATTTTCTGGCACTTTAACAAAAGGTTTTGCACCAGTTTCAATTTGTTTTGCTCTTTGTCCAAGAATTCTAGCTTTTTCATACTTTGTTAAATACGGTAATGTTTTGTGTAATGGGTCAACGATTATATTATTTTCATCACGAACAACAGTTGCTAATTTAGTCACTTCATCGCTATTATGATTTAAACATTCTGGATGAAATTCGGTTACGTAATTTTTATTAATTTCATAATCGAATTTTTGTAAATAATTTTCTTCATATTCTTCGTCATCATCGTCACCATCATCAGCAATAATTATTTGTCTTGTTTTTTTAGGGTTGGTTGGTTTTGATTTATCCACTACAACTTCACCTTCTTCGTCAATTTCAATATCGCTATCACCTTCATCTTGTTCTTCCTGTTCAGCATCATCATCTTCCACTTCATCTTCCTTAACTTGAGGTTCATCGTATTCATCGTCATCATCAGCATTATCTTGAACACCACCTACTTGTTCATCATCCTCATCTTGTTCAGCATCATCAGGCTCAGAATCATCAACCTCAGATTCATCTTCCATATAATTACCGAATTTTTTGGCAGCATTTACAACTACATTTTTTTTAGGAACTACCTTAACAGATGATTCTTCATCACTTTCAGTTGAATCAGAATAATAATCAATTTCGTCGTCGCTCATTGTTACTATATTAACTAAAGAATCTTTTAATATAATAATTTCAATTTTATTTTAAAGTAAAAAAAATATAAATTTTTTGAGGAATATCTAAGCGTTTTCTTTTATTTGCCAAACAGTATCACATTCAGAACATAAATAAACATATTTCATATTAACATCATCATATCTAATATAAATAATTTCTCTTTCTTTGCCATCTTTGTTAGTTGGGCAATCTGAATTCGGGCATAATATATTGTTTATACGAGGTAAAGTAGGGTCAAATTTTGTATATTTATTAATAATATGATTAAATGAGTGTTCTGTTTTCTTAATTTGAGTTTTAGATACACATACATTTTGTGAGGCTAACGTTGTATCTTCATTACCACATTTGCGACAATAATAAACAAGCTTATTTGGGTCATCTGCATTAATACGAATATAATACATATTAGAACAGTTAGAGCAGAAATGCATTTTATATATTATAATTACAATTTATATTTATATAATTATTTCAATTTTAAATTAATTATATAATAATCATATAATAATTATAATCCATATAACATTTGTTTAGATGTATTTAATTTTAGTATAATATCATGGTAATTCACTGTGACATTCATAGTATAAAATCCAGTACTAAAGGTTTTATTTTGAACATTTGGTTCTGATAATTTTTTTTCTGCAAATTCGAGTAGTTTATCGTAGTTTTTGTTAAAGTTTTCTTTCACGAATGAATAAAATTTATCAAAAAATGGTTGATATACACCGTTTTTCTTTTTTACAATATCACAAACTGCCACATCAAGATTTGAATATTCAATTATTTCATTATAACTATTTATATCACGATGTTCTTTATTGACACCTGGTTCGTTTAAAAGCGGTTCTTTACATAATAAGGTGCATAATGTCAATAATATAGTCGAAATTGTTTGACAAGACGTCCATTGGTCACCTCTCCAAGTATTGAGAAGAGAAATACAAACCCGTCCATTCTTATATAAATTTGGATTAAATCGTATATCATTGCCATTAGTACAATATGTAACTTTTGGTGGACTATGAGGATAATCATTTGGATAATTGAGTTCAAAAAAATAAAATCCGCCAAAATAGGGTGTATCAATTGGTCCAACAATCATAGCATATCCTTTTAATATATCAGTATCATCATGTATATAATAAATTCCTTGGTCAGTCAAAGGATTTTTCATAATATCTCTTATATCTTTTAATAGTCTATTCGTTGTTTCTTTTGATATAAAAGTTGTCATATAATAGAAATATCAAATTATATTTAAACCTGTTTTTTAAATATAAAAATTACCGTTTTCTTTAAGTTCGAATTGAAAATTATAATTAACTTTATAAATTTGATTTTAAAAAAAATGAAATAGAAAAATCTTGTTATATTATATCAACAATGAACTATACAATGTCATCATCTTCTCAATTTAAAGATTTGAATGAATTTTTAGCAAAGCATAGTGCTAAGAATATTACTAATAACAATGGAACCGTAAATATAACTCATACAAGAATACCCGATAAAGAACTAAATATTTATGCTGGTGCTTATATTATTCCTAGAGAAGAACTTGATACATTCTATGGTTTATATTATAACCATATTTTTGAAAAGAAACACAAAGAATATTTGACTGAAAAACAATTGGAAACTGGTGGTCCAATGGCTGTTGATTTTGACTTCAGATATAATCACGGTGTTGCTGAAAGACAACATTCACGAGACCACGTCAGAGATATGATTTGTGTTTATTTAGATGAACTTAAGGAATATTTTATTTTTGAAGAATCTAAACCATTTTCAGTATATATATTTGAAAAACCTAACGTAAATAGGTTATCAGATGGTTCTTTGACTAAAGATGGTATTCATATGATTATTGGAATCCAAATTGACCATATTATTCAAACCATGATTCGTGATAGAATGATTACAACTTTACCTGAATATAGCGATTTACCTTTAATTAATAATTGGGAATCTGTGTTAGATGAAGGAATTAGCAAAGGATGTACAAATTGGCAGTTATTTGGGTCACGTAAACCTGGAAATGAAGCTTATGAATTTACACATCACTATGTTATTACGTATGACCCAACTGACGGGAATTTTATGATGGACGAACGTAAGGTGACAGATTTTAATTTAAAGAAAGATTTCGCCAAATTATCGGTACAATATGATGCACATCCTAGATTTGAAATGAATCCAAAAATTATTCCTGCGTATAATAAGCGTTGTGAATCTAAAAATGTGAAAATTAAGAAACCATCCAGTAAGACCAAGATGAATTTAATTGTTGATGATGATAATAATGAAGACGAAGAAAATATATCTATTAATGATATCAAGGATGAATCAACTCTTAACAAAGCAGTCGATATTATGCTTAAAAAATTAAGACCTGACGAATATGAAATCAGAGAAACTCATGAATTTGCCCAGGCACTTCCAGCATGTTATTATGAACCAGGTTCTCATATTAAAAATAGACAAGTTGCGTTTGCTCTAAAACATACAGATGAACGTTTATTCTTATCATGGGTTCAACTTAGAAGCAAAGCTAAAGATTTTGATTATAATACTATCCCTGATTTATATTCACAATGGAAGAAATTTCATAAATCTAATAATGAAGGTAAAACAATAACAAAGCGTTCAATTATGTACTGGGTTAAAAAAGAAAATTTTGAAGAATATGAAAAAATCAAAGAAAAAACGGTTGATTATTATATTGAAAAAGCAATGGAAACTTGTGCTGAATATGATTATGCTGTTGTATTAAGGCATATGTATAAGGATACTTATGTTTGTGTTAGTTATGAAAAACGCGGTATTTGGTATAGATTTAAGGGTCATCGTTGGGTGCAAGATAAAGGTCTTAGTTTAAGAGAAAATATTTCTAAGGAAATGTATAATTTATTTGGTAAAAAATCAGAGCAATATGAAGCAGAAATGACTGAATATGCAGAAGATGACGAACGCCGGGAATTTCTTAAAAAAAGGTCTAATTTAATTCATACGATTAAGATTACGTTAAAAAAGACTACTAATAAAGACCATATTATGCGAGAAGCGGCTGAAATATTTTATGATGAAAATTTCGTTAGAAATATGGATACTAATAAATATTTATTATGTTTTAATAATGGTGTAGTTGATTTTGTGAATAAAGTTTTTAGAGAAGGATATCCAGAAGATTATATTACCAAGACAACTAGGATAAATTATGCCCCTCATGATGATAATAATCCTGAATGGAGTAACACCGCTGAAGAAATTAAAAAATTTATGTCCACATTATTTCCAATCCCTGATTTAAATAAATATATGTGGGATCATTTGGCATCATGTTTAATTGGCACAAATAAAAATCAAACATTCAATGTTTATCATGGTAGCGGTTCTAATGGTAAATCATTACTTGCTGATTTAATGTCTGCTACTTTAGGTGATTATAAAGGGACAGTTCCGATCACACTTGTAACTGATGCTAGAGGAAAAATCGGTGGAACTTCTGATGAAGTTTTGAAACTTAAAGGTGTTCGATATGCTGTTATGCAAGAACCATCTAAAGGAGTAAAACTTAATGAAGGTATTATGAAGGAATTAACTGGTGGTGACCCAATTCAAGCGAGAGGGTTATATTCTGAATCAGAAATTTTCGAACCACAATTTAAGCTTGTTGTCTGTACTAATAATTTGTTTGATATTGATAGTAACGATGATGGTACTTGGAGAAGAATTAGAAAATGTACATTTCCATCTAAATTTGTTGACGATGGTGAACATTATGAAGATGATACACCTTATGTATTTAAGAAAGATAAATCATTACCTGAAAAGCTGCATTCTTTAGCACCTGTATTTGCTAGTATGTTAGTTAAACGTGCTTTCGAAACTGACGGTATTGTTCAAGATTGCGAAACTGTATTAGAAGCATCTAAAAAATACAGATGTGGACAAGACCATATTGCAGCATTTATTTTAGAGAAAATTAAGAAAACTAACAATCCAAAACAAAGTATTAAAAGAAAGTCGTTATTACAAGAATTTAGTGATTGGTTCAAGCAAGAACATGGTTCCAGAAAAATGCCAAAAGGTGAAGAATTATATGAATATATGAATAGAAAATTTGGAGCACCGAATACGACCAAAGGATGGATTGGTCTAGAATTTATAAGAGAAGAAGAGGATGATGATATTATGGATGATATTAACTAATTTAATTTCAACTAAAAAATATTTAATTAGATAAAATAAATATTTTTCAAATTTTCTCTTTTTATTTATAAACATTTTTTGGTATGAAACTAAATAACCAATATACTAGTTGGATTATTTTTCCTAAAATCCAAGTTGATACAAATGGCAAGACAATAAAAACACATAACACTAATACTCTTATTATAAAACTTATATGTGATGGATATATTAGATAGAATACTGCATAATATATAACAACAATGATATAAATCACACATAAAATATAAAAATAATATCCATTTAATGTTTCTATTTCTTGGTCTTCATAATATGTTTGTCTCTCATTGGTAAGCGTATCGTTTTTTTGATTTTTCAATTGTTTAAACAATTGACTATTTTCTTTTTTATATTTGTTATATAATTCTTCTACATTTTTAAAATTTAATAATAATTTTTTATAAGTATCCAATAGTGTGTTAATTTTAATTAATTCTGTATCATATGATTTCTTGTATTTTTTGACAAGTTCTTCGGCTTCTGCTCTATATTCAGATTCCATCATTTTGGAATTCTTTTGATTAGAAACATATGTAGAATAATTCGGACTGGCAATTTGGGTTTGACTCGGGTCTGCAATTTGGGTTTGAGTCGGGTTTGCAATTTGGGTTTGAGGTTCCGCTAAAGCTGTATTAGAACCACTCGCTACATTTTGTCTATCTTTATCTTTCTTTAATATTGAATTAATGTTTTTTTTTAATTTACCAAAAACCATAATACTATATTATATAATTATTAATTTTTTATTGAAATTTTTATTATAATATTTCCTATAAATAAATTTATTTAATTGTTAAATGGTTTTGGTTCGTTAAGGTCATACGACACTTTATAATTTCCTGGTTGCATTTTAGTCAACACACCATTAACAAAACTTTCCTTCTTAGTTTCCTTCTTGCCAGTATCAGGAATACATTGATTTAATTCAGAATCATATACTAAACCCTCAGAACAACATGCGTTACCAAGACAAGTTCCAAAATTACCACTTAGCCAAGGATCTTTTCCTGACGGTGTACCAGTTGAAGTACTTCTATCGAATGGCCATTCATATTCTTGATAATTCATATTGTCACGCATAATAATAGAAGAAAATCGAGACCAGAAGAAATAAGCTCCAATAATTGCAATTATCACTAGTAAAGCGTAATAAATTGTACTTGGTAAAAATCCCCTACTGTATATAAAACTTATTATAATAACAGGAATTAATGTGAAAATAATAATTTTCATCAATTGAGAATGCTCTGCATATTTATCGCCAAAATATGTATTAACTTCGACTAAACGAATTTTATTATTTTTTTCTTCCTCTAAAATTTGAAGACGTTTTTTTGCTCTGTTTAATTCATCTTCAACAATTTCAATAGACATTAGTTGCTGCTTTAAAGAGTCAACAGATGAATCTAATGCATTTTGAAAGTAGTTATTCACACCGCTTAATGTTTCATATTGATTAATACGCATATTAGAAATTTGATTCATTTTTTCTATCATTTTTTTTTGTTCTTCTGTCGAAAGATTAGGATTTGTTTCTAAACTATTAAATATATTTTGTTCTAATTGTTGTAATGATTGAATATCATTAAGTATTTGCTCATTATTTTCTTGGACCTTTGGTATTTGAGACATATTATATAAAATATAATAAGATAATTATTTTATATAACTTTATTGGTTTTTCACAACATTCATTGAAACTAATACAGTTCCAGCTGCTAAAATACTCCAAAATAGATATTCATAGTTTTTTTGTAGCACTACTATGTCGCTATCTTTTAATATATTTTGGATTTCTCTACTTGTCATACCTTCAATTCCTTCAGTGGTTACACCACCTAATTCACCAATTTTAGTATTTATTGTACCTAAATCATTATTATATCCGTCCATAGTTGATGCATTTTGGTTAGATTGTTTTTCACTATCAATTGAACCTGTTTGAAATTTATTCGTTAAATCAGTAATTTGTTTTGATAACATATCCATCTTTGTTTGTAACTGTTCTAATTGTTGTTTTTGTACACTTGTAACACTTGGCAACCCATATTCATTTCCAACAGTTCCTTTATTTATATAATTTTGATAGTCAACTGTATTAGTATTGACTGTATTTTCTGAAACACCATTTGGTAGTGTCGAAGGTTGTTTGCCTTTAACATAAGTATCTACACCCAAGTTAAAGTTACCTGTACCTCCAAAAGGATACATTCCACTATTTTTTGGAAAACAAACATCTCTATTCATTACAAAACCAGCGCAGTCTGGATTACTATTACATGCTTTTTTACAAGATTCAACTGTTGCTCCTCTAAATGCTCCAGGTATATCATTTCCAAATGCATCTATATTTTGAATTTTATTATAATTATCAGTATATTTTTGATTATTGCTGGGATAAGTATATAAATTAGAATTACCATCTATAAATGCTAATTGACCAATATTTTTATCAACCGCAATCATACCAATATCATAAACAGCATTGGCTGCCACTCCACCACCCATTTTATTACCTATTTTTTGACAGTTTGTATTCATTTGATACGTGTATAAAACTAAATTTCCATCTGTTTGCATAACTAAAGCTGTCTTACCATCATTAGAACCAATAAAATCACCAGGTGCTAGTGTTGACCCAGTTGACATCCAATTTTGACCATATTTACCCTTTGAAGCAACCACATTCGGGTCAGCATCCTTCTGTTTACCTGCTGTTTCTGTTGACCATATTTTACCTTGATTATCTGAAGGCGATGTACCTCTATAAATAACCATATTTCCATTATCTTCTAGAATTAAATAATACTTACCTGCTGGTTCGACAGAATAAACAGCATTAGAACAACCACCTCCAACTTGTATTCCATTTGATACTATACAGTTTCCTGCTTTTCCCATTGACATAGCTCGATTTATATCATTACCAACCCAGCATTCACTTAGTCCATTTGGTTGTGTAAATTGTAGACCAAAATATGACCAATTATCTTTTTTTGCTGCTGAATTACAACTATCATAATTCATATTGTTGCCTATTAATTTAGGTAAACCACGACCCTTACTACAATCATTATAACATCCTAAAAAATTACTAGGACTAGTAGTTGCTGCCAATGAAGTATAAACTGATGTACCACTTGAATTTAAAACTTGTAATGAACCAGAGTCAGAGAGAGTAGCCGTATTACCTGGCTGTCCAGCCGTATTTGATGACCATAATGGAATCATTTTACCTACAGTTTGTGCTGTACCATATTGTACTATTGCAGGTTCACTATTACTTACAGCACAATATCCTAATCTAGATGAGCTATTTGCATTTTGTAATCCAAAATATCTGTAACCATTTGTTATTGCAGCTTGTTTACAACTTTCATAACTATATTTACCTGGGGTAGAAGCCTCTAAGTCTAAAGTAATACCTGTTAAAGCAGTTGATCTATCACCCGCAGAATTAGTTCCTTTAAAATATAATTTATAACTTTGTGATGTTGGAACCGTAAATTTAAAACTATAGGTTTTCCAAGAATTTATTTCTGATATAAAATTAGCTATTTGTGAAATAAATGCATTTACATTTGTATATAATTCTATATTAATCGGGTTACTAGTAGTCGTGCCTCTGCAACAATTTCTACCACATGCTTTAAGTGTTAATGTGTATGTAACACCAGAATTTAGTGACAATATTGTACTAATAGCACCGCGATTTTGAATACTTACACATTGGTTCCCATTTGGATATGGCATAGGATAACCCCAAGCACTAGAATTATTTACTAAAACCGCACCCTCAAAATACCAACCAGGTACTGAACTACCTGTTATATATTTAAAACTATTCTTATCCATAACAGGTTGACTAAAATTTCCATTTTGGATTGAAACATTTGTTAATATAGGTGGTTTTTCACCAATAAATTCCATATTATCGTTATTGTCATTTGAAGCAAAACAACCCATATACTTCGGGTCAGGAAGTGGAGGTAATAGTTGATCAACGAAAACATTTGAACCTTCATTTCCTAAACTTTGACCAAATTTAACTGGGGTTCCTGAAATTAAAGGTGGAGTGGTTGGTATAGGTGTTCCAGGAGTAAAATATGAATTTTTCCATGGAATATTAACCCTAATAACATTTTTTGGAGCTTTTATAGAAGCCCAAACTCTTGGAGAAGTAATGTATTTTACCACACCTTGATTCGTTACATAACAAACGTGTCCTGTAGTAAATGCAATACTCTTATTTAGGTAAGGGTTTTTTGGACTGACTCTATTAACATAATCAGTAACATCATTTGAAATTTTTGTTGATAAATTGTTATATTCCTGCAATGTTTTATCGTATTCTTTTCTTAAATTATCGATAACTTCCTCTTGATTAGAATAATCATTTGAATTTATTACTTGTTTTGTTTGTTCAGCTAAACTATTATCATTCATATCTGAAAAACCTTCTATACCACTTAATATTTCTGCTTTTTTTTCTAAACTATTCTCAATTTTACTCTGGTATTTCTTAAATTTTTTTCCCTGTTTTAATGATGGTGATGGTCCGAACATATCTGTTTCATTTACTTTCTCATTGACATCTTTGTCAGGAAATATATTTAAAATATTTATCATACTATTATTATATTATTAGAATTTAAAAATAAAATAATATTTAATTTTTTAGGATAGCATTTACTATTATAATACATCCTAATATTACAAATATAACTGGATAGAATATACTAAAATTCGTACCACCACCAACTTGACCACTTGGTAATGAATATCTTAAAAGTAACATTATCAAAAATATAATTACCAATAAATACATAATATAACTATAATAATACGATGTTGTATTGATTGACTGATCTTCATATGCCGAATTTAATGTTTGATATTGTCTTATCATGTCTTCTATCTGCATTCTTTCTTCTTGTAATATTTTGTAGTTATGTTGTAAAATTACTGATTTCTCTTCATTTAATTTTTTTGTTTCTTGATAATCACCTATTTGTGAATTCGCAATTGTCATCATATTCTTATTTACATTTGTTAACTCATCATTTATCTTTTCTAATTGATAAGTATAATATAAAGATTTCTTTATAATTGCTATTTGATTTGGTGAATTAACTATATTTCCGCTTCCACTGCTTAATGAACACGTTTTTTTTTGGTTGTCAAATGTTGCTCCTGAACACGTGTGTTTTTTACTACACGATTTCATACAATCATCTATATTAGAAGCTTGGATAGTATTAATATTATTACTAGTAATAAAAGCAGATTCAGGTAAACTTTTAAATGAATCATCATTCGAGCTAAGTTGGTTTAAAAATTCATCATAAGTTTCTTTATATTGTGTTAATAAACTATTGAACTTATTACTAAGTATTTGGATTTGTGAAGACATTATATATATATTTATGGAAAATATTTGAAAAATTATCAATCCATATTTTAAATGTATGGAAAATATTTGAAAAATAATAAATTCCGATAGTAAGCAATATCAAGATAAATACTATAAAATACGCATTCATTCCTAATATTCCACTGTATTGAACATTAGGTGTAAAAGGCGTTATTGGTGTATAACTTGACACTGGAGGAAAAGAAACTCTGTACAATAAAAATATAACTGCGATTGCTAATATTGATAACAAAACATAAGAATAATAATTTTTGTTAATTATAATTTGGTTTTCATTTTCAACATTATCTAAAGTTTCATATTGTCTCAATAAATTTAAAATATCTTCTCTTTCTTCTGTCAAATCTTTATAAGTATTTATCAATTCTTGCGCTTTATTAGAGCTTTTATTAATATTTTCAGTAATTACAGGTTCGGCATTTTTTATTTTATTGCGAATTTCCTTATTTGTTGCAATTAATTGTTGATTAATATTTTCCATATTCAATAATAATTGCTTACTTTTTGGAATAATTGCATATGTACCTTCTCGATCTTTAACTATTTTTGAGTCTCCACCAGTTAATATACACCCGCGATTATTTCCTTTTGGGGTGATAAATGTTGCTCCTGTACAATTTGATAATTTTGCACATGATGCTTCACATTGCTGCAATGTTGCAGATTCATTAAATCCTATTCTATTACCAATAACAGCATATCCGTTAATTCTACTAAACGATGATTTACCTGTGATTGGTTGTTGTGACAGAAAATTTGTGTATTCATAAACAGCTGCTTTATATTGAGCTATTAAGTTACTATATTTTTGTTGTAGTTTTTCTAAATCCATTGTTGTTGAATTACTTTGATTTTGTTTATTTTGATTTTGTTTATTTTGATTTTGTTTAGAATTCATCTTATATATAAAATCAAGAAAACATATTATTTAACCCTCTTATATAAAAAGAATGCGATGGTTGAAATAGAGAGAAAAATAAAAATACTATAAATATTTACAGTAGGTTTATAATCATCTTCATCATCGAAAGGATTTATTGTAGTTGGTCTATTTCTCTCTAAATAATATTTATCGGTTATTTTTTTTATAGATTCATTTGTAGAATTTTTACAATAATCACTGATAGTTTTATTAAATAAATAAGGTTGTTTCAAACAAGTAAGCATTTAAATTTTGAAAATAAATTAAAATCAAAATTTAAACTATCGGCTTTTTATATAAAGAATTTATAGTAAATATGAAAACAACAGTACTCAAAAATAAACCCCAGTTACGTAAATATTTTATATTATATATTTCTCTATAATCACTAATCATTTCTAATGATGAATCATTCTTATCTTCTACTATTCCTAATTTTTTTTCCATAGTTTTACTTTTATCTTTCTCATATCGTATTAAATTATTAAACTCCAACATTTTATCATTAACAGTGTTAATATTAATTTGAATATCATTTGACATTGAAAATAAATTTGCTTGTAATCGAGTTATATTTGAGTTCACATTCTCATACCTTTGTTGCATTTCTTCATCGAATGGATTCATTTTTGCATTTATATAATTTTGTTTAAAATCATCTAAAAGCAAGTTTACACCCCCATTTAATTCATTCAGTTTATTAATATATTCTTGTGGGTTCTTAAAATTGAAATTGATATTTTCTTTTTCTAATTCCATAATATATAATAACATATATTTTATCCATTAAAAAATCCCATCAAATAACAATAATATTTTATCAATTAAATCAATTGTGTCTGTCAATCCACCTACAAATTTACCTCTATAAAACACCATAGGAAACGTTTTATGACTTTTCCCTGCTAATTCTTCTATAAATGTTAAAAATCCCTCTTTATCCTCCAATAAATATTCATCGCAATTAATTTCAGTAACAAAAAAATGTTTGTCTTTTATAAAATTTTTTACTGTCTTGCAGTTAGGACAACCACTTTTGCTATAAACTGTAAAATTTGTAGTATCTGGACCAATAAATTCCATATAAACAATATTGATATTATTTATTTATATTGTTTATACACAAATTCTATAATAATCTGTTGTAACTGATGTTTCGCTTGGCCGAATAATATGACACACTTGTCCAGGACGTAATCCGATTGCTCTTGATACAGGATCAAATCTCGATATATCTGGAAATTGATTTGTATCAGTAATATTATATTTTTTCATAATATCCATAACTTCAAAATTCTTCATAACGATATGCTCAGGGACCAAAATATGATTTAAAATATTAAACTGTAAGCATTTTATGCTCTCAATGATAATAAATATACCATCCCTTTCCCAAATATGTTTAAGATGGTTAATTAGTGTTTCATTTACGTGGTCTTTTATAATAATATATAAAGTATCATTTTTCTTAAGCGTTTCAGTAAGAACAAACAAATCTTCTATCATTTCATCAATATTATTAGGTCTGATGGTTTTTGCTAAATAATATCGAATATAAATTTTATTTCCATCTGCTGTATTCTCTCCACTTGTTGTTTGTTTAGATTCTAAAAGCATATCTAATTGATTATTTTGTTTCATCGCATTAATTTCACTTACGCTAAAATTTGCATAACCAGTCGTGTCAAAACCTTGCTTATCCATAATCTCCAGAACAATCTTTCTGGATTGATATATTTGAGAAATAAGTACACTTGTGTTTGTATTTGCCATATTATATTATAATATAATCATAATGAATTATTTTTATTTCAATTTTATTAAATATTAAATATCATTAAATATTAATTTTTTTTATTTCACTCGATGAACTTGGGGTGTTTTCAACTTCAACTGTTTTTTTCTCTCCAGAATCACTTGAGGAAGATTCTTGATCTTTGGTTTCTTCATTCTTTTCTTCTGATTCTTCTGTTTTTTCTGGGACTGCTAAAATATCTGGAGTTTGTGGTTTATCTACATTTTCGGTTTGACCTTCTATTTGTGATGTTTCAGGTATTTGGGCTGTTTCTGGTGTCATATCTGGCCTCCAAACAGATGAATCTGTACCAGTAACATATCCGGGTGAATCACTACCAGGAACATATGCGGGCGATACAGGAGCATAAGGAATGGATTCTTGTTCTGGAGGCGATTCATACATTCTATAATCGTACGAACTTGTTGTCGAATCAGAAGGTATTAATTCGATATCCTCTTTTCTCACATCAACCTTTCTTGCTCCACTCAATTCAATTTGGTAATAATCTCTTTGGACATTAATAACTGTTGCTAGTTCACCGGCACCTAAACCTCTAATAACTTTAACTTTACTTCCAATAGTAATTTGAGGAGGCATAGTTTCCGGTTTTAATGTAATATCTATTTCTTCAATAGGTGTTGGAATTTCAGGAGTTTCATCACGCATAGCTATACTTCTAGTTTGTATAACTGCCATCTCTTTAGCAAAGTCTTTAATTAATTTATCCATATTCTCAGTGCTTCTTTCTTGGTCATTATGTAGTAATTTATTTATATTATTAGAATAAGACATGCTTAAAAGCTGGTCAACATTTTCGTCAGTTATAATACGCATTTGAATATTCATTACTTGTAATTCTTGAATAAGAAGTTTTAACGAATAAGGAATTCTTAATAAACTGAATGAACGACCGAATTTGGTAAGATTTTTAATATTCATTGTTCCATCCGGATTGGTATGAAAATTAATAGGTCCATCTGCATAAGGACTCATAAATAAATTCTTTTCTTCATTGTAAATAGCAATTGCACCTGTCTTATTACAGACAGCCATATAATATTCATCCCCTCGTATTAAAAAGGACTCATTCAAAAAGTACGCTAATCCGTGCGCACAAACACCATCTCGTTCCATTTCACCTATACGCAACCCACCATCATTTGCTCTACCTTGAACGGGTTGTCTAGTAAGTTGCTGATTAGGACCGCGTGCACGGTAATTAATCTTATCTTTAACCATATGTTTTAAACGCATATAATATGTAGGACCCATATAAATATTGGCTTGAATTTGTTCACCAGTCATTCCATCATACATAATATGATTACCAGTATGATTAAAGCCTGCTTTAGTAAGCATTGGACCATATGTTGAATAATTAGAACCCTTTACTTGGAATGCAGTACAATCGCCAAATCCACCATAATTAGTACATGCTATACCGAACATACTTTCAACGATTTGGCCAATAGTCATACGTGACGGTATAGCGTGAGGGTTTATGATTAAATCTGGACGCGTACCATCTTCAAGGAATGGCATATTAGCTTCTGGTATAATGAGTCCTATTGTGCCTTTTTGTCCTGCCCTACTGTTTCCTATGAGCATAGATGGTGCGAAATTATTTTCCCTCATATAATATAAATGTGACGAAGGCATTTCAATACAATATACTTTTCCTTCATAATCTATAATTTCTTCCTTATTTGAATCGTTTACTTTTTTATTAATATATGGTTGATTTTGCTTACGAATAATACTAATTTTATAGTAGGTATGTTTTGTTTCAATTAAATGAAATTTATCTTTATTTTTACCAGACCCTCTTATCATATGTGGAGAATCACCAGGTTCAGATGCTATTTTTGTAATACCAGACCAACCACAATGTACAGATAATCTACATACATCATTTGCTAATCTTAAACTTATTGTTCCATATCTTGAAAATCCATCACTATATGTATGACCATCACCTTGCATTAATGCATCTAATAATATTATAGATTGTCGTTGAGACAAATTCCACACATAATCAGGTAAATATTTATTTAATGCACCAACACTTAAATTATTAAGTTCCTTATAAATTTCAGGATGTTCTCCTTTTAATATTATAAATTTATCTTGAATATTATCGTATTTATATTTTAATCCTAATTTCATCATAATGCTTGTATTAAAAGCTATTTTTCTAGCTTTAAGTGCTGAAATGTAAACAGCACCTACATTAGTTGACCCATCTGAAATAAACATTCCGAGTAATTGTAACCAATCATCCATTTTATATTTTTTATCACCTAACTCAAACCATTCTATGTCAGAATATACGTTTTTCATGGATTTTTCAAATCTTACCATTTTCCCAATAACATTTTGTGCTTCAATTAATTCATAATCCTTTTTAATTCCATTATGTTCTCTTCTTTTTACATATAATTTATGATTTAAAGTACATATTACTTCAACCTGTTTATTTTTAACACAATACATTTTACCATTATGATCATATATAAATTTATTTGTAGGATATTCATAACACATATTCCCATTTATATCAAGAGTAGCAACCTTGTGTTTAGTTATATCAATATTTTGAATTTCAACCCAACCCTCATTAGTTAAAACCTGTTGAGTAGGCAACGCACAAGCCATCTTATCACCAATTGCAGGTATTCTTTCTTCTCTCAAACGAACTTTCGCAACATTGAAACCTTCTTCACCAAGTGTAATAAAAGATTTGTCTACATAACCAAGTTGACCTTTTTTAGGTTTCACAGAATCGTCAATCCATACTTCTTTGTTTTCCAAATTGGCATTAATTTTTCCTATTAAAATCATCTTATCATTTAGTTCAGTATTTTCTTTAATTAATCCGTGGTCGTCTAAGAAACTGTAATCATACCCTTTTTTCTTTCCAATAACATTATTCTTTTCAATATTGGCAAATTTTGAATTATTCATTCCCGTTACCTTTGAGCTTTCTTCTCTTGCCTCATACATCGAATAATATGTTGTTCTGAACATACCACGTAGTATAGAACCCTCATTAATTAAAATAGCATCTTCTACATTATAGCCAGTATAACACATAATAGCAACTATTGCATTTACTCCATAAGGCTGCTCTTCTTTATTAATATAATCGAGATATCTGGATTTAACTAAAGGAATTTGTCCATAATTCAAAATAACACCCATTTTATCAATACGCATTTGATAATTTGAATGATAAACTGACACAGCTTGTTTACTTTGACCACATGAAAAAGAATTTCTTGTAACCGGATTATTTTCGGGATAAATAATAAGATTACTCATTACACCCAAAATCAATGATGGGTCTATTTCCATATGTGTATAATATTTGTTTTTATTCAGATCGTCTGGTGTAGTCGCAATTAAAGCAGCTTCTTCTTCAGCAGTATCTATATAATCAACGAGTGCTTCATTTATTCTAAGTTTATTAAATACTTCTTCTTTTGAACCTCCTATATCTGGATACAAAGTTCTTATTTCATAAAGCATATTATTTTTCGTATTAAATTTTTCGTCTCCTTTTTTCATAAAACCAGATATAATTTGTTCCCATGATATAGTACCCTTTTCGAATAATTCTTTCACTATTGTTCGTTGATAACTAAATTTTTGATTTTCAATATAATAAATTGGTCTAGTTAATCTTCCTGCATCTGTATAAATATTAACCTCATTATGTTCTATATCAAACGATAAACTTGTATAAATAGGTAAAATACCATTTCGTCTATATAATTTAAGTAAATTAACTAATTCAAATGGAGTATCAATGACACCAATCCATGACCCATTTACAAATACCTTAGATGAATTTACTAGCTGTTCTGATTCACATTCAAGTATTAAACGCAATGGTGTATTAGCTCGAATCCAACTAATTAGAGGATAAGCAGATGAACCACTTGTTATATATGTGCTAATCGATAAATGTTTATGCAACCCGATATTACCACCATCAGGGGTATCAATTGGATCAATAAATCCCCATTGTGAAGAATTTAACAAACGAGGTCCTACCACTTTTGCACTGGAGTCTAATGGTAAATTAATCTTACGTAAATGAGAAATAAAGGTATACCAACTTAAACGGTTCAAATCTTGAACAGCACCAAGACGTTTTGTGTGAGCTTCAGAACCCCAATTACCTTTAAATGCTTTCTTAAATCCTTGTTCAACAATTCTATCTTTAAAAATTGATTTAACATTGGATTCAATAAGACTAATAAAATTATCTTTGTATTTATTATCTTCACTCTTTTCTTTCATCTGAATTTTTTTCTTTAAAGCTTGTTTTTCCTTACGCGATAAAGTGTCATCTTCCTTATAGGAACCTTTATGATAGTAATATTGCTCATCAATTCTACGTGTAATGTCTTTCTTTTGAATTAAATAATATTCTCTAAATAAATCGTATATAAGTGTTCCAGACATTTCAATTCTTTTAAATCTAAAATTATCGCGGTCAGTTGGTTTTGCTTCTTTTGTATATACTTTTAATAAACGATAAACCATGTAACCAACAAAATATGCCTTATCTAAGAAGTTTAATTCACCAACATGTGGTAAAAAATAATCGGAGAGAATTTCTATAACACTTGAGACTGTTCCTCGTTTGGTTAGTTCTTTCATGAATTCAAGTGCGGTTTGTTGTGTGAAAATTTTATTGGCGTCATGAACAGATGGTATAAATAAATCAATCATTGACTCATTTTTGTCAAGGTCAAGCAAACAGGTTTTAATAATATCTTTGTCAGAAATGACACCTAATGCTCTCATTAAAATAAATAGGGGAACAGGTTTTTTTACATTCGGAACAGCAACAACGATTTGTCCATTACTTAAACTAGGTGATGGCGCAACAATTTTAACTGACGATGTCCTAATTGGTTTTGATGAATCTTCTGATACGGAACGGATTTCAGCGGAATAACTATAAATATCATCCTCTCCGTATTCTCTAATATAAAGCATATTATCAGCAAATTTTTCCTGAGGTATAACAACCTTCTCTTTTCCATCAATAATAAAATATCCACCGTAATCATTACGACATTCACCAGCGTTAAATCGGACTTCACTAGTCATCTTATTTAAAATACATAGTTCAGATTGAAGCATAATAGGAAATCTACCTAAATAAATTTTATTCAGAATCATATTGTGTGTCTTTTTCTCATCACCAATATAATAAATAAAATCGACATCGACATCGTAATGAATCGTTATTCCATATGTCATGTTACGTAATCTAGCTTCATTTGGGTACATATAATGAGAATTATTGTCGTCATAAATTACTGGCTTACCATAATAAATTCGGTTACCTTCTTTACCTCCTAAATATAATAAACATTCGTTTCTTTTGCCTTTGTCAGATTCTTCTTCTCTCTCAATAAATCGAATAGGATTATTTTCATAGAAGATTCGTTTGATACCACTTCTAAAAAAATCATTGAATGACTCTAAATGATGTGATACCAAACAATTCGGATTATCTTTAAAGTATTTATCAATCAATTTCCAAGATATATTTTCTTTGTCCATTTTATATTATAATAATCATATTTTTTTAAAATATTTTCATTGATTATTATTTAAATATAAATTTAAAAAATAATTATAATGAAAATAGTTCGTCTTGGAAGTACCGAAACAACTTTGTTATTCTTGACATATTTATCTAAGAATCACACACTTGATCCCGAGTTAAAAAAAAAGATTTCAAAGACAATATTAAGTTGTGTTAATTGGTTATATAGTACATCAGGATATTATGATAAATCTGTAGCTGGAACACACTTTAACTTTGATATAAGGGCATTAACAAAAAATTATTTTGAATTTATTAAACATCTCGAATTAGCAGTAAGTAACTGCGAAATTACACAATTTTTCGTACACGAAGGTTTAGTTATGCATTTATTGAAACAATGTAAAGACGCTTTTATAAGTAAATATAATATTAATAATTTTACTATATTAAACGGAACAGAATTTCAAGATAGAATAAATGATATATTTAAGTTAATGGATAATAAAAAAGTATTAGCTATATCATCATTTGATGGATTAATTCAGCAACAATATAAAAGTGGTAATTTACATAAAATATATGAAAATTATCCTAATATTATTAAATTGGAAACTATTAAATTTCCTTATTGTTTTCATAATAATGGACCACACCAGAATTATTTCGAAACATTAGAAAGTGTGTTTAACGAAATTAAAAATATTGATTTTGATATAGCTGTATTAGGTTGTGGAGCTTACGGACACATGTTATGTCATAAGATAGACACAGAACTTAAAAAAGATGCTATCTATGTTGGTGGTTCTATTCAAACATTATTTGGTATAATAAGTTCGAGAGAAAAACAACATGGGAAAATTAAATACGACAAATATTGGATTTCTGAAATACCAGATGAATATAAACCAGTGAATCATAAATTAATAGAAAATGGATGTTACTGGTAAATTTATTGTTTCTATTGATAATTTCGTTTAATATCAATATTATTTATATAATATTGATATATAGATATGTCATTTAAAATTGTTGTAGCAAGATATAAAGAAAATATACAATGGCTAGGTCCATTAATGGATAAATGTATAATTTATAATAAAGGAGACAAGTTAGGTTTGTCTAATGAAATTATGTTAGATAATGTAGGTCGTGAAGCGGAAACATATTTACATTATATTATTGATAATTATCAGAATTTACCTGATATAGTTATTTTCACACAAGGAAATATATCAGACCATAGAGGTAGTAACAATATCAATATATTACTTAAATTATTTCACGAAGCTAGTGTATATAATAAATCTATTTGTTTTAGGGATAATTGTCCTGAGGATTGGAATAGCAGAGATAAGAACAATTATTATTTACATGATAATTATAAAAATAATGAAAGAACGTCGTTTGGTGAATGGTTTAAAAAAAATATAAATCCTCTATATCCAAAACCATTATTACTATATTGGAATGCGATTTTTGCTGTTAAAAAAGAATTAATTTTAAATAGACCATTAGAATATTATAAAAAACTTATTTTAGAAGTAAATCATCATGTCAATCCTACGGAAGGACATTTTTTTGAACGAGCTTGGTTCTATATTTTTGAATAATTTAACGATTGAATAATTATCAGGTAAAATCATATTTTATCGATATTTTTTCTTGTAGTTGTTTTGGAAATCTATCATATTGATGTACTATCCAAGATATATCATTATTTTTATTAACAACTAAATTATCTTTATTTATTTTATGTAAATCATTACCAACAGTATTTACCAAATTATCGTCATTTGATAATATTTTAATATTACATTCTAATTTATTTAAATATAACATATAATTATGTAATCCTTGATCTAAATTTGTAATAATATTATTATCTTTTATATATTTACACATCATTTTAACATAATTAATAATAGTATCTTTTTTACCAATTGTTGTTCCACAGCAAATTACGTTATTTTTACATATTAAATCATAAATATTTTCATTTAAGAGTAGTTCAATATGTTTTATCCATTTTGCATTAAATACTTGTTCCTTCTCAATTGTTATTCCTTCTAAGAATCCATAAATATCAACATTTTTATCATATGGATAATCTTCTATATTTTTTTGGAAAAGAACATCCCTCGAATCACAAATTAATAAATAATCACAATCTAATTCAAAATTTTTCAATAAATTATTAATGCAAAAAAAACGATGACAATTTATATGAGTTTTTTTCTCAATTTTATCATTAACAGGATATATATTTTTATACTTTTTTTTAAGCAATTTAATCTTTGGTTTATCAAATTCATTAATGATAATATAAATTTTACCAGTAAAACCAGTATCATTCAAAGAACCAATAAATCTATCAAACACTTTATAATCATATCCTGAACAATATGTTATTACGTCTATTTTTACCATTATAATTAAATAAATAATTATTTTTTATATATTTAATTTTCTATATATTTAATTTTCTATATATTTATTTTTGTATATATTTATTTTTCTTAGTTTTATTATTTTTAATCTTATTACGCTTTGTTACCCGACCACCTTTACTAGTATTTGTTTTTAAATTCGAAATGGTGAATTCTGTCCATGGATAACTTGGTCTATCTTTTAAATATGGGCAAAATTTTTCATATTGTCTATGTTTTTTACAGAATTCGTCTTTATTGAAACCAATATCACACGATGACCCAAATTTCCCGATAAAAGACATCTTTCTAGCTAATGTAGTGTCACAAACTATACCATCTAACGCTCCACGAGGTGCATACGGTTTAGGTCTATCTGCTTGCGACATATATTCTCTTGCGTCTAAATCATAATGCGAGCATACTGTTCTCGAGTTCGGATTATTATCTTTCTCTAAATATACATCATAATGGTCTCCAATTATTTTCTTTGCAATATCAATATTAATTTTCCCTTTATGTTCGTCCATCAAATCTCCAAGTCTAACTAATCTGGCTCCTTGATGTCTTCTAATATCATAAAATCCTGAATTATTTACTTCTAAATTTCGTATGCGTTCATCATAAGGAGCATTAAATCCAATAAAGAATCCGTTTTTTGTTCTCTCTATATTATGATATTTAAGACCTAATTCAATACGTAAAATTTCATTTGTATTTGTATCTCCGAATAACCAAGAGCATGCGTAATCTCCAGAGTTCTCGTGTAAAAGTATTTCACAGTATTCATCTAATGTATTACCATATTGCATTGCCTTTCTAATTCTGTAACCAATTGGGAATTTTTTTTCATACGGAATAAAACCACCAATTGTTGTTTCAGTTCCAATAATACCTTTAGATGTTATAAAGAAATCTGTTCCACTCCATATCCAACATGGAGAAGTTTGCATAATCATTCTATGACCTTTGTCTGGGTTAATATCTAACACAACATTTGAAACCTGACCGTCAATATAATCTGCAAAAGAATTATGAGCACATACTATTTTACCGTCTTGAGTCCAGTCACCAACAGCTATAAAAGCACTGCAATGGTCTTTTGCACCACCTTCTTTACTAACATGTGAATCTGAAATACTTGAATACCAATAAGATATTGATAAATAGAAATTCCATGCAATTATTTCGTCTATTGTGGTTTTACAATTGGCGGCATTTAAACCTTCTGTTATACCAACCATTTCCTCATATAACTCAGGAAACTCTTTTTCGGTCATAGATTTAAAATCTTCAGAAATTTTTTGGATAAAAAAATCCCAAGTTTGCCCATAAGATTCCATCATAAAAAACTTCAACATGATTTGTATTTCTTTAAATTCATTTGCACATAAATACCCATATGAATATCCTCTTTCTCTCGGTTTTCCATAGATGGAAATATATTTCCAACCATTTTTCTCGTATGAGACACCATTTTGTATTTTATTTGACATTATATATAATATATATAATATTTATTATATATAACAACATTTACTAAAATTGCTAAACCATCAGTTTATTTTACGGAAGGTAACGCTTCCAGCCACCAAATTTTAGAGTGAGTTTGTCTCATTTTTCTTTTTGGTCGGTGTAATAAAATATAAAGTAAAATAATTTTATTTTATATTTTATATATTTTACAAATCTTCACAGTTTACATATTCAACATAAGCATACCCATTAGAACAAACAAAAGTATAAAAGGAAGAAGAACAAGTAGCCATGAAAGTCCATCATGTCCATCTTTGCAAATTAAATTAAGAACATAAGTCCAAAATACGATATAAATAAATTGAACAATGAAAACTAAAAATGTATTTGGAACGCGACATGAAAAATCGCCAACATTGTAGCTATTTGTATTTCCTAAATTTTGGAACATAACAATAACTAAACCTAACATCGATATCACAAAATATAATGCGGCAGGAGTGCATAATTCTTTAAGTGTTTTTGGAAAAGGAGCCATTATTTATAAATTAATGTTAGAAAAAAATTAAATTATTGCGGGATTCAAAGCAGGTTTCATTGGAAATTGGTCTTTCCAAGGCAATGGATTTACTGGTGCGGCATAACCGGCTAACGCATTATAAGCAGTTCCAACACCAAATTGAAATTGTCTTCCTAAATTAATTAAATCTTGTCCAAGAAAGTTTGATAAATTCCCGCCTTTTTGATTTCGTTTTCCTCCTTTCGTATTTAAAAAAGGAGGGTTTGCTCCTACATCTACCATTTGTCTGGAGATATCATTATTATAAGTATTTACAGGATAATAATTGCTATCACCTGGTACACCATTCACACCAGGCCAATTATCTATACTTGGTTTCCAAGCAGTTCCTACTAAACCATCTGGATAAGGAATCCCTACATTACCCCCTTTCATTATGCTTCCTTGTAACGATTTACATTCCGAACATTTGCAAGCTACTCTATGTTGTTTTCCTGCACCAATCATAAATCCAGGTGCACATAAAGGACACCCTGAACCACCTTTTCGTTGTCTTCTACCACCACCAACTAAAGGAGCAGCGCACCCACAACCACCGCGTTGAGGTGAAGCATTATTAAAAATTGTATCTACCCCAGCAGAAACTGGACCGGTATTTGGATATGCTGGATTTGATGCATTTGTATTAACAGGAATATTAGATGTATTACTTAAACCACACGATGAACCACCCTTACCAGTATAAGCTAATGCAGGGTTTGCAACAGAAAAAGTAGGTTTCCCCGTATAAGCTAAAGGAGCATCTGGACTACCACCTAAATAATTTTTACGAGTTTTAGAACAACCTTTCATTCTGTAAAATTTTTGCTTTCTAGAAGTCTTTTTAGTGAATCTACTTTTAGTTTTACCCATTTATATAATATACTAAGAAATTATTCAATATCAACATGAGTTAATAAATGTCTTCTGCAACACATTTTCTTCATATTTAATTCATCAAGAACCTCTCCTTCTGGTGTCTTTTCATGGAACTCTTTTGTTAAATAAAGAACTTTATCAATATCAGCTGAATCTTTTCCAACATTTTTTGCTAATTTTTTTTTGCGAACTTCTGCTTGATAATAGCGATATTTATTGGCGATAACATTACCACAAGTAAAACATTTAACCGGAATTATCATCTCTTATATTATCTAATTATAATATTCTATTATATTTTTAAGTTATAATCAATTTTTTATTATAATAGTAATAATATTAAGATATTATTTATGCATGATAATACAACAAAATATCTTTACATTTAACATAGTTCTTTATATTTAACATATTTTAGTTCACTTCATAAAATGAAAATGAAGAAATTTAGAAAATATAAATAGAAGAGTTTAGTAAAATATTTAAAATCCATCAATTACAAATAATTATTTTATATACTTATTTTATAATGGGAAAATCGCGTAAAAATAGCATTATGAAGAATATTGGTACAACTGCTAGCCAAACTTTACCTGTTGTCGATAAAAGTTTAAAAAATGTTGGAACTGCAGCGAAAGATGTAGCACAAGCATCTATTCCAATTGTGGAAAAAGGTGTCTCTGCTCTTTACGGTACAATGTCTACAGGATTAGATTTAGGTGTTAAAGGAGTAAAAAATGTAGGTAAAACTCTAAAAATTCCTCGTCGTTCCCGTCATCGTTCAATTAGTCGTGGTCGTTCTCGTACTCTTTCTCGTGGTCGTACAATGAATGGTGGTCGCAGAAGAAGAAGACATAGTCGTAGACATTAGAATTATTTAGAAGACACCTTCATATATTAAAATCTACTTAATATCTTTGTTTTTTATTTTTATAACGATTTCAAATAAAAAACAAACTAAATTAAAAATTGTATTATTCTCTTTTCACACGATGTAATTTCTTAGTATAATATATACATGATTCTTGATAAAATAGCTAATAAAATAAGCGGAACAACAGAGGAACTTACCAGAGTAAAACATAGATACGGTAATGTTCACTTTATATCTTTTCTTGGTGCTGTATTATCTAGACTTGCTTATTTTGACGACAATAAATTTTTAGATAAATATAGTCAAATTATGGGACCAGTTATACAACCAAAAATTTTACAGGCAATTAATAATGTAGCATCCAATAATTTAGCTGCTTTATTAGATGATGAAACTATTTTTGGTTTAAACAAAACTCCAAGTGATATATTCTCTAATTACGAATACCAATTTAGAGGAAAAAATTTTATTGATTTTATTAATTTAAACATGCCACAAAATATAAATATAATTAATGGTGACCTAACTGGTAACATTGAATTAAAAATTCCTGGTCAAAAACCTACACCTGAATTAGTTAAATATATTTCTATTAGTTGGTCAAATTATGGTGAAATTTATGTTGTTGCTGACAAAAGAATGTCCAATACTATTTTCTTAATTTTTAGAGGACCTTATAGTGTTAAAACAGCAATGCTTTTTTCAAATCCAACTTCTATAATTCCATTAACTGTATGCAAAGATTCCAAAGGAAATCCTGAGACGTTTTTGTATGGTATTTTCAAAGCTTCGAGTGAAATGATTCATACTATTTTAGAAACTATCCGTTATTTAGCAACAGATTTTTTAGGTGCAACTACACCGAATTCAGTGAAGATTTTCACAACTGGACATTCTCTTGGTGCTGCAATGTGTACTAATTTTGCTTATTTATGGATGGGAATAAAGAAAACAGCTCCTTATGATTCTGCTCCGTATAATATATTAGCAGATAATTTAGTATGTATAAGTTTGGGTTCTCCTCGCTGTATGGGTGCTTCCGTGGCTAAAAAATTTTGCGATTTTGCAGTGCAACAGAAGATATTATATTTAAGAATTACAACAAGAGGTGATCCTGTTGTTAATTTACCATATGGAACTGGATTTATACATCCTTGTTCATATGACTACCAAAAGCGTAAGTTAGTTTCAGAAGATTGTAATGCTACTTTAACTATGCGTCCATTACCCAATGTTGATTATAAAGCTAATTTAGATTGTCTAGAACGCGAAACTAGAGTATATATTCGTAACCCTTTGTCGCATACTATATATCTTGATATAATGTTTACAAAAGCGGTGGATATTGTAAAATTGTTAAGCGGTATAAATCCTACAACGATTTATAAAAAAGGCACTGTCTTTACGCAAGAAGTAGCTAGAGGACCTGATGGTGGTACGGTTTGTAGATTAATTATGGGACAAACTGGAAATTATAAAGCGGTTTTCTTTGATGTTAATAAATCTAGAATAGAATCATCAAATACAGATGCTATTCTGGAAAGTCAATTGAATAAAGTTGACCCTAATGCAGTTGCTCAAGTTAAACAGACCAGTCCGGATAATCAAAATCTTGCTAATAATCCTGTGGATTCTAATCCAGCTCTCCAAAATGGCGGAGGATGGTTTTCATGGTTGTGTCCTAAACGTGCTTCAATGTTAGATAATACAAATAGTAATGATACTAGTGCAATGAATGATACGACTGCAACGAATGATACTACTGCAACAAATGATACTACTGCAATGAATGATACGACTGCAACGAATAATACGACTGCAACAACGAATAATACGACTGCAACGAATAATACGACTGCAACCAATAATACTACAACAGGAACAAAACCTACATTATTAAATAGAATGAGCAAATTGACAAAAATTGGTGGGGAAGTAGCTGAAGATAGAAAAGTCACAAAACAAGCATTCAATACATTAGTCCAACAAATGGTTCCATTACAACAAGGTGTACTTTCTCCACTCCAAGGCCAAGTTGTGAATCCGTTTAATAATGAAATTATGCCTAATTTAAGTTGTCCAGGAACTAAATTTGGAGGTGGTAAAAGACATAATAGTTCAAGGCGTAATTTAAAAACCAAAAAAAATAAAAGATATAAGAGAAGACACCATACGCGTAGAAAGTAAAAATTAATTAAATTATAAAATTAAATTTATTTTATAATTTAGCGATATCTTCTTCTGGTTCTTCTATTATTTCTTTTGTATGTAAGTTTACAATGTTTAAGTTTACGACTGAAACGTCTTTTACCCCCTTTTGCCGAAATAGGACTATAGTAAGGAATAATCGGTTGATAAAAATCTGTCAGCATTATATATTATAAATATATAAAATCTATTCATTTCATTAAATATTTGAGAGAATTGTACCCTTTGTTGTTTTTACTCGTTTTTGTTTTGTATTCGTTTTATGCATTTCATTATGACAATTGTCACATAACGTCATCAAATTCGCTAAACTATTTTTATGGAAAACTGTGTCTTCCGTTTTAATAATACCGTTCTCGTCAGCGTCTGCCTGATGTTGTAAATGATGCACTTCGGACCCAGCACTCTTACCACATTTTTCACAAGTGCTAACAATTTTATTAGAGTTGTAGCGAGACTGTTTGAGAGAAAGAATACTCCTACCATCAGGATTATATTTTAGGCGAATATAATTCGCAGCTTCTAAAAAATCTTGAGGAAGATTTAAGGATTTACACACTTCAAGACCATACAAACTATTACCCGCACCATCTTTAAGCTTACGGTCGTATACAAGAACATCATTTTCCTTATCATATTTAACTTCCATATGTTTTAAATGAACCGTCTGGAGAGAAGTAATCTCTTCATAATTAACAATTTCATGTAAATGGGTAGCAAATATAAAACTACTATTGCATGCGTGTAACTTTTGAATGCCCGCTACAAAAATACTCGTCGCGCTTACTGTTTCTGTTCCAGAGCATAGCTCGTCTCCTAATATCAAACTATTTTCATCCATAAGACGTAAAATTGTGCGAAGCTCCGACATCTCGACTTCAAATGTTGATAGTCCTTTAAAAATATTATCGTTTCCTATGATGCGAGTAAATATATTCTTGTATGGTTTAAATGTAAACGAACTACAAGGAACATAAAGCCCTGCTTGTGCCAATATAATAGAAATTCCTAATGCTCTTATAAGAGTTGTTTTTCCGACTGCATTTGTTCCATACAATAAAATACCATTGGTTTTTTCATCTCCAAGCGAAATATCATTGGATACATATAATTCGTTCATCTGAAATCTCTCTATTAAACAATGACGCAATCCTTTTGCATCGACAAATGCTTTTTTTGCTTCCACGATTTCTGGTTTACAATAATTGAATTGTTTCGCAATTGAAGCTTTTGAATACATAACATCAATTAGGGTTATAAAATTTATTACTCTCTCTAATTGTTCCTGAAATCCACTTAAACTTTCGATAAAACGATTGTAAACCAAAGTTATTAAATCTTTTAAAGATATTTTAATGGATGAAATTGAATTACATAAACCCTGAACCCATTCATTAATAATATAATTATTAGAAGCTGATTGTTTTTCAAATGAAAATTTATTTTTGGTAATATTAAAAGGAAATGATACTCCATTTATGGTAAGCAACGTTTCCGTCTTTTCATTTACGGATAATGCGTCTTGTAATATTTTACATCTTCTGGAAGTACAAATTAAACTGTAATTATTTTTATCTGTTTCATGTATTTTAACGTAATCATTTGATTTTGATGTCTTTTTTTCTTTATTTTCAATTAATTTACTTAGACAGTCTCGAATAGCTTCTAATTTAGACTCTGATTCCTCTAATGTAAATGTTTTATTATCTAAATCTAAATCTACACCTTTCTTTATAAAATTCAATTCAAATTGTTGTAGTTGGTCAATATCTTTTGCTAAATTGATGTCTATATGATTTTCTATAAATGATAACATTTGAAAACAAATATTACCTATTTCCAGAATATTAGAATCAAAATTTTTCAAATAAGTTAATATTGTTTCATCTGCCTTAACCAAATTAAATATAATACTAATTTCTTTAATACTTGAGTATAATGTGTATACAGCTTTTGGAGATATTTTTTTAAGAAAAATTTGTCTCTCAAATTTTGCCAAATCTTTTATATATGTTAGTTTAGTTTTAAAATAATGACAAATGACAGAATCAAAAATATTCAAAATATATTCGGTAATATCATATTCACGGCGTAAAATATTTTCATCACATATTGGATTTAACATATTATATTTGAACTTTCGTTTTCCCATAGGTGTTGAACAATTATTTAACAGCGTTGAAACACATGACATTTTTGAAGATTTAACGGAACCATCATCAATAATATTTAATTGTTTAAGTGAATGATTTGCTAATGTTAAACGTGTAGAACAATTTTCAAATATAGGTACAGAAATTTTATTCACTAACTGAGGATTATGTTGATATACAAAATCTAATAAATAACAAAATGATTGTGTAGCTATATTATTTTCATAAAAATTTTGAATAAACACGTCAAAGTTGTCAAATTTATAAAATTTCGAGAGGATTTCTTTTTGATATGGCTGTTTTTCACAGTTTTTAACCCTTGTCATTTTATTGTTATCTATTTTATCATTTATATGAATTTTATGAATCAAACTACACGATATACCTGCATAACTTATAACATAATCTAATTCTTGTTCTTCCGGTAAATTTGATATTAAAATAACTTCACTCGGATTATAAATGGAAATAAATCTCTCTAATTCATCATAAGTTGTTGGATTATTAACATACGTTTCTTTGAATTGAAATATACTTGTTTTACCAGTATAAATATCAATATTAGCAACACCAACAACCACATATTTCCCTTTTAATAAAACTTTGTTCTCTATTAAATTAACCCAAATACAAGAAATCGAATTTGTTAGGGTTTGAGATTCAGTTTGGAAATAAGTTCCTGGAGAGAAAATCCCTGCTAAGCTTCTGGATGTGTTTTTCATATTTTCATCCTGTGTATATACCACCGCAGTAAATCCAGCATCCTGTATTTTTCTTAAATACTTTTCAATCATAAAATCTTTAAACCCGGCCATCATCACATTATTTTTTCCAACGCAAGTATTTTTATCGACAACATTTAATTCACAAATTTGAGAGAAATCTGTTATCTTACTTGCAGTCCCTATAGGGATATCATTTTCTTTATCATACACACCATAAACCTCAAAAAATGCTCCAACTTGCATTAATAATATTGTATTCTCTCCATATTCATATTGAAATTTTTTAGTTAATTCAAAATATTCAGTAATTAAAGACATATTATAATATTGTAAATTGTCTTTAATATGTTATATTAATTGTCTACAAGTATAAATTTCAACTCGGCACCAGGATTCATAAGAATGCGCTTTACATCCTTATATATATCGTTTGAAATGATACCTAAATTATAATAAAAAATTTTCACTATAATAAGTATAACAGAAATATATAAAGGCAAACTTCTACATCTATTATGGTCATCTAATACAATTTGTTTATATTTATTATTGTATACTGATATTTCTAGCTCTATATTATTATACTCATCTTTATATTTTCCTTTAAATCCACGAACAACCGTTGAACCTATTTTGTAGAATGATTTTTTAAACACATTTCTGCTAATATTTAAAAAATTGCATAACATTTGAATAGTACTTTCTTCATTATCTGTAAAAATATCTATATCTATATCACTTTTACCTGGAAAATAATCTGCTCTATATATACTTCCATAAAAATAAATAGGTTTGTCGATATGAATAGATAGATTATTAAAAAAATGTTTTTGTTTATCTGTTAATTTTTTATTTATTTGTTCCATATTATAATACACCTATATTATTTTATTTATAATTCTTTATCTTCTTTTGACAAATTATGAAGCAATGTTTCGGTATTATTATTGGTTATTTCTCCTGAAAGCATCGCTGATTCATATAATTTTCTCAATACATCATTTGGAGCATTGCTGCCAGTTTTAATAAGATTATGTTCTCTTAAATACAGTTTAATATCATTTATATTTTTACGTCTTAAATCTTTTTGCGCGGTTAATACTTTTTTTCTTGTTCCACGGTCTTTAATTAATACACTAACGGTTCTCTTAATATTAGACCTTCCTAATGTATATTTTCGTTTAATAGTTTTTTTTGTTATATGTTTTGTGGCGACTAATTTTCCGGTCGTTTGCTCTACAACTGGCTGTACTGATTGCTGTACTATTGGCTGTATAACGTGTGATGTAATTTGTTGCATATTTGGATTAGGTTTTTTAATTAAATTTTCTGTTAAAATAGGATCTACTTTTGTTTCTTCGCTTTTATTTTTTATTTTTTGCCTCAATAAATTTAACCTATTCTCTCGAGCGGTTTGTTGCGAATTCATTCCTCCTTGAATAATTAGCGATGAATTTGGATTTGTTACAATATTATTCCTATGAGTTCTTGCCCATTCTCTATAACTTGGTTTTAACCCTCCTTTTAATACACCATATGGAACATCATCTGGTTTTTGTGGTGGATTAATTTTAAATGGTTCTGTAATTGTTGTTTGAATTAATTCATCGGGTAAATCAATATTTACCCTGGGTTGTACGTTCACGTTTAACTCATGATAATTTCTTATTGTTCTTCTCTCCAGTTCTTCTTTTCTTCTTTGTTGTAAATCTTCGTAATTCTTTTTTTCAGCATCAATTTTCTTTTGTTTTGATAATGTCTGTAGATAATTAATTGAATCTGTAAATTCATCATTGAATTTTTCAAAATTTTTAATTGGTTCTACATTAGTAACAGTAACATTATCTAATTTCCTTTTATTATTTTCTAAATCTTGAGTTTCTTTTTGTTTATGTTCTTTAATTCTTTTCAAAAGCTTATTTTTTAAGACATTTGGTGAAATTAATGGTACCGCAGTAGGTTTTGGTTTTTTCTCTCTATTTTTTTTAGTTTTTGAACCTCCTACACTAAATAATGATGGGTTAATTGAAATTGTTTTATTGGACATTAATATAATATCAAATAAAATTAAATATTATTTTTAACTATAAAGTGTGTTATACATATATCGTTTTTGCTCCCTTTCGTCTCTTCTATTTTTTACATCCTCATTTTTTAAGAATATTTCAAATCCTCTATCTAAATCTTTCAAATTAATCTTTTTCTTATTTTCTTCCGGAAGACAAAATACTCTCCTACTATGCGCTATTTTTGTTTTTGCTAATAACGTCTCTATATCGCGTCCAAAAAATTGGAAGTATTCCTTATTTTTTTTAAACCATTCTACATTTATTTTAGATTCCGCGTCGATTTCCCAACCAATACATTTAACCATTTTTTTAAATATTTGGTATAAATCTTCTGCGGTATATTCGTCTGTTTTAAATCTCCAAGTAAATCTAGAATCTAATCCTTGATTAAACGCAAAAAAACTCTCTTTTAACTCCTTCTCATAACCAGCTATAATAACCATTAAGTCTTCTTTATTATCACTTAATGCTTCACAAAGCGTGTCAATACATTCTTTCGCAAAACTGTCCTTCTTTTCAGGGTTTCCCAAAGAATATGCTTCATCGATAAATAATACACCGCCTATTGATTCCTTGATAACATCTTTTGTTTTTAACGCGGTTTGACCTAAGTATCCAGCAACTAAATCACTTCTTGTAACTTTTTTGAATGTCCCCTTCGAGAGAATACCAATTTTACTATAAATTTTACCCATTATTTTCGCTATATCAGTCTTACCTGTTCCAGGTGGTCCGTAAATAACCGTATGTAGGAACTCACCTGACGAATTTTTGTTTTTATGAAGCTGTTGAACAAAATATAAAATTTGATCGACAATATTATTCTTCAAATCTTTCATGCCAATCATATTATTTAATTCTTCCAAAGGTTCTTTAATATTATGCAATGCATTCATGTCTATATTATATTTAATAGCTGGGTCATTTTTATACGTATCAATTAATTTTAATATGTCTGATATATTATTAATTTCTACAATTATATTTATGGTCTCTCGAATAGGAACTGGTATTTCTTCCTTTTTTGCAATTGGTTTGTCTTCTTTTTTTGGAATTGGTAGTGTAGAAGGGTTAGGAATGAATTTGTATATTTTAATATTTAATCCTTTATTTAAAAATTCAATATATTTATTTGGATCATTTGGCTGAATATGCGACATCTGAATATCATTTTCTGATTGCCCTGTAAAATTTGGAGATGACATATCATTTAAACTAAAATTATTATTTATATTTTCAATTATTTTATCAATTTCATTTTTGATACTTTCTTCGGTAGCTAATGTTCTTTTCATTTCCTCTAATTTTGTCTCTTTTTTCAAGATTGTATTGTTAATATTGTTAGTATTAGTATTATTAGTATTAGTATTATTATTGATATTATTGATATTATCTAATGTTGATATAAATTTGTTGTAATTATTTATCCTCATAGGGTCTAAATAATTTTTATTACGTTTTGTCATTTATTAATAATAAAAATTAATTTTATATTATTTATATTACTTTATAATATATCTATATAGATTGTAAATAAGAAGTCAAATCACGCTTTTTTTTCTAATATAATATATTATTAAAAGAATTTAAAAATAAATTGAAATAATAAATAACCGGAAAAATCATGTCAAATAGTATCGATAATCTAACTTTTGAAAAAATGACCTCTGTTAATTCAAATGATTTATTTGACATCCAGAATGAGCCTTACATTGAAACGCCTTGGAATATTATTGAATCTTATTTCAAGGGACAACAGTTGGAAATGTTTGTAAGACATCAATTAGAATCATATAATAATTTTGTTTCTTATCAGATTATTAAAACGATTGAAATGTTTAATCCGGTTCATATTGCATCTGAACAAGATTTCGACCAAGCTTCTAAAAAATACGCATTAGAAATATTCATTACATTTGAAAATTTCCATATTTATAGACCACAAATCCACGAAAATAATGGTGCTATTAAATTAATGTTCCCACAAGAAGCTCGTCTAAGAAATTTTACTTATTCTGCTGCAACAACTATCGATATAAATATTAAATATGTCGTAAGAAATGGTGCTAATCTTGAAAATACACAAATATTCCATAAGAGTATTCCTAGTGTACACATTGGGAAATTACCAATTATGTTGAAATCTAATATTTGTGTGTTAAATCAGTATAAACATTTTGATAATGAACAGACAGGAGAATGTAAATTTGATGCGGGTGGATATTTTATTATTAACGGTTCAGAAAAAACTGTATTGGGACAAGAACGTGCAGCTGAAAATCGTGTCTATTGTTTTAATGTTGAAAAAAATGATACCAAATATTTATGGAAAGCTGAAATCAAATCTGTTCCTGATTTTAAGTGTATTTCACCAAAGCAAATCTCTATGCTTATTTCATCTAAAAATAATGGTTTTGGACATCCAATTGTACTCGAAATTCCAAGAGTAAAACAACCTATTCCATTGTTTATTGTTTTTAGAGCATTAGGTGTTATTACAGATAAGGATATTTGTGAAAAAATTTTACTTGATATTAATGATGAGAAAAATAAAAATTTACTTGAAGCATTACAAGCATCTACTATTGAAGCTAACAAATTTCTAACTCAAGAGGAATGTATCAAATATATTACAAGTTTTGCAATGTATACTCCAATTAATATGGATAAAGAAACTGGAGCCAAAAAGAAGCATGAATTTACATTGGATATTTTAAATAATGATTTATTCCCACATTGCCATAATATGGAACAGAAAATTTACTTCTTAGGTTATATGGCGAATAAATTATTGTTAGCTTATTTTGAAATTGTCAAGCAAGACGACAGAGATTCGTATTTGAATAAAAGAGTTGATGGAACTGGTACACTTCTTAACAATTTATATAGAAATTATTTCAATAAACTCGTCAAGGATATGGAAAAACAAGTCATTCGAGAAATTAATACTGGGTCTTGGCGTTCTAAAGATGATTATGAAAATATTATTAATTTGACAAATATTTATAAAATTATCAAATCGGCCACTATTGAGAACGGTATTAAAAGAGCTTTATCGACTGGTGACTTTGGTATTAAACATAGTAACTCGAATAAAGTTGGTGTAGCTCAAGTATACAATAGACTAAATTATGTGTCTAGTTTAAGTCATGCCAGAAGAATTTCAACGCCAACTGATAAAAGTGGCAAATTGATTCCTCCTCGTAAGCTGCATAATACTACTTGGGGTTATTTATGTTGCGCAGAATGTTTTGATCCTGAAACACAAATTTTGATGTGGAACGGTAGTTTTAAACGTGCTGCGGATATTAATATCGATGATATATTGATAGATGATCTAGGAAATGCTACAAGAGTTAGAACAACTTGTTCTGGATTTAAAAATATGTACGATATTATACCAGATAAAGATAATTTTATGAAACACAGAGTAACAGACAACCACATACTTACTCTAAAAATACGTGGTCATAAAACAGTACTAAAATCTAATAGAACAGACAGAAAATATACTCATATTGTTGAATTTCTTGATAGATCAGAAATGAAGTTTAAAGATAAATGTTTTAACTCGTTAAATGAAGCTGAACAATTTATTAATAATTTTAATGATGATAACACTATAGATATAACTATAGAAAATTATTTAAAATTAGATAAGCGAACAAAAGACAAATTGGTTTTATTTAAAACAGAAGGTATTCACTGGACCAAAAAAGATGTGGAGATGGATCCATACTTGCTCGGTATGTGGTTAGGTGATGGACTTAGTGATGGTACTGGTTTTTCCTTAAATTATAAAACGGATAACGAAACATTGTTATATTGGGAAAATTGGGCAGAGAAAAACGGAGCATTAATTAAAAAAGGAAAAAGATACAATTACTCGGTTGTTTCTAAAAAAAATTGTGAAGCACAATCAAATGGATTATGTAATAGGGTGGAAGAAGCACCTCTTAAAAAATATCTTCGTAAATATAATCTTTTGAATAACAAGCATATTCCAAATATATACCTTACTAATGACAGGGAAACTCGATTAAAAGTATTAGCTGGATTAATAGATACAGACGGTTCTGTTCGAGACAACGGTCACGAAATACGTATTTGTCAAGGTCCAGCTAATTATAGAATAATCGAAGACGCGTTTACATTAGCGATGTCAATTGGGTTTTGTTGCAGTGTTAAAGAAGGAAAAAGCCAATGGACAGATCAAAAAACTAATCAAAAAAAATTTAGCACATATAAAGAATTAAGAATTACTGGTTACCAAATTAACGAAATACCTACACTGCTGCCACGTAAAAAATTGATAGAAGAAAGAAATGAAATGAATATAACAAGAAGTAAGACTTTTATGTGCTCAAAATTTAATTTGGTAGAAGCAGGTGTAGGTCCTTATGTTGGATGGCAACTTGATGATAAACGTGGAAGATTTTGTCTAAAAGATGGTGTAGTTACTCATAATACACCTGAAGGGCAATCCGTTGGTATCGTCAAGAACTTAGCATATATGACTCATATGACAATTTATTCAAATTCATTACCATTGTATGAATATATTATACCTAATATTACTAAGATAGACGATCCTAGTTTGACACCAGAAACTATTTATGACAAGGTGAAGGTGTTTATTAATGGTGCATGGGTTGGTATTACCATGAATGCGATGGAATTGTATAATATGTTAAAAGATAAAAAACATAAAGGTATTATTAATATTTATACTTCAATTGTATTTGATTATAAATTAAAAGAAATCAGAGTTTGCAATGATAGTGGAAGATTAACCAGACCATTGTTACGTGTTAAAAATAGAAATATTCTTATCAATAATGCTATCATAAATAAAATTAATTCTGGAGAATATAATTGGGACCATTTATTAACTTCTTCTAAGCTTGAAGAAGCTGTTTTAGAATACATTGACCCAGAAGAACAAAGTTGGTCAATAATTGCTACAAACCCCAAGGATATTATAGACCCAAATAATGCATTGTTAAAATATACTCACTGCGAAATTCATCCATCTACTATTTTCGGTGTACTAGCATCATGCATTCCTTTCCCCGAACACAACCAATCTCCTCGCAATACATATCAATGTTTAGATATAAATGAAACAGTATTATTAACCAATGGAAATAAAATTCCTATTAAAGACATTAAAATTGGTGATGAGGTAGTATGTTTCGACCCGTTACAACCTCATATATTATCAAAAACACATGTTATTGATTGGTTTATGATTCAAAACTTAAATCCAGTATTTAAAATAGTTTTACAATCAGGAAGAGAAATCATAGCAACAGACGATCATAAATTTATGACATTAAATGGTTGGTGTGAAGTAAAGCATATGATTATAAATATTACAAAATTTGCTGTGTTAGATAATAATAATATAATTTATGATAGATTAATTTGTTTAGAAAGAACAACAGATCGATTAGTTGCTGATATAACAGTTGAATCAAATAATCATAGTTTTATAACAACAGGAGGGATATTATCAAGTAACTGTGCGCAAGGTAAGCAGGCTATGGGTGTGTATGCTACTAACTACGAAAATAGAATGGACAAGACAGCATATGTTCTCAATTATCCAATGAAACCGCTTGTCGAAACACGTATTATGAATTTAATTAATTTAAATAAAATCCCATCTGGGTCTCAGCTAATCGTAGCAATTATGACACATACTGGATACAATCAAGAAGATTCATTGTTAATTAATAAAGGTTCTGTCGAGAGAGGTATGGCATTAACAACCGTGTATCATACTGAAAAAGACGAAGACAAACAAAAAATTAATGGTGATGAAGAAATTAGATGCAAACCTGATCCGACTAAGACGAAGGGATTGAAAATGGGTAATTATAACAAGGTTAACTCTAAAGGTGTTATTCCAGAAAATACTTTGATTGAAAATCGTGATGTTATTATTGCAAAGGTAACACCTATTAAAGAAAATAGAAATGACCATACAAAAATTATCAAGTATGAAGACCAGAGTAAAATTTATAAAACGGTTGAAGAGACATATGTAGATAAAAATTATATTGACAGAAATGGAGAAGGATACAACTTCGCAAAAGTAAGAACACGAGTAGTAAGAAAACCAGTCATTGGTGATAAATTCAGCTCTAGACATGGGCAAAAAGGAACTGTCGGTAATATTATTCCTGAATGCGATATGCCCTATACACAAAATGGTGTTAGACCAGATATTATTATTAATCCACATGCTATTCCATCTCGTATGACTATCGGGCAACTCAAAGAAACCGTACTCGGTAAGGTTTTAGTTGAATTAGGATTATTTGGTGATGGAACTGCTTTTGGAAAGTTTGAAGTCAAAGACATTTGTGAGTTATTAATAAAGGCTGGGTATGAAGCACACGGTAATGAGTTATTATATAGTGGCTTGACAGGTGAACAAGTCGAATGCAGTGTATTTATGGGACCCGTATTTTATCAACGCTTAAAACACATGGTTAATGATAAGGCACATAGCCGTTCTATTGGTCCAATGGTGAATCTTACTAGACAACCTGCCGAAGGAAGGTCGAGAGATGGAGGGTTAAGGTTTGGCGAAATGGAGAGAGATTGTATGGTATCTCATGGCGCATCCAGATTTACTAGAGGAAGAATGTATGATGCCTCAGATAAATATTCTGTACATGTTTGCAGAAAATGTGGTCTTATTGCATCATATAACGATAAAATGCATATTCACTTATGTCTTACATGTGGAAATAGAGCTGATTTTGCTTACGTCGAAATTCCTTATGCGTGTAAGCTATTGTTCCAAGAATTGAATACAATGAATATCGCGCCTAGATTACTTACGGAGGGTTAAAAATTTGTATCAGTATAAATTTACAAATAAATATTTCTATAGTATATAATGTTTAAGGATATTTCTAATTTTTCAAATATTAATGACTATTTGCCCATATTGAATGGTTGCGTAAGTGCTGATCTAATTATTATTTTTTTACTATATAATGGAGTATTTAAATCCTATTATTTAAAAAAATGGTACAAAAAATATCAATTAAGCGCAGTAATTGCCGACGTATTGATTTTAGTTATTGGTATTATTTTAGCTAGATTTTTTTACAAATATTTTTTTACATCGTTTAGCATTTGGAAATTTACTGGACTAGCAGTAATTATTCAAATTATTCATGACATATTATTTTATTTGTTTTTCAGATCAGTTCCTAGTGGATATAATGCTATGTTAGATTTCTTCAAAGACTATGCGAGAGAAGTTGGTATTGGAGCAATATTAGGCGATAGTTTTATGATGATAATAGCTTGCTTATTAAGCTCATATTTCGCTACATATTCAGTAAATGGAAATATTATTTTATTGATTGTTTCAGTGTATTTATTTCCGTATATGATTAATTATATCTGAAGAAGTTGTTTCGATTTAACCCAGTAGCTTCAATTTAACGCAGTAGCTTCGCTTTAACGTAACAAATTAACAATATATGTTGTAGTGGCAAAAAGAATACCACCCCATAATGTGTCAATAATAACTGTTATAATTGACCAATTCTTAAATAATGCTAAATTAGTTGTTTCATACACTCCATAAATGATAATACCTAATAAAAACGCATCACTAATACTCTTACGTGGTTTAATAATAAAATAATTAATACCAGCTATTAATAATATATAGCATAGGGCTGCTCCTAAATAATTTATTTTAATTGGCGTTCCCTGTATACTCTTAATTTGACTATCAAAATATCCCTTTATTACATTTAAGTAAACAAAATCGATTGTTATAAAAACAATAGCACTTACTAATAAAATAAAATCAAACATTATATAATAATTTAATATTTTTTATATGAGAATGTTTAGATAAACTTTGTAAAAAAACTTTTTTACTATTCTATTATATAAATGTCGACATCTGTTGGATATACAAGCCCAATTAATGGAAGTAATGTAGCTTTTCAAGAATTTGTTGTTAGACCAGCAAATTCAGGAGGTGCTATTAATGGATATATGCCTCAACAAACTCAAAACGTAGATAAACGCTATCCTGAATTTGAACATATTCGTTTCACTTTAAAAAATGCCTGGAACACTACTTATCCAAGTCAATTAAGACGCGATAATTTAAAGCAACCTATTACCACACCATTTAGAGCAGTTAATAATGCTGGTGATTTATTAAGTCGTTTGAATTATTCTTGTGGTGGAACTTGTCAAACATTCCAAAGCAGACCTGGACTTCATGGTTTAAGAAGTCATTTTGGTGCCGTTCAAGACACATGTATTCCATCTGCAACTTATAGCAGTCTACAACTTCTAAATAATATTCCTGCTGCTGCATGCAACGTTAAATTTGTTTATGATAGTTCTGATTATGTCACTTACTTAAAACAAAAAGCAGTTAACAAGAATTATAACGATCTTAGTTATGGAGGTGATCAATATAAATCAAGTCAATCTGCCATTAGAGCTATTAGAAGATATTAAAGCTATTATACATACGATTCAACATTTGATTCGATCTTTAGTTAAATAAAATAATTTAGGAATATTATAATATATGGATAATCATAGACTTCAAATATTGTATCAAAAAACAGAATTTAATAGACATAACGTATGTCAATTAAATGGTATATTCAAATGTTGCAAATGTAAAAAAAATAATGATTTAATGGTAGACCCTAATTCACTTGTTCAATTTTGTTTATTTTGTGGCACACCTAATCAAGTTAAAAAAGAAATTAGTTCAATAAAAAATATAAAGTAATTATATAAATGGACACTTATATTATCTTAATTTTTGCTTTTCTTATTTTGATTTTTATAGGACTTATATATAGAAGCAGTCTTGTACCATCTAATAAAAAGAAAGAAAATTTCGGCTTAATGCAACCTCCTCATTTTTTACGAAGAGCGGGGTTATCCCCTCCGTATTGTCCGTTTAGAGACCAATACTAATAAATATTTAATTTAATATATTTTCGTATAATATATTAAATGACAACTCCATACGCAGTATCAACTAATATAGGTTCTGTATCATATAACAATTATGTTAATGCTCCTATAACTGGACCTTTAAGCACAGATCAATATCCTTGCACAATACCATATCATAGTTATGGTATTTTAGATGGCATCCGTCCGACACCACCTCAATTTTATCCAATGCAAGAACCAGTTTATGCTAATATGAATTCAAATATGAGAAAACAATATTTAAGAACTGCTATTTCACAAACTGTAAAAGCTCAACAACTAACTTTAGGGAAAATGTCTGTTCCACAATCTTATGTTATTAATTCATCTCAAAGACAAGTGCCTGTATCAACACACACCAATTATATTCCACCTATTCCGTCTTCGATGTATGTGAATATTGTTAAGGCAAATGCGGTTGGTCAAACTGCGTTTAAAGTTAATTTACCTAATTCAGCACCCACCGGGACAAAAAGCTATTATCCAAGCGGTACGCGAAGTACAATTAGAAGAGCGCGTTCTGGTGGATGTGTAGCACCAAAAAAGAAAGGTGCAATTGAGAATACAAGTTTGAGAAATGGACAGGTTTGTGCTTGGGGATCAATTGTTCGCCAAAATTATTAATATATTTTAACCTTTAACTTTAGTAGGTTCAATTTAGAAAAGATAGAGCCATTTTTTGCTACATTTTTTTGAAAAGTTAAAAAAATAATATTTACTATTATTATAATATGCAATACGGATTTCCTGCATTAACTTCTATGTATGGTTTAGGTAGCTACGGTAGAACTGGTGCTGCTACTGTTATTAGCAGTCCTCGTACTAGAATTGGTTCTCAAGGTAGAATCTATGCATACTATAAGGCTCGTGGAGAAGGTCAACAATATCAACAATATTTAATTAACGTTTTAGGTTTAAAATATTTACCAAAAGTCAACTCATACACTTATATTTAAATTATATGTTTGTATCCTTCATATTTGTTATATTGATGTCTAGAACAATTGCTTTATTAGGTAGTGCGTAAAAATATTTCTGCATCACTTATCCATTGTGATGTATAAATTATAACAATATTCCAATCTTGGTATTTTAGCTAAATTTTTAAAATTATTGTAAAATTTGTTAATAAAAAGATTAAGAAATTTTATATTAATTTCTTTTAATATATATATAATGCCTGGAAAACGTATGAGTAACAGACGAAGAAAATTAAGAGGAGGTAGTTGGTGGGAAGATTTATTTAAATCTTCAACTTATACTGGTTCAACTGGTTATACTAGTCCAATGAGTTCAACTGGTTATACTAGTCCAATGAGTTCAACTGGTTATACTAGTCCAATGAGTTCAACTGGTTCAATGGGTTCTACTGGTTCAATGGGTACAATGGGTTCTACTGGTTCAATGGGTACAATGGGTTCTACTGGTTCAATGGGTACAATGGATTCAACTGGTTCAATGGGTACAATGGGTTCTACTAGTCCAATGAGTACAATGGGTTCAACTGGTTCAATGGGTTATCAAAGAAGATCTTTTGGTGGAAGAACTAGAGGACGTCGCATGAGGGGAGGTTTCACGGACAATACTTCTACGACTGATTTAGCTGCTCATGCCGCTCCATTTTCAGGACCTACCGCTCAACCTCAAAAAATGGTCGGCGGTAGAACTAGAAGACGTGGAAGAAAAGGTGGTAAAAAAAGTAGAAAATCATATAGACATAGAAAGCATTAAAAAGTATTACTAAATGTATTATATAAAATAAGCTTAAAAATTCATTATCAAATTTATAATAATGAATTTATCTCTCGATTCTGATATATATGAACCAAATATTGACGATAAAGGAAATTATGCTGATTATCTTCCGGGATCAAATAAATTTACAAATGGATTAAGATGTCCATGTGGTGCAAGAAAAGATCACATATTTGATAGCAGACCAAGTTTTGCAATGCATATTAAAACAAAAACACACCAAAAATGGTTAGCAGATTTGAATACCAATAAAATGAATTTTTATTCAGAATGTGAAAAGTTAAAAGAAGTGGTAAAATCACAACAAATAATAATAGCTAAACTGGAAAAAGAAGTTAGTACAAAATTAAAGACAATTGATTATTTAACACAACAATTGATGAATAAAGAAACTGAAAATGGCGTAATTGATTTATTGACTTTTGACTAACGATTATTATCCTTAATTGTTGTAGCCTTTGATATATTTTTTATTATTTTGTCTTTCTTATCATCGTCTGTTTCCATAACTTCTATAACAAGCTTATCATATTTATCAGATATTTTTGAGGAAGAATTTTTATATTCAGGATATTTCTCTCGAAACTGGGGTAACAATTTTATATTTTTATTGGAGACTCTTATGATTGCCTTCTTTAGCCTAGTTTTATTTTCATCTTCTTTAATCCATTGTCCTTCATCTTTTATATACATAGTCTCCCTCTTTTTGTCAGTACAATGTACGGGCCTAATATTCTCATCTAAGTTATTTAAGTTTTTTACAATTATTTTCGAAATACCTTCTACATATCCAAGTTCACCAACTTCCATCAAATCACTAAGCTGTAGCTTAATAGAATCTACGAAATCCGTGATATTCATAGCATTTTTGCATGTCTCATTTAAAAAGAAATTGAGATTGAATGCTTTGTTATGAGAATTGGTGTGAGTAGTATTATTATTTGTTGTATTATGTGTTCCATTCTTAACAATTTCTAAAATTAATTCTTTTATATCAGTTTGTTCTTTTCGCAATTCAGAATTCTCCTTAATAAGCTCTGAATTTTGTTTAAGTATTTGTAAAATAAGTTGCTTATCAGATGGTTCATCATTTGAAATAATTGTGTTAGGATTTTCTAAACCACATTTTTTTTTATGTTTCCATAATCCAGCGTTTGTTTTAAATTGTTTTTCACAAATTTCACACTTATGAATGGTTTGTTGCAACTTATCTATTTCCGCGCTATATCCATTAATTTCCACATTGTGTTTAGATGTTAATAAATGTTTGTCCCAATTATATTTTTTACAGCATACATAATCACACTTTTCGCAATAATATTTATTGCCACTTTTTGCCACTAAATTATTTCCTAAAGTTTCCATTTATTTCCATGGAGAAAATATTTTTGAGTTTTTTATTAAAAAATTTGCAATAACAAAATTAATTTGTTTGGTTTAGTTTGTTACGATAATTTTTCAATATCGTCACAGAAAAATTCGGTCAGTAAGGACTTTTTCGGCAAGCCATTTTTGGACATTTATTTTTGTCCATTTTTGAAAAATCAAAATACTTTTCATTTTTCAGAATTCAACAACTTCCCTTCATATGTAGGGACAAAATTTTGCCCAAAATTCAGTGAATTTAAAGAAAATCACTTCATTATGTAGTGTATCGGTCGTTGAGTCCTTGAAGATTTATACCTTTGGACATATTAAAAAGAGACTTCAAATAAAAGTTAAATTATTTATAAAGTTCTCAATCTCCTCATTTTTATTAGAATCTATAATGTCTCTATATTCATTGATATTAACGTTATATTTTCTATTTTTTTCATTTGATTTATCTTTTGTATGTTGAATATCACATATGTATTCACTTGATTCATCTTTTGTATGTTGAATATCACATATGTATTCATTTGATTCATCTTTTGTATATTGAATATCACATATGTATTCACTTGATTCATCTTTTGTATGTTGAATATCACATATGTATTCATTTGATTCATCTTTTGTATGTTGAATATCACATATGTAATTATTAACTTTTAATTTCGGTATATATTTATCACATAAATAATCTAAAAATTGTGATAAGTTTTTATCATTTTGTATAAATGATAAATTAACTAATATAACATCTTTATTTTTTTTTTATATTCCATTATTTTATTAAATTTATATTCTCTTATTTGAAAAATTGTTTTACCGTTATCATCTTTATTTAAACATTCATTTGTTCTATAATCAAGTAAATCGTTCTCTATTGATATTTGTGGTAATGTTAAAAAATCCTTGAAATTATTATGTTTTTCTAAATGATATGGATTTTGTGAAAAAGATATTAACCAATCTTCTAGATTTCTGAATATAAATAAATCAACAACATTTTCATCTAATTCTTTATAATCCGCGCAAGGAACACCGTGTTTCCAATGATAAACTGTGTTTTCAGTTATTTTTTGAGAATAAGTAGGAAATTCGTTTTTGGATAAAATTTTCTCTAAAAATCTCGTTCCAGAATTTCGTTCTCCGTTTATTTTAAATAAAACCATTATTTATATAATAACATATTAATCCTCTGTAAGGTCAACGAAAATTGGCTGTTCTTTTTTTACTTCAGTAAGTTGCAAACCTTTTTCACAACCTGGGCATTTATGAGACGATGTTTCAAGTGCAAAACCTTTTTTCGGATCCCACCAACAATCTTCGCATATTCGATGAGCTGCCTTACCATATTCCATAAGACATTCACGAGGTACAAATGTATCTTTTATTGCAACCATTTTTCCACACATACAGCATTTTACTTTCTCTCCATTGCCTCCTCTAAGCTTGCGACTTCTAAGCTTGCGACTTCTAAGCTTGCGACTTCCAAGCTTTTGCTTTCGAGTTATAAAGTTTCGTCTAGATAACTTTTTATGACGTCTAAAACTTTTTGACATTATAAAATAAATTATTATTATAAAAATGAAATTAAGTGTTTTGATTTTTATTGGTATTATGACAACAAAATATACATAAATGGAAACCCATTAACCCATTATGAAATTAAAATTATTTTAACGCGATTTTTGCATTAAACGATATAAAATAAATAAACCAAGCACCCCTAAACTTGCAAAATACAATTGAGCCATTACATCGTCAGGCATTACATATTCATCTTCATCTTCACTATCGCTATCACTATCACTATCGCTATCGCTGTCACTATGGACTTTTTTATCAACAAGTGTAACATAATGTGATTCTGATGAGTTTATATCATCATCCTTTATTGTTTGCATTGTTATACTCTGGTATTCAGGATAGAAAAATGATGTTAAAAATCCTAAAGGCTTATCATTTGCTTGTGCTTTATTATTTCCATTTACTAATAATTCCATATGTTCAATTAATCTATTAATATCTTTAGACGCTTGTTGGTTTATTTCTTTATTACTCATACTATTATTACTCATACTATTATTACTCATACTATTATTACTCATACTAATGTTAGAATTCTTATAATAAGAGTTAATTAATTCATCTGTTAAACCTTCTTGAAATAAATTCGCCATATACTAATTTATATAGATATATTTATTTCTTAAACTATTTTCTAATTATAACATTTATATTATTATATTACTTTTATTTTCTTCCATAATAATATAAATGTCATCTGCAGTTTATCCATTAGGAATGAATTCAATGCCTGCTTCAGGTTACACACATAACAGCACATATTACAACAAACAATATATAACTTGGAAAGGAACCGGTCCTAATAGTTTTCCAGTAGGCACCGCACCAGGTCACATAAGACCTCTTACTAATAAAGACCCTGGAAATGTTTTTCCAACTGGATTTGGATTACCAAGACCAATTAAACATTTTAGAAAAGGCAGAGTTATACCTCCACAACCAGTCGAAGGTGTTCCTAACTTAATTGTTAATAGCCCAAACGGTGATGTAAACCTAAATATCGATGAAAATGGTTTAATTAATTACAATATAAATAGATTTGTCAAATCAAGTAAAGGGACTTCTCTCGGTGGTGGTTTTGGTGGCTCTGGATTACTTAATGATATGCAAGATAAACCTGGAGCTTATATCGTTAAATTAAACCCACCAAATGAAGTAGATGGAGTATCACAATTAAATCAAGACTGCAAAACATGCGAAGGTGTTGGTATTGTCGCGTCTTATAAACCGAATTTAACAAATATTACACAAGACCCAGAACCCAACAATACAAATCCTGTATTATGCTGTAATCAAGAAAAATTTGCCAGACAACGCGTAGTTTATGCTAGCACTAATTTAAAAAAAAATTATTATACAACTACTAAACAATATCTACAAAACAGATGTAAAACTTATGACCAAAAAGCATTTAATTTCTGGTCTATTAGAAGTAATGGTTCAGGGCCTTATGATAACAATAATCCTTACTACTATTCTGTAGATGGTAATAATGGACCAAAACCTGGAGGACCTTTAGCTTTAGCTAATACTTATTTGGCAAATTGTCAATTAAATACACAGTTATATGAAGGAAGTGAATTAGCATTGATTAATCAAATGCTTGGTATTATGTTAAATGAAAATATCATCACACAAGCAGAAGTTGACCAGTTTAATAGTACTGGTATTAATTCTATTTCAGGTTTTTTTGATTGGATACAGGGCTTACCAGAAAGTCAAAAACAGGCAGCAAATATAGTCTTCGAAGTGTTTATCAATAATCCTTATTCAGGAATGCCGATATCTGGTCCAACAAATCCTGCTGGTTGTCAGCTAACAGTTTACAAACCAAATAACTACCAATTTGCCAAACAAGGCGCTGTCTCCAGTTCTACGCGTTTACTAAAATTGAATGTGGATACCATTTCTACAAATGCCGCGTCTATTCAAAATTATAATAATACTGGTCAATTCCTAGTAACAGCAAATCAATTATATGCTGGAGATGCTAATAATACAAAAAATTTATTGAAGAATAAAGCACCAACATGCAATACAACATGGCCACTCAATTTCTCTCAATCCGGACAATTTGAAAATAAGAAATTCTGTCGGTTCCAGAAAGGATTGCCTGAATATCAAAATCCATTATCTCAACCAAGTCCTTATAGATATTTCCCAGGAACAGTTTTTAGTAGTAATCATTATTCACAATCACCAAATACTTATAATACAACTACAGGCGTTAATGCGTATTAAATACTTTTTTAAAATATAATATTTAGTAAAATATAATATTTAGTAAGATAAATATTATATATATATATATATATGTCAAACTACATTTGGTTACAAGTAGGTCAAGATATCGATGGTGAAGCTGATTTTGATAATTCAGGACGTTCCGTTTCTTTAAGTGCAGATGGTTCTAGAGTGGCTATCGGAGCACCTTATAATGATGGAACAAGTGGTAGTAATAGAGGACAAACAAGAATATATCAATTAAGTGGTAATACATGGGTACAAGTAGGACAAGACATTGACGGAGAAGCTGTTGGTGATGAATCTGGTACTTCAGTTTCTTTAAGTGCAGATGGTTCTAGAGTAGCTATTGGAGCTCCTTACAATAATGGAGCTGGTAATATTAGTGGTCAAACAAGAATATATGATTTAAGTGGTAATACATGGGTACAAGTAGGTCAAGATATCGATGGTGAAGCTGATTTTGATATTTCAGGACGTTCCGTTTCTTTAAGTGCAGATGGTTCTAGAGTGGCTATCGGAGCACCTTATAATGATGGAACAAGTGGTAGTAATAGAGGACAAACAAGAATATATCAATTAAGTGGTAATACTTGGATACAAGTCGGTCAAGACATTGATGGAGAAGCTGTTGGTGATGAATCTGGTTTATCTGTTTCTTTAAATGCAGACGGATCTAGAGTAGCTATTGGAGCTCCTGGAAATGATGGAACAAGTGGTAGTAATAGAGGACAAACAAGAATATACGAATTAAGTGGTAATACATGGGTACAAGTAGGTCAAGACATTGATGGAGAAGCTGCGTTTGATCAATCTAGTAGGTCAGTTTCTTTAAGTGCAGACGGATCTAGAGTGGCTATCGGAGCACCTTATAATTATGGAACAAGTGGTAGTAATAGAGGACAAACAAGAATATATCAATTAAGTGGTAATACTTGGATACAAGTCGGTCAAGACATTGATGGAGAAGCTGTTGGTGATGAATCTGGTTTATCTGTTTCTTTAAATGCAGACGGATCTAGAGTAGCTATTGGAGCTCCTGGAAATGATGGAACAAGTGGTAGTTATTCAGGACAAACAAGAATATACGAATTAAGTGGTAATACATGGGTACAAGTAGGTCAAGATATTGATGGAGAATATGCTGATGACTGGTCTGGTTGGTCCGTTTCTTTAAGTGCAGATGGATCTAGAGTGGCTATTGGAGCTCCTAGAAATGATGGAACAAGTGGTATTAATTCAGGTCAAACAAGAATATACCAATTAAAAACTGTTACGACATTATCGGTTCCTAATACTGCAACAGTAATTTATGGATCTGTTCCTTTAAATATAGATTATAATTCAAACAGCAACGGACACATTTCTTCATCTAGTTCCGATACTTCAGTTGCAACTACTTCTGGAACAACCGTAACACCTGTTGCACCTGGAACTGCTACGCTTACATTCAATCAAGAAGCAACACCAATTTATACAAGTGCAAGTGCACAAACAGAACTTACAGTATTAGAATCTAGTCCAAGTGAACCTGTACCTATTAATAATGGAGCAGGATTGGAGTATTTCTTTGATACAGGTTCTAGATACGGGATTTTAGAAAATCGAGGTCCTTATGAAATAATGGTACCCCCAATAAATAGAACTCCGTCGCCTGGGGAACCTGTATATATGTTTACACTTAATCCTGATGGTTCAGTCATTACACAGACGTATCCATAAATAGAATAATAATACAACTACAAGTATTAGGTGTATTTCACTCATTAAATTTTTCATAAAAATATGTATCATCAAATGGTGTTAAATCTTTTTTAAGTAATTTATGAATAGATTCACTACATTCGTTTTTATAAATATACCATAAACGGTCACCTATAATTTTTTTAATCCAAAGATTTTTTAGAAATGGGATTAATCTTGATTGATCAATTTCATTCTGCAAAGTCAGTAAAAGAGTAAACGCACCAATATTACCATCTGAAAGAATATAAAAAATAGAAAAATATTCTTCATCAAAATTATCGAATAAACAATCTATTTCAGTTGACATATTATATTACGATTAAATAAATTTTTCAAAATATATAAATTTATTTAATTTAACACTTCATTTATAATAGGTAAAAAAATATTAATTTTTTCAGCAAATTTATTACATGGTATTTTGTATTTTTCGCACCAAGAAACTGACTTTTGAATATTAGTTTTCTTAATACTTTCAATCTTATCATCTTTATTTTTATTTTTATATAAAGTAATAATCTGGTCAAATGCTTCTAATTGTTGCTGACCAATAATTATATTCAAGTCATCTATTTTATTCTTAAAATAGTAAGGCACATCATAATCTAAAACAGAATAGATATGTTTATCTTCAAGTTTCTTAATAAATATTAATAATTTGAAATAATTTAGTTTTAGATATTGTGTAGATTGTTCATTATATATAAATGATTTGCAAACTATATATCTGTCAAATGATGTTATATTATTAGTATTAGGTTTGCTAATATAAACTTTATCGTAGAGGGAAGACAAATAATACAAAATATCAACAACTGGTTTATGAAATACACTTCCGATTTTAATTATAGATGTTCCATTGTGCTTTTGATTTCTCAGTATAACTATTATAGCTTTAATTAATGAAATAAAATAATCAGTTGTCTCTGTCTCAGTTTCAGTTTCATAGAATATAAAATCCATTTTAGTCCTATTTAAGTCATTATCAATTTCAATTTTATTAGATGAATAGTGCATATCTGCTAAGCCTTCTCTAAACATTTCAAAACATTCAATAGCGTCAACATAATTTGGTGAAATATGTAATACATTTATTGCATTTATATCTTTAAATGAATCAAAAATATTTAAATTATTGTATATTTCAAGCAAATCATAAAAAATATTATTTTTTGGTTTTAATTTACTTACCGAGAATTTGGAGCCAGGAACTTTTGAAAAAATAAATTCATATGGATTAATTATTTTAATTGCATCTTCAAAAGAATTATCAGAAAGGTCACAATCATAAAAAAACATCTCATTGACTTGATCTTTAATTTCATCATAATAATTTAATAGTGAATATGAAATACAAGGTTTGCATAATTCATTTGAATACTGTGGATTTACATAAATACTATTTATATTTTTTGGTAATATATAATAACTCATGGGTCTTATTATATATTATACAATTTATTTAAGTCTCTTACTAAATTTATAGTTTAATCTTCTTCATCACTTTCTACAATTAATAATTTCTTAACCTTTTTAACTTCTTTTTTAGGCTCCTTCTTAGCTTTCTTTTTTTCAATAGCTTCTTCGATTTGTTTAGCAGGCTCTTCAACAGCTTCAGTCGCTGCAACTAATAATAATTTCTTACTGAGTTTCCTTACTTTAGACTTGGTCTTTACTTCTTCCTTAGCAACTACTATTGCTTTTTTTGTTTCTTCTTTTTCTCGTTCTTCCTTTTCTCGTTCGATTATAGCTTCTTGATATTCGCCTAATTCAAGTTGTATTTTTTCAAGATTAACATCTCTAACTTTTTTATATATGAAATAACGGTTAATGAATGATATTTCTTTTTCAATTGTAGTCATATTAGGAGCTTCGCCATATAAAGTCTCTTTAAATTTATTTTGTTTAATTTCATCAAGCATATTAATAAACAATTCTCTAAATAGTCCAGAACCTTCAGGTAATCCCATCTCATTAGCTTCTTCTCTACTTATTACTTTAAAACCATATGCTTCCATAACTCTATCTAGATAGTTAAAATTAACAAGGTATTCTGAAATATATTGATTAATTGATTCCTGATACACATTTATTTCGTATGCAATAGAACTTGAATTATCTTCAAATGTGTCTGAAGTATAAATTTTAATAACTTCCCATACCTTTTTACCTTGGTCTACTAACTGAAGACTTTCGCCAGATTTAATTTTCTTCAACTTATCAAATAATATTTTTCCATCATAAGCTGTTCCAATAAAATATCCATTTATTTTCGTACATTGTGCTACATTTTTAAGGAACCCTTTTAATGTGTCAGGACTTTCAAAGAAATAATGGATCGCAAACTGGCAAGAACAAACATTAAACCCGTTATCACCTTTACCATATTGTCTAGCGACTCCTTTGCCAATTTTATCTACATCTTTTGGTCCATTACCAAATACCGCAGCTGCTGTTTTCTTGGCTCTATCATTCAGTAAAGCACTTCCGTCTCGAATATTAAATGAACTATTACCACGAACAAACAAAGCATAAGGCATATGTTTATTAAGTTTTCTTGCTTTCAGATATCTTACACAAGCTCCATCAATACGGTTTTCAAGATTATCCTCCGAAACATCTATACCAAATACAAATGATAATTTTGCTGCAATCCATTTCGGAAGATCGCCTGCTTTACCACAAGCTAAATCAATTAAAGTATCACCATGTTTTGCTGCTCCACTAATGAGTAATTTTTTAACATATAAATTATGAAAATTTTTGAGACCTTCAGTTTTCATTTTACCAGCTGGAGTATTATAATAGACATCTTCGCTTACACTAATTTCAGGAATACCGAGACCAGTCATTAACATATTCTCGTCAATTCTGCCGGTTGGATGAATAGATTTCCAGTTCTCATTACAAACCTTATAAGAGTTACCATATTCTTTTTCGCCTCTTCGAAGTTTTGCAGTTTTATCATGTCTTACACGCAAAGGTTTCCATCTCCAATCATGTTCAGGAGAATCAATATCATATGAAAATTCTACAATTGTATTATCTGTAATGACTTCACCACTTTTTGTAAACATCTGTTTAGCACCAGAATCATCCATTTTTAACATTAAATTACAAATACCAGCATTCGGGTCATAAGGCTCTGTTGGATAAAACCTTTTAGGAACATAATCGTTTGCTTTTCCTGCTGGGTCTTCAAAACGCGGTTTATATTCTGGAAGATTGTCATCAATTATATCTTGACAAGGATTAATATATCCATCATATTTTTCATTAAAACCACAACGCAATTCAATTACTTTATACTCCTGAGTCTGAACTTCTTTTGTCATAGTCAATCCATCTTCATATATAGATTTAACAACATCTTTCCCAGTTGTAGTTTTTAAAGTAGTAACTAAGAAATCAATTGTATTATATTGAGGTGGTTTCCACTTAAAAGACCATTCCCAAGTGATTTTTGTTTTTGGACCAGCCTTTCCAATAACAGTTGAACCCACCCCGTAAAACATATGTGTAAATATAAGGCCATCCGTTTCATATTCAAATAAACCCTGTTTTTCTTTTTCAAGAATTGCTTTACATCCGTCAAAAATGGTTTGCTTTGTAGACATTGGATAAAACTTTTTAATCGTAAAACGAATGGGTGAAATCTCTTTATTTTCATATTTTTCCAACGGTGATTTTGAAGTTTGTTTTTCACCAATTTTAGTTGTATTATCTACAATTGAAATCGGATTAACAATATGTCCTAATTTTTCTAGTAAATAAAATCTGCATTTATATACATCAGTTTCTTCTTCTCTCAACATAAAAGTATAATGTCTAATATCCTTGTTTTTATGGAAATAAATATCAAATGCTGCGTATAAGTTAATAAATTCGCCATTTTTATCGTGTGTAATTAATTCACCATCAAATAATGTATTAAAACAGTCTTCATTCAGTGTTTTCGCACCGGAAAATTTAATATCCATATTTGTGCTAATGAAATATATCTTACCTGTATTTGATATATACATTAGATGTCTTTCACCATCAGCTTTTTCAGTAACAACAAAATCTTTTCTTATGTTTGGAATAACAGAATTATCATCAATTGGTGCAATATTTGTAAGTTGTAATGTGATAGAATTTGGACCAATAAAATTCTGGGTTGTGATTCTTCTAGCAGGTTCATATTCATCTCCCCAAATCATTTTCATATAATCGCTCGATATATTATTCATTTCATTTACCGATATAGGATACATTGTTCCTTGGATACCAGCTAAAACATATTTAATAACTTTTCTTAGAGCAACTAATAATTGGTCAGGTGTTTGAAAATTAGTTCCTGGACCAATTAATTTATTATTGACTTCAATTTCAATCTCATATGATTCTGGATTATTGAAAACATTAGATTCTTCAAGAGTATAGACAGGAATTATATAACTAAAACCGCGTTTATCTTTTCCTTTATTACCAGATTTAGTAATACTCAAATCAACTCTAACTGGAAAATCGGGATGCTCAAATGTCACACGATTCAAATATCTAAATTCTTTCTTAGACTTACGCCAATTATATATAATATGATTTTCTATGCCTTTTTTTACTCTTTCTTCTGATTGAAGTGAAACTCTAAGATTAAAATCATTAATGTCAACTGGACGAATCATTTTTTTGTTAACAGGATTAATAAATGGTTTTTTATTGAGGAACTCGACAGATGAAGCAATCGATTTATACACAGAACGAATATCATTACTTTTGCAATAATTCTCAATTCCCATTAATCCGTCAATTTGTGTTCTTATATCAGACATTTTAAATCTTCCTGTAACACTATCTAAGAATTCATTTTTAATACGAAGAGATGGAACCCCTCCTGGATTAGCTGAAACAAAACCAAATGATTTTAACGTTTTAACAACATTATCATAATCATTTTTAGTTAAACGTTTGATATCCTTTGTTCCAAATCTTACTTCTAACTCATTATTAACAAGAGAAGATGGTGTTCTGAATAAATTTTGGTCATAAAATATTTTAACTAGTTTATTAAACTGTTCTGGTGGAGATATTTTCTTATCCTCTTCTGCTTCAAATTCTTGTTCAATGTTAAATAATTCTTGTTGAATATCTTTCGGACCGACTAACGCTGCATCTTCATCTAATTTTTCAGCATCTAAAATATATTTACTCTTACCAGTTGCATCATATTCTTTTTTTATATTTCCCAAAACTTCATTACGATATTCTTCTGTATATCCAAGTAATCTTAATTTGTAATATGGTGTAAGACGTTTATAAATGTCATCATATTCTTTTAAAATATTATATTCGTCTCCTAATTCAGGATGATACACGATTGCATTTTCTTTCTTCGTTTCAGTTATAAGTGGTGGCGGGCTATCTGAAGGTGTTTTAGGGACGATTTCTTGCAGTCGTGGTGGCGGGCTATCTGAAGGTGTTTTAGGAATATATTTGTCACCCTCTAAATTAGAAACGTTTGATTTTTCAATAGAATTCATTGTTATATATATAGTTAGACATATTTTTAAATTATTGTTCAATTTTTTTATAATCTATAATCTAAAAATATTGGATAATTGATTCATATAATTCATTTTTTGTCTTATTCTTACCAGTGTCACTTTTATTAATTTCAATTCCTAATTTTACACAAATATCAGTTAAATCTTTTAGTCTATAAGATGACAACGCTTTGATAGGTTTACCCAAATTTTCAATGTTGTATAAGGTAGTTCTAATATTCTCAAGTGTATCATTATTTGCGATTTCAAAACCATATTTTTTATTATATTTTGATTGAAATTCCACCTCTCTAATAATATAAATTGGTCCATTATCATTCATTAATAACTCAAAATATGTCTTTCTACTTACAAAAATTAAATTTATCTTATCAATTGCACAAAGAGACATAATAGTTTTAATATTAATGTTATTGTCGTTTGCTAAATTATTTTCAATACTAGTTATTGTATCGAATTTGTATGTTTTAATAATTTGTTTATTCTCTCTGATTTTGCTTACATAATTAATTTTAATTTGCTTTGCAATTAGTGAATTTTTTATATTTAACATTTCATAACTTCCTTCACCATTTAATATAATATAATAACACCAAAATAATGTATCTTGCTCTTTCGGTATAAATAAAAAAGATTGATTAGATACGTTTTTTTTTACAATTTTCTCAATTGGAGCTACATTTTTTTCTTTTTCAGGAGTTAATTTATATTTTAAATAATTTTGCATATTATTTTCATTTAAAATATAAGGTTCATAATTGTACTCTTGGTTCATGTTCATTTCTGTTATATTAATTTTTTGTATTATCTTTAATATCTTTTGACAATGCAATATCTCTATTGAAAAATGTATTTCTGTAATCTTCTTTCTGTTGCTCAATAGAAATTAAATTAGATTCTTGTGTATTTACATATTTGACAAAAAGCGATAATTCATCTAACACTTCCTTTTTAAGTTCAGATAAATTAATATGAACACCATATTTATTTTCATTCAACGTAACATCTTTAAATTTATTCATAATTCTTAAAACACCTACCTGGTTAAATTTATTCATATTTTCAATACATTCTCTCAAATAATTCAATTCGCTTACTGAATAATTATTAATTTCATTTGTAGATACAATAGCCTCCATATATACTATTATGTAAATTGTTTTTATATCAATATAAATACAAATAAAAAATTATCAAGCAAAAAATTATCATGTACAAAATATTGTTTACAAAAATTTATAAGGTTAACAAATTTATAAGGTGCCCTGATATTATTTATTATTAGTTTTCAATAATTAGGCGTGGTTTAGCTTGTACTTTAGGCTTAGGAAGATTTTCTTTTTCTTTTTCTTTTTTCTTAAGTTCTCCAATAATAGAAACATATTTATCGTTTAGTTCAAATCTCTGACCAATTACTCTCACAGTAATAATATCACCAACTTGTGTTTCGTTAAATTGTTGGTTATTGTAATGATGATCTTTAGCAATAAACACTACAACAGGAGATGGTACTTCATTTGCAGACTCAGCTCGAATACCAGCTTTTACAATATTCTTAACAGTACATGGAATCAACATTCCTTCAACTGGAAAACAAACATCACATTCAAATATAACTTCGAACACAACATTATTCCCTCTTTCAATAATGCCACTTGAATAACGAATAATTTTTGATGAATTTGGTTTAACGTAACCTTCAACAAGACATTTTCCCTCAAAATTATTTTGAATAAATTCTTCTATAATTTCATTTAAGTTTTTACCTATAACAGTAATTGGTAGAACTATTTTTCTAGTCAAAAGACATCTCGAATATATAGATTGTAAATTCGTATCTCGGCGCTTTTTGAAGAGTGTAGTTTTAGAAACTGTCTCCATTATATTGTATATACATATTATCTTTTATTTATATTTTATTTCAATTTTAATTAAAATAAAATAAATTAAACCAAAGGTATCTCTACTTAAACCAAAAGTATCTCTACTTAAACAAATACTGTATAAAGTTTATGATAAATCGCCATTTCAGGAGTGAAGAACCATTTTTTACCATTTTTTCCACTTATATTGAAATATCTTAGAATAAATTCTTCCAAAACACATAACTCGTCATTACCCATAGCCTCTTGAATTATATTTCCATCTTCATCTTTTACTGCTTTTGTGCTTTCGATTGTATACTTATTTTCACCTATAATTTCATTTATTTTTTCAAGGTTTTTACTTTTGGTAGCTTGATCACATCTAGCACCTGTATCACGTTTAGATGTCATATTTTTCGTTTTAAACGCCAAATCCTTATTTCCCTTTTCATAACCAATAAAACCGACAATTGTATTATAGTGACTTGGATTAAATTCCAAAAAATCTTTTGTTTCTTTGTATGATGCTATTTCACGCTGTTCTTCTGGTGAAGCTTCAATCCATCTATTATTTTCATTTAGTATCATAATCATTCTCTTATTTAAATTATAACCAATAAATGCAGTAAACTTTTCTGTTGTTATAGAATTTTTTTCAAAATAATTTTTAGCGTATCTCTCTAATGATTCTTGAGCGATACTTTCGAGAGAATATAGATAATTCATAATATGTATTTTGTCTGGAAACAATAATAATTCTATCATATGTGCAACTAAAAATTGAAGCAAATATTTTTTTGATTCTGGATATTCCTTTGACATTTTTTTAATCACAATACCACAATGTTTATACCAATTATCATCTCCTCTTGGAACTTTTGTCTGCTTCAAATATTCAATAGTAATATCATAATTAACTCTCATTAAATCTATTCTATTTTTTCCCTCGGGAAATTCAAATGTTTCTTTTTTCATCATCATCTTGTCTTTCATCATTATCTTATCAAGATTTATTTTACTAATAACCGGTTTAACTATATTTTCTCCTAATTCAAAATTTATCATATCATGTTTGAAATCTAATGGTACTGACCTATCATAAATGGAAATATTTTTGTCTTTTAATTCGAGTGGTTGAAACAAATAATATTCTCCAATATTAACTAATCTACCATTTCTTCCATATTTGTCAACAAGAAATTCATTTTCGTCTTCAATTAATTGTGTTAACGCTGAATAAATTTGAACATATGGATATTCTTTCGGAGTTCGTATTGACCTTAAAAGAACATCTTTCTTATAAAAAAACGCCTCTTTAAAAAGCATCCTGATTCTTTGTAAAATTTTCTCGGAATTCATCACAATAAAATTTTGGTCGTATGTATCTTCATTTAATTTTGATTCGTCGATTTCTGCATCAGGTCTGCAACTATAATTACAAGAAGCCATATAATCACAAGACGGTGAGAAAGGTGTGTCACCTATCTTAAAATCTCGTAGCGTTTCTCCTGTGGATAATTCTTGTATAATTGGTTCTTTTAAGCTAGATGCCATGATTTCTTGAGTAAAATTGGTTTGGTCATGATTGATTATGCAGTCAACCGCTGTTTCCTTTAAAACTCTGGCAACCTTACCAATTTGCACAGCCTTATATTCGGCGACACGATATACATATAAATCAGCAGCTTCTTCAATATTCTTATCTAGAATGGTACCATGCATAAATATTTCAACATTGCGTTGTTCAAATGGTAAGAGCGAATGTGAAAAATTACGAACTGCGCGACCAATAATTTGTTCAGGACGATTCATATTATACCACGGGTCAAGTATATGAACTTGTCTTATAAATTTCAAATCAATACCTTCTGAACCTGCTTTAGAAATTAGAACAACTTTGACATTATTACCGTCCTTATTGTCTTCACCTGTTAATCCTTTAACCTCAAAATCATTATTCGGTGATAATCTTGGGTCACCTGTAATCATAGCATAACGAGCTGGTTTAAAGTTTTTCTTATCTTGTGGAGATTGCATTGTTCTCACATCGACAACTTCTGTTGGTCTAGACTTAAATAATGGTTTAATACCAGTTTGACCGAAACGAGTGAATCCCATTTCTTCTAATGCAAGAGCTACTGGGATTAGACCACTATCGATATACTGTGAATATATTAAAATAATACCATCCGATACTCTTTTAGATTCAGGATTATATATTTTATCTAATACACATTTTATCTTTGCACTATATTTTCCAATTTCAGTTTGAGAGAATATTTTACCATAATTCTTTAGTGTTGTTGGTCTGTATTCAAAATCTCCTTTAACAGGTGGTGATTTACTGTCTAAAAATGACATCATTCTATCTAAACCAATTCTACCTGTTAATTGATGTGGGTCAATTTCTCTTCTATAAGTAGTTGATGATGTATTTTCTCCACCTCTTGATGTCCCGATACCTTGATTACTGCGTTGTTCTATATTTATATTAAATTCCCTATCTGAAAAAGTATTATCTCTATCTGGCAAAGTATTAATATCTATTTTTTTTCTAGGGTTTGGTGTGATTTTAGGTTTTTCAGGACATTCACCATTAGGTAATCGTTCTCCATATTTACAAGCTCTGAGTTTGCGTGTTTTCTTATTGTTTACATTAATAGGTTGCTGAACATTTTCTTCAATTATTATTGAATCTTCTCTTTTTATTTTAGGTTTTTCAGGACATTCACCATTAGGTAATCGTTCTCCATATTTACAAGCTCTAAGTTTGCGAGTTTTCTTATTATTTACATTAATAGGCTGCTGGACGTTTTCTTCAATTATTATTAAATCCTCTCTTTTTATTTTAGGTTTTTCAGGACATTCACCATTAGATAATCGTTCTCCATATTTACAAGCTCTGGGTTTGCGAGTTTTTATATTATTATCATTATTATCATTATTATCATTAATCGGTTGTTCAACTTCTGCTTTACTTAACTCCACAATCTCTTCGTGGGGTTGTTTTATAATTGCTTCACTCTGAACAACAGAATCTTCCTCTTCCTCAACTTCTTGAACTGGTTCAACCTTTTCTGGTTCTTCTTCAAGATTGTCTTCTTCTGATTTAATCGATTCGCTAAAACTTGGAGATATTTCTTCAGATAAAGATTCTTTTGGAATACTATCTAGTATTTCTTTTAAATCAGGAACAGGATATGAGATAATTAAAGATTCTAATGGTGTCTGTAATAATGTATACCCAAATGACTCCATATTTTCAAAGCTTGGCATCTCTCTAATAACACCTTGTTTAGTTGTGATTGTAAACTTTTTGTTTCTAAGATTATAAATAATATATTTATAACAACAATACTGACATTTTCCACAATTTTCGCAACCACCTATTTTTGTCAAATACAAACTCAATATACGCTTTTTATCCTCAAAACTTATTTTTTTTAAATTCATTTGATATTTCGGGTATTCAATAGACGGAAATGTTTCTTTAGATGCAAATTCATTTGGATAAATTCTATAAGGAAAAGTATATGGATTTTCTCCTCGAACAAATGAAATATACCCAGTTGCTTTTCTTATTAATAACTCTTCACCGTTTTTCTTAAAATTTCCATTTTTATCAAAAATATCCCTCACTTCAATTCTTCCCCTTCTATCATTCGTATTCATAAGATTTAGCAACCAAACAATTTCCTTATAATTATTATACATTGGAGTAGCGGAGAGAAGGAGAAATCTCATATTTTGAGCTGCTTTAACTAAAAATTCTAAATTGATAGCAACCTTTTTATTTTCATTATCGTCAGTTTTACGAATATTATGAACTTCATCTATCACAATTAATCTATTATCAAATTCATTACGAAGACGCCGAATCACCCTACTATTTAATTCGATCTTTACATCCCTGAACATTTCGATTTTAGTTTTTTCTCTTTTGATTCCAGGCTTCTTTAAATCCCTTTTTTCTCTTTGTATTTTAACCTCCTCTTCATAATTCATAGTTTTAATAATATAATTAGCAAATTGAACGTAACCTAAAAATAAATAATAATTATTTATTAATGTTTTAATTTGGCTAATAATCTTTTCTTTGGACATAGGCATATTCATAGGATTAATTTCCTTTAATAGTTTATTACCAACACACCCTTTCATACTCCAAACTCCATTGATTTCCTTCAATTTTCTCTCATCAAATAATTGAAGCCTAAAATTATCTTGTACATTCTCAGATGCTACAATCAGTATTCTTTTTGTAATACCCATTTGTTTCATATAATCTCTCATTTCTTCACAAACTCCAATAGCACTACACGTTTTACCAGTACCAAGACCGTGATATAATAATAAACTGCTATAAGGTGTTTGAAATGACATAAAGTTTTTTACGAATGCTTGATGAGGTTGAAGTTCAAAATCCGCTTTTGCTAAAATATCTGCTTGTTGTTTAATATTTTCATAAATTGTACCATCGTATTTAGTATCATTAAACTCCTTTTTAGTTGCAATTTTAATATTAAATTCTTTGTCATTTAAATTTGGATATAAATATTCATTTTCATCTTCGTTTTCAGATAAATAATTTCTCTCAACGAGTTCTTTCTTAAGTTGAAATCTATTACACTCAGGAGTAAAAAAATTTATATCATTGCAATTAATATTTGTATACTCTTTTTCAAGATTTAAACTTTCTTCAGGATTAAAACTTTCTTCTACGCCTTCTTCAGAAACTACACTTGTTGTTGGAACAGAAGTTGATGTAGATGGCGCAGGTGTAGAGTTTAAAGTATCGCTTACAGACGTATCTAGAGTATCATTTGTATCATTTGTATTCGATGCCTCGATATTTATTTCTTCAACTGGAATATCGAGTTCGCTTGGAATACTTTCTTCTTCATCTGATGACGTTTCTATTAATAATTTCTTTTTTTGATTATCTGTCATAATATTATATATTATGAATATAATCTATATTCTTGCAATACTTTATTAATATTTATTATTAATTCTTTTTTTTCTAAATTATATGGTCTGATTGATTCTAAACATTTATCAATTGGTTTCCATTCCAATTTGCTAACCTCTGTAATTTGAAAATTATTTAAGGGGTCGATAATTGAATCTGAACTATCCATTAACGCTAAAAAATATTTATGTTTATACGATTTATGGTTTGAACCGATAAATATTTCTTCAAAAGGGAATATATTTTCGACGACTACTAATTTATTTCTTGAAATTCCTGTTTCTTCTTCAAATTCTCTTAAAGCACAGTCTAAATCCTTTTCTTTTTGATTACGTCTTCCTTTTGGAAATTCCCATTCTGTTTCCTTCCATGCAGTTTTACTCATTCCTATTATATCTTTTAAAGTATAAACCTTATCTGAAATTGTTATACCTTCTTTCAATAATTCAAATTTCTTCTTTGATACAGTTTCTTCACTTTTAAACTGTATACTAATTTCACCCCACATTTCTAGCCATAATGTATCAAATGGTAATTCTAGTATTCGTTTTTTTTCATTAATCGACATTTCATCTATAATATTTAATAATTGTTTTAAATTATAAGGTGAATATTTACCTCTAATAAAATCGATATACCCAAAACTATCTTTTCGTCTTATCATAAGAAATTGTAACCCATCCGAAGTAGTTCTAAATGTTATAATTCCATAACTTGTTATTGGTAATTTACATTGATGGAACATATGTCCCTGCTTGCCACAATTATTACATATATTTATATTTTTACTCATAATCGACCTGTATAATATTAAACTAAATATTTAAATGATAATTTACTAATTTATAATATAAATTTATACATATCGGAAAACAATATAAAAATATTTATATAATATACATAATGAGGTTTTTAAGTGTATTAGTTGTCTTTTTTCATCTAGTAAAAGCATACGATAAAGAAGCTGCAGCTTTTTGGGGACAAGATTGTGCATTTGGTTGTAAGGAATGTCCAAATGATTCAACTTGCGGTGCTACATATTTTACGACTCACGCATTAACTCATGGTAATTGGGGATATGGATATCAAAACGATTGTCCAACTTTATGGTATAATTTTAAGAATGGAAAGTACGATGGTTGGGTTTTTGCTGGTACTTCGGAAAGAGATATTTATCGAGGAGATGTTGTCATTATGAATAATGGTCGTGGTGGCGATGCGAGTCATTGTTGTATTGGTACTGGTAACGGTTTAATAAGTTGTCATGGTCCAGGAAATCAAAATGTACCTCCATTAATAACTGGATTTTTTGGTAATTTTATTAATGCTGTATACACCTATGTAGGTACAACTAATATATTGAATACAACACAAATAAAGTCTTCTATATGTACTGAATGTACAAGTAACGTTTGCTCAATTCTTCCTGAATCAGGTTCCACATTCCCTTGCTATCAGGGAACACCAGAAAATACTAATTTATGTTATAAAACGGACCCACTAATAAAAACAAATACATATGTATGTAATACATGTGCATCACAAGGATATGGTAATTATATACAAAATGACCCTGTATATATAAATATGGAATTGTGGAGTAAAAAAAACACTATGTCTTCCAATATATACGGTGATACCATAATTAGTTGTAGCCCATATGATGCTGATGCATGTAATTGTGTTTATTATGCTCGCGACCGTCAGAAAAATCTACCATCTGGTTTAACCACCTGCGACGATAAGAAGTCTAAAGTAAATTCGCATACACCAGCGCCAGGATGTGTTTTATTTCGAACTGGTGACCCTACATACTGTCATGCTGCTTATGTAACAAAGGTTGCAAATGGAAATGTATATTATGACCAAGCAAACTGGACGCCATGTAAATGTTCGTCTGATTATTTGAGTACTGGTAGTAGTGCAATTTTAGGTTATTGGTGTCCTTAAAAAATTATATCTGTATAATTATATAAATGCCTGGTTCGCGTCTATTTAATTTAGGTTTGTTTCAAAAACATTTTCTTTCTACATCTAGAGTAACTGGTCCAGCGATAAATATGGGATGTACTCGTGGAAGAGGGTCAACGACACGTATGTACAATTATTGCAAAAATAAGTCTCCAAATCATTCATTGTGTATAAATCAATTTATTACGGTTAGAACTGGTTCAAGTTAAATAATTAATATTTTTTTGACAATCAATATTAATTAATGTCGTCAACAGTTTATCTAGACCCTAAAATTTGGGGACCTCATTATTGGTTTTTTCTACATACTGTAGCAATGACTTATCCTCACCACCCAAATGCAGTAACAAAAAAGAAGTATTATGAATTTATTCAGAATTTACCACTTTTTATCCCAGTTGAGGAAATTTCAAAAGAATTAGAAAAGTTCATTGATTTGTATCCAGTTACACCATATTTAGATAACAGAGATTCATTTGTTAGATGGATGCATTTTGCACATAATAAAATAAATGAAAAACTAGAAAAACCACAAATAACACTTAACGATTTCTTTGTCCAATATTATAATGAATATAAATCACAAAATGAAAAACTGGCAGAATTTTATAAACTTAAAGAGAAATTAATTTATGGAGGTATTTTAGTATTATTATTAGGAAGTATTTATTATTTATATGATAAATAATATAGTGTATATATATGGGAAAAACCAGAAAAAATTATAGAAATAAATGTATAAATAAAGGTCAAAAAGCGATAGCAACTGGAGGAAAAGTGATAGCATCCGGCGGATACGGTTGTGTTTTCAATCCTGGATTAAAATGTCAAGATGGGTCAAAACGTGAAACTAATAAAATATCCAAATTAATGACTGAAAGACATGCTACACAGGAATATGAAGAAATTAAAAAAATAAAGGATAAACTTGATTCAATTGCACATTATGAAGATTATTTTTTAGTATATGATACAACATTGTGTAGACCAGCTAAATTAACGGCTAGTGATTTGACTGCTTTTAAAGATAAATGTACTGCTTTACCAAAAGATAATATTACTAAGTCAAATATAAATTCCAAATTAGACGAAGTAATGGTTCTAAATCTTCCAAATGGTGGCTTACCAGTAGATGATTATATTTATGCAAATGGAGGTTATGATAAGTTGTATGAAACTCATATGGCGTTAACAAATTTACTTAAAAAAGGAATTCTTCCAATGAATAAAAAAGGTGTCTATCACAGTGATATCAAAGATTCCAATGTTTTAATTGACGATAGTAATGGAAGATTAAAAGCGCGCTTAATTGATTGGGGGTTAACCGTTGAATATACTCCAAATTCGAAAGAAATATTTCCTAAAAATTGGCGAAACAGACCATTACAATTCAATGTGCCTTTTTCAGTAGTTATATTCACGGACTTATTTTATGAAAAATATACAAAATATTTAAAAGATGGAGGCAAAGTTGAAGAAGCGGTTTTGAGACCATTTGTTATAGATTATTTAAACCAATGGATGAAAGAAAGAGGTGCAGGTCACTATAAATTCATTAACGAAATAATGTTTTTGTTATACAGTAGTACATTAACAAGTATATCCGATAATGATAAAGCAATCGTGGTTGAAACAGAAATAACGATGCATTATATAATTGATTATATAGTCGAAGTTTTATTAAAGTACACAAAATTTAAAGGAGATGGTTCACTTAATTTGAGAGAATATTTAGACGATGTGTATATAAAAATAGTTGATATATGGGGTTTTATAACTGTTTATTATCCATATTTAGAAATGTTTAGTAATAATTATTTTAAATTAAACGATAATGAATTGAAAATATTTAAACAATTACAATATATATTCAACATATACTTATATACTCCTCGTGCTACTCCAATCAAAATGTATGAATTATATGATGATCTTAAAATATTAGGAAATTTAATACATATTGTGGCACAGGAAAAACGTAATAGTATTTCATCAGAACACTCTTTAGAAGGTGGAAATAAAACGCGTAAGAATTCTAAAAAATTATCAAGTTCGTCCATATTTAAGAGAAAAAAGTTCGTGAAAAGATTTAAGAACCCATTTTTTTTATCATTGAAATAAAAATCTAAAGTATAATATATAAATGAAGGATTTCGCTAAGTTGTGTACTCCAGCAAAAATTTACTTCGCTATTGCAGTAATTGCTGCAATTTTTGCTTTACTTAATGGTGCCACTATTATGTATGCATTTTGGCAAATTATTTTCGCTTTTATTTGGACATTTGTTCTAGGATGGTTGTGTGATAAAGGATATACTTCCATTTCTTGGTTCTTAGTCCTTTTGCCTTATATTCTTATGGCTTTAGCAATGTTCAATATTTATCATGTTACTCATGAACAGAGACAAATGATGAGAGCTGTTAAATTACAAGGAGCTTATGGTCAAGAAGCTATGACAAATGAAAAGAAAAAATAAATGTAAATTTAAATAATAATATATTATTTTAAAATAATAATATAATATGAGATTGGAAATATTTGTATTGGGATTAACAGCATTTTTTGTATATAATGCATATACAGATGGAAAATATACAAAAATGCTATCATCGTTTAAAAAATATTATAAAATGATTTTCTATGCTCTTTTAGGTATAGGCATTTATTATATGCTTAAAAGAAATCCTAATAGAGGTCGAGATATGTTATTATACGCAAATAATGTTGTCAAATGTTTGCCTATTGACAGAAACTCCATGGATATGTTGAGTCCTATTATTGATTTTACTGGACCATCCACAGATAGAAGTTTTATGGAATCATTTAATGGAATACAACCTCAGACACCAGGATTTTGTTCCGAACAACGGGTTTTAACAGGAAAAAGTGGGCAAACAAATAAGCGAGCTGTTAGTACTATGCGTAAAAAATATGTTGCTTCAAATCAGGACTGGAAATGTGGTCACTGTCATAAACAATTAGACCATACATACGAGATTGACCACAAATTACGTTTGGATGAAGGCGGAACTAATGATGTAAATAATTTAATCGCATTATGTCCATCATGTCATCGTTATAAAACAGCAGAGGAAATAATGTGATAAACCAATATAAAGCTATTTTGTCAAATATAAATAATGCCAAAAGTTTCCAAATTTATCTCTATTATTGTACCATCTTGGTTAGGATTAGGGTTTTATAGAGGAACTAAACATTATGAACACGATTATAAAAAAAATTGTATTAGATATGAAGAAAGGAAAGATAATAAATATTATACAGTAGATAAGCCTCAACATTTTTACACACATTGCGCAGGTTATGGTTTATTTGGTGTTTTATTATATGCTAACCCAATAACTGTTGTATTAGTAATTCCAAAAGAAATCTATAGATTAGAGGTAAATTTACGTGGGTTAAATGAAGAAAAAGAAAAAGATAGATATTATGAGTTTTTCTAAATATAATCACTTTTTATAAATATACATTTCCTCGTTAGTTCTTTCGGCAAACGCTATTACTATTTCTAAATAAATATTTTATATAAAATATTTAATTAAAATATAAATATGAGCAAATTAAATAACCTGGATTTATTGAATAATAAATTTAAATATGACATTGATATTTTGGAAAAAAACATTCAACATTTAAATAAAAAAATTTTAATTTCTACTCAAAAATTAACAGCAAAATTCTGTATAATGTATTTGTTTGATATTGATATTAAATCTGGAAATGAAAATTCATACTTATTTGACGTGAACTATATTTTAGAAAAACAACCTCATATTATTGAGGAAGATTTATATACAGAAATAAAATCGGTGTTTGCCAAAAGCACTAACGATGAAATGTAAAAAGGTATAAAAAAATTGAAATAATTTTATTTAATATTTTTGTATCAAATAAGTATTAAACAAAATCAAGAATTCACCAAATTTTACAATTTAAAATCGAAAGAAAATGAATATTCTACTAATTCTTCTTGGTTGCAATATTTCTAATTTATTGAATAATAGAATAGATACTGCCATCAATTTTGCCAGTAAATTTAATCACACAAATGTGGATTGGTTTTTGAGTGGCGGAATTAAAAATCCACACGAAGACACTGTATCAGAGGCCGAAAAAATGGCGCAACAAATATCAAAATTTGAGAAAATTCACACAGATGATATAAGAGGCAATGATTGGAATTATATTTACGACACAGTCGCTACAAATACAGCAGAAAATTTCATAATGGCGAATAATTTTATCAATAAATCAGAGAAAGAATATGACGACGTGTATGTTATAACATCAGGATTTCATCACAATAGAGCAAATAAAATCGCGGAACAAATTTTAGAAATAAAACCTAAATGGATATTAGGCGAGGCAAAATTGGCAGATTCACATTATTGGGAACGAGTACATATTAAAAACGTCGATAGTGATGTCAAAAAAGCATTAAATAAATTTCCTATTTAATAAAGTTGTTTTGAATGTAATATTTACAAATTTAATTATTCTATTATAATAATATATGAATACCAATAATCCACCAATAATTAGACAATTTATTAGACCAATAAATAATGAAAATTTATTACCAAAATTAAAAACTCCTGGGATATTTTATATTTTTGTGGCATTAATTCTTTTTTTGATTATTATGATGTTTATGATAATGTACAATGTTAGTCCGTCGTTTACAAAACCAATTAAATCTCTTCAACAAATGACATCTGATACGTTTATCATATTATTTTTCTCTATATTAATTGTCGGTTCGTGTGTTTTATTTTTACCTGTTCTCAGTGAATTAAAGGCTTTATTTCAACAAATTGGAAGTGTTACATATGTGATTTTATATACTATAATTGCCATTTTATTTTATACAATGATATCCAAAGATATTTTAAAAGAATATTCATTTATTATTAATCCTGTTATGTTAGGTTTAGGAGCTTTTTCATTTTATAAAGGAATTACTGACAATTATCTACAAAAATTTAATATTAATTACGAGAGAATTAAATCGCTCATATTATTATTTTGTTTAGTAAGTCTTATTATCACTTTTTATAATATTAATTCTAGTGAAGCAGCTTCCCAATATTTTGAGTATTTACTAACATTTACTATCACTTTATCATTTTTTGCATTTTTATATTCTATTATCTTGATAACATTACCAGGACAATCAGGTATAGGTCAAAATAATGCATTATCTAATTTTTCTTCTTACGGAACTATTTTGTTTTTTTTATTTTTAATAGGTATCGCTATATTTCTAACAATAAGAAAGAATGATTTATTTGATAATAAACAAAGATTTTCATCAGTTATGATTATCTTATTAGTTATATGTATATTATGGTCTACGTTATTAAGTATTTACTCATTTCCTGATTTTACAAATAATTTCGCTGACTCTAATAAAGTCGGGTTGTTTAAAAATAGTTTATTTGCTTTATTTGGCATAATTATTTCTGGTTTATTTATTTATTGGATTAGTTATAATATTGAAAGCATCGCCGGAAAATCTGATATTGTTAGATTTATTTTAATTTCATTAATTATTATTCTAATCTTAGGTGTTCTTTATAAAGCAATAAATATTAATAATAATTATTCGCCAAATAATTATACAAAAAATAATTCTCAGTTTATGTCAATAATTAACAGTTTATTATATATACCATTTTTAGCAAGTAGTTTATTTAATTGGATCGGAAATTATGCTGTCGGTCAATATAATGGAGCAGATGCTGGTTCGTTTATGATGTTGGGTCTTGCAATTGCTTTAATTGTCGCATATTTTAAATCACCTGCACTATTTAATTTAATTAGTACCCAAGGGGGTAAACAATTAGTTAATAAACCTGTGTATACGAATACAGAATATAGTCTTGGAAACTATCAAGAGTTAAACGAAAGTGAGCATTTTGATTATCAATATGCAATATCATGTTGGATATTTATTGACTCATTAGGTCCTAATACAAACGCTAGTTATAATAAATTTACATCATTACTAAATTTTGGTGATAAGCCAAACATTCAATATAATGGAAGAACACATACACTAATGATTACTATGCAACAAAAGAATTTGAAAGATGTTACTAAGAATAAATTAATCGATTTTGATGATAATGGTAATAGAATTATATATATTGATAATAATTTTTTACTGCAAAAATGGAATAACATTATAATTAATTATAATGGAGGTACATTAGATATATTTTTAAATGGTAAATTAGTTAAATCATCTATAGAAGTAGTACCTTACTATACGTTCGACAATTTAACAATTGGAGAGAACGGTGGAATTAAAGGAGGAATATGTAACGTAGTTTACTTTAGACGCGCATTAACTTCCCAAAATATTTACTTTTTATATAATACTGTTAAGGATAAACATACTCCTACATTGAATGATTCAAATGAAACCATAATGATTAAAAATATAAATCAAACCATCAATTCAGCAGAAAAAGTTACTAATAGCTAATTTCATTTATAACCAGTAATTTCATTTATAACCAGTAATTTCATTTATAAGTAGTAATTTGATTTATTTAACAAATAATTAAATAAATTAAGTAGAAAATTTCTAAATCTATATTATACAATGAGTCCTTTAAGTATTGTAATTGCAGTAGTTGTCATAGTTCTTATCATAATGTTAATTAGTTACATTTTTACAGACCCATATACCTTACAAAAGATTAATGGTGGTAAAAATGCTTCAACAATCAACGCGTCAAGTTTAGCAACAAATGGGTCAAATGTCCCATCCACCAATTTCGCATATTCCGTTTGGTTTTACGTTAATGACTGGAACTATAGATATGGTGAGCCTAAAGTTATTTTCGGTAGAATGGGTTCAAAATCTGGAACAGGCAATGGTTCAGTTCCAGGAATCAGTGGTTTAGACCCATGTCCTGCTGTTGTTTTAGGTGCAGTTGAAAATAATATCTCTGTTTCACTCGGTTGCTATCCTGGTGTGGATCAAAAACCAACTACTCCTGGGGGAAACACTGTTGTTCATACTTGCACTATTGCTAATGTTCCAATTCAAAAATGGGTAAACCTTGTATTAAGTGTCTATGGTAGAACTATGGACTTGTATATTGACGGTAAATTAGTTAGAACATGTTTATTACCTGGCGTTGCAAGCGTGAATAGTAATGCGGATATTTATGTTACACCTTCTGGTGGATTTGACGGATGGACCTCTAGACTTCAATATTTCCCCAATTCTATCAACCCTCAGGAAGCATGGAATATTTACACTAAAGGTTATTCTGACTGGTTTAGCTCCACGTTTAATTCATATCAAGTTCAAGTTGCTTTAGTACAAAATGGAACAACCCAAAGTAGTTTCACTATTTAGATTATTTAGATATATAAGTTTATAAATTTTCTTATTTATTTAATATATATAATGAATAATAATACCGTATTCAATACATTTTCAGTAAATAGAGGAACTTTTGGAACTTATGATTTTTTAAATTCAAATAGTATAATAGCTCAATTCGCTTTTCTTTTATTAGTTATCTTTGCTTTTATTATCATTTTAAGAGTAGGTGTATCGACTTTAGGGTATTTTTTGCGTCCAAGTCCTTCTCCACACTTGATTGATGGTATGGTAGATGCTCGACAAATGATTATTTTCCCACAGGACCCAAGTAGTAATGGTGCTGTTACTATTTATCGTTCTGTAAATGCTTCGGATGGTTTAGAGTTCACATGGTCTACATGGATTTTTATTAATAGTTTACAAACTAATCCGGGATTATATAAACATATCTTTAGCAAAGGAAATAGTAATTTAAATAAAAATGGAATGGTCGAGCCAAATAACGCTCCGGGACTTTATATTGCTCCTAACACAAATAATTTAGTTGTGGTGATGAATACATATAACGTTATAAATGAAGAGGTTGTTATACCTGAAATTCCAATTAATAAATGGGTCAATGTTATTATAAGATGTGAAAACACAAATATGGATGTATATATTAATGGAACAATTGCTAGAAGTATTAATTTAGTTGGTGTTCCAAAGCAAAATTATGGGGATGTTTATGTAGCAATGAATGGTGGATTTGACGGTTATATTTCTAACTTGTGGTATTATAATTATGGTGTAGGAACTGCTGAAATTCAAGATATTGTCAATAAAGGTCCTAATACAAAGATGATTGGTGGAAATGGATTATCTGATAAGATGTATGATTACTTATCATTAAGATGGTTTTTCTACGGGACAAATAATGCTTATAATTCATAATTTTTGTAAGACCGATGCGCAATAAATATATATTATTTATCCAATTTAATAAATAATCTATATATAGATGTCATATAATCCAATACCTCCTAGAGTATGGTCTAGAGTTCAAAATCCGTGTACATTTATTATTCCGGGTGACGAATATTTATCATCGTATATACCTTTAACAGGACAGACTGTATCACAAGCACAAGCTGATTATGAAATGAAACAACTTTATAAGGGGAATATATTACAATATAAGGGAAATAGCGCAATGTTTACGAAATCACAGAAATATTCTCAACTCGCAAGATGTGCTGGACCAAATAGAAGAAAGGTTTTTGCAACACAAACGGAAACATACTCAAACCCCAATACAACCGGATTATTAAGACAAAATTTTATCACCTATCCATTTCCTAATGAAATAGTAGGCGTACCAAATAATGTATCTGGTCCTTTCGCATACGGTATTCCGAATCCAGATGGATGTTCAGGAGATTCTATTCAAGATGGCGGAACTTTAGTGTATGGAACATATGTGAATCCTTGTTCTGGAGAGATTATAAAGAAATGCGCGACCTCTGCGACCATATGTAGTCCTGCTTCTGCATCTAATGTACCAGGACCGACATTTTTATGTTGGAATACTAAAGCTCAAAGCTGGTTTCCCAAACAAAGATACTTCATGAATAATAGTACAGATAAATGGCCGATTAATTATAAAGGATTTGTTAGTGCAATTGATTTAAGTGGTTGTCAACTGGTCTAAGGTCGTAAATTAGGGTTCATACACATTTCATGACTTGGGAAAATATCTCCAGACATACATGTATCATTTACTCCAACTTGAGCACAACTTCTAAATCCTCTGTCCTGTCCAACAAAACACCAACCGCTTTTACCTGCGCTGTGAACTGAGCTGGGTGCTTCGTGTGCTTGATAATCTTTTTCCGGGGCTTGTTGCACTTGTCTTGTATTTAGCGCTTTATTTAAAGTAGATTGGTCACCTTGCGAAACGGGTGGTTGACTAATTGGTTGACCTTTAATACTAGAAGCTGGAATATTTGGAGTAATATCTTGAATAGCAGTTAAACCAGTATCTATTGCATCGGCTGTTTTGACGACAACATCTTTTGTACCTCCAACAACAACCTTTGCACCATCGGCTGCAATATCAACTGTTTCACCAGCTACGACAGCTGTAGTTTTAAATAATCCACCTACTAATGGAGTAAAAATATCAACGACTGTCTGTGTTCCTTGTGCTAGATAAACAAAAATATTAAATCCTAAAAATGCCAAAATTAAAATAATGATAATCCATGT